ATTAAAATTTTCTATGAAGAAAATAAGGATAACTTAAAAAAATATCAAAAACAATATCGTGAAGAAAATAAGGATAAAATAAAAGAACGTCAAAAACAATACTATGAAGAAAATAAAGATAAAGTAAAACAATATAAAAAACAATATCGTGAAAAAAATAAGGATAAGATTAAACAAAGTCGTAAAAAAACAAGCATAAGTTAAAAGAATACGATAAAAAAGATATATGAAAATCTATTAAAAGTTTTCATAATCTTAATATAAGGTTTAAACATTAATTTTTTTATAATTATAATATAACTACAAGGAGAAAAAATATTGTGTCTAGTAATAAAACAATAGGTAAACTAAAAATCACTATTAATGAGTATGAAAATTTTACTCAAAAGATTTATCATGAAAAACCATTTAAAAAAGCAATTGAAAAATTTAAAAAAATAAAACAAGATAAAAAACAAAAATGATTAGATGAGTTTTTTAAAATCTATTAATTATGATTTAAATGAAATAAGTGAGTAGTTAATGTGACACCAGATAGAGCTTATGAAATATGTTATAAAGAAAATAAAAGAATACGTGAATTAGAAGATATTATTGTTTCTAGTTCATATTACTCATATAAGTATTCTTTTAATATTATTAAAGGAAGATTTAAAGAAGGAGAAAAAATAATTGCTACAGCTGATAATTGGAGTTATGGTTACGCTAAACATGTTATTAAAGGTCCTTTTTATTTAGGCCATCCAATTATTTTTAATTCAGAATGTAAATATGTATATATTGATTTTTTAAAATCTATTAATTATGATCTAAATGAAATAAGCGAGTGGTTAATATGACTCCATACGAAGCTCTACAAATATCAAAAAGTTTAAAAAAAAGAAGTTCTAAATTAGAAAAACTAATAATTGAAAGTCCTCAACTTTGTTTTGATTATGCTAGGCAAGTATTACGTGGACGTTTCTTAGAAGGAGAAAAGATGATTTCTGGTGATTCATTTAATTCTCTTATGTATGCTAAATATGTTTTAAATGGACCATTTCATTTAGGTCATCGTATTATTTTTAATTCTTTTTATAAAAAAGATTATATAGATTTTTTAAAATCTATCAATTATGATTTAAATGAAATAAGTGAATGGTTAATATGAATTCTTCAAATGCTTTTTATAAGTGTTATAATAAAAATCGTAGAATATTAGAATTAGAGAGTATAATTGCTACTGATCTATATTATTCTTACATGTATACTCGCCATATAGTTAAAGGAAGATGGGAAGAAGGTGAAAAAAGTATTGCTACACATCCAGAATATTCTTATCTTTATGCTCGTTATATTCTTAAAGGCCCGTTTCATTTGTGTCATCCAATTATTTTCAATTCAAAATGGAAAGAAAACTATATAGATTTTTTAAAATTTATCAATTATGATCTAGGTGAAATAGGAGAGTGGTTAATATGAATTATAGTTATGTAATAATAGATGATCAACTTGTAATAGAATCTATAGATGATAAAAAAAGTATAACTTGGATAGTACGTTTACTTTGTAAAAAATCAAGCGACGTAGTTAATATTGGTTATCACCCAGAATCTTATGTTGATTCCTATTATAGAACTAAGGAATGGTTTATGAATAAATATCCAGAACATTTAATATGACACCTCACGAAGCTTTTGAAAAATGTAAAAATCAAAATAATAGAACCTTAGAATTAGAAAAAATAATCGCAACTCATGCACAAACAAGTTATCTTTACGCTAAAGAAATTATTAAAGATCGTTTTATATTAGGTGAAAAAATAATTAGTCAAGAAATATTTTATTCTTTTTTATATGCTCAACATGTAATTAAAGGTCCATTTATAGAGTGTCATTTAATTATTTTTAATTCATCATATAGAAAAGATTACATCCTTTTTTTAAAAGAAATTAATTATGATCTTAATCAAATAATGGAGTGGTTAATATGAGTAGTTATAATTATGTTATTGAAATAGAAAATAAAAAAATTTTTATTGTTGAAAAAGACTCTCTTAAGATTAGGGATACATCGTGGGAAATTAAACAAATTTTTGATGAAAATCCAAATGATTTTAGAAACATCTTAAAAATCTTTAGTGATTCAAAAGAAAGAACTAAAAAATGGGTGATTCAAAAATATCCTGAACTTATTTTGTGATTAATTTTTAGGTTTATACATCTATTATTCTTTATTATAGAATATATATAAGAATAAATATATTAAGGAGTGGATATGAATATAAATTATATACACCAACTAAATGATAATTTTGATCGTATTCGTGAAATAAACACTCTTAATAGTTTTGATTCAACAGCTTGGAATATATCAGATTTTAAAAGTGATATCAAAAACTTTAGAAGACGTTTTAGAAGTTCCTTTATAAGAACTAAAGAATGGTTAAAAAAAAATTATCCAGAATTAATGTTATGAATTATACTTATGAAGTTGATAAGGAATCTTTGGGTTTTATGGTTATCATTGAAACCATTAATGATAAATTTAAAAATTGGACTTTCTCATTAGAGGAATTAAAAAATAATCAAAAATATTTTCTTAGTGGTGAACATATTAAATCTTATAATAGAACAAAAGAATGGGTTACGGAAAATCATCCAGAGTTGATGTTATGAATTATACTTATGAAATTGATAAACATATAGTAATCGAAAGTGCTATTATGGGATCTATACATTGGGATTTAGAATCTTTAAAAAAATATAGTTATCAAGATCATCTATATACATATAAAGATTCTTTTTTAAGAACACAAAAATGGATTTATGAAAATTATCCAGAGTTACTATTATGAATTATACTTACGAAATTAAAAAAGATGAATACCTTGATTTAATTATAGCAGAATATTTAGACAATAAAAAAAACGCTCAATGGGAAATAAGTTATATTTTAAAACAAGACCTTAAAAATCCTGTTTGGGAAAAAACTTCTTTAGAAAGAATATATAAATGGTTACAAAAAAATAATCCTGAGTTACTATTATGAATTATACTTATGAAATTAGTCTTTATTTTGTAATTGAAAAAAGTACATTAAATGTCAATTCGTTTTCTATATCTTCTTTAAAAGAAGATATAGATTTATTTTATACAGATGATTCTCCAAAAAGAGAACCATTTCTAAGAACTAAAAAATGGTTATATGAAAATTATCCAGAGTTAATTCTATGAAAAATTATCAATATCAAATAGAAAAAGAAAATAATGGGATTCGTGTTTTTGAATTTATAAGCACTCATGGTTCTAGGGTTGGAACATTATGGGATATTGATAAATTACAAAAATCGTTAGATGAATTAGATAAAGATAAATTTCGTTCAAGAGATATTGAAGATATAATTTCAAGTTTTAAAAGAACTAAAAAATGGTTTCAAGAAAATTACCCAGAGTTACTTTTATGAAACGAACATATATTATTATTTACAGTAATACTACTGTCTGTGAAATTCCAAATCATAATAAGAAAAGATCACAAACAAAATTTTATTGGACTATTAATGAACTTAAAAATAATGCTCCATATTTTTCAAATACTTGTTCTAATCATTCTCAATCTTTTCTTAGGACTAGAGAATGGATATTAAAAAATCATCCAGAGTTATTTTTATGAAATATGAATATAAAATTAAAGATGGATCGGTAACAGAATTTGAAAATAAAATCTATAATGCAAATTGGAGTTTTGAATTTTTGAAAAAAGATACAGCGCCAAGTATTTTATCATTTATGGGAGTTGCTGATTCTTTTCATAGAACTAAAGAATGGGTATTAAAAAATCATCCAGAGTTATTACTATGAAGTACACTTATCGTATAATAAAAACAATTAACACTAAATCGGGACCATATCTACAAATACAAGAAATTGATTCTAAAGGTTTTTTTATGACTTGGTCAATAGGGGAATTATTTGATAGCAAATCAAATAATGAAGGGTATGTTCAAGTAGTTTATGAATCTCTTTTGAGAACTAAAGAATGGGTATTAAAAAATCATCCGGAGTTGATATTATGAATTACACTTACAAAATTTCAAAAAATGTGGCGACTGGTTTAGAAGTTAATGAATTTCAAAATGGTCAATATTATTTTCATTGCACAATTTTTGGATTAAAAAATATTATGAATACTGAACAATGCTTTGAAAGCAAAGACAATGAATATTTAAATTCTTTAAAACGTATGAAAAATTGGTTATTACAAAATCATCCAGAGTTAATATTATGAATTATACTTATGAATTAAAATATGAAATCGGATTAAAAAAAGAAATGATGTTTTTTGTTTATGAATCTGAAAACGGAATAAAAAGCAGAGTGTCATCCATTGATTATAGAGAAATTATAATTATAGAGTTATTGAATGATGAATTTCAAGAGAGTTGGTATTTGAATTTTTTAAAAAATTCAAAAAATGATTTTCTTGCTTTACATTTGAGAGATTCATTTCAAAGAACAAAAAATTGGGTGTTACAAAAACATCCTGAATTATTATTATGAATTATTGGAAATACAAAATTGAAAAGTTTGATGGAGATTTTAGAGTGATTCAATACCACGATAATTTATTAAATGGAAATAAATGGACAGTCAAATCTTTAATTAATCACAAAGAAGGAGATTTTCCTTATGGAAATGATTCTTTTAAAAGATCACAAGAATGGTTATACCAAAATTATTCAGAATTGATGTTATGAATTATGATTATATCATTACTAAAAATTCTATACGAGAAATTAATATGAACGATAATAAACAAACATCTTGGTTACTTTCTACTATTAAAAACAATTTAAAAGAGAATACTATTAATTCATCATTTAATAGAAGTCGTCAATGGATATTAGAAAATTATCCGGAGTTAATTTTATGAGTTATAGTTATGAAATTATTAAAGATGATAATAAAAAAGAAACAATGATTATTGAGTATGATAATAAAAATCGTTCAAATAAACCAGAAATGTGGTTTTTAGCAACTATAAAATTTTATAGTGACATGTGGAGAGACAATGAATCTTTTAGAAGAACAACTAAATGGGTTAAAGAGAAATATCCAGAGATAATACTATGAATAAATATACTTATATATTTGATGGAGAGATATTAAAAGAATTTAGCAACTCGCAACCATCTTATGAATGGGATATACAAACTATTACTGAAGTTTATATATATCCTCCTAGCGTGAATATATTAGGAATGGAATCTTTATATAGATGTTTTGATTGGTTAGAAAGAAATCATCCAGAGTTAATGGTTTAAATAAAATATTGGAGTTTTTAATATGAGTCCTAGAGAAGCTTATAAATATCTATGGAACATGGCGCCACAAGATTTTTTTTATAAATCAAAAAAAGAATTAAAAAAACTTGAAAAAGAAATATCAAAAGATGAATTTTATTCTTATAGATATGCCGTAGATATTTTAAATGGTCCATTTGATTTAGGTCATCCAGTTATTTTTAATTCGACTTATAAAAATGATTATATTAAATTTTTAAAATTAATTAATTATAATTTAATTCAAATATGTGATCAATATGGAGAATGGTTAATATGACACCTGATCAAGCGTATTATATATGTTATTATAGGAAACGTAGAATACTAGAATTAGAACCTATCATTATTACTGATCCAGAATATTCTTATTTTTATGCTATTAATATTATTAAAGGTCCTTTTAAAAAAGGAGAAGATATAATTTCTAAAGATTCCACAAGATCTTATCAATATGCTAGAGATATAAAAATGGGAAGATTTAAAAAAGGAGAAAAAAGTATAATTAAAGATCCAAAACTTGCTTATTGGTATTGTAAACTTATAATCAATTTTCCTCTTGAAGAAGCTCACCCTGTTATTCTTAAATCTATGTGGAAAGAAGATTATATTGATTACTTAAAAGAGATTAATTATGATTTAAATAAAATAAAAGAAAGTGAATTATTATTATGAATTATCGTTATCAAATCATGACTTTTTCCATTAAAGAAACTGAAATAGAATGTGATAAAAATTATTTTTTTTGGGATTATAAACTCTTATCAGATAGCGATCAATTTATTTTAAGAGATGCTGAACATGTAATTTCAAGTTTTAGAAGAACTAAAGAATGGGTTATAAAGAATCATCCAGAGTTATTATTATGAATCCTTTTCAAGCTTATAAAATATGTGAAACAAGAAATTGTAGGGAACCAGAAGTAGAAAAAATTATCACAACTGATTTATATTATTCTTTTTCACGCGCTTATTATATAATTAAAGATAGATTTAAGCGACTGGTTAATATAATTATACTGTTTTATTTTTAGGTTTAATCACTTATTTATACTTACTATATACTATTAGTATGGATAAGAAAAATACGCTTTACCTATGTATTGACACTTACTATTGAATTGGATTTCTAATAGAAAAACAATCACTTAATAAAATTAAAGGATATCACATGAATCGTAAAATTGAATATTATTGCGGTATTAATACTTCCTTTGGAATAGTTAATTGTTGTTCCATATATATATATAGTACTGATCCATGGTGTAAAAGATATTATGGGAGAGGTCAAATAAGAATTAAAGATAAAGCATCTCGCTACCTTAAGTCTGGCTATTGGGATAATCCAAAGAAACAAGATAATGAAAGTTTATTTCTTGAAATAAGTGAAGATGTAGCTAAAAAGATTTTAGATACACCTCACGATTCTATTCAAGGATTACGTCTTGAAATTTTTTATCAAGATCTTGAAATATGGGAAAAAGCAATATGAATTTCTATATAGGCTTATTGATCAATAAAAATAAAATTGAAGTACTTCATTTAATTGACGCTAATAAAAAATTTATTTATCGTGGAGGTGAAAAAATAAATTCAGAGTGTGATACTTACGACAAAGATACACTTGGATTTGAAATATCAAGTTATCATCTTTTAATACCAATTGACGAACAATTCTTCCTAAGACTTTCAGAAGCTTATTTTAAAAATCTAGAAGGATTAAGTTTACACGGGTTTTATAAAGTATATTCAATGTGGGAATATTGTATATGAAATATTTTGTTATTATTAATCTTAATGATGATAATACTAGAATTATTGGATTTTTAGCTTGTGATGTTAATGAAAAAAAATTGTATAATGGTGGTTGTTTTATCAAGGATCATCATAACAGGGTAGATAACCCAAAACAACACTTTATTCTTTTTAAAACTTATAATAATAATATATGCTTTGAATTTAACGATGAAAATCTATTTCAACAAGTAATCAATATTCACTATGGAACTATTTGTCATAAAAAAATAAATGAAGCGCTATCTGATTTAAATTTTATAATGGAGTACATGCTATGAGATATTTTATTTGCTTTGGCCTAAACAATCTCAATTCAAAAGTTATTTCTTTTATTTCTATTGATTGCGAAAAAAGAATAGAATATTCTGGAAGAAGTCGTCCTAAAGATTATGAATATCATTTAAGTGATGTAAACAACATGATAAGTCTTTTAGAAAAAGGTGTATTTTCAGTTATAGAAAAATATAAACCTTTCGTTATTAGATTAAATGATGATCTATTATTTAATAACTTAATTAATACAAGAAGTGATCTTATACAAGGTAAACATATTAATGATGCATTAAAAAATCTAAATCTTGTGGAGTATCTAATATGAGGTGGTGGATAGTTGCTGATATGGATAATGATTCTTATATCACTTGCTTTAATGTAGCAGATACTCAAGAGTGTATTCGATATTGGGGATACTTAAAAATAAAAGATAGAAAATCAATTTTAAAGCAAACAGACATTTGGTCATTTGTTAATTCTTTTCGTTTTTCTCTTCATATTAGAGATGAAAATATAATTCAAAAAATATTGAACACTGAATATAAGGATATTGATTTAATGAAATTACAACGAGCTTTAATTAAATTTAATTTAGGAGAACATTTAATATGAGATGGTTAATGACAATTAATACTCTTTTAAGTCAAAAAGAAAAAATCACTGGTATGGCTCTTTTAGACCTTGAACAAAAAATTAAATATTGTGGATGTGAAAAAATTAGAGATAATCAATATAGCATCGGAGTTATCTCTCAAGAACAAAATGAAATGAAATTAGGATCTGATTTTTATCTTTACTTTAACTCTAATGATTTAGCAGAACAAATTTTAAATCTTAATTTTAACAAGATTCACCTTACTAAATTGAGTTCTTTTTTAGAACAATCATTTTTATCAGAACACTTAATATGAGATGGCAACTATGAACTCTATTCAAATTTATCTTATCATTCTCTTATATGATAATAACACTATATCCAGTTTACATGTAATAGATAACAATAAAAAGATTAAATATTTTGGAACTATTAAAATTAAAGATCAATATAAATATAACATGAATAATTTCTACTTAAAAAAGACAGTTGAATATATACCTAATAATCATCTCTTTGTGAGACTTCAAAATCAAATAATCGTCAATAAAATCTTAAATCTTAATTGGCAAGAAATCAGTGGTAAGAATATATCTGAAATAATTACAATCCTAGGAATAGAGGAGGAACTAATATGAAAAAATATATTTACTTTGGTCTTAATGATAGAGATCAAATCAATTGCATCGTATTAGTAGATTTAGATAAAGAAATTAAATATTGTGGAAACAATATTATTGGTGACTATCATCTTCGATTACTAGAAAGTTCACCGCAACCTATCCACGACTTTTTTAGTAACAAACATATCTATATCTATATATACGATAATGATATCTTTAACGAGATGCTATCTATCAATTTTCAATCTATTAGAAGTAAACAATATCGAGAAGTTTTAGAACTTCTACAACTACAGGAGCAACTACTATGAATACATATCTCTGTATTGATATTAATAAAAATGACACTATAGTATCTTTTACGATATTAGATAAAAAAAAATGTATCGTGTATTGTGGTGATCAAATTATTGGTAAAAGTATTCTACCACACAATGGATCTATTGCACGTCCAGTTAGCATGTTCGCTACTGAAAGTATAATTATACCAATCTCTGATCAGAATCAAATTGATCATCTATTGAACATGAATTTTAATTCTATTAAAAACAAAAAATATCAAGAAATCTTATACGAACTAAATCTTCAGGAATATATCATATGAACTATCATCTCACCTTTGGACTAGATTCAAAAAATATCGTTATATCATGTACAGTAATGAACGAAGATAAAAACATCGAATATTGCGGTGATCTTTTTATTGGTGATCGTATCGAGTCTCATCCAGAAACTATGCTATCTAAACATCTCTTCGTCTATAAAAATCGTCACGTTCCCATCCCTTCCCTAGAACACGTACAAAAAATCTTACACACTAATCTAACGACTGTAATCAATAAGCACATCAACGAAGTCTTAATGAACATGAAACTAGAAGAATATATCATTTAAATATATGCTCCTTTCCTGATGACTAAGGAGCATATATTTTAAAGCAAAAAAAACCATAGTCAAATTCGACTATGGTTTTTAATAACTCTAAGACATTTATTGTGAAATAAGAATCAACCAATAAAATCAAATAAAACTTCTTCTGGATTAAAAGAATCACACACAAAAGAAGCTCCAATGTAAGGAGAAGTCTCTTCTTGCATATTTTTTAGAGTCGCTGCTATTTCAATCATCATAAACCCAGTTGGAAAAAAAGTTGATTCAATACAACAAGGAATCGTCTTCCAATCAAAACCAGGAATATCTTGACTAATCTTTTTAATCTTATCAATCTCTTCCTGAAGAGAATTTACACTAACGTATTCTTTTGGATTATGATAATCAGGAAAAATAATTGATTTAATTTTTTCTTCTCCATCAGCAATATTTTGATTCATAATGTCAAAATCTTTTTGAGACGATTTAATTAAATAATCGTACGAAGTCACAATCTGTTGTAGAATTGTAGTAAAATTAAATCTTTTTAAATCATACTGCTCTAATAGATTATTCTGAACCTCCCGAGTTCCTTTATAAACTCTCAAAACACTAATCTTGTCCTCTTTATTAAACTCCAACCCACTGATCCCAAAAATAAAATGTAACTTGGGAGTCTTGAGAGTAAAAGAAAGATTAATCTTTTCGTGACGTTCGTGAAACTCACTAACCTGTCCCAGAATATACTCTAACCTACCGAGAGTCAAAGCGTTCTTTCCTTCCTTTTTAAGGAATTCTAAAGAAAGATCCATGTTATTTTTTTCAAACTCTTGTAACATACTTTTCTCCTACCAATTTTTTTTACTAATTATATAGTAATATAAATTTGTATAGATGTACAAACCTAAAAAGAAAACAGTTTCAAAACTAATCCAAATAAAATCTTATGATCGTCACCAAAACTTTATGCTCCTTTCCTTAACCTTAAATTGTATGCTCCTTTCTCGATGATTGTCACCAAAACTTTATGCTCCTTTCCTAATATCGTCTCTCAGAAATAAGATAGATATATCTATAACAACTAATAAGATAAACAATCCAAATATACAATAACAACTAATAAGATAAATATCACAAATAAGATAATCAACTAATAAGATAGATATATCAATAAGATAGTTATATCCATATCTACTAATAAGATAATCAACTAATAAGATAAATATATCAATATCAATCAATAACAATAAGATAGATATATCAATATATCTATCTACTAATAAGATAATCAACCAATAAGATAGATATAAGATATAAACAATATAGTAAAATAAAGATCTTCTACTATTAGAATCGCTAGAATCTTTCAATTCCCTGAAATCTTCTGATCTTCTAATCCATCCACCTTTAATTCCTAATAAAAACCAATCGTTTTTTAGGATCCTTCTTGCTCATTTAGGTCCCATTGTCCCTCCCACCATATTATACTTTCATTAGATGATTTAAATCTTCTTCAAATCTTTTTAATGAATCTTTAATCTTTTGTAATCTTCTGTAATCTTCTGTAATCTTTTTTAATCGTTTTTAATCGTTTTTAATCGTTGAGGAAAGGAGCATAAATCAGAAATCAGAGAGTAATCATTTTAGGATCCTCGCTGCTCATTTAGGTCCCATTGTCCCACCTACTCTATTGTGTTTTTATAAGAGGACATAAATCTTTTTCAATTCTATACTATTAGGTTTAATCATTGTTTATTATTAGTTATATTATAGATATATGGATAAGAAATATTATCTCTGTATTGATATATATAAAGATAAAACAATTTGGTTATTACATCTTTTCAATTCAGAGAATGGATTTTTATTTAACGGTAATGATAGGATTGGAGATTCTTTCATAGATGAAATTAAATTTGATAATCTTGTGTACAATTACGATTATGTTTTTGTAATAGATTTTGAATCTTATAATCGTTTTTTAAGAAGTGATTATGGTAAACATTTTTGTCAACAGGATTTTAATAAAGTTTTAATTTCATTTGGATTACAAGAGTATTTGATATGAATTATTATTTATGTGTTAATACTAATAACTATAAGATACAGAGTTTTGTTATTGCTGATTATGACAAGGCTATATATTTTTATGGTGATCGAAAGATTAAAGATAATTATAAAATCTTGTATTTTGATTTAGAGTATGAATATAAAATTAAGATACTTGATATGGATTTATTAGATAGATTATTGAATTTAAACTTTATTGAAGATTTAAATAATAGGGATATTAGAGATGTTTTTAATAGATATGGATTACAGGAGTATTTGATATGAGTGAATATTATTCTAATCATAAGTATTATGTGATTATAAGGAAATCATCTTTTGTTGGTTATTATTACGATTTGTTTGATGAATATAGAGGAGCTTATATTAATGGTGATTATGTTTCTAGGGAAGTTATTAATGAATCTTCTGTTTTATATAAGATAGAGATAGATATAAATCTTTTTTGTATTTTAAAGAAAGGTAAAACGCGTTTTAACGATATTAATTGGTTTATAACACATTATGGATTAGAAGAGAAGATCATCTGATATTCTCTTTGTAATGGATTTCTTTTTGGGTTTAAGCATCTAATTACTTATAGTATAGAATATTCTTATATAAAGTAAATGGAGACTAGCATGAAAAGAATTTTTTTAATATTGGTTATGGGTTGGTTATTTAATTGTTCGACAACTGAGAGAAAGGATCTTACTAGCGTTAACGATTATGAAATTTGTGAAGAGGAAAACGCGAAGGATTGTAAATTCCAGTTTGAAAATTATTGAGTTGTCCTTGGTTGGGTTTAAGCGAAAAGATTTGTTAAATGAAAAGTTATTCCTTTGTTTATCGTTCTTAGAGAGAGGTATTAATTTACCTCTCTCTTTTTTCTGCTTTTATATTTATTAGGTATAGACATTTATTTCTTTCTTCTATATAATTTAATATAGGACTTATAGATGACAGAAATAATTATAAAGATTAAGATTAAAGGTAAGGAATCAGATTCTAAATTTTATTTAAAGTCCTTACTTGAATTTTTGAAGAACTCTAATCAGTTCCTAAAGATAGAAGAATATGAGTTCTTTAATCACAAAAGACGCATTATTTTAAATGATAATGAAAAAAAATAGAGGTGTAAATGTATGGTAATAGAAGAAGTTGATAAGTTGAAAGAAGGTGATATTATTTTTTGGGCTTCTGGTCGAGAATACTTTAAAGGTACTTTTGTAAAGTTCGTTGGTAATGTTACTGATTTGCGTTTAATGTTAGTTCGTACAGATAAGGGAGTAGAAGATGAGATCTTGCATGTTTTTCTAACGAATGAAGATGCTTATAATCGTGAGATGCAAAAGGATATTTTTAAAGCTCAAAAAGCTATTACGGCTAAAGCTATTAAGGGGATGGCTTCTGTAAAGACTATATCAGTTAAAAGTGATTTAGAGAAGAGCGAAGATATTGCTGATGAAGACGATTTGAGTTCGGCGATAGGAGATTTTTTAGAAAATGAAATAGAAGTAATAACAAAACCCAAAAAATTAGCTTCTCCATCTTTTGTACCAACTCCGTTAGAGAAGAACAATCTTGAGAAGGTATCTGGACATCGCGATTATAAAGGTGGACCTGCTCCAAATCTTAAGACTCTCCAATTGCTTCTTAAAGAAGATAATATACATATAGAGAGGGATAAAGCAAAGTGGGTTAGGTATCATATAGTTCTTGCTGATGGAACTCACGAAGAGATAGATTTTAGTGGAAAGGTTTTTGAGTTATATAACATCTATTTAGATAGTGGTATAGATGGTATATTAAAGTTAAAGAAATAAATTCCCCATACACTTATTCTTCCACTTTTGACCTCTCTTAATTGAGAGGTTTTTTTTTATATATGTTTATTTTTTAGGTTTTAACACTTAGTTCTAATACTATTAAAATATTATTATATATTTAAAAAAGGAGAACGAACGTGTATTTGTATAACAAAAGAGATATTACAGATGTGAAGAGTATAGCAAGCGATCTTGCAGATAAGATCACTTCTTTTAGTGATGATATCGTTAGTGAATTAGAAGATGCTGATCGTGATGTTGAGTTAATAGAATCTAAGATCTCTAGTTTAGAGAAGTCAATTAGTGATCTTCTTCATAAGGATGGAGTACCTTTTTCTGAACGTCTTAAAAAGAGGATTGAAAGATATATAGAAAATGGTTTTGATATTAACGATATTTCTTTAGATCTTCAATTCGAAGGATTACAAGAAAAGGATATCTTAGATAATTATGATTCTTATAATTCTGGATTAGATTACTTAGATGATAATCTTGGATTTACTTCTACTTTAGAAGAGTTTAAAGAGAATGCTGATACTTATATTTCTTTCTTAGAGAAGATTAAATCTTTTTTGAGTAATCCATCTATTAAAGAGAGACACTTTGTAGTAGAGATTAGAGCAGGAATCATTGCTATCAAAGATAGAAAGCATCTCATGTATGGAGAGAATAGAAGAAACGATATACTTCTTTCTAATCCAGAAGTTTACTATGTAAGAGAAGGTATTCTTGGTTCAAATGGATGGAGTGTTCCGGTTGAGATGATAGAGGAGTTTAAAGCTATTGCTAAGAAGTTAAATTCTTTGAGTTGATTTATCAAGAGAGAAGAGACTGAGAGATCAGTTTTTTCTTTCTTATTACTGTTTCTTTTTTGGGTTTAATCGTTAGTATATATATTTAGTATTATAGTATTAAGAAAAAATATTATAAGGAGAAGAAAAATATAATGGAACATCTAAAATTAGAATCAGCTACAGATTCCCCTGAATTTTGGAACGATTCTTATGCGATATCCAGTTATTGTAATTCGTTGTTACAAGCGACTGGTAAGATAGACGATGTTGTTTCGATATTTGTTCAAGACTACGACGCACAACCACGTGTTTCGTATCGAAAAGATCGCGATAACAATCAAAATAAATTTTCTATTTATTTACCTAAAATAAAAGATTTTTATATTGATGAGTCTATTCAAGAAGATGATATTAAGTTACGAAAAGCTTTCTTAAAGCACGAAGTGGCTCATATCATTTACTCTGACATGGAAAGTTACACGGAACATCATAGAGGCGATCCATCAGACGTTATGTTTCTCAATAATGCGATTGAAGATGTAAGAATTGAGTGGGCGTTTGGAAAGAGATTTCCAGGTGCTAACGATACTTTCTTTGACGTACAGAAAAAGTTTTTTAATCGTGGTAAAGAGAAGATTGAAATTGATTCACCTACTTTTCAGAACTTAGCTTTTTATTTTATCTATCGTTCTAAAAGATTTGAATTTAAACAAACTTTCTCTACTGAGATTTACGATAAAATCTTTTCTAAGTATTCTGATTTTCTTAATTTATCCAGACAAGAAGTTGCTGAACTTGTAAGACAAATTAAGAAAGATTTTAATCAAGAGTTACAAGAAAGAAAAAATGATATTAAAGCTTATGAAGAAATGTTAGATGAGGAGTATGAAGAAGTAGAGTATGAAGAAAGTGATTATACTCAAGAGGATAGTGAAGAAGATAGTAATCAATCACAGTCTTCTGGTTATAATCCAAAAGCTTCTATGAAGAGTGAAAAGGAAAAACCACAATCTTCTATTCCTGATTTGAGTCCAAAAGAAAAAAATGAAAAACAAGAAGAAGATTCTGAATCTGATTCTGAAGAGGATGAGTCTGAAAATTCTTCTTCGCAAAGTTCTTCTAATGGTTCTAATGAAAATAGAGAAGGTGAGTATGAAGATACTTCTGAATCTGGATTAGACGGTGAAGAGAATGAAGAGGAAGAAGAAGAAGAGTTTGAAGAAGATGAAGACTTAGACGATGAAGAGTTAGATGAATCGTCTAATTTAGACGAAGAAGCAGACGATAGAGAGTTCAATAATAAAGATTTTTCTAGTATGTTAGCTGATGAAATGAAAAATAATTTAGAAGATGAGTTAGATAACATTAAAGAACAATTTGGTGGAGGAGAGAAAGACAAATCTAATTCTGAAAAGTTTAACTCTACTGTTGATTCTCTTTCTGAGAAGTTGACTAAAGAGGATGGTAGTGAGATTAATATTATAGATGTTTTAAAACTTATTAAGGGTTGCGAGACTGATTTAATTGAAGATATTTTAAATCACGAGTCTCAAGCTAATGAGTTTATCAAATATAATAACTCTAAAATGAGAAACCTTGGTTCTAAAGTAGTAGATGCTTCTCGTTACTTATCTATTGCTAATAAGAAAAAGAAAAGAAAAAAGAACGATCCAAACGTTAGATCTCTTTATAATAAGATTGTAGCAGCTAATAATCAAAACATTATCAAGTTGTCTAATTATTTTAGATTGAAGTTCCAAGATAAAGAAAAAAGTAAAAGATTCTTTAACAAAGAACAAGGTGATTTAAATAACGAAGCTCTTTACAAGATCTTAAATAAGAAGCAATTTGATTCCAGAATTTTTAGTATGTTAGAGAAAACTTTAGTTACTAAAGATGATGTTTCTTTCTTATTAGATTTTAGTGGATCTATGAGTGGGTATAAATTGAAAAACTTATTAGAGTCGGTTGTGGTTCTTAATGAGGTATTTTCTAAAATAAATATTCCATTCAACGTCTTTTCTTTTTCGGGTAAGGATTACCACCATATTAGTTACAAATTTAATTCTTTATCAGAGAAGATTGCTCTACAAAAAATGTATCCAAAGCATATGTATGATCACAAAGTTTATGATTCAGAAATTTCTTTTAGACTTAATGAGCAATTTAGTTACACTAAAAACAATTTTACTTTGATTTATTGTCTTATTAATCGTAACACTCGTGGACAAGAAAGAAAGAAGATCATAGAGTTACTTCTCAATTGTGCTAACAATGGAAGGTACTTTAACGCATGGGATAATTTCTTTTCTGGTAGTACTCCCGAGTGTCCAGCGGTTATTGGATTGTATAATGCTTTACCTAAACAAAAATTGTTTTTAATTAACGATGGAGAGTACGATTCATTTTCATTCCAAGATAAAGAAATGAAATTGATAAACAATTCTAATCTAAGTGATTCTACGAAATTTGTTTCTTTTTATAATTTTGCTTATGACTTTATCTTTGGTAAAGAGGTTATAATTTCTAACTCAGAACAAGAAAGAATTTTAAAAGATATTACAAGAACTGCTTATTCATTGTTCACAAAGAACTTTAGATATAGCAATTATTATAAATTCTTTGAACATTCAGATTATGATAAAAATAAAGAGAACTTAGTTGAACTAGATAAAGCACAACAAGTATTTTCTGATCTTGATAATTTTCTATATGACTTTAATTACAGTGATAGAGAAAACATAGAGACTAAATTCTTTAAGTTGGATAGAAAGTATTTTCAAAAGAAAGATGTTACTCATAATAAAATAATTATGAAGGACATACCTTCTTTTAAAATAAAGGTCAATAAAAAATTACTACATGTAAAAGAAACCTGTTCGACTGATAGAGATGTTTCTTTCTATTTAGATCGTGACGAGATTACTTCTATTGAAGACATGTGTAAATTGTTTTTCTTAATCAACTTTTCATACTTTTTTGAAACTGCTTATAACACGTCTAAGAGTGAATATACTTACAAAGATCTTTTTAATAAAATGAGAAGTTCTGGTTGGGAGATTTACGGGATAGGTATTGAGAATAATAATGGAGAGAAGTATATCGGTAAGGAGAACTTTACTCTGGTAAAGAACTCTTCCGACATAAGAAACAATTTAGAAAAGAAAATTAAGAAGATAATTTAAAAAAGGAGAACAAACATGAGAAGTTATTTACTTCTCGTGTTATTGTTTTTTGTTAATTGCGATATGAGTACAACATCAAGAATTGATTATGATAAAATATCCCTGTGGTTCTTAACGATAAATAATAACACGACGACAAATAATTACTCAGGTTCTAAACCAAACAATGGATCAAGCGGAACATATCTTTCTAGTTGTGGTCTAGATTGTCTAGAGACTATACCTGGAAAGTATTTCTTTAATGATCATCATCCCGACACTTCTTATTGTTATCCAAACGGATGGAGTTCGGGAAATAATAATGGTGTACCAGAACCTGGTGAAAATGGGGTTCTACAAATTCCTTTATTTTATGATGGTAATAATCCTCTACCAAAATTCGAAGCTGAATTGATACCTGATAATCCAAACATTAAAGTTTGGAGTTATAAAACAGTTTGGTATCCAGCTTTAAATAAACCTTCTGGTAGAGATGGTTATTTTTCATGTATCAACACTTATTACGAAGAGTGGGGTATTTATTATCCAGACTCTCAATGTAATACAGATTATCGTCACGAGTGTTTAGGATGGAAAATAGAGATACCTAATAAATTTTCTGGATATGTGGATTTTAAAATACTAATTACTTCTAGTATAGGAAGTAAAGTGTTAAAGTACAGATTATAAAGAAGCGTTAAGTTGCTTCTTTAATAATGGATAAAAATTTTTCTGAATAGAATGCTGTTTTGATGCCAATGATGTTTTTCTCTAAATCTTTGAGTTCATCTATTGGCAACTCAAAGAATTCACGACCATCATAACGATATTTATTTAACCTACGAAAAAGAACTGTTTCAGATAGAACATCATCTTCTACTTCAAAGATTGCTGTGTAACCAACAGTACTAATATTAGAGTTACGATGTTTTTTAATTCTATCTAATGGCTTCTTAGTCCTACCTATTTTCCAGTAATCAGTGTCCTCTTGATGTATTAAATAAATATATCCCATATGTCTATTATATTAATCATTATACGAAGATATGCTTATTATAATATACAATTATCCCATTTTTGAAAATCTTTTTGTTAAGTCTTTAACGTTAAATACAGTAAAGAAATCTATTGTATTCCATTCTTCATCTAAAGAAGGCCATGGACTAAAGAGAGCTCCTTGTTTACCATAAGCCCTTATTAGAGTTGTTACAAATTTTTTCTTTATGTTTTCTTCATCAAGCTTTTGCTCTATGTTTATTTTATTCTTTGGCAATATTAAATCTTTAAAAATTAAATTATTATTTAAGATGTACGAAAAAGAATTAACCAAAAAAGATTGATCGTTAACAATAGATGTACATCCTATACAATATTGAATGTTATTCATTAATAAGAAGCTAGATATGTTAGTCCACAATAAAGATATAACGCTTCCATCACGATAATTAGAATTAACACAAGCACGACTAATCTCACAGAACTCAGAATAAGAAAAGTTTTCAAGATTAAATAATTGTGACGCTAATGTGTCATTAAAGTTATTATCAAATCTTCTTAATCTGTAATACCCAACTAATAGATCGTTATCATATACTGTAAAGTGATAACTCTTTTTATCATACTCTTCCCAAGTATCTATTATATCTTTATTATATGTTTCCTTAAAAGAAACATTTCTTATGTTTAAAATATCATCAATAATTAATTGATCATTTAATTCAAAAAAAACTTTACAAATCATTATAGCCTTCCTATTAATATCTTTATCAATAAAACATCACGCTATATTAAAGCTTCGTATAATCTTTGTTACAATCATGTTATTGAAATCACTAAACTTTTTTCTTATTCTTGTCATGATGACAAAACCCAAAAATTGGTCCTATTTTTTGGGTCTATACATCTAGTTATAGTTGTAATATAATATCTGTATATAAGGAGAAACGTATGGCTATTAGAATTAATTGTGATAAGACAAAGAGCGGTTTACCTTCCATGTCTGAAGAGATGCATTCTAATCAACTTGGAACAATAACAGCAACTATAATTGCTAATCCAATTGGTAAAGAGAAGAAAGCAATCTATATCCCTAAGACTCTTAACACTCTTAGTGGTAAGCATGCTTACTTTGTTGTAAAACAAAATGATCTTAAAATAGATGTTAAAAGATTAAGAGATTCTATTCAAGTAAAGATTTATAGAATAAGACAGTTCCTAAGTTCAAATTCAGTTGCTGAACTGGAAGAGATTGAATTCTATGATTCTAAGAATTTAGATCTTTATAAAGAATCACCATTCAAAAGAGTAATAGAGATTGCGATAGATAAGACAAAAATTTTCCCTCCTCTGAAGCCATCCTTCTATTTAGCAAGAAATAAAGAAAGTCATTGACTTTCTTTATTAGATGGATTTATTTTTGGGTTTAATCGTATACTTAAATAAGTAATATTATATTATTAGAAAATTTTAAAAAAAGGGAAGAATATAAGTAGATGACAAAAAACATCAAAAGTATAAATGAAGTTCTTTTGCCAGATGACTATGAATTAATAAGAAACGTTAATTGGTTCGATTATTCAATCATAGAGAAAGCAACTGGAAGAACAGTTAAGAACTTCGAATTCAGAGGACCACTAAGCGATCTTTTTGACGCTATCTATAAAGGTAATATTCAATTACCTCCTGAGATACAAATCAAGAATGGTTATGTTGCTCCTTCCGTACAACCAATCGCTCAAGCAGCTTTTGTTGCTCCAAGAGTAGAGGTTGTTACAGTACAGCAAAGTACTCCACAAGTTGTTCAACCAATCGTACAACCGGTAGTACAGGTAGTTAAAAAAGAAAGTTACATATCAGACTTTCAAAAAGAAGCTCCTCCTGAAGCAGTTCTTTATAACTCACCTCCAAAGAGTTATAATGGATTTTATTTTCCAGAATTTACTCCTAATCTTTTAAATAGAATTAGAGGTAAAAGAAATATATTTATTTCTGGTGAATCTGGAACAGGAAAAAGCGATATGATTCAGAAACTAGCTGACTTCTATGGTCAAACTCTTATACGAATCAACTTCCACCAAGGTGTAACTGAATCAACTCTTATTGGAAAGTATATCGTAAGAAACAGCGAAACTCAATTTGCATACGGGTTAGTTCCATTAGCCATGAAAAGAGGTTATTGGTTACTCCTAGACGAAATTGATTACGCTGAACCAGAACACACTTCTGTACTACAAGCTGTTCTTGAAGGTAAGCCTCTCGTTATTACTTCTAACGAAGGTGAGATGGTTACTCCTAACCCTTCATTTAGAATTTTTGCCACAGGTAATACAACTGGTAGAGGAGACTCCACAGATTCTTACCATGGTACAAATTTTATGAACAGTGCTTTTCTAGACAGATGGACTATTTTTCAAATGGAGTATTCTAAGAAAGAACCTAAGATTGTTGAATCAATATTGGGTGATTCTGAATTATCTAAGAAGCTCGTTAAGATTTTTGAATTGTTTAGAGCACTTAAAAAGAATGGTGATATTACTAATTCTGTTTTTAGTACGAGAAGAATGATGAATATCGCTGAAGCACTTAAAATGGGAGACACCTTAAGTGAAGCGCTTAAGTATGAATTGTTTAGTAGATTTAACGAAGAAGAGTGTTTAATTTTGATGGAGTGTATTAGAGACATACTAGACTTCGATTGGTATTTATCAAAAGATTGGAAGATCGGTTATCCACACCACGTACCACAATCTACAATCCAAGGTAGTGGTTCTGTTTTAGAAGTTAATTTCTAACACTTCTATATATCCCTACCTATTAGAGTAGGGATAGTTTTTTACGTGTTTTAATTAAAAATCCTTAAATTAAGGACGATCAGAAATATCTATTAGAAGACTTCTTACATCATCTGAACTCAATCCTTTCCATACTCCATTATCTTTTATATAATCATCATTAATGATTGTTTTATCAAATAATAATTCTCCATCTTTCATCATTGATACTTCAAAAGTTTTTCCATCTTTAGTAATTATATATGCACTGTGTTTATTTGGGAAATCTACAGATCCTTCTAAGATAGATTTAGATTTATTTTTAAAATCAATTTTATAATCTCCAAAAGTAACGCTCATTGTTTTTGATTCATTTATCAATGATAAATAGTGTTTAAAATCTTTCATGTTTTCCTCTACTAATTTAATATATTATTTTTAATTAAAAACCCAAAAACAATTCTATTATTTTTTAGACTGATTAATTTTTGGGTTTAGTCACCTATTAAGAATTATATTATTATTTAATTATATATAAATTTTAATAGAGAAAAAAGGTAAGTTCTATGGATAAATATATAAAACATATTCGTGTTATTACTATATAATTTATTTAGGTATATATATTGAATATACAAAAACAAAACAAGAGGTAAAACAATGAGTACAATTGAAGCAGCAAAAGAAACAGTAGGGCAATTTATTGAAAAGGGAGTAGATGATATTATTGAGAATTCTGATAATTTTATTGAAAACCTAAAGATTGCTTCTGGCATAAAGAAACCAAGAATCGTTTCTAAGAATTCTAATCCATCAAGAGGCTCCTTAGCTTCTATTAATCAGATTCTTTCTAAAGATGGTATTAAGATGGAAAGGGATGAAAAGAAATGGCCACTCTATCACATATTTCAAAATGGAGAGTCCTACTCGGTTCTCTTCAAAGGAAAAGTAAATGAGATGTTTGAGATAATAGAAAAGAACGGGATAGATGGTTTAAGTCCCTATGTACAGAAGTAGGTAACGAATGAAGACAGTTAAAATCAAACAAAAAAGAGTTATTCATAGATCAGCTTTGAAAGAATCAAAGGTTAAGAACGTCTTATCTGTTCTTTCTAAAATAAAAGGTCCATTCAGTAGAAAGAAGATTAAAGAACTTGGTATTGATGTTTATGGAGAGTACCTTTTGAAACACTTCTTTTTAAAGAATGAAGAATATGGTTCTTGGTCTTTCTCTAATAAGAAGATAGAAGCAAGAGGATATAAGAATCTAGCAGAGTTGGCTAAGAAAGAAGGATTCTTTAGATCAGATCTTATCTACTTATTTAGAACCAAGAACAAAAGACCAAAGAATATGAAAAAGATTATTGTATCTGAAAAAGATAAAGCTATTTCAGAAAATCTTTTTAACCTTACCTATTCCAAATAAGGAGTATAGAATCCCGATGTTAGTGTCGGGATTCTTTTTATTATGAAAAAACAATTTACACCAGAACTAAAACAAAAAATCCTAAAAAGAATTAACGATGGTCAAACTAAAAAGATGATCTTATGGGAATTCAAAATAGATCAAAGACAGCTAAATTCAATATTAGAAGAGTTTGGTGTTTTTGTTAGAGATAGAGATGCAATAAATTTCGCTAATAAACTTCATAAAACTAATAGAACATAAAAAAAGGGAGATCTTTCGACCTCCCTCTTACTGATTTACTTCTTTTTCCCTACTACTTGAAGAGCCTTGATAATATCCACACTCTTAGCAATTACGTTATCGATGCCAAGAGGGATTTCTGAATGAAGTGTTTCCATTGCTGCTGCTATGATTGCTTCTTCTTTTGATGCATACTCTTTATCACCTACTTTGAAAACCTTTGATATAGAAATTGCAACTGGAGCAACTTTTACTGTTGGAGTAACTTGTGAAGATGCTTCAACCGTGTATTTCATGGTTTCAACTGGAGGTTCTATAGTTGCTAATGCCATTTCGATAGGGTTAATGGATTCTTCTGCTGTTCCAAATAATTTGTCTTTGATAGATGTAATTGTCATGTTCTCGTCTCCATGAGAGTTATTTATTTGAAAAGTAGTAAAAGTGTTTTTGAATATTTTTTCTCTTTTCATATTAATAGAATACTACTTTTTTACAGAGAATAAAAAACCTAAAAAAATAGTTATAGTAATATATAGAATTTTTGGGTTTTTTTAAAATACTCAAAAAAGTATATTCTACTATTATGAAAAGAAAAATTCTACTACTAGAAAAAACTTCTACTATATTGAATTTTACTTTTCAAATAAAAAAAGTCATGGAGACTAAAATGAACATTACAGCAACTAAATCTTACAAAGTAGGGAATCTTGAATTCACCTCTCTCGAAGCAGCAAACGCACACGTGGCTAAAATTGAAGTTGAAGCTCACTTAAACGAAGGTGTAGATCACATCATCGAAAACAGCGAAGCATTCATAAAAAGCCTCAAAGTACTAGCAGGCATCAAGTACACTAACGTAGGCAAAGGGAACTTGAAAGACATCAACGAACACCTTGAAAAAAGCGGTTCCTCGGTGGTTAGATCTTCAGTTGATTGGCCAGTCTATACCATCAATACTCCTTCTGAATCTTTCGTAATAAGGTTCGTAGGCAAAGTATGGGAACTACACTCCCTGATCGTAGAACAAGGATTGGATTCTCTCAAGCAGTACAAGAAGTAAATCACGAAAGAGTGGCTCCGCAAGGAGTCACTTTTTTTTATGTTTTTTTTTATTTTTTAAATGTCAAATCCCAAAAACTAAGCGGACATAAAAAAAAAAGAGAGAGAGATCTTTCGATCCCTCTCTTTGCTGTTTTACTTTTTGAGAATTGCTAGTGCTCTTCTCACTTCGTCTGCGTTGTCTAAGAGAGCCTGTACTTCTTGATCTCTACTTACGTGCTTCTTCAGAATCCCAACCGCAGTTGCTCTGATTGCTTCTTCTTTAGAAGAGAATTCCTTTCCATCCACTGTGTAAACTTTAGTTACTGATATATTCATTTTGTAGTCTCCATGACTTGTTTTTATTTGAGAAGTAAAGAGAGAGTTTTTTAGTATTCTTTCTTTTCTTTTCATATTAATAGAATACTATTTTTCAATAGAAAAGAAAAAACCCAAAAAATTTTATAGAAATAAAAAAAAGGGAGATCTTTCGATCTCCCCTTTTGTCTTACTTCTTCCCTACTACTTGAAGAGCCTTTATAATCTCTGCACTCTTGGCGATCACATTGTCGATGCCGAGTGGGATTTCTGAGTGAAGAATATCCATTGCTGCTGCTTTGATTGCTTCTTCTTTAGAAGAATACTCTTTGTCACCGACTTTAAATACTTTAGTTGTTGTTATTTGCATGTTCGTCTCCACGATTTTAGTTTTATTTGAGAAGTAAAGAACTTTACTTTGAGAAGTATTCTCTAGTAGTATTCTTTTTCTTTTCATATTAATAGAATACTATTTATTGAAATAAAATAAAAAACCTAAAAAATTCTTAAATAAAAAATTAGTACAATTTAGTTTTTGGGTTTTTGCATTAAATTAAAAAAGAAATATTATATTAATATGAAAATAAAAGATTTTCATATTGAATTTTATTTAACACAAAAAGGAGATTTAATCAATGAAAAATAAAAACATTGCTAGAAGATTAGTAAAATACCTTGAAACAAATGTACTTACTTTTAAGGGTGTTCAAGAAAAGATGTATACTCTTTCTAGAGGTATCAAAAAGAAAGATTTAAAAAAGGGAGAAGTTTCAAGAGGATATAGTTGTAACTCTATTAATCTTTTAGTGAACTCTGGATCTATTAAGTATCACGAAGACTTTGGATATTATTCAACACCTGGAACTTCTGAAAACAAATACCTCTACAATTCACAACACATATCTTGGCACCGAACAGTGGAAGATAAGAAACCACTAGATGTTATTCTTCATCCAAAGATTAAGAAGATCGTTGAGACTACTAATAAGGACATGGAGATATACATCTAGTACTAAGGAAATGGAGTATTTTTACTCCATTATTTTATGTTCATTAAATGTCAATACCCAAAAATTAATTAAACATAAAAAAAAACGGGTTTAAAACCCGTTCCTAAGTCTAGAACCTAGTGGATATTTTGAATTAAGTCCACTCCTTTCTTCTTGCTCTACATGCTTATGTATTGGAGGTGCTTCTTGTGTTTCACGTTTATTGCTTTCTATCTCTTGTCTCTTTCTGAGGTGTAAAGTATGGAGTTGGTTGAGGTAACAAATAATTCTTTCTTTACCTCTAACATCTTTTTTCTTCCAATACTCGATTTGCTTAGGAGTTAAGAATCCAGTCTTCTTATAGAACTTAACCATTCCACTACCGACCTTAGAATCGAAAGATCTGAACCCCATACCATTTCTATCAATAGTTCTTCCAGAGGCAACTTCCTCTTCTGTTTGACAACCATTTAACGCTACTAATGCTGCTATTAAAGCTTTGTCATCTGTAAGAAGCTTTTGCTTTAGTTGTTCTTTAGTTAATTCACTCATTTTTTATCTCCACGATTTATTTGAAAAGTATTTTTGAGAATATTTTTTCTTTTCATAATAGTAATATATAATTTTTCAAGAGAAAAGAAAAAACCTAAAAATTCTATACTACTATATACTAAATTTTTAGGTTTTTTAAATAACTTAGAAAAGTAGTATTGTAGTAGTATGAAAAGAAAAAAAGTATTCTTAGAAAATAAAATTTCTGAAAATAATTCTACTACTTTTCAAATAAAAAAAGTCATGGAGACTAAAATGGAAATCAAAGCAGCTAAATCATACAAAGTAGGGGACAAAGAATTTTCAACCCTAGAAGCAGCAAACTCGTACGTAGCACAATTCGCAGTAGAGGCAATGCTAAAAGAGGGAGTTGATTATATCGTAGAAAACAGTGCAGAATTCATCAAGCAACTGAAAATCGTATCTAACATCAAGTATACCAATGTAGGCAAAGGGAACTTGAAAGACATCAATGATCACCTAGAAAAGCAGGGTTCATCAGTGGTTAGATCAACAGTTGATTGGCCAGTCTACACCATCAACACTCCTTCTGAATCTTTCGCAATCAGATTCGTAGGCAAAGTGTGGGAACTCCACGCGATGATCGTGAACCAAGGGATCGATTCCTTGAAACAGTACAAGAAGTAAATCCCAAAAGAGTGGCTCCGCAAGGAGTCACTTTTTTTTTAAACATTTTTTTTAAAATCCCAAAAATTTTTTTTATTTTTTTTAATTGTCAAATCCAAAAAACTAAGCGGACATAAAAAAAGAGAGAGATCTTTCGATCCCTCTCTTTACTTTTTTACTTCTTGAGAATTGCTAGTGCTCTTCTCACTTCATCTGCGTTCTCTACGAGAGCCTTTACTTCTTGCTCACTACTTACGTGCTTTCTGAGAATCTCGATTGCTGTTTCTCTGAATGCTTCTTCTTTTGTAGAAAACTCTTTTCCACCTACTGTATAAACTTTTGTTATTGAAATTTCCATAGTATCGTCTCCACGATTTAATTTTATTTGAGAAGTAAAGAGAGAGTTTTTTAGTATTCTTTCTTTTCTTTTCATATTAATAGAATACTATTTTTTAATAGAAAAGAAAAAACCTAAAAATTTTATAGAAATAAAAAAAAAAGGGTCTTTCGACCCTTTCCTTATTAAGAAAGATTTATAAAGGTTAGGTAGTAGTTTTGATAACCTTTTTCAGTTACTGGACAAAAGTAGAATCCGAATGTTTCAGAAACTGTCTTTCTAGTTAAAGATAAAGTGAACTCGTACTGTGATTTCTCGTTAAAGTTAAATTCCATATCAGTGGTTAACTTCAATTCTTGAATTAATCCAATCTTAACCTCAAAAGCAACCTCTTTATTGTGTCTTAGATAAGCATCAGTTATTGTCATTGGACCATACTCTCCACCTTTCATTCCAAGGAACCCTGTTGACTTTACTTTCTTGAACCCAATCTTTCGAAGAGCCCTTTGTAGGGATGGTTGTAGTGTTTTCATAGTTTCATCTCCATTTTTTGAAAATTCTAATATATTAGAAGTTTTTCTTTTCATAATAATAAATATATAATTTTTTCTAATATATTAAAAAACCTAAAAATAAAACAGATAATAAAAAAGAGAGAGATCTTTTGACCTCTCTCTTGTTGTTTTACTTCTTCTTCCCTACTACTTGAAGAGCCTTGATAATATCCCCACTCTTGGCGATCACGTTGTCGATGCCAAGTGGGATTTCTGTATGAAGAATATCCATTGCGGCTGCTGTGATTGCTTCTTCTCTAGAGGAGTATTCTTTGTCCCCTACTTTAAATATTTTAGTTGCTTTGATTTCCATAGTATCGTCTCCACGATTTTAGTTTTATTTGAGAAGAAAAGAGAGAATTTTTTTAATATTCTTTTTTTTCTTTTCATATTAATAGAATACTATTTATTGAAATAAAATAAAAAACCTAAAAACTAAGAAATAAAATTAAGTATATATAATTTTTAGGTTTTTGAAATAAGTTAGAAAAGTAGTATTGTAGTAGTATGAAAAGAAAAAATTTACTACTAGAAAAAAATTCTACTAAAATAAATTTTACTTTTCAAATAAAAAAAGTCATGGAGACTAAAATGAACATTACAGCAACTAAATCTTACAAAGTTGGAGATAAAGAATTCTCCTCAATTGAATCAGCTAACGCATATGTAGCACAATTCGCAATAGAGGCAATGTTAAGTGAAGGTGTGGATCACATTATAGAGAACAGTGAGACATTTATCAAGAACCTAAAAGCACTGGCTGGGATTAAGTACAGCAACACTGGCAAAGGGAACTTAAAAGACATAAATGATCACCTCGAAAAAAGTGGATCATCAGTAGTAAGATCAACAGTTGATTGGCCAGTCTACACCATTAACACTCCTTCTGAATCTTTCGTAATAAGATTCACTGGCAAGGTGTGGGAATTACACTCCCTAATAGTAGAACAAGGGATCGATTCCTTGAAGCAGTACAAGAAGTAAAACCCAAAAAAGTGGCTCCGCAAGGAGCCACTTTTTTTTTAAACATTTTTTTTAAAAAATAAAATCCCAAAATTTTTAACATAATAAAAAAATAGGGATCTTTCGATCCCCGAGAAGTTTTACTTAGAGAGAATAATTACGATAAAAGAATAATTACGATAAAAGAAGGGGCTTTTCAACCCCTTAGTTACTATTCGACCTTAGGCCAAATCTGTGGACAAAAAGCTCCTATGTACCATTCACGATCTGTAGGATCTACGTAATCAGGTATTTCAAATACGAAATCCTCTTGTAATATCTCTGAGTGACAAATGTACTGTCTTTGTACTTTATCTTCATAGATAATTTTTGGATCGTTCACAAACTTCTTGATGTCCGCTGGATCTATAATAAAAGAGTCTCCACCTTTCATTTTCCAACGAGGTGAACCATCGCCTTCACCTTCCCAATTATAATTCTCTTGGTACTGACAAGTAACTGATAATTTTCCACAAGTACCTTTGAGAATAATTATTTCAGATGTATTAACCATATTGTCTCCATTTTTTTTATTTCTATATTAATAGAATACTATTTTTTTAATATAAAATAAAAACCTAAAAATTTTTCATATAAATAAAAAGAAACCTCTCCTTTCGAAGAGGTTTAAAAGTCCTTACTCCCATTCGTTGTTGAGCATGTATCCCCAAGAGAGTGCTATGTTATGGAAGATGTCCCAATCATATTCATCTAGATTAGTAACATCTAGATATTTCATGTTCAAGATTTCTTCACGATCTTCATACTGTTCAGAGATTATTGGATCTAAACCTCTCTCCTGAAGTTCTATGATTACTTCTGCGATTGTGAGATCATCTATGTTTCCCATGTCTTCCCAATTTTGTCGGTGATGAGTTGATACAGTTGCTGTTACAGGGTCGACGTTGTGTTTCTCGAGGTCAAAGAAGTAAGTGTTAGTCGAATTAAGTGTAATCATGGTGTCTCCAAGTAGAATTTTATTTGAAAAGAGAATTTTACTAGAAATTTTATTTAGTAGTAAATTTTTTCTTTTCATAGTAGTAATATAAAATTTTTGAGAGAAAAATAAAAAACCCAAAAATTTTTTTGAAATTAAAAAAAAGAAACCTCTCCTTTCGAAGAGGTTTCTACTCAAGATTAACGATTTTTGATAATACTCAAGATTTCGTTCATATCTTCTAGATGGATATTTTTCCAAACCCCACCTTCTTCTCTATATTCTTCATCTTCAATTTCTTCATCAAAGATAAATTGTCCATCTTTTAAAAGTGCAACTTCAAAAGTCATCTTGTCCCAACTTCCACCCGCTGACCAAGACAAGAACTGTATGATTGATCTGCTCCGCTTCTTTTCGTGATTATCGAAGCACTGTATCCATTTGCGAATTTTATTACAGCCTTGATGCTATCTTCCCAAGCTGGATGATTTTCAAAAACCACATCCTGTCCATTTATATTTAAAGAATAATCTTTAACTTCCATAGTTCTATCTCCAATAGAATTTTTTTGAATTGAAAAATTTTGTAATATAGAATTTTTTCTTTTCATAGTAGTAATATATAATTTTTTGAGAGAAAAGAAAAAACCTAAAAATTTTTGAAATATAAAAAAAAGAATCCATCCTTACGAATGGATTCTTGATGTTATTTAATCTTCATCTTCTCCAATGTTCTCTAGTCTTAGTTCTATATCTTCTCCAGTGTACAAGATTACGTTCTCAAAGATTTCCCATTCTTCAAATCCATCCACATTGGATACTAAGTGTTCGAGTGTACAATTAACGTCGATGTTTTGAGTTTCGATAAGTGATGGTTTAAAACCTTTTGCAGTGATTACTTCAATGATTTCTTGGATTGTAGAATCCATTGTTAATCCGGTGTCTCTCATCCTTCTTAGTGATTGAGAATCACATGCTACATCATCTGCTGTTAAGTCTTCTGTTTCCAGGAAGTAAAGATTTTCTTTATTGAGCGTTACCATAGAGGTGTCTCCAAGTATTTTATTTGAATTGAAAATTTTAGTAGAATAATTTTTTCTTTTCATAATAGTAATATATAATTTTTCTAAATAATAAAAAAAACCTAAAAACTAAGAAATAAATATTATAGAATTTTTAGGTTTTTTTAAATAAATAAAAAAAGAATATTATTCTACTATGAAAAGAAAAAATTTACTACTAAAAAATATTTTAAATTTCTTTTCAAATAAAATACTTGGAGATCAAATGATCACTTATAATATAAAACCTCAAAACGCTGAAACTCTAGATCAGTATAACAAAGAAACAGCTGCTCAAATCGTAGAACTAATCACTCAATGCGGTGTGGATTATATCGTCGAAAACATGGAAGAATTAATCGGCAACCTTAGAGTTCTAGTACCAGAACCTCGTAGAACAGGTAAAACACTTGAAGACCTCAATAAACACCTTGAGAGGAACGCTGAAATCAATCCATATAGAAAAGGAGAATCAGTACATTCCTTATATGCACCATCGATGTACTTCGTATCCACCAGCAGCGACTTCTTTATCATAAGGTATGTATATGGGGTCGAAAGTCTTTATAACCTCGTTGTAGAAAGTGACATAGATGTTCTAAGAGGATACGGAATACCTCTAGACACCGAATAATAATCCTAAAAAGTAGAATCTTTTAGATTCTACTTTTTTTTTATTTTTTTTACAAATCCCAAAAATTTTTATATAAACAAAAAAACCTAAAAAATAAGAAATAAATAATACAAAATTTTTAGGTTTTTAAAATAAAATAAAAAAGAATTATATTTTTACTATGAAAAGAAAAAAAATAAAATTCAAAAAATTGAATACTGAGAGGTTCTCTAATAAAAGAGAAACCATAAAAACATTCTTCTTAGAATTCCCTACAAGAAGATTAGCGCTGACTTTTCAGAGAGACATCAGAATTGCACTCTTTAATTCTCTTACCTTGTATGATTTTAAATCACTAACATTCTCCCGAACTGGTTATAAATCAGCGTATCACTGGACAACTAAGGTCACCTCTAAGAGGTTGGAAATTAAAGTCACTAGGGTCAAGATAACCTAGAAGATTAAAAAAGTAGAACCTAAAAGATTCTACTTTTTTTTTATTTTTTTTACAAATCCCAAAAATTTTGAATGAATTAAAAAAAATAGAATCCGAAGATTCTATTTTTTCAAGATTTTATTTATTAACTTTATATTTGTCTAAAGTAACTTCAATATTTTCAAGATTTTCTGCAACTAAATTATAAAGCTCCCACACTTTTCCAATAAATCTTATCGAAAAAGATCCATTTTCTCCGATACCATCAAAGTGATATACTGGCCAATGGGTAGCATCTCTTTTTACAGAGTATTTTGTTTTAAGGAGTTCTACAATCCCCGCTAAATCTCCTTTTGCTCCAGGATTAATAACTGATTTCTGTACTGGACTTGATTTTCTTACGGGCTTAACTTCTTTATATTGAAATAAAGCTTCTGAAAAATCTGTGGGATTCTCTAAGATCCAATCTAATCCATTAGAGTACATGATTTCAATTATATACTTCTGAGCATCTTTTAGGTTTGTGAAAGTCTTATCACCGACTTTGTAACTGTTTTCTATGTTCATATTCTGTTCTCTCTTTTTTTTGTATTTGAAAAGTGTTTATTTTTTCTTTTCATACTGATAATATATAACATTTAGATACAAAAGAAAAAACCTAAAATATAGTTAAAAAATTCAAATAGTAAAATTTTCAGGTTTTTTCTATTACTTAAAAAAATTATATATTAGTAGTATGAAAAGAGAAAATTTAGAAATAAAAAAAGAAAATAAAATTTCTGAAAATTTCTTTTCAAATAAAAATAATAGAGAGAATACTATGAATATTCAAATTACTTACAAAATCGGCGATAAAGAATTTTCTACAATCGAAGAATCCCAAAAATATTTATTACAAGAAATATATAATCGCGGATTAGAATATATTTGTGAAAACCCAAAAGAATTTTTAGATATTTTTAATTCTGTAACTAAAAAGAATTTTGTAAATCCCGAAAAAAGAGAATACTCAAATATTTCTCAACCCAATATGAAAAGTATTCAAAATTTAGTAAAATCCCAATTCTCTATTACTAGAAATATTCAAGAATGGCCTGTATATAAATTTCAGTCTATTCAAAATCCCGAAAATTTCTTCGTAATTAGAAATACAAAAAAAATATTTGAATTATTTTACGAAATACAAGAAAATTTAGAAAATCTTGAAAATTTCTTCTCTAAATATTCTTACAAAGAAAAAATAAATATTTGGAAAGAAGTATAATAAATCCCAAAAGTAGAGTCGTAAGACTCTACTTTTTTTTTAGTTTTTTTAAAAATCCCAAAAATTAAAAACACTAAATTAATAAAATCTAATATAATAAAAAACCTAAAAACTATATAAAAAATATAGGCAAAATATACCAGTAGGCTGGGCTCATTTTTCGGCTATATTAGACCCAAGCGTATTTTTGAATGATTCTAAAATTCATAAGGAACGATAATCCTAAAAAAAATATATGCAAAATATACCAGTAGGCTGGGACTAAAAATAGGCTATATTAGACCTAAGCGTATTTTTTCATGATTCTAAACTATAAACTGATTTCACTACTATAAACTAATTATAAACTGATTCTAATTTTTTAATCTTATTCTATACTACGAAATATACCAGTAGGCTGGGACTAAAAATAGGCTATATTAGACCCAAGCATATTTTCTCAGGATTTTAAAACTATAAACGATTCTACTATTTTAATGATTCTAAAACTATAAACGATTCTACTACTACAAATTATTATAAAAAATATAGGCAAAATATACCAGTAGGCTGGGCTCAAAATTCGGCTATATCTAACCCAAGCGTATTTTTCGGGGATTTACAAATGGTAATCATTTTAATTTATTCTATATTATGGAGTGATTCCAAGAAAAAAATATATAGGAAATATACCAGTAGGCTGGGACTAAAAATAGGCTATATCTAACCGGAGCACGTTTTTTGGTGATTTCAAAATCTAAACTGATTCTATGGAGTCTTTTTTTTGGTTTTTTTATTCTATTCTATACTATCTATTTATATGCAAAATATACCAGTAGGCTGGGCTTAAAAATAGGCTATATCTAATCGATGCGTATTTTTGAGTGATTTAGTGATTTAAACTGATTCTATGGAGTCTATTTTTTCTGTTTTCTATTCTAGTTGGATATACTTTTAGGTTTAAACACTTATTTCTTAGTAGTATAGAATAGAATTATGTAAGGAGAATAGTATGAAAAGAAGTAAGAAGAAAACTAAGGAAGAGTACAATTTACAGATGAAGGGATATCGAGATCGGAATAAGTTGATGAATTCTTATCACTGTCATAATTACAAGAGACGACTGGCTGGTTACGAAACGATTTCTATTGAGGAATTTTTAGATTATCGAAAATTTTGTTCTATTGATATTTCTGGTCGATTGAAGAGTTCTCGACGATCTCGTGTTAAGGAGTGGGAAGAAAAAAAGATTCGTGAGGGGATAGTTTTTAGTGGACCTAAGTTAAAGGGTAATTTTACTTTTAAGATTAAAAGTCGAATTGCTGCTGAGTTTTAAAGATATGGTTCGATTTAGGTTAGGTACTTGTTGTATGATTGATTCTGACTTTGGTTATCGGTCTACGACAAAGACTTCTTTTCTCAAGAATCGAGATTATGGTCGATTATGGGAGATATGGGAGAGTAATATTAGAAAGACGGGAGAGGCTTTAGATATATTATGCGATAAAGACGATCACTTTCATTTTTTTAGAATTTCTTCTTCTCTCTTTCCCCTCGCAACTTTAGATGATCCCGAGATTAATTCTTTTTGGAAGGATAAGTATCCTCAAATTGTGGCAATGATAAGGGTTATTGGTGATAGGGTTAAATTGAGAGATCCAAATTTTAGGATCGTTACTCACCCTGGACAGTTCTGTGTACCTAATTCTAAGGATCCTAGAGTCGTGCAAAATTCCATTAATGAGTTAGAGTATCACTACGATTTTATGGAGCCATTTGGATTGCCATTTTCCATTAACGTTCATCTTTCTGGTAAAGACGAAGGATCGCCAGATCGGATGGTTAATACGTATCAAAATTATTTATCGGATCGGATGAAGCGAGTTTTATCTTTAGAGAATGACGAGAAGAGTTCTTCGATTTCGACGATACTAGATGTATCGGCTAAGGTAGATTGTTTAGTTTGTTACGATATTCATCACGAAGCTGTCCACAGGACTTTTAATGGACAAGATTATTTTTTCAGAGTTTTGGGAGATGATCAAAATAGTTTTATTGAGAGTAAGTGGAGGGATAAAGTTGGATTAGTTCCAACGATGCATCTCTCTAATCGTTTACATGTAGGATCTATTCGAGGAGAAGCTTGTGCTCATAGCGATTTCTTTTATGATTCAGAGAATTGGAAGATGATGTATTACTTAGAGCGAGGATGGGATGTAGAGATGGAAGCTAAAGAAAAATTTCCTGCTACAGAAAGATTTATGAGTTCTATTAGCAATATGAATAAAGTTTATTTAGAGTCACGTGATGAATTACTACTATAAAGTTAATAATTATGGTAATAATGTTATATCTATAGTTTTAATAGATAGCGACGATGGAGAGGAAATTAATTATATCATTATGTGTTGGGACATTACTAAGAGGTGGACTTCTTATAATAAAAGTGAACTTTCTTGGAGAGACTTTAAGGAGATTGATGAGGGAACTTACCATAAGATTCGTCTTTTTCCATTAAAAAAGAACACCACTAAAGTAGATTTATATATTTATTTGAATATGGAAGAGATGCTAATATGAATAAGTTTTTTATAGAGATATGTGATACTAAAGCAGGAATTCGATTTTTTGTTTTACATGAAGTTAATCCTAAATATTCTTCTTTCTATAGTGATTGTTTAGAGATTAATTGCGATTCATACGTTCGATTAAAGAAGATACCAGCAGAAGATTCTTCTTATGAAGGATATACTAAAAGAGATATTTTATTTGATTTAGAGTTACAAGAATTCATGTTATGAAAGGGGAAAGAAGATGAAGTTTTATACTTTTCACCAGAGTAATCCTGGTGGATATTTTATTAAAAATGACAAGATAGATGAATATGTGATTATTCAAGCTAAAAATGCTGATGAGGCTAATTCTAAAGCTCAAGAGATTGGCGTTTATTTTAATGGTGTTCGTAAAAAGTTAGATTGTTCTTGTTGTAACGATCGATGGTATCCAGTTTCAGAAAATTCTGGAGAAGATTCACCAAATATTTACGGTGATAGTTTAAGTCAATATTCTAATTATAAGTTTTATGGCGATGAGGAGTGGTTGATATGAAGAGGATGTATATAAAAGCAGTATGTGAGATTGAGAATGAACCAGAAAGTAATTGTATTGGAGATTTAATTTTATTTGATTTAGATTTTAATAAGCTTTATTATATCAGAAATGAAAATGCTAATTTAGAAAATAGTTATCACTATATTAATAAAGGAAGTGATTATATAAATAATTCATTAAAAGATTCTTTTCAAATTAGTGAAGATTTTTTTAATGATTGTTTAAAAATGAAAATGAATAGAATTTACGATTTAGATAAAAATGATTTTCTTATTAATGGTGGTATTTTTGAAAGAGCCATATGATAAGTGATGAAAATAATTATTATCTTATGATTCAAGATTTTAATAATAGTACGATTGTTGATGTTAGAAATTATAGAACAAGCGTTTTATTTATAGCTGCTTCTCATTATAAAATCTCTAAATTTGATTATGAGAATTTAAAAAAGAAATATCGTTTTCCATTGGATATGTATTATATATGTACTAATGAGGAAATTTTAAATCTCTTAGGATTATACGAATTAATAATATGAAAGAAGAAAGGATTTATTTTATTAAAATTGAACAAAATTTTATTGGTCGATATGTAGATATAATTAGTCATTTAAAATCAAAGGATAGTCACATACGAAAACCAAATCAGTATATAATTAATCAGAAAGATTATGAAAGATTATTAAAAAATTATTTCTTTCCAAGAGAATTTAAGTATGATACGAACGATAATGAAATATTAATTTATTTAGGTTTATATGAATTAGTTATTTAAAAAACAGGAGAAAACAACATGGGAAAATATTACCTTTTTATTACTTCTAAAGAAGAACAAGGTGACAAAGTTAATGGGAAGAACAATGATAAAATTTCAGAGTTCATGATTATTGATGATAGTAATATCACAGCAAATTTACCCGTAATTATTTTAAGTAATTACGTTTATCAGCTGGATGAATCTCAATATCAAAAAATAAAACACTTAACTTATAAAGATGTTAAGAAAATAAATAAGACAGATTTTTTTGCGGAGAACGGATTTTCAGAACTCGTAATATGATACAAGGCAAAAAATTTCTTCTTATTAAAGAGGAAAGAAATATTATTGATCGTTTCTTGGTTTTTTCGGATGATAATCCAGGGATTGACTCTTTACTTAGATATTTTATAGATGATATTTATGAATTGAATGAATCTCAATATCAAAGATTAAGAGGATTACAAACATCTGATCTTAAAGATTTAACGATTAAAGATTTTTTTATTAAATATGGCATAGAAGAGGTACTAATATGAAAGGAATTGATATTGTACCTTTTCCTAATATTTGGGGTCACAATGAGAAAAACATATTAATTTTAAATGTTATTGATTTTGATAATTATTGTTATTATAAATATGATGCTACTAATAATGGAGATCTTAATTTAAAATTAATTGAAACTAAAGTAAGTTATGAAGAAGATAATATTTATTATGGTTCTTTTGATTATATTTCAGAAGAAATTTTTTTAAAATTATTAGATACTAAATTAATTATTTTTAAACAATATTATATCAATAATTTATTAAAGTTATTTAATTTACATGAATTGATTATATGAAAGGTTTATATATTTCTACGGATGCGGAAACTGATGTTGTTTTTTATAAAATAATTAATTCACCTAGTGCAGATAATATTTCAACTCTTGTTTTATTAGATTTTGATAATAATAAATATTATGTTTGTCATGATTTTTTATTATCTACTATTGACGATTCTTTAAATAATATAAAAGTTAAAGATAAACTTTTTATAAATACATCTACTAATAATTATGAAATAGATAATGCAAAGAAATATCATATTAAAATAACTGATGAGTTGTTTAAAAAGATTTATAACCTTAAAGTTGATAAGATATTTAAAATTAAAAAAGTTGATTTTTTAAAACGTTTTTCTTTAGAAGAACATTTAATTTAAAAAAAAATAATATTTTTTATTGTAAAAAATTAAAAATATTTTATGGAAGAATCAGCTAATCTTGGTGAAATCTTTGAGTTTTTCTTTTTTAAAAGATCTGTTCCTGCTAGAAGGAAATTATTTTTTAAGAATTTAAGAAGAAATCGAAGAACTAATTTTTTAAAAGTAAAAAAAATTAAAGGTTATCTTAGATTAAGGATTCCTGATACTAATCGTTACATAAGAGTTCGTCAAACACCAGCACAAAGATTGGCTAAAAAAAAATTAGGTCGTGCTCTAGGTAAAGCAACTTATTTAAGAAAGAGTTATTATAAATCACCAAAATTGTATATGAGAAGAAGATATTAATATGAAACTAATTGATTATTTAGATAAATTAAATAAATTTAGAGGAAATCAACAAGCGATTACATTTCAAAACGAACCCGTTAATTTAAAAACAGAATTATACTATACTTTGAGTATAAATCTTCCAAATAAAAAAGTTGATAGCGTGATTCATAATAAACATTTATCTTCAATTAAAGTCAGAGCAACTTTAAATGAATTAAAAGATTTATTAAATAAATTAGATATTTTTTTAATAATTGACAATGAAGAAGAATCTTTAACTCTTTTTCAAAAATTTGAAGGAAAAAGAAAAGTTAAGATAGATTTACTAAGTACCATGGATTATATTAGATTATTTTCTTTTGAATTACAGGAAAAAGAATTAGGTAATGATTTAAAAGAGTTAAAAAATAAATTTTCTTATGTTGCTTTTTTTAGCGATAAAGAATTAAATTCTAGTGAAAAACAAAATATCTCTATAATGTTAACAAGTAAATTAATTAATAGTACAATAAAAGGAGTTGAAGGAAAAAAAGTAAATGATAAATCTAAACTTGAATTATTTAAAGCTTTAAAGAAACAAACAAAAAATAAATTTGATTTAGATGTAGACGATTTTACTAATAAACCTTTAACAGATAAAGAAATTATAGATAGAATAAATAAATAAAAATGTTTGATATAAAAAGAAAAGATATAAAATAATATAATTTTAATATGTAGGAATTAAAAACATGAAAACATTTAAAGATTATTTAAATAAAATAGAAAATTTTAATGAGAGTGAAAAAGGATATAGTAGAAAAGGAGATATATTTTCTATTCTTGATGCTTTATCTTGTGGTCCAGATGGAAAAATAGCTGATCATATAAAAACAAATGAAAATTCATTAAATGAAGCCTGGGATTTATTAGATGTTTCACAAAAAGCAGATATGTTAGAATTATATTTAACTCACGATAAATTTTCTAAAGAAAGAATTAAATATTCTACAGGAGCAGAAGCATATCTAAAAAGCGAAGGTCTTTCAGATTAATTTATATGGAAAATAATTTATTTGAGTCGATAGAGATATTAGCAGAGAAATTTATTCCTAACAAATCTCAGAAAAGAAGTCGTGCTAAGTTTATTCCTCATAAATTAACAAAGCCAGTAAAAAGAAAAATAAAGAAAACTCGAAAAAAGGCTCATAGAGGTACTAACTGGAAGACTTTAAAACCAAGGACTGGTTTTAAAAGGGTTAAACTTCCAGGTTCTAAAACTTATGTTTTAGTAAGATTAAAGCAAAAAGAACGTTATTCTAAGAAGAAATTAATGCGGCTTGTTGCTAAAAGAAAAGACTTTAAGAAATAAACACTATAAACATATTACTTATATAATAGAATATGAGTAAAATAATTTTTGAAAGATTACGGGAGGGGGTTCTTCTCCCTCAAAGGGCGAATTATAACGATTCAGGAATGGATTTTTTTTCTCCAGTAGATTTTGCAATAGCACCTAAAAGCGATTTTCTTGTTCCTCTTGGATTAAAAGTTAAGTTACCACCAGGGATGGATTTAGTTTTTGAGAATAAGAGTGGAAGATCTACAAAGAATAAATTAATTAGAGGTGCGTGTGTTGTAGATGAAGGTTATCGAGGTGAAATACACGCTCATCTTTTTAATTTAGGGAGAAAGAAAGTAGTTATTAAAGCTGGTGAGAAGATAATTCAAGGTATAATTAGAAGAGTTGAATTTCTAGAAATCACAGAGGGAGTAATAGATGATGTTACTTCTCGAGGAGCAGGTGGTTTTGGTAGTAGCGGATTAACGGCTTCTAAAGATAATGATGATACTGATTCTACTCCTTCATATCCAGTTGGAATAGTTATTAATTAAGTGTATAAATGTAATTCTCTAAAAATGTTTTAGAGAATTACGTGTTTTATTTTTAGGTTTAATCACTTACTATAAATAGTATTAATATAAATATTATGGAAAATAATTATTATTTAATAACTGGTTTTAATAAAAATAGTTTAGGTCTCTTTTTTCTTTATTCAGAAAAAGATTTATGTGCTTATTATGGAGAAAAAAATTTAGTAGATTATAAAACTAAATTAAACACTAAACAATTTAATGATTATATCGTGAGTTTAGATAGAGGTGAAAATTTTGATTTAATCAATATTTTTAATGTAACTACTGATCAATTTAATAGATTTTTAAATATGAATTTTAATGTTTTAAAAGAAAAATCTAAAGAGGGTATTCTTGATGAATACTTAAATATACATGAACACTATATATAATTATTGTTTATGTGTAGATGCTTCTGATAAATATGTTAATACGATTATTTTGTTTTCTTTAAAAGATCATTTGTTTTTAAAATTTAATGATCGTATTACGATTAAACAAAAACGTTTAACTGAAGATAATATTTCAACTTTAATGAAAAGTAAAAATTGTTATCCAATTACAGAAAAAATATTTAATTTATATTATGATAAAGCAAAAACTTTACCTATACATAAGATTTTTTATTCTATTATTTTAAAAGATATTTTATTACAATTTGAAATTTTTGAACAAACTATATAAGGATAAACGATAATGACAGATGATCAAAAAAATAGAATTAAATTTTACTTGAATCAACTTGAAGGAATTGAAAAAGCTGACGAAATCATTGAATCAATTCAATTTATTCAAAAAAATAAATTAGATAGTAAAATAACTACTTATATTAGTTGGATTGAAGATAAAAATCTTGAATTAGTAAAATCAAGACAAGTTTTATTTCAACAATTAGAATCTTTATTAAAAAATAATTTGATTATAGTTATATTTATATATATAGAATCAACTTGTTTCTTGTGTTTTTTATTTTATTTTTATTTAATAAAATTAAAGATCGTTTCTTTTTAAAATATATGAGTTATTTTAAAATAGTTGATGATTATTATGTTGTTGAATACGATAATCAAGATATTTTAAATTATTGGAATTTGTACGAATTAAAAAAAAATCAAGATTCAATTTCAAAATTAGATAGAAGATCTTTTACAAGAGCAAAAAAATGGTTATTAAAAAACCATCCAGAATATATTTTATAAAACAGGAGTAAAGATGAGAAAATTAGAGAAATTTACGGGTTCATTTGTTGATATGGAAATGGATGAGGAGTTAAATAAAATTGTTTTTATATTAACATATAACGATATGTTTGCATGGGCAACTTCTTGGGGATTATTGATAGTTAGTGACTATGATAAACCAATAGCAGCTTATAGGGATCTTTATAATTATTTAAAGAAAAATAATTTTGATTTTTATGATCAATTTGATAAAGTTGAATATCCAAAAGAAAAAACAGTAGAAAGTGTTGAGAAATATTTTAAAGAAAATATTAAAATTTATAATGTTTTTGTTAATAAATTGAAAGATTATAATGATTATACTAGATTAAGTTTTGATGATGAATTAATTAATGAAAAGGATTGAATAATGAATACATTTATATATGAAGATAATTTTGGAGTTGAGTGGGATAGTTATAATGTTATATTTCCTATTAAAACTAATAAAACAATAGATGAATTATTAGAATTTTTAAAACAAAAATCTGAATCATATATTGAATCTCAAGTAGAAATAGAAGATGATATAGAAGAAACTTTTAATCCATGGGGATTAAAATATGAAAATCATCCATTTAGTTACAGATATCCAATTAGAGTTTCAACGTGTTTAGATGGTAGTATAATTAATAATATTAAAACTGTTGAAAAATGGGAAGGAGTTATTTTATAATTAATTATCGAATAAATAAAATGTTCTTCCTATTTTTATGTTTGTACACTTAAAGTTTTTAAAAATATAATATTATAAAAGAGGAAATATGGAATCAAAAGATTTAGAAGTAGGAAAAAAATATTTAATTTTAAAAGATAGTTATGGAGAAAAACATTTCTTTGAAATTGAAGTTTTGAAAAAAGCAAATTCAGCAATTAAATGTTTTTTTGAAGATGATAATCAAAAAATATGGTATGATTATCAAGATTTTAATGATATATTCATGGTAGTAGAGTGTTTATCTGATGAAATAGATATGTTAGTTCAAATGAATTTAAAATGGAAAGATACTGAACCTAGAACAATGAATTGGTATCAAGCTAAAGAATTAGAAGGTGATGGATGGATACTACCTAGTTTATTTCAATTAAAAAACGCTTTCGACACTAAAACTGAAGGATTTAAGCCAATTTCTTATTGGAGTTGCACAGAATCTTCTGGAGGTGTTATGGCCTATCATTTTAATTTTCTATATGGATTTAATTATACATCTATGAAAACTAATTCTGCTTTTTTAGTAAGATTATGTAAGGTAGAGAAATATGAGAATAAAGAACAAGAACAAAAAATCGTGCAACATGAAACACAAACGATAAAAATTTCTCAAACTCAAAGTATAACTACGTTATGAGGATAATGAAAAAATGAAAATTGAATGGTTAAATTTAAAAGCACTTCGTAAAATGAGTTGGTATGATGCAAAAGATTTAGAAAAAAAGGATCAAAGATTACCAAACATAAATGAATTATTAGAAGCTTATAAGAATAAAGAAAGTGGATTTGAAAACGCTTATTATTGGAGTTCAGATGATTATGGAGCATCTACTGATCAAGCATTAATATTTAATTTTGGTACTGGACATATAGGAACTGCTTTTAAAATTAATGTTGGACACATAATATCCAAATTTTGTAAAGATATATATGAGTAATTACACTTATCTTTTTATAAAAAAAAGACTTTTTCAAAAAAATTATTTTAGAAAAAGAAACTGGTTATTTTATATTTGAAAATGAAATTGAAAATACTTGTTATTCTTATCATCAAATGGGTGAATTAGAAAATGGAGATGATTCAATAGAAGCATGTAAAAGAATTAAAAAGTGGTGTTCAGAAAACCACCCCCCCGAATTAATTATTTAAAACATATTAACAGTAAGGATATATAATTAGATATGGAAAATAAAAATAGTTCAAGGCCATTTCTTTCTCTCCATTGTCACTCTAACGTTGGATCAGTAAGAGATTGTACTGCATCGATAGATGAGATGGCAAAAATTTGTTCTAAAAATAATATGTCCTTTTCTTTAACTGATCATGGTTGGGGAGCAGGTATTGTTCAATATTATCGAAGTGCTAAAAAACATAAAATAAAACCAGTTTATGGGGTTGAATTTTATCTTTCTTTACAAAGAGAAAGATTATTTGAAATTAGAAAAAAACTTGAAGAACTCAAAGAATTAACTGGTTTGTCTAAAGATGAAAAAAAGAATGTAGATGAAGAAATCAGAAATCTTAATTATGAATTTGAAGAAATTAAAAGATATAATCATCTCATAGTTTTAGCCAAGAATGAACACGGTTTAAGAAATCTTTTACAATTACATAACATAGGATCTTTATCTGGATTTTATTTTAAGCCTTTAATAACTCTTAAAGAATTATTTAGTGTTCCAAAAGATAAAAATGGAGATAGAGGTTTAATAGTTACAAGTTCTTGTTTAAGCGGAGTTATACCCAAAGATTATTTAAATGGAAAAGATAATTTTGCTTATGATCATGCAAATATTATGAAAGAAGAACTTAGAGATGATTGGTATTTAGAAATTCAACCACACGAATTAGAAGAACAAAGATTTGTAAATAAAAAATTAATTGATCTTTCTAAAAAAAGTAATATTCAATTAGTTATGGGTACTGATTCTCATTATCTTAATAATGATTATTCTAAGAGCCATGAAATTTTTCTTCTTCTTCAAGGTGAACAAAAAGTAGAAGATATAGGTAAAAAGATTTGGAGAATTACTTATGAAACTTCTAAAGGTGAAACTCGAAGAAAAAAACTTGATAAAGGCGAAGAATTTAATGGAGTTAAATTAGAAGATATTAAAGAAAATCTTAGAATATCTAAAAAAATTGGAGTTGTGAATGAAGAAGATAAATGGGATTTTTGGATTAAAAAAATTGAAGAAACTAATAAAGTTTGGATGATTGAAAGTGCAGATCTTTCTTTTAAAAATCAAAGAGAATTAGTAGTACACGCTTTTCAGTTTCCAGAATTAAGACCAGTGATAGATGAAGCAATTGAAAATAATAAAAATATTTTAGAAAAAATAGAAGAATGGGAATGGGATAACGATCTTAAATTACCAATATATGATAATAGTAATGAAAGACTTTTTGATATTTGTTTAGATGGACTTAAAAAATTAAATTTAGATAAAGATAAAATATATACGGAACGCTTTAAAAAAGAATTTTTAGCTATTAAAAATGGCGGATTAAGTTCTTATATTTTATTATTAAAAGAAATTATTGATTTTGCAAAAAACGAAGATATACCAGTTGGTCCTGGTAGAGGTAGTGCTGGTGCGAGTCTTATTTTTTATATTCTTGGTCTAACAAGAGTTGATCCAGTAGAGTGGAATTTTCCATTTGAAAGATTTATTAACGATAAGAAGAGCGCTAATGATGCTGAAAGAATAAGACTTAATTTAGATGATGGAAGAATTTTAGATTTAAAACCAAAAGATATGATTAAATTAAAAAATGGATCACAGAAATTAGTTAAAGATATTACAGAAGAAGACGATTTAGATATTTAAAAATGAACCAACACGACACTCTTTTTTACTTAAAAGAAAATTTTAATATAAATAAAAATGTTTTTAATCTTGCAAAAGATTTTCTTAATTTATTAATATTAGAAAATGTTATTCCTGATAGAATTTCTGAATTAGAGGTTGATGATACTGGAATAGGATATGCTTTTTATTTTAAAAAAGATCAATATTATGAAATTTATTTTGAGTTTTATACGGATTTAGAGTTTGGTTTTATAGTTATAGATAAAAATTATCAAATAGTAAAAAATGAAGATATCAATGATTTTAAAATATTTATAGATTTTATGAAGGAGTAAATGTATGTTTTTCAATTTAAAATTTAAAAGAGGTAAATATAAAAACGATTTTAGAAGTTTATATTTATATGTTAAAACTTTTACAAAGCATAAGGTTTTTGAATTTCAAATTATGAAATATTCTTATTATTGGTTTGGAATTGAATTAAATATTATTTTTTCTGGACAAGATCACGCTGGTCCATTTTTAGAAATATGTATTTTAGGTTATATTCTAAATATAGGTATTTATGATAATCGACATTGGGATGAAATAAATAATTGCTGGATTAATTAGACATTACTATTTATTTTATATATAATTATATATGGAAAAAATTAAAATACAAAGATATGTAATTAGTGAACTTATAAAAGATAACCAAATCACTGGGATTAAATATGATCTTAGCGATGATGGCAATTGGGTACTTTATAGTGAGGTTAAAAGTATTTTAGAAGATCAAAGTATGGCGTTACATAAAATAGATTATATTCTAAAAAAAATATCTGATCATAGAGATAATAAAAATGGTTTATAATTATGAAAGTAACGATAGAGTTTAATTTACCAGAAGAGGAAGCAGAGTTTCTTGTTGCTCAAAGAGGATCAAAATATCTTAGTATGATTAATGAATTTGAAAACTATTTAAGAAAGATTTATAAATACGAAGAACACTCTGAAGAAGTATATAAAAAAATTGATGAAATTAGAGATGAATTTTATTCAGTGTTTCAAGGATATCACGACGATATAGGATAATTAAAAATGAATTTCACGAATGAAAAAATTAAAAAAATAAAAGCTTATGATTCGATAGGTAAGATGTTAGTTATTATATTTTTATTGTATTTGCTTTTAGCGTTAAATGTTGGTGTATTTGTTTATTTAGTTAGTTCTGGATATCCAGATGAATCTAAATTAGAAAAACAATGTTTAAAAATAAATACTATAATTTTAAATAAAAGAGTTTTTAAGTGTGAAATGGAGTAAATAATGGAATTAACAATTAAATTAATAATTATTTTAATTTATTTATCTATAGGATTAATTACTTCATCTTATTTTTATATTAAATTAAAAATAGAAACAGGAGAAACTCTAACAGAATTAGAGGTTTTTTATTATTTTCTTTTTTGGATTTTTGATTTACTTATTTATATGTTTAAAAGTATATTTCAATTCTACATAAATTTTTTAAATTACATAGTTGATTACCTTAAAAAGGAAAAATATATAAATGAATGATAATAGTAAAGAATTTTTTATATGTGACTGTAATTCATTAGAACATCAATTTGTTTTAAGTTATGATTCAGAAGAAAAAGAAATGTATATGACTCCTTATCTTTCTTCATATTTGCCTTTTTGGAAAAGAGTTGTTTTAGGAATAAAATATATTTTTGGATATCACTCTAAATATGGCCATTGGGATTGTATAATTTTAAATTCAAAAGAAATCAAAAGATTACATGTTCTTTTAGGTTGTATCGTAGATAAATAAAATTAGGAGTTATTATGAATGTTATTGTTAGTCACGAAGGTCACGAGTGGAAAGTTTTACCAGAATCTAATGATTTTACTTTAAATGTTTTTAATTCTATTTTAGAGGCTAAATTACATTGTAATCAGTCTTCTTATATAATAGTTAAATTCGAGTGTCAAAAAAATTGCTTAACTTGTAAATCTAATAGGTGATAAAATGATAATAATAGTAGAAGGAACAGATGGGGTAGGAAAAACAACTTTAACTAAAGAAATAGCAAAAACATTTAATTTTAAATATTATAAAGAAGATATAACTTATCGGCAACGATTATCATCAGACTATAATGGTTTCGAACATTATTTTAAACTCTTACAATCTTTATATTTATCAAATGAAAATATAATTTGTGATAGATTACATTTAGGAGAATTTGTAAACCCTTTAATTTATAAAGATGGTAGAGATCCTTTGACTGTTAAAGAAATTAGTGAAATTGAATTTCACATTCGTGATAATGCTATATTAATAGGATGTTTTACTGATATTGAATTTATTAAAAATTCTTTAATCGTTAGAGGAGATGATATTGCTAAAGTTGAAAATATTAAATATATGACTTTTTTATATGATCTTGTAATTAACGATATTTCTACTATTAAAAATAAAATATTATGGGATTTACAAAAAGATAGATATTATGATAAAATTTTTGAAAAAATAAAAATTTTATTGAAAAAAAACAATTAAAAAAAATATAGTTTATTAAATATAAAATAATGGACAAAACTAATCATCTTCTTCCAAAACATTTCTATAAGTATGGCTTGAAAGATAATGATTTTAAACCATCTCAAAAAATTAGAGATAATGCGGCTCTTGGATTAGAATATCGTAAAGCTGCTCCACCTTCTAGAAAAGGTGGATTAACAAATAAACAAGCTTCTAAATTTGGTATTGGAAGTGGCGTTCAAAGAGCTGTTACTCTTATGAATGATGAATATATAAGTCCCAAAACAGTAAAAAGAATGTATTCTTTTTTCTCTCGTCACAGTGCTTTTAAAGATAAACATGATCATCAAAATCCAAATCGTTCTTATATTAGTTGGTTAATATGGGGAGGAGATGAAGCTTATGAATGGAGTCGAAAATTAGTGGAAAATATGAAGTCAGCTGAAGAAGATAATATTCAAGAGAAACGAGAAGAAAAAAAGAAAAGAACTATATCAGAACATATAGATGATTTAGTTCAAAAATATTTATTCGAAGATTTTTCTAAAATAAAGGAAGAGAAAAAAGTTTTCTCCAAAATAGAAAAAATTCAACAGGATAAATGATTCGTTTAGATGATCAACAAATACAACGTAATTTTTATCTTTTTTCTCATTTAATTAGAGAAGAGGTTTTTGAAAAAGAAATATGTTATCCTTGTCTTGAAGGAGAAACTTTTAACGATCCAGATCTTTGTACATGTGATAAAGAATCTGATTTTTTTATAGCTGACTTTAAAATATATGAAAAAATGTTATTTGGACAAATAATTACAGAGATATATTATTATTACGATCCATTTACTAGGTATATATATGTTTTAAATCAAAAAAATGAAATTTTAAAAGTTTTTGATTTAGACGAAACAGAGAAAAAAACTTATAAAGAATTAAATGGTTTTGATATTTGTTTAGAATTCAATATCAATCAATCTATTATTTTATCTTTTATTTATTACAATTTAAAATTAAAAAATAATGTTTTTAATCAAGAAGATTATTCAATTAAAAAATATGAAATTCTTGGATATGATAGTTTATTTGAAATATTAAATGAAAAATTAATTGCTTTTTTATTAAATTCTGATGAGGAAACTAGAATAGATAGTTTTTGCATCTTATATCCTTGGATAGATACCTTTAATTCTTTAAAAGAGATTATAAATAGTTATGATGATATTAATAATTCTTATGATAAATTTAAGGAACTATTAGGTAGAATTAATTTAGGCTAAGACATAGACACATATTATACTATATAATATAATTATAGTATATATTAAATATTGGGTTAAAATATAGGAGTAAACATGGCCAGAATAGTGTCTAAGAGAAATGTTTTTCTTAGGGAAGCAGGTATGGACTTTATAGATGCTGATATTGACTTCTCTAATAATCCTTTAACAAATAAAGGTAGAGACTATATATTACAACATCTATCTAAAAAATATAATCGAGATGGAAATATTCATTTTGCACTAGTTGGTGTAAGAACAATTTATTCTATTAAAAGTGCACTAAGGGATATTGCTAGAACTTATAATATACCTCCTAGTGAAACTTTTGCGGTGACGAAAGAAATAGATGATAATTATTCTATTGAAGAAAATATCAAAAGGTCAAAAGTTTTTAGTGAATATAATAGAAATTATCCAGAAGCAGTAAGAATAGCTTCTCAAATAGTTGGTGTAACTTCTAATTTTGGAGTTCATGCTGGAGGAGTTGTAATTAGCGGAGAAGATTATCCTTTACAAAAATATGTTCCATTACAAAGAAGTCATAGTGGAATACCAGCAACTTTATATGATAAGGATGAATTACAAGATGTTTGTGGTTTTATTAAATATGATTTATTAGGAGTAACTGCTCTTTCACAAGTTCTATATGTTAAATATTTATTAGGTGATAAAAAATATTATGAAGATTATAAAGTCAATTTAGAACCATTTTCTATTTGTAAAAAAGGACATCATAAAAATATTTTTCAATTTGAAAGTCCACTTGGAAAAAGATCTTTTACAGATTTAAAAATGGAAAGTATTTATGATCTTAGTAACGCTTCTGGTATGATTCGTCAAATGGGAACAGAAGGTGGAAGAGCGATGTATGAAAAATATAAAATTCTAAGTAATTCACAAGAAGCTGAATGGATTTCATCTCTTAGGTCTGAAATTAGTGAAGATCTTTTTCAAACTATATATCCAATCTTGAAACCAACTTACGGTGTTCTTATTTATCAAGAACAATTAAGTTCTATGATTCAAAAAATATCAAAAGAAAAATATTCTTTTGGAGATGGTAATTCAGTTAGAAAAAAATTATCTAAATTCGTGGGCAAGCATGGATTAGTTGATTCTCTTCAAGGCAAGCCAGAGTTACTACGAGCATGGCACACAGACATGATAGATATTCTTAGTAAATATCTAATTCCTTTTTTAAGTGAAGAAGATATAGGCGAAATTGGTAAAAAGTTTATTAATTTTGAATTAGATAAAAGAGGATTTTTACCATTACCAGAAAAAGGAATATTGAACTGGTTTATTATTGGAAGTACATACTTATTTTCAGTTATACATTCAGTAGCATATTCTTTTGTTTCTTATAACCAATTATATCAAAAATATTATCATCCAACTGAATTTTGGTTAGGGGCATTAAATACTGGAAGTAAAGACGATGTTAATAATTATGTTTCATCTGCTATCTCTGAAAGTAAGATTGACTTTTTAAAACCAGATGTTAATAAGAGTCATTTGTTTTTTATCAAAGAATCAGAACTTGTAATTAGATATGGTTTGAGTTATATTACAGGAATGGATAAAGCAGCTGATGAAATAGTAAAAGAAAGAGATAATGGAGAATACACAAGTTTTCAAAATTTCTTATCTCGAATGAAAGGTAAAAGAGTCGTTAATAAAAAAGTTATTGAAAATCTAATTTTTAGTAATGCTTTTGACGAAGATCCAAAAGATTGTTATGAACAGTATTGTTCTATTAAAGGTGAGTCTAATACTTTAAGATGGACTAAAAGAGATTTTTTAAATCGAGAAAGGGAAGCAATAAATTGTAATATATCTTATTCATCTATAGATAAGCAAGATATAATAAATACAATTTCTATTGATTCTATTGAAGATGGTAATTTTGGAATATGTGCTTTTACAGTTGTTTCTAAAAGAAGCGCTAAAACTAAGAAGGCAGGAAAACCATATAAGATATTATCAATTATCGATTTAAATAACGGAAATAAGTGTAGTATATTTTTATGGGATATATCTGTTAATTTTGAAGATGGATTATCTTATAAAGCAAAAATTAAAAAAAATGGAGATTTCTATTCATGGACAATATAAAATTAATTCATTTAGTTACCGTAAAACAAAGTTTAGACAATGTTTTTTCTCAAAAAATGAATTCCTCTTTTGCTTTTAAGTTTTTAAAACTTTTAAAGCAAATACAAAATGAGTATGATAATATTACTATCGTACAAAAGAAGATTTTAGAAGATTATGGTGAAGAGAATAAACAAGAACAATTTGAAAAATTTTTAAGAGAAACAACGATTGATATAAACAGTTTTGAAAAAATTAAAAAATCTGATATTATTAATTCTAATATAGAGATTTCACCTGTTGATTTACAAGCGTTATATTTTTTAATTGAGGAAGATTAATGTTTTTACAAGTATATGACGCAAATTCAATGTTATTAGATTCTATTGATCTAATAAAAAAATACGGCAGTGATATTAATACAAGAGGTACTAAAACAAAGGAGGTTTATGGTGTATCTATAAGAATATTAAATCCAAGAGCTAGGATAATAAATTTATCTGATAGAAAGTTTCCATTGAAAGGAGCTTTAGCAGAATTTTTATGGTATATGACAGGTAATCCAAAAATAGAAATTATTACTCCGTTTTTAAAACACTGGGCACATTATAGTGATGATGGAGAAAAAGTAAATTCTAATTATGGATTTTGTGCTGGAAATCAGATAATAAATATTATAAGAAAGTTAGAAAAAGATAATGATTCAAGACAAGCTGTAGTTAATTTATTTAATAATGATTTTTCAAATTATTATGGCAAAGATACTGTTTGTACGCCTAATTATCAATTTTTAATTCGTGATAAAAGATTACATTTAATAGTTAACGCTAGAAGTCGAGATTTAATTAGAGGAGAATGTATTGATCAATTTACTTTTACTCTATTACAAGAAATCATAGCAAATCAACTAGGTATTAATGTTGGTTTTTATCAAGTTAATATAGGTAGTTTACATATATATGAGGAACACTATGAATTATTAGATATGTCACGAAAAACAGACGATATTCTAGGCGATATAAATTTATCAACTAGATGTCAATATTCAGATTTTTGGAAAAATTTAAAAGCAATAAATAAAAGTAATCTTGAAGATTTTATAGGTGATATAATGAAGGCTAAAGAAATATCTTGTGATTTTTTTGAGCAGTTTATTATTAATTACCCAGAAAAACAACCTGTAAAAATTTTTTAAATTTTTACTTTTTTTATTTACTTTTATAAATAGTATATTACAATATTACAAAATTACATAAAAAAGGACAATTAATGAAACTAAGTAAAATTACAGTAGAAGACGCTATAAGAATACAAAAAAATGAAAGAGAATTTACAAAATTCATCAATGAAAATTTAAATTTTATAAATAAATTAGTTCATAAGTATGTTTATAAGAAAAATAAACTTAATCTTAATGATTCTGAATTATTTGAAGACGCTAAACAAGAAGCTTTATTATCTTTATGGAATAAAGCACTTCCAAAGTATAATGGAAGTAATAAATTTTCAACATTTGCTTATGTTGTAATTAAGAATGATTTAATTCAATTCTTACAAAGAAAAAGTAAATTTGAACAAGAAAAAGGTGAATTAATTTCGATAGAAAGTCTTAAAAGAAATTTTAATGGAGATGGAGGAGGTAGTTCTGAGTATTTAGAAAATAAATGGCAAATTGATCCAAGAAAAATTACTTTTGAAGAATCTTTAATTAAGAAAATTCAATCTGAAACAGATGTTCAAAAAATTCATAGAACAGACTATATTATAATAGAATTAAGAAAAAGAAATTTTTCTAGGGAAAAAATAGCACAGGCTCTTGGTTTAAATATTCATAGTTATAAAACTTATTATTACAATGTTTTTAAAAAGAGATCTCATTTATATCTGGATAAAAAATTAGAAATAATAAGTGATGTTCAAAATGAAATTGATAAGAAAAAAGAATTAATAAAAGAACTAAGAAAGAGAAATTGGGCTAAAGAAAAAATTAAATTTGCTCTTGAAATGGTTAAAAAACATAAGGAAAATAAAAAATGAGTTTAATAAAAATAACAGCAAAAGTTGCTTTCCAGGATTCAGGAATTTTATTTGAATTAACTGAAACTAAAGATGTTGATTCTTCTAGTTTAAGAAAAGAAGATATAGATGAAATAAAACATCAAATGTTAACAGATAATTTAATTTCTATAAATAATTTTCACAATAAAATTCAAGGAGAAGATAAAACATGATTTTTGAAAGAGATATTGATAAGTTTATTATGAATCAATTTTTAGATTTATTATCGTCTAAAGATATTATTTTAGATTTAAATAAAAATGAAGAAGATAAAGAAGTTTTAAACGCTTCATTTACAAAACGTGGAGCAAAGTGGGTTAAATCAGTAAAAAAACAAGATCCTTTTTGGGATGTTGATAAGTTTTTAGTTAATGTTTTAAAAGCAACAGCAGATTATTATGATAATAACAAAGAAAATATAAACCTAGAAGAACTTACAAATGACACTAAAACCGAACAGAACACAGATAATACAATTCTTAGTTGACGAAGGAATTACAGATTTTAAAGAAAAACCAGAACGAGGAGAATTATTAATTAATTCTCCGTTCGTTAGGGATTATAAAAAGAAATGCGGTATTAATTATCGTAAGGGCGGAGCATGGAATTGCTTTAAAAGTGGTAACTATGGATCATGGTGGTCTTTTGTATCTTTCATAAAAGGATTTGAAACCAATAATCAATCACAACTTTGGTTTCTAAGAAATTACTTTTCTTTAGACCAAATAAAAATTGATTTTTTATCTAATAGTGAAGATACAATTGATTTAGTTGAAGGAGACCTTTCTTTTGATGAAAATATAAAACAATTAACTTCTAATGATAAAACTTACATATCATATTTAAAACAAAGATATTTTACAGATGATATGTTAAAAGAAATGAAGATATTTATTAATCATAAAGAAAGAAGAGTTGTTTTTCCTGTTTATGAAAATGGAAAACTTATTTTCTATGCTGCTAGAAGTATTGATAAAGAAAACCCAATTAGATGGTTAAATTCTACAGGTGCTTCTTCACATCCTATTTGGAATTTAGATAATGTTAGAGATGAAATATGGATTTTCGAAGGTATATTTGATGCTGTTAGAGTTTGGCCAAAAGGAATAGCAATTTTTGGATTAACTTTACGTGATGAACAATTAAAAAAGATTTTAGATAAAAATCCATATAAAGTTGTTGTAATAGGTGATGGCGATAATCCTGGCAGGCAAGGGCAAAAAAGAATTATTGAAAAATTGATTGGAAAAGTTGACAATCTATGGTTTCATTTATGGGAACCAGGTTGTAAGGATTTTGGTGAAATGAAAGAAATAAAACCAAATCTTTTAAAAGTTGATGAAAAATGGGAAATGAATTTCGTATTCAATGAAAAAATTAATTTTAAACAGTAGTAAACATTAAATATATAATAAGTATATTGGAGTGATAAAACGTGCAAAATACTAATTCAGTAGTAAAGATAACACCTAAATTTTCACCGTGGATTATAGAAGAAGAAATATTATCAGCTTTAGTTCAAAATCGTCAAAAAATGACAACTTTTATTGATGAAATAGATGCTGATTTTTTTAATTCTTCTGATTGTAAAAATATTTTTAGAATGACAAAAATGTATTGGGAGAAATATTCTTCTTCACCAAAGAAAAATATTATTGTTTCTTCAGTTCAGAAACTATTTGCGGCACAAAATGCGAAACCAATATCACCTACTATTTTTAATACAATTGATAAAATATTCGATAGAGCTAATTTAACAGATGATGAATTACAATATTATCATGATGAGTTATTAAAGTTTATTAAAAGTGGAAAAATTAAAGATATAATTTTTGAAGGTATTAATAAAATAGATGATCCAAGTGCTTTTGACGAAATTCAAGAGAAATTAAAAGACGCTGTACTTTGGAGAATAGATGAGAATTTAGGTATAGATATTACTAACATAAAAGAAAGATATTCTCGTCAAAAAGAATTATTAGAATCTTATATTCCTACTCCTTGGCCTTCTCTTAATAATCTTATAGGAGGAGGATTTTTTGCTAAAACTCTATCTTGTTTTGTTGCGGGTTCTTCTGTTGGTAAAAGTATAGCATTAGATCAGATTGCTTTTGATGCTTGGGCTAATCAGAAAAAAAATGTAGTTTTAATAACTTTAGAATTAAGTGAAGAAATGAAAGGTATGAGAATTGATTCTCATTTTATGAATCGTTTTATCGGAGAATTGCCTTCTAGAGAAAAAGAAATTCAAGATGCTTATTCAAGAATACAAACAGATGGAAAAAGATTTATAATAAAAGAATTTCCTACAAGTTCAATAGCAGTAAGAAAAATAAGTCATTTTATTTCTCGATTAGAAATGTATTCTGGATTTAAACCAGAATTAATTGTAGTTGATTATGCTGATTTATTACTTCCTAATAGTGGAAAAAGAGAAGGATTATATGCAGATGGAGCAGCTATATTTGAAGCACTTAGAGGTATTTCTTATGAATATAATTGTCCAATAGTTACAGCAACTCAATTTAACAGAAATGCTGGAGAAAAACCACCTGCTGAAATTAATGAATTCGACATTAGTGAGAGTCATAAAAAAATCATGACTCTTGATACTTGTGTAGCAATTATCGCTACACCTGGTATGCGGTCTCAAGGTCAAGCGGCTTTTAAAGTTTTAAAAGCAAGAATGGGACAAAAAGATAGTATCGTACCAATGAATGTATCATACGAATTTTTTAAATTTTTTGAATAAAATAATATAAGGAAAAATAATATGAAAGGAAAAAGTTTTCAAGATTACTTAAGTGTAATTAAAGAAGAAAAAAACATTAAAGAAATTGAACCAGTAGAAATTAAAGAGGAAAAACAAACGAAGAAAGTATCCTCTAAGATAAAAAAAGAGAAACCAAAAGGATCATCTTTTTCTTGTCCAGTAGAAACTAAAGATGTAGAAGCTAATTTAAAAAATCGTCAAAAAGCAATCTATGATTTTGGTTATGGTCCATTAAATCCAAAAGAAGATAACGAAGAATTTTGGAATTCAAAAACTGAAAAATGGAGACTAGAATCAGTTGAAGAAGCTCAAAAAAGCCTTTGCGGAAATTGTGCAGCTTTTGTAATAACTAAAAAAATGTTAAATTGTATTGCTGATGGTCTATCTCAAGGAGATTCTAATAAAGAAGATGCTTGGGCAACAATAGAAGCAGGTAAACTTGGATTTTGTGAAGCGTTAGATTTTAAGTGTTCCGCTTTAAGAACTTGCGATGCTTGGATAGTTGGTGGACCAATAGTAGATAAAATAACAGAAGATAAAACTGTTTCTTAGAATGTTAAAGAATATATATAACTTTTTATTTTTTAAAACATTATTCGAGAAATCTTATAATGGAAGAGATATAAAAATTTTTTTAGATATTGATAATAAACATGGTTGGTATATTAAATTTTTTATTGAAAAAAACGAAAAATTAATTTTAAATCAAGATGTTTTTTATTTTAAAGTTTATAAAGAAAAATCTTATAAGTTAAAATCTCATAGAATTTTTTTAAATTACTTTAAAGACAATAAAAATAAAATTAATAATTTAATTGAAAATAAATTTTATGATTTTTTTATCGAGAAAAATCAAAAATTAAAATTATTTAAGGACATATAAATTGAAGGCTGAACTTCTAAGTGTTTTTGGTGATGATTTAATGGTAGTAAACGCTGCTAGAGTTTCTTATGGTAAAAATAAAAAAGTTTTTGATCTTAATGACGAAAAGCTTCTTCTTTTTTTAATTAAACATAAACATGTTTCACCATTTAGACATCCTCAATTACAATATCGTATCAGCTGTCCAATTTTTGTTGAAAGACAATTATTTAAACACCAAATAGGATTAACAGCAAATTCTATTAGTGGAAGATACGTAGATTTTTCAGAAGATTTTTGGGTTCCTACTGAATTGCGTTATCAAAGTAAGGATTCTAAACAAGGTAGTGGAGATTCTTTTATTGACGAAAATCTATTAAAAGAAATGATTGATCATATTGAAAATTCTAAAATAATATATCAAAAATTAAATGATAATAATGTTGCTAAAGAATTATCTAGAACCATTCTTCCGTTAAGTTTAAATACTCAGTTTATCTGGACTGGATCACTATGGGCCTTTATTCACCTTTTTAAGTTAAGACTTAAAAAAGATGCTCAAAAAGAAACTAGAATAGTCGTCTCTCAGATGTTTGATTTATTATTTGAAACAAATTCTTTTAATTCTAGTTTAAAACTATTAATCCACAATTATTTAACTCTAGATGGATACGAAGGTAATTTAAGATTTGATTAAAATTTTTTTAGATGACATAAGAATACCATTAGATGATCAATGGATTATAATTAAAGATTATGAACAATTTATTGAATATGTAGTTAAAATTAATTTTAATGAAATATATGAAATATCACTAGATCATGATTTAGGATTTTTGGATGAAAATTATGAAAAGACTGGATATGATGTTGCTAAATGGTTAATAAAATATTGTCAAGATAATAATTATATTTTACCTTTAATAAAAGTTCACTCAGCAAATACTGTTGGAAGTAATAATATTATTTCTTTAATTAATAACTATTTAAAATTTATGAAAAAAGATCAAAATTGTATTTCTCATGTGGTAAAATTAAAAAGGACAAAAGATTGAATATTTTAAAAATATCATGTTCTTCAAATACAAATGAAAATGAATTTAAAGAATTAAATAAAATGATTAATTCAATTTGTAAGTATCCTTATGAATCTGGATTAGATATTAAATTTAAATTTTATTCTTTTTCTTTTAGTGATATTCACGATATGAAAAATTGCATGAATGCAATATCCTATAATTTTAAAAATTTAAAAATACAACATATTAAATAGAACTTATATATAATAATATATAAATAAAAGGTATAATATGAAAAAAATAATAGGCTTTTGTGGAGTTATAGGATCTGGTAAAGATTATAATGCAGATAAACATGTTAGAGAGGGATATGTTAAAGTAAATTTTGCAGATGTTTTAAAGAAAATAGTTTTTAAAATGTTAAAAATTGAAAATAATTTTAATTATGAGGTATTTAAAGAAACATATTGGAATCCAGTATATAAAAATCTTACCTCACTTAACGGAAGAGATTTTTTACAATTAGGAAACATTATGCGTAATGTTGTAGATGAAAATATTTGGATTAATTCTTGGGAAAAAGAAGTACAAAAACATGATAAAATAGTTACTAGTGATGTTCGTTATAATAATGAAGCTAAAAAAATAATATCTTTAGGCGGAGAAATATATTTTTGTAATTATAAAAGTAATTTTAAATATAATTCTAAAATAAAATTAGAATCAGAACAATTATCTCAATCTTTATTAAATAAAGGTTTTAAAGATGGAGATAATTTAACTGAATTTTTTACTAAATTAAACGATCAAATATTTTAAAGAGGAAAAAACATGTCAAAAGAAAAAGTAACAATTAAAGAAAAAAAGAATGAACAAATAGTTGAAGCTAAAAAAAATATTTTTCATAGCGATGAATTAAAACAAAGTGATTTAAAAATTAATAATGTTTTTTTTATAAGTCCAAAGTATAATCCTGGATGTTTAAAAAGAATGAAATCGCCTACTAATAAACAAAGAAAGTATCAAATTGAAAAAGAATTATATTATATTAGAGATAATAAAAAAGTACATCTTTCAAAAGGTGAAACTATATATTTTACTTCTAATTAGAATATGATAAGCCAGTAACTAATCCAATTACAAATCCAAATCCTATTTTTTTAGTGTAATCAAAAACAATACCTAAAAGAGTAGGATCATATTCTTCTTTTGTTGACTCAAAACATAAAAACTTTTCTTTTTCTTCTTTATCAGAAAAACAATAAATTGTAGTAAAAGAACTATAACTTTCATTTATTCTTTCATTCTTTTTTTTATCAACAATAATTATTTTAGAGTTTCTTATATCTTCTAATTGTTTTACCATTTTAGAAATACAAAGTAATCTTTCTTTAGATTCAGTAATATTAGAACATCCAATAGAAATATTAGGTGAATAATTAATAATTTTTTCTGGTGTAGAACAATTATTTATTAGTAGCGCCAAGATTAGAACAATAATTTTCATCTTTACATACCTCTTTTATTAAATTATGATCTACTAAATTATCAAGATTTTTATAAATACAACTATGTTGTTCAGCAATGCACTCTAAAAAATTCATATCATTTTTATAATTAGCGTTAACAATCTCTTTACTTACAACTTGATTTTCATTGTGATTAAAAGTAGAAAAATATTGGAATATAATACTAATAGATATTAAACTAATAAAAACATACAGTAAAATTTTTGTATTATTAACAACAAAATCTTTTACTGTATTTAATATAATTTTTAAAAAATCATTCATTACTAAATCCTATATATGCTTCTGATAAATTATTACTAATAATTATCTTATAAGTTACATAAGAAGCTAATAATAAAACGCCAATAAAAACTTTACCCTTGTTTTTCAATAGAACTTTCATTATTATCTCCAGTAGCTGTTTTAATCTTGTTAATCATTATCCTTGAAGCATTAGCTTTTAAATAATCTATAACATCTTTTAATCCTAATTCATATAACGATGTACTTAAAAAATATGAATTAATTAGCGCTTTAACTTCTAAGTCGTTTGATCCAAAATATTTAACAACAAAATAATAAAAAACACCTAGCAAAACACTATGTAGTGCTGTTAAATATACTTTTTTAATTCTTTCAAGTAAAAAATTAGAATAAAAATTTAAATCCCATAAAAAATTATTACCTAAAATAATCAAACAAATAAAGTAAATATCAAAACTTCTCTCAAATAAACTTGTTATATAATCCATTATATTTCTCCTAAATATATTATTCTAAAACCTTTAACTCTTGGTCCATTCGCTGCTTTAGACGATTCTTCCATAACTTGTATCATCTTATCCATTGGATACGAAACATATTCTCCAGCAAAATCTTTTACTTCTGTATAACTCTTTTTAAAAAAATCAAATTTTCCATATGGATCATGAAATATAAAACTCTTATTTTCTTCATCTAATCCAACCATACAAATATAATGTCCATCACCAGTTAATTTGGTAGAAGTCATTATTGGAGAACCAGAATTTAAAGCTTTTTTTATATCATCAATAGTTCCACCATGTGGTTTAACTACTGCTTTTCTTTTAACTCCATGTTTTTGTAAAAATTTATTTATAGATGTTTCATAGTTAGATTGAAAAGCGCTCTTTCTAGAAGATTTACCTTGTAACCAAGAAGCATCTATATCTGTAATAAATTCTTTTACAAATTTATCGCTAGCAGCTTCAGGTATAAAAGCAGACATCATAATACAAGCAGATGTAGGACCACATTGAGCAGTTCCTTTAAAATTAATATTTTGTTCTTTAATAACTATCGTATCATTATTGACTTGCCAGTTATATGGTACATCTAACTTTATCATTTACTTTTAACCTCTACTATTATTTTTAAAATATAGAGAAAATTATTTTATTATTTTTTTTTATTTAGAAGCTATACTTCTTACAATCTCATCTAAACGATTATGAACTCTAACAAGACCTTCTCTAAATTCTTGATGCAAAGAACTTTCAATTTTTTTTATTTCATTTTTATTATTTTCTAATTCGCGATCTAATATATTTAGGACTGTTTTTGTACTTTCAATTTCTGCTATTTTAATTCTATTCTCTTGTAAAACTGTATGAGTTTCACCAATAAATCTATCAATTTTTTCTTCAATTCTTTGTAGTTTTATATCTAATTTATTATTATTTTGTTCAGTTTGATCTTCTATTTTTTGAATTTTTTTATCAAAATCTCTTTTTGCCTCTTCAATGTTTTCTTTTGAAATTTGATTAATTAAATATTTCATCGAAAGTAAAATAAGTGGAACCACACAAATGTTTAAAATATTTATTATGGTTAAGATTTCTTTAAATTCCATTTTTAGTCCTAAAAAATTATATATACTATTTTTAAAACAAATATGTAAAAATTATTATTTTTATTTTAATTATATAAAAATTAAAGTGTTAAAGCAACCACTTCTTTTGCTGGACTTATACCATTAGTATTATATAAAATATCTCTAAAAAAACTATTAACGCTACTATCATCAGTTATAAGTATTCTCGTTACAGATCCATTTGGTCCTGATGGAGATGGTCCAATTCCTTGTATATCATATGATCCTGGTGTTGTAGGAGAAGTTGTTCCATATTTATTAAATAACCAAACCGATCCAGTTTGAGCTTTAGGAGAAGTTGATAATCCACCATTAATTCCACCTCTACCAGGTCTAAAAGTAATAGAAGAAGATATATCGCCTATACAAAAAACTGTTAAATGAGCACCACCAGTAGAGCCACCTGGACCACCATTACCACCATTTCCACCAGGTGAACCAGGTGAACCAAGAACGGTTGGACCATTTAAACCCTGTCCAGTAAAAGAAAAACCTTGCCCGCCTGCGCCACCAAAAGTTGATCCTCCAGATGTACCTTGACTAGGAGCAGTATTAGCTGAACTAGGAGTGCCTAAACCAATATAAGAAGTAGAAAGTGTTCCAGCTGAATTTCCAGATATACCTGGTGTTGCCCAAGCACCTGGTCCACCAGGTCCACCTGTTTGTGTAGGATGAGCAACAGAGGTTCCTGATCCACCTGCTCCACCACCACCTCCACCAGCATTTAAATATCCATTGCCTCCTGGATTTCCATTTCCAGAGTAACCACCATAAGACCAATATTCTGTAAGTGTATCAAATCCTGGTACATATGATAGAGCGCCACCTACTCCACCACCACCAGTTCCTTGACCACCATTACCACCTGATCCGCTATTAATACCGTATTCAATAGGCATAGATGATGCTGATCCACCGGCTCCATTAGTCCATCCTGGAGAACCAAAAGTTGGAGCAGATCCAGCATAAGGAGGAGGTTGTGAAAAAATACCTCCAGGAAAACCCCCTAGTCCAGTTCCACCTGCTCCACCTGGACCACCAGTTCCGCCTAATCCGCCATTAACGCCATCAGGAGAAGTGATAGTTCCACCACCTAATATAGATCCACGAACTATAAGAGGAGTTCTAATAAGATTAAGAGTACAACCTGTAGGTATTATTAAATCACCTTGAACTTCTAATATAGACCAATCGTTTATTCCACTTCTTACTGTTAGAGTAATATTAGATCCACTAATAGTTAAGTTATTAACTATACCTCTTTTTCCACTTAAATTAAAAACATAATTAGATGAAATAATAATATTATTAAGAGTTTCTTTTGGCTTTAGATCGTAAACAGTAGAATTTATTCTTATTTTTAATCCAGCATTAGAAGGACTTTTATCAAACCAAATATTAGGTGTAGAAGGTTGTTGAAAAGGGATTTCAGATATTACTAATTGCTGAGTGAAGTTTATTGATTTATTAATGTTTAATCCAGTAGGAGTATTATCAATATTCTCTAATTGAGAAAAATCAATCTTAGTAAGTGCCATATATTTATATTTTTAATCTAAATATCAAAAAAATTTTATTTTTTAATAACTCCATATGACAGCGCTATATTTTGTTCCTTTAACAATTGATTTTGATTCGTGAGGATGTGTGTAATTAGATGGAAAAACTAAAACATCTCCTATTTTTGGAGATATAGAAACATCTTGTCTTGGAAAATAAGTTTCTCCACCAACAAAATCATCATTTAAATAAAATATAAACGATAAAGTTCTTTTTACTTCTAAATTAAATCCACCATCTATATGTTCTTTATAAAAATCTTCCTCTTGATATTTTAAAACTTGAAATCCTTCATCTCCATTATATTTTATATGAGTTTCTAAATTTTTATCAAATTCATATTTATAAATTTTCATTAATTGTTCCATACAAACTTTAAATGAATAAGATAAAATTGAGTGAGCTTTAAGAAGTTCAGAATGTGCGCCAAAAATTTGAGTTAAAAATGACACTTGAGTTTTACGATAATTTTCTACTTTTCCAAAAGTTGTTGCTTCATCCCATGAAGCTTTATTCTCTATTGTATCAATTATAAATTTACAATCATCTTTTTTAATAACATTTTTAAAAACAATAATATCGTCTGTATTTTTATATTTAAATTTAACAGGAGATTCTAACTCATAAAAATCTTTTACATTAGTAGAATTCATAATTATTCCTCATTAATTGAATTTTTAGATTCAATAATTATATTAGATAAATTATTATATAATTCAAGATATATTTTTTTAGCTTCTTCTAAAGAAAAATATATATATTTTTTAATATCGTTACCTTTAATACAATTTATTTTTATATTTTCAAGACCTAGTGTAATTTGACTTAAAATATTAATTTGATCGTGTAATTCAAAATCTATATAATAAATATCATTATCATTTTGATATAAAAAACTTTTTTTATTATCTTCAAACTGTTTTATTTTTTTTAAAACTTCAGATTCTTTTTGGTTATTTTTTTCAATATATAAGTTTAAATTTTCTATTGCTTTTTGACGATCATCTAATTTTTTTAATTGAGTATTTAGAGTTATCTCTCCAGTTTCAAAATTTAAAATTGGAAATTTAACTTCATTGTCTGTTAAAATATATAGACCTAAATAAAGTTTATAATCATTATCATAAACACCTTGAATAAATTTTAACTCCTCTTCTCCATTTTCTCTTTTTATTAAATATACATTATAAGGTTTTTTAATTTCTTTCATGGATAAGTTAAAGTTACTTTAGTTTTAGCTGAAGTTGGACCACTAGCTTCAAATAAAATGTCAGAAAAGAAATTTCCAACTCCAGAAACAGCTGTCCTATTTAGGGTTCCAGATGCACCATTAGGTGTACCAGTAGCACCAGTTAAATCAATTCCAGGTACTGATTCTGAACCTGTTGGTGTAAACAACCAAAGACCCCCAGTTTGAGCCCTAGCAAAAGAAGTACTTCCTCCAGTTAAACCACCTTTACCAGGTCGAATATTTATAGAAGAAGATATTGATCCAGCTACATACATAGATATATGCGCTCCTCCTGTTCCGCCACCAGCACCACCATTTCCTCCGCTGCCGCCCTGTGAACCATCTGTTGGTAAATCATCGCTAGAAGGTGAATACCAAGTGTTATATCTATTACCATTACCACCAGCTCCTCCAGAAGTACCAGCAGCACCAGATGAACCATTACTAGGTGTACCTATGCCAATATAAGATGTAGATAAAATTCCTGCAGATCCTCCAGAAGTTCCAGTAACGCCCGTAGCCGCTGGACCGCCCGGAGGTATACTTAATGGAGTAGAACCAGAACCAGGGGTTCCAGGACCACCTGCTCCACCACCTCCACCACTTATCATTATAAGATAATAAATAGATTCTGGTCTTTCATTATAACCACCACCACCTGGATTTCCATTTCCAGATGATCCACCAGAAGTAGCTGTAGAAGCATAAGCTGACATTCTATATCCGCCACCACCGCCACCAGCTGTTCCTCTACCACCTGGACCACCACTTCCACTAGAGATGCCATATTCTGTTGGCATAGATACGGCTGATCCTCCATTTTGATTTGACCAAGTAGAAGGAGAAGCGCCTCCTGGTTCACCAGTACCAGTACCAGGAGTTACATTAAAAGCCATAAAATATCCATTTCTACCTAATGCTCCACCTGGTCCTCCTACTCCAGCACTTCCACCATTAGTACCATTAGGAGAAGTAATAGTTCCAGAACCAAGAATATTTCCTCTAACTATAAGCGGTGTTCTAACAAGATTTAAAGTACAACCCGATGCAACAGTTAAATCACCTTTAACTTCTAAAATTGACCATTGTGCTGGTCCAAAACTAGATGATCTAAAATCAACTGTTGTAGTATGCGAAGGTCCTGTTCCAGTTATTACAAGATTATTAACGATCCCTACATTACCATTTAATGGAAAAGTATAAGGAGAAGTTAAAGTAATATTATTAAAATCAGTTTTAGAAGCTAAATCATAAGTTATTAAATTTACTTTAACTTTTAAATTACCTGTAGTTTCATCTACCCAAATAGATCCATCTACAGCATTATCTTGAGGTGGTGTTACAGTTGGTAAAATAACCTGTTGCTTAAAGGAAACAGTTTTATCTATATTAATACCAGTAGTTGTTTCACTAGCATTTTGTACTTCATTAAAATTTAATTTTGTTAGAGCCATATAATTTCCTTTTACTCGATATAAAAACTTTGATTTCCTTGTAATTTTGAAACATTATCATCAGTTGCGTATCTTCTTGTTTTTGTTGTGGTTATTGTTGTCCCTAATGCTTCACCATCTTCAGCCCATTCATTAGGTTTTTCTGTAGTTGTGGTTTCTACATTAATAAAAGCTTTTGTAAAAATACTATAACCATCATTATAACTTTTAGTTAATTCAGAAAAATTTACTGTAAGATCTTTAAAAACTATTTTAGTAAAAGTGACATCCCCTTCAAATATTATATATAAAGCAGATTCTCTTTTTTTTGGATAAGTGTTTCCAGGTATTTTTTTAAATCTAACTGTGGCATCTGAATCCTCTTCTGATGAAATCTCTTCATCAACGTGAATATCTATAAAATAAAAAGCAATTAATTTTTTATCTTTATATTTTATTCCGTATGATATTAAATTATTTTTATTTGATATTATACTGTGATTATTTGAATAATTTGAATCTAAATATCCTAAAAATTGATAATCCCATCCCCAACCTTCTTTAGTTGTTACAATTTTAGGTATTGGAAATATTATCCAAGTCATTATTCCACCTATTAACCATTGAATAGGTATCCATTCTAATTCTTTTCTAGTCCAATTATAGAAGTATATAAATGCTTGTTTTGACGTTGAATTAATTGTTACATTAAAATATGATCTAAAACTTAAATTAATTGTTACTGTTATACTTCTATCAAAATCGTTAAATGCAATAATATCTATACTATTTATAGTTACAGTATCAGAATTATTCATTTTACCTGATATTATGCCAGTACTAGGATCTAAAGATAAACCGTTTGGCAATTGACTTTTTCCTGCAGCATTAGAAATTCTAAAATAAAGTGGTCTAATTACAGTTCCATCATTTATTGTTGGTATTAATTCTACTATTTGATTATCTCTATCTAAAATAAAATTATTAGGAGTAGAGGTATAATTTGTTTTATTAGTTGTATATTTAAAAGTATTTAATTCTATATTTCCTACTGGAACTTCTATTTTTATGCTTGATTCTAATTTTTCATTTGTTGAATTATTAGTAGCAGTAATTATTCTTTCTATTGTAGAAATAGTTAACGATGTAATTTTTCCATATACTACACCATTTTGAGGATTTAAATTGATTCCATTAGGAAAAGGCGTATTTATAGAATATGTATTATTAACATTAATATTTATATTTGGTTTTACTCCAAAATCAGCATCTTTATAAAATCTTAATATTTGATTTTGATAATTAAATTCTTTTAAAGGTGTTCTATTAAAATAATATTCTGGTTGTAATAAAGTATCTATACCTAATGGTTTAGTATTAAAAATATTAGAAGCAGATGCCGTACTTGATGAACACATTATAAAATTTCCGTGTTTTTTATTCCAAATAATTGATGATATTACTTTACTACTGAAATTACTTCCTATTCTTAATGTCCATGTTTTGCCATTAACTGATGTCATAAAAATATTATTTGCTCCATCAATTGCTATAAATAATTCAAGTTCTGAACTCCAAGTTATTGCTGTCCAAGTATAAGTATTAATAAAACTTGAAACACCAATATTTGACCAAATTATACCGTTTTCACTATAAATTAATCTTTGAGAGCCAGCATTTCCAATTAATATAAATAAATTTAATTTTGGAGAATATGCTGAATCTATCCAATCATTAGTTGTACTTTTAACGTCTATAGATGAATCACTTGTACAAACTCCCCATGTATTTCCATCGTTATTAGAAAAAAATAATTTAGAAGCAGAATCTGAAACCGCACTTCTAGCGACAACAAGTGTTCCATTTCCATAAGTAATTGTTTTTAAACTATTAGTTGTTGAAAAAAATTCAAAAGGAGGAGTTTCTATTCTCCAATTTATTCCGTCACGAGATATAATTAATCTTCTAAAAGCAAATTCTCCAGTGCCAGTATTAGCAACTGCCACAAATAACCCATTAGTTCCACCAGTATATATAACATCTTGCCAATTAACTGATGGTGTTACTATGTTTCCTACGCTATTTTTAATAATAACAGATATACTCCAATTAGCTGATAAAATAGGATTATTAGATGTAGAATACATGATATAATTAGTTATGCCTTCTCCAACTACAACAAAAACTCCATTTCCATATACTATACTTTTCCAAGTATTAGATGTTAAACCAGATATTAAAGTCCAAGAATTTCCACCATCTTTTGAATAATTTAATATACCTCCATTTCCAACTGCTATAACTAATCCTTCTCCATCTGTTGCTAAACAATTCCATACTGCTGAAGTAGACGTTTGTGCACCCCAACTATCAGAATAAAATCCAGAAAAGGTTTTTATATTGTTAGAATATAAAGATAAATTTATATTATCTAGGTTTTTATTTAATTTTAATCCCATATTATATATTTAATTTTTTTTTCATTCAATTATGAAAGAAATTGTTTGTGGAACATAAGATGGGGTTCTAGTAGAAAAAAGATCCCATCCATAATCTTCAATAGCTTCAGATCCAGTTTGAAAAGCGCCGTCGCTAAAAAACCAAGAAAAATATGTATAATAAGTACTTCCATTACCTCCAGACGTTATATAAGAATTTTCATCATAAATATATCCTCTTCCAGTAAGAGGATCAAAAGTAGAATCTTTAGTTAGAGTTGCTAAATTGCCTATTGTTATTTTTTTTAATAAACTTTCGTTAAAAAAAGATGTACCAGAAATCCATAATTTAAAAGTTGGACCATATCCATCACTACTCCAATCATAGTAAAATGCTATAATTGTATGAACTCCAACTGATGTTTTATCTAAAGAACCATAATTGCTATTAATATATCCTTCTTGATAATAACTTTGAGAACCGACATTAATCTGTTCTGAGTATCCTGTCGTTAATGTTGCATTAGAGTATGCTATTCTTATAGAAATATTTTTAGTAGTGATTCCAGCCTGGTTACTTGCTGAAACTGTATAATTTGAAGAACTAGATATATATGGAGTATTTCCACTAATTATTCCATTAGAATTATTTATGTTTATACCTGTTGGTAAATCTGGAGAAACAATATAATTAGTTGCGAATCCAACTGACAGTGTTGGTTTATATTCTACTTGTGTTCCTGATAATAATAAGCTAGGTATAGTATAATTTAAATCAGAAGGAGGAATAATTATTGGTATTGATGTACTACTTAATTTTCCTGTTATGTATAATTCATTATCTTTTTTTGTAAAATATCTTATATTATCATCTAATTCCCAAATAAATTGAGTATAATCATTTTCTTTATTATATATTCTATTAGAATTAGATTTTAAAAAAATATAAAACTCAATAGTTATTGATTCCCAATTATCTAAATTATAATCGCCATCAATTGTAAAAAATAATTGTTTTTTGTATGATCCAATTCCATTATTAATAATGAAACTTCTTTTTATTGCTAAAGTTAAAATTCCATTATAAATTAATTCTCCTTTAAAATTATAGAAATAATTTTTTTCTATTTTTCCACCAGTTATATTTGAATCATTAAAAAAAGAAGATACAAAACCTTCCCATTGTCCATTAAGAGAAATATCTCCTCTAACATCTCCTGTTTGAATACTTGTTTTTAAAATGTATGTAGTAATTCTAATATCTTTAGTTATATTACCTAATGAGTTTGTTGCTTTAATTCTATAAAAAAGTGTTGGTTGTATATTTTTTGGAGTTCCCTTGATTACTCCAGAATAAGAATTAAATTCTAATCCTTCTGGTAATGATCCTATATTAGATGCTCCTATAACTTCATAACTAAAAGAATAATTTGTTCCTTGACTAAGGATTGGATATATATCTAATAAATCTATTAAATCAGTAGCAACAGTGTTGTTAGAATAGGTTAATTCAGATAAAGTTTTAATTGAATCAAAAATAGTTATGCTTATTTCACACGTTAAAGTCTGAGTATCATTTTTAGCGTATATATTATAAGTTTTTTTATTTTGAATAGATGTAGCAAGACAAATTATTTCACCAGTATTTTGATTTAATGTTACTCCAGTTGGTAATTGATCAAATGTAAAATATTTAAAGCCATAAATTTCACTTATTAGAGGATAACTTTTATATGCAACTGATTTAGCTGATATTATATTTGGATTTGTATATTCAAATTTTAATAAATTAGAGGTTTTAATTAAATCATAATAATATTTTTTTTCTAAAAAATGACTTTGTCCTGAAATTTTTGATGTTAAAATTTTCTCAGCAGCTGATCCAGCTGATCCTATAATTATAAAACTACCAAATTTTCTATTCCAAGTTCCAGCGATCCAAGATGTTCCGCTATATTGTAAACTTCGAGTTGTCCATATATTAGTTGCAATAGGATTATCTAAATTGTAAGTCGTAAAAGATTTATTTGCTCCAGTTCCATTACTTGATATTAAAATCAATATTTCTAATTCTTGACTCCAAATTATTGATTGAAAATTATTAGCGTTTGGTGAAGGAACGTTAGTCCAAATTTGACCATTGAATGATTTTAAAATTATTCCAGAATTACCAACTGTTAAAAATATTTTTAACTTAGAAATCCATATAACGTTATTAAAAACACCATTTATAATATTGTTAGTTGATGATTCTCTAGAAAAAGCTAAAGTCCATTTTTCTGGATTAAAATCAGCATAAGCAATTTTACCTGAGCCATCATTACTTATAATTACGAATCTTTTTAAATCTAAACTATAACATATACTTTTCCAAGATACTGAATTTAATTCTATTTGATTAACTATTGTCCAATTAATAGCATCTTGACTATACATAATTCTATTAATTCCAGAACTTGCTACTGCTACAAAATAACCATTACCATAAGTGACTGATTCCCAATTATTATTTTGAGGTGAATTATTATAATTAAAATTAGCTGTTAAAGTTGGTGTAGCAGATGTAGAATAAAAAGTCCTTGAAACATTAGTGGTTCCAGATGCAGAAATTCCTACGAATTTATTATCTCCAAAAGTAATGCCTTTCCAGTTATGATTAGTATTACCTGTAGTATTAAGAGATATACTAATCCATTCTTCTCCACCACTTGATGAGTATGCTAATGTACTAGTTCCATTTGTACCTGTAGAACTAATTATCATAAATCCATTACCTTCATTAACAGCAATTGAAGACCAAGATACGTCAGCGACTGATTTATTAGTTAGTGTATCAAAATAATATCCAGAAAAAGTTTTTATATCGTTATTATATAGAGTTTCATCATCTTCATTTAAAGATACATTTAATTTAATTGGCATTTTTTAAGAACTCGCATTGTTGATAATTATTTCCGTATATCCATTTTGATAAAAATATGGATTAGTTATTTGATTATTAAATATATATACTGTTGAATCTGTAGAAGAATTATAAAAAACCGTTGCTGTATTTTTTAAATAAACATTATTTCTAAAAGTTATTTTATTCCAATTTAATGAAACACTAGTTAAATTACCTTTTACTTCAAAAACTAAAAAAGAATTTAAAGCTGTATTATCTGATTTTTTTACTTTTCTATATAATACTATTCCTAAGATTGATTCGGGTATATATGATCCAACCGAATTAAAAAAGAAATTTTTTGATAATAAACCTCTGCTAGGTCCAAAGTTAGCGTTACAATAAGATCCTTTAGAAATATAACCTAAACTATAATTAAAAAAATCTTCGATACGATTATTTATAGTATCTATACTAGAAAATATATAAAATTCACCAACTGTTATATTTGTTTTTAGTATATCACAACTTATCTTTATTTTAAAATCTGATGTTGATGGTTTTGAATTAGAAGCAGTAATAGTGTATTCTGTTAATGGTAAATATGAAGATAAATTACCAGTAATTAATCCAGATGTAGAATCTAAAATTACTCCAGATGGTAATAATGGAGAACTAAAACCAATATTATTTCCAGCACTGAAACTTGGTTTTAAAGTAAATAAATTATCACTAAAATCTTTTGCTAATATTGTTTCTGGATATATAAAATTATTGATATTTTCTAAAGAAGAAGATATTTTAATATTAATTATTGAAATTATGATTCTATTTAATTCATTAGTTGCTCTTATAGTATATGTTCTATTTTCTTGTTCTGCAGTTGGTACTCCGCTGATTTCGCCAGTTAAAGGATTTAAAGATAGTCCAGATGGTAAAGATGAATATATGCTAGTATCTAATATATATGTAAATTCATATTCCTCATTTATCATTGGAAAAACTTCTACTAAAGTCCCAATAGTTATTGATATATTACTTATTGTATAATCAAAATAATTTAATCTGTCATCAATTGTTAAATAATTATTTTTACTTAAAAGAACATCTGTTCCTATTGATTTTGTTAATACTATTCTATTACTTGTACCAACATTTGAAATTCCTATAAAAGTTCCATAAAATCTATTCCAAACAATACTAATAAATGATGTTGTATCGGTTCCACTATTTCTTATAAACCAATTTATTCCATCAACACTAGTAAATATTTTTTTAGTTACACCATTGCTCGTACTACTTGATATTACTACAAACATTTCTAATTCTTGTGACCATGTAATAGATGATAAATTAAGACTTGTATTTGCTATTGAAATTCTATTCCATACAGATCCATTAGTAGAAATAGCACCAAAACCAGAATCACCAACAGCAACAAAAACATTTAATTTTTGACTCCAAACTACAGAATTTAGCACTCCTTGTGGAGATGGTCCAACTACTACTGTCCAAGATTTACCATTATATTTAGAAAACATTACGCGATTAGTACCATCTCTACTAACAGCTAAAAACATCTTTAAATCAGAACTATAAGTAATGCTTTCCCAAGAAACTGATCCATTATTTGGGGTAGTAATTAAATTCCAAGTAATTCCATCTTTACTTGTCATGATTCTATTAGTTCCAGAATTAGATACTGCTACAAAATAACCATTACCATAAGTGACTGATTCCCAATTATTATTTTGAGGTGAATTAATATAATTAAAATGTGTTGCTAATGTTGGAGCAGTAGATGTACTAGTTCCAGTTGAATAAAAAACTCTAGAAACGTTAACTCCAGAAGCAGAAATTCCTACGAATTTTGCGTTACCATATGTTACGGTTTTCCAAACTTGATTAGTATTTCCTGATGGAGAAGTAGCAGAACTATTAATACCTGTCCAAGTGATGCCTCCATCATTAGAATAAGAAAAACTATTTGTTGCTGAATCTGAATTATTACTAACTGCTAACATATGTCCATTATTTTCGTTTACTGCTAAAGAAGTCCAAGGTGATGCTATACCTGCTCTAACATACCAATTATCACCATATATACCAGCATAACTTTCTATATAGTTATCATATAATTGCTGTAATTCTATTATTACTTTTTTATTAACTGTAACTGGCATATCTAATATATATTTCTTATTATTACTGTTTTTATTTTTATAATTTTTGTAATTGATATAAAACTTTCTAAAGATTAAAGTTTTATTTTTTAAATATTATTTTGAAATTTTTTATTCAATTATAATTGGATAATTTCCTGATGGAAAAATATTATTAGGATATATATCATTCCAATCAAAATATACTCCGACAAAATCATTAAAACCGTCTATTCCTGTAGTAGTTTGACTAGAGTAAAGAATGTTACTTCCATTATTAATATCTATTTTTGAAAAAAAAGATGTTTTATTGTCCCTTACTGAAATTAAATAAGTATAATCAGGATTAGAGTTTTGAGGATAATAAAAAAACATCATACGTACTTGTTTATATGTATATGCTTTTTGATTTCTATAACTCAACACTCTTATTCTGAGAGATTTAAAAGCAGAATCACTTATAGAACCATATAAACCGCCAGCATCATTAGTCGTTATTCCAACATCGTCAAATCCATACAGAAGAGCTGCACCACTATCATAAGAAGAAGCAGTTATAGTAAAATATTTAAGTACAATTCTTATTCTAATAGTTGTTGAAGAACTACCAAAAGTATTATTTACTGTTATCGTATATGTATTATCATTTGATGCGCTAGGAGTAGTTCCGCTTATAATTCCATTAGATGTATTAAAATTTAATCCAGAAGGTAAAGAAGGCGAAATGCTATATGTTAATGCTCCTACTCCATTACTTGTTAAAGTAGGAGTGTATGATACAGAAGTAGAAACTTGAGGTATCACATAATTAGAAGGATAAGATAATCCTTCTGGTTGTTGATAATTAAGCCATTGACTTTTTGTATTATCATATTTACTTTGTTTTGCTAATATTAAATTTTCATTATTAGTTCTTGTTTGTATATCACTAGATTGTATATGTCCGCTACTAACTAAACCAATATATTTAGTTTGTCCATTTACAACTATGTTAAATCTTCTATCTTGTCTAATAGAAGGACCATTTAAATCACTTATATTATCATAATATTGAATATTATAATTTATATTATTTTTTCTATAATTAAGAGGCACTCTACGTTAACCATATTGATCCATTAGTTATACTTGTACCAGAACTTAATGGTATTGAAATAGTTTTTGTAAACTTTACATCTCCATTAAAAGTATTAACACCGTTAAAAGTTCCCGAACTATTAAAAGTATTAACGTTATTAAACGTCCCTGAACTGTTGAATGCTACAGAATTATTAAAAGTTGATCTTTCACTAAAAATTATTTCTTTTAATACAGAATAACTCCCACTTGAATTTAAACTTATTCCTCTAGATATTGATATTGGCATTTATATTTCCTTATATATCCTAAGATTAACAGTATTTAGAGTTTTATTTTGAAAATAAACTAAATTATCTAATTTTAAATAAACATTTAATTTATCACTTGAATTTGCTGTTATAGTAACGTCATCACTGTTTGTATCAACCCTAACTAGAGGTTCACTTAAACCATTATTTTTTAAAGATATAGTTCCACTTATTGTTGGATTACTAATATCAAAGAAACGATATTGAGCTGATTCTTGCGTTATAAATAAAGATAATAAAGATATTTCACTATTAACTGTTAAAGAATATTCTTTTCTAGTAGAATAAAGATCATATCCTGTAAAGAGATATTGTTTTAAATATTGAATTGTAATTTTAGAATTTAACGGAGGATAACCAGAAAAAGTAATTATATTATTATTAAGTGTAAAAGCATCTCCAGGTATTTGAAAAAGACCATTAATAAAAACAGTAGTAGTATCTATTGATGTTGGTATTTGTGATAATACATAAGTGTTTTGAGAACCAGTTCCAGTAAAAGTTTCTCTAATAATGCTTTGATTAGTTTTAATTTCTATATCAGCTACATTTAAATTTATAAAAGCTTTAGTTCTAGATATTGCTGTAAATAACTTAACATTAGTTTTAAAATTAACTATTTTACCATTATTAGATGAAAGATAATAGTTTTGTCCTGGAATTAATCCGCTATAAGATTCACTATAATCTTTAAGTGAATTCCAGTTAGTAACTGGAAGATTTAATTCTCCTATTTTTATAGCAGTATAACTATTAGGTGTAGCACTTTGTTTTTTACTTATTACATACTGGGAATATTTTTCATTTTCACTAGAATTACCTAATTCATAATCATAAAAATTAACTGTACCTGAAGAAGTCGTGCTAGTATTTATTCCTGTTACAGATAGGGACGTTCCATTTAATGCAATGTTAGTAAAATAATTATTAGATGGTATAGTAATATCAGAAAAATTCAAAAATAAACTTTTATAACCAGAAGTTAACGCTGATGCTGATGTAATAGATGCTGTTTTATTACCAGAACTTCCACTTAATGTATAATTACCAAAACCAATCTGCTTATAATAAACAGGTGATCCTAATGGAAAATCTTGAGAAGAAACAAATTTTATTGTTGCTCCAGTGTTATTAGTATTAATAAATTTTAATGCCAATTTTTTATCCTGTTAAATACCAAGAATTATTATAAAAATAAACTTCTTTATTACTTGATATATTTATTGAGCCTGAACTATTATTTATTAAAAAATTATTAGAAGTAAGATTTACTGTTCCAGAAGACAAGAGCATTATTCTTATTCTATCAGAGTTTTTAACAGAATTTGGAAGAGTTAAATTTATAGTATTAACGTTATTAATTAATAAAATATCTCTCACTTTTAAATTTCTATCTCCATCTATATATCTTGCTGAATCATTAAAAGATATATGAGAAGAATTGTTTCCTGTTCCACTGTATCCAGTAGTTCCAGAACAATATGGAAATAAAATATTAATACTATCAAAATTAGTATTTAAAGTTATAAAATCAGGATAATAATTTATACCACTAACAATTGTTATCCCGGATGCAAAAGTACCATCTGGTTTATCGCTAAATCTTAGAGTTAACGATTTTTGTGCAAGATCAGTGCAATCAAAATAATATTTTTGATTTTTTTCTAAATTAAATGTTATTTGTCCATCATTTCCAAGTTTAAGATTATTAAAATAAAAATTACTTCCACTTGCTGTTACATTAATTTTTTTATAAGAATCATATTCCCAAACATTTTGATTATTATTAGATGTTAGAGTTTGTCCAAATGGAATAGCATTAGGGACCTTATTTTTTAATGAATTAATTTCATTATCTTGAGATGTATTTGTTGTACTTAGATTAGTAAATTGGAAACTCATTTAATTTTTTTCCGATATATAATTATTTTTTTAGCACTTCCTAAATTATTTTTCATTTTTAAATTATTTCCATCCATAAAAAAGCAAAGACCGCCACTAGAGTCAGAATCAAAAACTACATCAGATGAACTTTCAATTAACCCTTCTGTTGGTGTTGAATTATAAATATATCCACTAAAAGTTGTTAAATTAGGATCATCTTGAACAAAACCATCTAATTTATAAGAGAAACCTTCATTTAAATTAACTGATGAGCCATTATTTAATTCATATATTTTTTTCTCACTGAATCTTTCATATTCAGTTTCTGGTATCATAAAAATACTATTTGTTGTAATTGCTAAATATGTTTTTTTATTTATAATTCCTGGTGAACTCGTTACGAATCCAGGATTAGTATCGCTTAAATAATATAGTGTCCCTGGTACTATTGGATTAACTCCATCAATTAATACTACTCCAGTAAATTCTACTTGTCCAGAAAATGCTATTTTTATTTTATTTGTTGTTACCGAGGTAACAATTCCAATCATTTTTATATCTGAATTATCAGATATAGCTTTTTGCCAATAATTATTTTTATAATAAACAATATTATTTACAGTAAACGGATTAGTTCCACCACTATAGTTATTAAGATTAAGTGTAACCTCTAATTCATAATTACCACTTCCACCACTAGATCCTGAATAATTAAGAACTAACCAGTCTCCTTGTATGCTAGTATTTGAAATTAATATTAATCCTAAACTTTGTTTTGATTTTACTTGAAAATAACTTGAAGTATCATCATGTTTATAAATCCTTATATCAGATTCACTATCGTTTAAAAAAGTAAATTGTCTTGCTACATTTAAAGTTTGAGCGTTTGGAAGATTAATATTTTTAAATGCATCGTTAGAAAAACCAGAAAAATAAATTTTGTCAGAAACAGTATTCAAAAGATTTTGTGTTATTGGAGAAGAAATATTTATTTTTAAAAAGTTTTCAGCGTCAAATACTTTAATAAAGTTAGGAGAGTCTGCTTGAAAATTATTTGATATAAAAGATATTGTTGAAAACCAAATAGAATTATTATATATAAATAATTCGTGTTGACCAAGTAATAAACCAGAATTCCAACTTCTTAATCTTAATGATTCTTGTAATGATTCAGAACTGGCTTTTTGCCATCCAGTTCCAAAATTTCTAAAATGTAAAACACCATTAATGGATCGAAATTCAACTTTTTTTTCTCCAGCACCTAAAGAAAAACTTTCAGAACTTGTTCCTAAAACATCTAATAATTTCATTTATATTCCTTGTTGATATAAACTATGAAAAACTATTTCTCTATTAATTCCTGTTCTATTTTTAAGATATAAATCATTATTAATATTAAAAATACAAAAATAACTTAATGTATCACCACTTACTATTTTATCACTAAAAGTTATGATTTTACAATCTCCTCCGCCAGTGACCCAATAAATATCACCATTTAAATTAGCATCGAAATTATCAAAAAAACTATATTTACCTGCTTTATCTATTGGAAAAATACCGCTTGCTCCAATAAATTTATAGCTTTGATTATTTTGAAAAATTATTTTTTTAACTTCTAATCCAAAATTAATTTGATCTCCAGCAACTGATAAACTAGTCCAAATAGGTGCTGTTATATATTCTAAAAAAACTAAAATTTTATTTTCATTTGGATTAATAATAGTTATTAAAGCATTACTACTTGTATATACATTAATTATTTTTGAAGAATTATTTTGGATAGTGTACTGTGATCCAACAGATATTTGTGTTGGTTCAGGCATTTTAAGATAAAAATTTCCTGTTCCTAACCCGTAAAGGTGTACAAAATTAGACGATAATAAATCTAATTGAAAAGGGTTGTCTTTATATAAAGAAACATCAACCTTTGTTAAAGTATTAATGTTAGTTATTCTTCTATAATAATCATTAGTATTAATAAAAAAACTTTCAGAAGTATGATTTCCAATTACTTGAAATAAATTTTCATTATAATATATTAAGTCACCTTCACTATAATAAGTATTAGATGCCCAAGATATTGGTGATAAAGTTATAGTTGCATCAGAAGATAATAATTCTTTATATGCGTCTCCAAAATTTTTAAAATATAATTTACCCTCAATAACTCTTAGATCAACAGCATTAGTTCCTTCGCCTATTCTAAAAACCTCTGATGTTGTTCCAGTAATATTTATTGCTTTCATATATTATATATTTTATACCTAATCTTTAATTTTCTTTATAAAATCTTAAATTCATAATATTTCCAGTATTATTTTGAAATGTAACATAATTAGTTGCACTTGAAATATAAATATTGAATTTATTAGCTGTTCCAGGATTTTTAGAAATATTTGAACTACTTGTATCTAATGTAATAATTGGTTCTAAAGTATTATTACTGACTACTTTTAACGCCATTACAACATTTATAGTAGGATCATTTAAATCAAAAATACGATATATTCCAGTTTCTTGTGACCCAAAAACATCATATATATCTTTAGAAAAACCATTATTTAGATTAACATCTATTTTATTATATTGTAAAAATTTAATTTCTTCTGTGTTTAAAATATCATCTTTTATTTGATTATAAATTGGTGAATTAGAACTTGTTTGAATATTAGTTATATAATTTTTACCGACTAATTGAGAGCAACCCCAAGGATCCCCATCAAAACCATGCTGATAATATTTTAGTTTATTAGTAGATGAATCAAAAAATAACCAATAAAAATATCCAAATTTACTAATATTAACATTACTTCTTAAAGACGTTCTAATATCAAATGGTAAATCAAACGGTATTCCTAAACGATGTAAGTTACCATCTGGATTAAACAGCATAGTATATAATTTATTAGTATTTTTTTCATATCCTATAACCGTACTCCATCCTTCAATTAATTTTGAAGATCCTAATAAAATCCAAGAACTTGAACTTAATTGATTTTCAATTTCATTATTAGTTCCAGTTATTATACTGTTTGTACTATCAACTAAACATTTATTTATTTTTTTAGTAATAGGATCTATCCAAATATATAGTAAATTATCTCCATATTCTATAACTTGTAAATAAATTTGCTGTAAATTACTATTGCTTTCAAAACTTATTTCATTGTCATACCATTTAGAACTTGGAAATACTCTTGATCTTGAAATAACAAAATTCCTTAATTTAACTTTTAATTCTGAACTTTTATTTTTATGATAATAATAAATTACTGTAAAAGAATCTTTAGAAATAGATACTAAGTGTGCTGATATTAATAACTTTTCACTTCTAAATATTTTATCATCGTCAATATATTCACTATCTAAATTAAAAGATGGAATAGAATATACTGGATAATTTTTAACTATTTGTCCTTTCCAGTTTATTCCACCTATTTTTATAGAATTGTTTAAATATAATCTTTGACGATTAGCAGAATCTGATAAAGAATCTTCTTTTACTGTTAAGACTCTTTCATATTCAATTTTATCTGTAAAAGATAATGAAATAGTTTTTGAATATAATTTATTAATTGTTCCACTAGAAGATGTAAATGTAGAATAATAATCATCTATATCATCACTTTTTATTGTATAAAATCTATTTCCAAGAGATGTTTCATTAAAAGTTGTTTTTGGAACAGTATCAATAATAGCATAATTATCTTTATTAAAGAAAACTACATTGTGATAATTTGAAGATCCAGATGAATTATTATAAAATAAAAGTAAAGATTCGTCATATGATGAATTAAATGGTTGTGGTTCATCTAATAATTTGAATGTTCCAGATGCTGATATAAATGTTCCAGATGCTGACATAGTAAAGAAGGTTGAACCTTCAACTAAAGTGTTATTAAAATTTACATCATAATAATCTCCTGATCCACTAGAGTTTCCAAAAATAAAATATCTATTATCTAAATTTTTATCTTTAACAAAATTAATACCACTATATGCTCTATTAGAATTAATAGGCGATGAAAAATTAATTGAAGATAAATTTGTAAAGTTTAATTCTCCTTGTGAATCAAATAAAGAATTCGATAAATTTAAAGCACCTATATTAGTTCCACTGCTTGAAGGATATACTAAATATCCATAATTATCTTTTTTAATAAACGAAACTGTATAATCGTATTCAACTCCACTTAAAGAATTTATTGCTGGATTATAAATTTTTGCATTACTTGTATAATTAGTTCCAAATGGTGTACCAAAATCATTAGATGTTAATAAAGGAAGTAAACTTATTCCATGAATATTATATTTTTTAGTGTTTGTTTTTAAAACTACTCCGATAACATTAGAGTCTAAATTAACGTCTATGATCTTTCCAAAATTTTTACTATAATTAGCTGATGGAGAAATTGTTACTTTATTAGGTGATTTTGTGATTGAACCAGTTGATGATATTTTTATAAATTCTACATAAATATTACTAGAATCACTCCATACAATTAAAAGAACTTTTAATACATCTTTATTAACAAAATACGTATCTAATATTTTTCCATTTGATAAAGATATACCATCTAAAGCAGTATAATAAGAATTTAATTGATGTACATCTTTTTTTATTGTAGATACAATACTTATATTATAAGTAGTCACTGTTGTTTGTCTTAATAATAAATAATTATTATTATCAAAAAGGTGACTTTGAAAAAAATAATTATTTGTATAATTTGATATTTCAAAATTATTATTTTTATTAATGTTTTTAATAAAATTAGGTCTAAAATTATAAACAGAATATTTATACGAATTGTCACTATTTATGTAAGTAATAAAAACAGTTGATTGTCCAGCTGATAATAAATTTAAATTGGTGATATTAGTTAATGTATCTTCAAATGAATTATATAATTGTCCACCATCATTGTAAAAAGCCTTTAAATTTATTTTTCCATTTTTAGTATATGAAACTATAAAAATATCTTCATTTAGAATACACGTTCCTATACTTTCAATTTTCGTTGTTAAACCTTGTTCAACGTAAATTGGAATTGATAGTGATTTAGATGCATTAATAGACGTAGATTGTGGATATTTCCAATTTTTTTCCCAAGAATCTAAAATAACTAATTTAAGATCATATTTTTCCGCAATACCTTTATCTAAAAATAAAATTGCTATGTCATTATTATCTAATTCAATTAATTTAATTATATTACCAGTAATAGTTATGTGATTAGTTGTTAAAGTTCTATAATCTATTGTTTCATTATCGTCAAAAAACTGTAATTTTCCATCTTGATCAAATATTTTTATCTTAGAGCCGTAAATATTAGAATAAGCCACCATAAAAGAATTTGTAGAAAATTTACAAATTGAAGGATAAGTTGATAATGTGTTTTCACTATCAATAATTTTAATATCAGTAATTGTTACTTGTTTTAAAGGAGAATAATTGTAAGTAATTAATCCAATTTCCGTAATTGATCTTTGATAAACTATTCCTATTCTATTAATTCCTATATCTCCTATTTCAAATATAAAAGGAGAAGCTATTGGAAAGTCTGGATTACCAATTACTGCTGCTGAATTTTCTAAATAATTTCCACTAGTATCATATAATTTAATTTTTATATAATATTGGTTATTTACCTGAATTACATATCCAACGGCAAAATATTTTTCGTTAAAATTACACGCTCTTATTTCTGAACACTCAATATCTTCTACTAATATTTCATTAGCAACTTGAACAAGATCAAGGGCCCCTAAATCTGATGTATCTTCAGATTTAACAAAGTTAATAATTTTTATTTTTGGTCTAGATCCATTATAACTTTTAAAAGCAGTAATTGAAGAATTATTTATAAATAAAGTAGATCTTTTTATTTCAGAATCATAATTACCTATGATTGGAAATAAATTATCACTTAAACCTAAAGTTGTTCCTTCTGAGTTTTGCGCTCTTAAAAATTCATAAAATTTATATTTTGTTATTTCTGATTTTAAATATAAAGAATTTTCTTTATATTTAACAGAATCTAAAACTAATGATTTACTTAAATATTTTTCTGATATTATTTTTGTGACACTTTTATTAGAATTTATATCATTTAAATCTTTATCTAATAATTTAATGAATTCTCTTTGTCTTAATCTTCTTTTTATATCTAAATTACAATAACTAACATAAGATGCAAATTCATAATCCTTTTTTCTTAATAATCCATATAATGCCATATTTTGTTCAAAAGGCATAGGATATAAATAATTCCATCTACTATTTACTAAATAATTTATATCGTATAATCCAGTATCAATACTCATTTCTGATTTTTCATTTGGTGTTTCAAAAATTAATTTTTTTCTATAAAAATCAGATACTGAACTAAAAAACCCATCATTAGTTGGAACGAAAGATTCATCAAAAAAGTTAATTCCTATAAATGGTAATGTATTAGCACTAGCACCTGGACTATAATCTAAGAAATCAAAATCATTAACAAGAGTTCCTTCTGTAAAATCTTCAGTTGAATTTAAATCTTTTTCTAAAGATAAATTTTCTAATAAAATATTATCATTTCCAATATAAATTGGTTTATCATATAAGTGATTGCTAAATTTAACAATATATTTTTCTTCATCAAAAGAAAAATTAGTAAATTCTGGATCTTTATAAACGATATTATACGAATCATTAATATTTACTGTTATAGGTCCAGAAAAACCAAAGTTTTCATTGCTTATTAATCCATTTACTTTCCATGCTTTTTCAACTTCATTTTCTTTTTGTAATTTATAATTTATATCAGATATTTTATCTTGTAAATTAATCTTTAATTGATCGTTTATATCTGTGTGTTTAATTGAAAAATCAGTGCTATTTCCATCTATAACGTCATATTTATTATATGAAACAAAAACTCTTCTAGGTATAGCGTCTGGATGAAATTTAAATACTCCTACATGCACATCTAAGAATACTTCATCTAATTGTTGAGAATTAGTTGTTATTTGATCTAAAGCTCTTGCTAATATTTGATATTTTACTGGACGAAAATGAGGAGCTTCTGCTCTAGCATTTCTTTGTACATTTATATCTCCAAATTCATCTTCTATTAAAATGTTATCTGGATAATTACCTGAAATAGTTCTATAAAATATTTCTATAAATGAAGATGACGAATTGCTTTCTCCTAATAAATCTTCTGTAACTATATATGGAGTCCCTTGTTGTAATCCGTTTATAGATAAATCATTATAACCTTTTAAACTTAAAAAATACCATTTAGATGATTCTATTTTTGGTATTTGAGTTAAAATTTCAGTGTCAGGATATAATAAAGAAACTTTAGAATAAATGCTTTGTTCTCCAAAAGATCCATTTATTCCGCTTAAAACTTGACTTTTTATTAATTCTGATTCTATAGTATATTGAGAATCACTTATTGCTTGAGGAATATTTTTAAAAATTATAAATTCAGATGTAGTATCTATATCTTTAAATAAACCAGATATTGTTAATTCATCTTGTGTAACATTAATTATTTTACCTATTTGTAAATTTCCTTGTCCCTGAGAAATAAGTATAAAATCTTTTCTAGTTACTGTCTGTATTCCTATAGTAGTAAAATCATTAATATCATCAGTTCTTATTATTTTTATATATTTAGTATTAATGTCAGGAGTATCTGTAAATGAAACCTTTAAGTTATCAGTTAATTGATCATAAGATGTTATTTTGTAAGTAATACCTTCTTGTCCAATAGATATTGAATTGTTTTTAATTCCTATGTTAAAAGATATAACATCTACAAATTTTAATCCAAAAATATTATTTTGAATTTCATTTAAAATAAAAGGTATATTAGTTAAATTACCTTCGCTAATATCTGTATAATCATGTGGTATATTAGTTTCACCATAGTTAATTAATTTAGTTTCATTATAATCATATCCAAGAACTGGATCAGTAATTTTACCTTGTCCTTCTTCCCAATCTAATAATCTTCCTTTTATATCAACAAGATGAATCTTATCGTTTGTTTTAATTGAAAAATAACTGTTATAGTGATTTATAGGAGCCCTTAAAATATTTTGAATTCCACCAGTTATTCCTGCAATTGAGGTTATATTTTCTATTGAATCTACAACTATTGAAGTAGCATTATCACTTGTTTTATAAACTAAAATAGATAAAACACCTACAGTTTTAAGATCAATAAAACCACCTGGTTCTATTTGATTATTAATATTATCTCTATAAAGGGGTATTTTGACATTGATTGTAAAATTAGTTTCATCTATTGAACTTATTTCAAATTCACCATCAAATGTTTTATTATCGCTTTTAGATATTTTTAAGAAATTAATTGCACCTGAAACATTACTTATAAAATCATTACTTATATCACGATTATTTTTTTTAAGTTTTAATTGATGAATTATTCCACTAACGTGTGTAACACTTTCAATTTGATAAATAACATCTAATTGAGTATTAATAGGAGGAATAAAATTTGATACTTCTATTCCTTTGAAGATTTCCCATCTTGATTTTTTAATGTTATAAGAAATAAGATCTCTTCTATAAATTGGATAAAGATCTCCATTTGGTATTTCATCTATTTGTTGTCCAACCTCAAAAGTAGGAACATTCATAAATAATACTAAAGATCCAGAGTTTAATGTATAATTTGTTTTTAAATTTTTTGATAATTTTACTGCTGTTCCAGTTATTCCTATTACTTGAGTTCCATCTTCAAATTCTGATCCAAAAATAACAGATCCAACGCCAATAGAATTTTGAAAACTATTTAAATCGGTTGCTGTACTAACATTAAAAGTATTTCCACCGCTAACTGTGGTTTGTACTGTTGTATAAAAACTTGTTGGTTCTAAGAAAATTATTTCATCGTTATATTTTATTTGTCCGCTTTTTATTCCAAAAGATTTAATATAAGTTCCTTCAACTTCATTTAAATCTTTTTTAATGTCAAAAACTTGAAAATTATCTCCAACTTGATAGAATGATCCATTTGAAATTAATGAATTTATTTTTTGATATTCACTAAATAACTTATTATCGTTATGTATTAAATCAATAAAAGTCTGATCTAATTTAGATGAATCAACATCATCACCAAATTTAATTAACCTTACAGTTTCGTCAGTATAAACGTTACCTACATCTGAGGAACTAAAACTAGCATTAGCAGTAGTTGGAATATCAATAAATGAATTACTTTGTATTGAGAAATATTTTTTTCTTAAAACGCTCATATAATTTATTTTTCTATATTTATTTTATTTTGTTTTTTTTATTTTTAAACAATGCTTTTAATTGTCCACGAAATTAAATATGAAAATTGATCACTCTTTGAAAAACCTTTGGGAGAAGTTGTAATTCCACTAAAATAAGGAAATCTTATTATTGAAAATAAATCATCTTCTCCATTAAAAAGAAAAGCTTCTGTATAATGAACAGGTAATCCAGAAGAACCATTTCCTTGAGTTTGACTCATTGTAATGCTAAAAGTTGCTGCGTAATCATCAATAAAGGATCCAGAAGGAGAATCGGAATAATTAGTAGTTAAAACAGGATAATAATCAATTCCTCCTGTTAACGGAAATCTTGTATCAATAGTAGTTCCAATACCATTATTATAACCAGTTACTGGTACAATAGAATTAATTATATTAAACGAACCTATTTTAAATTTAATTAAAACTTTAGTAACACTTCCTATTGCTCCACTACCCAGAGTAAATTTCACAGACCAATATCCAACTGTTTGTGTACCAGTAGGAGGTGTATAATAAATTTTATGAGTATTAAGATCAGTTGATAAATAAGGACTTGAAATATTATTGACGTTAGTTGCTGATGTACCGCCATTTACAGATGATCTTGAATATACATTGTTAAATGTTAAAGTTGCTACAACTGAATTGGATGAATTTAAAAGATCTACTGATAAAGTTTTATGAGATGGCGGTCTTTCTTGATTATAATTAAGATTTTCACCTAAAAGATTATCGTTTAATATTGTAATTATTGTTGCTCCATTAACCCAATTTACACCATAACTACTTACAAGTATTGCATCAGATTCAATGCTACTACCAAAATTACTTCCTTCACGACTTTGAATTGCGCCTATAGAATCACTAGAAGCGTTAGCTGTTCCTGTGGTATATCTACCACCAGCAGGAGAAAATTCAGTAGAATTAGTTAAATTATTTCTAAAAGCTCCCTCAGAAATATCATAATAAGAATAAACAAGATCAGTGTTATTATTGCTATATGGGGAATTACCAAATCTCATTCTTGATATTTTGTAATTAGAAGAATTTATTGTACTTCTCCAAGGCGAACTTCCTTGAGCTAATAATCTAATAACTGTACTTTTAGATAAATTAGTTATTTCATTATGAAAAGATGATCTATCAACTTCTTTTCCATTATAAAGTTTTATCCAACTAAATTCACCTTTAATTCCGCCTATATCTTCTGCAAATTTATCTAAAGGTTCCTTTGCTTTTATAAAATTTTTATTCCATATTTTTTTAAATAAATTCATTTATTTCTCCATTTTTATTATATTATTATTGTGTAGTATAACTTAAATCTTCATTCAACATATCTTTAAAATCATAAAAAATTTGATCATCAAATTTTAACGAAAAATCCCATTTATTACTAAAAGAAAACTCTTCTCCATAAAATAAAACATCTCCAACATTAAATTCTTCATTGTTTGAAATTAATTCAAATATATTTTCAACTATTGAATTAGTAAAATTAATATTCTGTGATACTTCTGGAGGAATTATCCCTGATGCATATAAATCTCCAGGTTTTGGAAATTCTTTTAAGTCGCTAACAGATATTGTACCTGTTAGTTCTCCAATAATATCATTAATTAAATTAGATCCAGTTCCTCCACCAAAATCTAAATTAAAAGATTCTAATATATATTGTATATGTGATGGACGTAAAAAATCAAGGTATCTTCTAATAACTAATTTTTTTTCTGGTGAAAAATCTAATGGATTTTCAAAATACTGATCATTATATGAAGAATTAAAAATAACTCTTACATAATTACTTTTATTATTTTTAAATACATTTTGATCATAAGAATTAGTTCTTGAAATAAAAGAAATACCGCTTTTGGGTTGATAAGAAATGTTTCCACTAGCATCTGTTATTCTAATGTAGTTTCCAAAATTATTATTTTCATCAGAAAAAAGTATATTTCCATTAGTATCTGTCATTCTAACGTAGTTTCCAAAATCGTTATAATCGTTAGAAAAAAGTATATTATCTTTTCTAGGATCATCTCTTGGTAAAGGTGGATTATCTAAAAGTGTGCCATCAGTATTATAAGCATAAAAAGTTGATAAAGATTCATCATCACTATTTATTTCTATAAGATCACCGTTTTTATCATACCAAAATTCTTGAATAGATGTATTATAACCAAGAGCTCCAAAAAATAATTCGTATGCTAACTTAGTTCCTCTAACAGTTAATAAATCAAATATATTACTAATTATTTCTCTAAAAGTTTCATCATTAACATATTCATACTTAGTATTAATTTGCGTAAAATCAATTCTTTCAAATCCAACATTTTGTGCTAATAATGAAATAAATTTACTTTTACCTTCTTTAAAAGATGATATCATTTTTAAATCTTCATTATAAGCATATAATATATCTAACATTTCCATAAGAGTATCAAAAATACTTTTTACGAATTGGTTTTTAGATAAATTATAAGAGTCTAATCCAGGGATTAAATAAGTCATGTAATTATCTTTAAAAAAAGATCCATGACAAATAAATTGTTTTGAATAATAAAAAACTTCTCCTTCGTAAATAAAAGACGCTTTTATTATTCCACTACCTTCACTTTTAGCAAGAATTTCAATTTTTTCACCATCGTTAGAATTAGGAATTATATAAAAATTATTATCTAATGAAAAAATATTAAGTGAATCATTAGGATAATAATTAGTAATATTTACTTCGCCTAAATCACTCGTTTCTGCTATAACTGATAAGTTTATATTTTCATCTTTTAAGTAATTATTGAAATCCTTTTGATGTGAAAATTTTATTCTTAAAATTTTCATGCAATCTTGACTCGTAATTTATATGAATCGTATAATCCATTTAATTGAGTATAAGTTTCTTGTAAATTTTTTATTCTTCCAAGAAAGCTTTCATTAAAAATAAAATAATATTGATTACTATTAGTATCTGTTAAATCAGATGATGGTAAATTAATTTTTACTTTTTCTACTGATGGAAGTCTATTTTTATTATTTAAATATGATTCAACAGTTAATAAATTAAAGCCAGAACCTATATTTATATCTTCTATCATATTATTGTAAGTAAAACTAGAATAAATAAGATTAGTTGTATCTAAAATTGCTTGTTCTCTAGAATAACCTTTTGCTGGTGTTACACTTATATCTAATAATATAGGTTTAAATACTACTCTCTTTAGTAGAGGTTCTACGCCTATCATTTTTTTATCTTTGGATTTTAATTTTAAGATATAATCTAAGGCTTCACTTTCTGGTTCATATGGATTAGGAATCATTGAAACAGTAATTAAATTATAAATCTTTTCTTCATAATTAATAACAAACTGAGTAGAAGTGTTGTACATCTCTGTTATTCCATCATCTCCCACGGGAAAAGAATAATCGCCAGCTGATCCATTAGAATCTTTTAATTTAATTATTAATTGTCCATTTTGATAATCGTATTTACAAAGTGTAGAATTAGTATCGTCAAAAACTACATCATTTGCTGAAACCCCATTATTTTCACCAGTATTACTAATATTAGAAAAAGTTAAAATGTCAAAAGTTTGCTGATTATTAATTGATGTTACAGTTAAAGAGCTTCCTTCTTTTAAAAAAATTGGATTATTATTTTTATCTTTAAAAGAAACAATTATTGTAGGACCAGTTATTAAATTTGGGTTTAACCAAGTAGTTATTAAATCATCATAAGTTTTTGTTTTAGAAATTAATTCAGTAGAATTAAGTCTTAGAGTTATTTGATGTGTATCATAATTATATATAGATGTTTCTAAAAAACATTTTCTATTTTGTGGATATGCTTCTTGATATTGAGGTATAATTGATAAAAAAGTTAGAACTGAATCACTAGGGTTAAAAACCTGAATTTTAGATGTTATTCCAGATGATAAAGATCTAATAACTAATTTTTTATCATCATCTATGTATGCAAATGGAGTAGATGAACTAAAAGAATTATAATATGTACTAGCGGTTCTAATTTTTTCGTCAATTCTTGCTGCTAAAGCAGTTGCTTTACCATTATTATCAACACCATAAGCAGTAACTGGTATTTCAATCTTATAACAAGCATTACCATTAACTGTTGTAGAGCCAACTTGATCGTCAATATTAAAATATAAAAACTGTTTACCTTGAACTAAACCTATATTTCCTAAAGCATCTTCTGAGACGACTTTTGCATTAGATATTGCTGGATCAGGTAAATTTGTTGATCCGCTATAATTACCACCCCATACAAGTCTATCGACTTCTTTTCCAGTAGAATCATATGCTGATACATATAAACTTCCATTAAGAGGTGGTTTAAATGGAAGAGGAAAAGAAAAATCTGTTGATCTAAAAAAAGATATTAAAACATCATTTTCTGCTCCATCGTGTATACCATCTAAATTAAGAAATTTATTTAATTCTAATTCAAAAATGTTTTTATAACTAAGGTAAGTATCTGTACTATTAGGTACTGGAAATAGAAAATTATCAAAAATTCTAGGCGGAACTATATAGTTATGATAATGTAATAATGGTACATTTATTCCATTATATTTTGGACTAATAACTCTATGTTTAATAGAAGATCCACGTAATTCGTTTTGAGCGTCTATATCATCAATAATTGATCTAGTTCTACCGATTCTAAGTGGAGCATAAAATTGAGCTTCGTCTAAACTTTCACGATCAGATCCTCCACCGCCACCTAAAAAATTATAAAATGAAATTGGTAAAGTATTATAATTATCTACTGTAATGTTTGTTACTTGATTTATTCCACCCCTAGTAACATTAGAAAGTATACCTCCTCCTGTACGATAAAACATTGTTAATGTTCCACCATTAGAAGGAAAAGATCCGCCAAATTCTCTTGATCCAAAAATTATTTTAGCGCTTCCATCGTTATTATATCTTATTTTATAATGAGGAACTCCACCCATTGCTTTAGTAAACATAGTAGTTATTTTTGGAGTTATTACAAAAGAATCAGTTTCAATAAGTTCTATTTCATTTAAAGTTTGATATTGATAATAAATTCTAATAGAACCTTCTATAATGTTAAGGTCGGTAATATTATAAATAAATTTTTCAGTTTGAGTAATGGGATCTAAAACATGATTTTTAGAAATTGTAGATCCACTAAAAGCTTTTACTTTAACAAAGTTTTGTGCTGGTATTTCTATTGACGATCCATAATTAATTTTACTTGTTTCGTTTCCATAATCATCTTTTTCTAAATTATAAATTTCATATGTTGTAGATGATCCATCAATAGTAGTTGCTGTTAAAGAATATCCAGGGTTTAAATAAAATGGAGTAGTAAAAGAACCGCCATCATTAGGTCTAATAGTGACCTCTACCATTGACGCTGAATTTTGTTTTAAATTTAAAGAAAAATTAGAAAGATAATTTACTACAGATAATGGATCTTTAGCTTGAGTAACAAAAGTTTCTCTTAAAATTCTATTAGTCGTTTCAGCATTTTTAGAAAAAAGATAACTAAAAGTATTAATTATAAAATAAGAAAAATTATGTAAAAGTTCACCATCCCAAATAGAGTTCCAATTAGTATCAGATTGTATTCTTTCTACTATTTCTTGTACTAATGCATCTCTATCATATTCAATTAAATCTGGCGTTTTAATTTGTGTTAGCGATTTTAAAAAATCTGACATTTATACCTCTACTATCTTAAAAAACTCGATTTCTTGATTTTGCTGAGAAGTATTATCATAGATATTAATCCTAATCAGTATTCCATTTTGTCCAGCATCAGCGTTTAATATTTCAATATATATATCATCTATTTCTAATTCTGGTTCTCTTTCTTGCATTAAAAATGTAATTTCATTTATTATATCATCTGCGGAAATATCATCTTCGGGTTCGTGAAAAAAATCTTGTATTGCTGATCCATAATCAGGAAAACCAAGAATTTCACCTTCTGGTATAAATAATAATCTTTCTATTCTTGCTCTAATGTAATCGCTATTTTCCGCAACAGAAGACATTAAATTATTAAAAATTAATCCTTTCATATAATAATAGTATTTTTAATCTTATTATCTATTTTATTATTTTATTTTTATTTAGTCTATGATAATTATTTTTATGTAAAAATTTTTTTTAACATATAAAAAAAAACATAAACATTATATAAACATTATGTATAAAATACTCTGAAGGTGGATAGTAAATTTAATACTGTTTAATTAAAAAATAAACAAAAAATAATAAAAATAAGTAAATTTTTAGTGATTATTATATAAAATATATTTAATATGGCTACGAATGATAATATATCTTCTAAAGTTTTTAAAGAAATTAGAGATCGTTTAATTAAGAATGAAATTGATCCAGAAATTATTGGATCACCAGAATGGAAGGAAATTAAAGATAATTCCTTAATTCCATTAAGTTCCGTATTTAGTGATATTAACGACACTACAATAGGAAGAGACATATCTAGACATTTAAATAACATCATTAATACTTTTGATCGTGATGATCGATATGAAAGATATAGACTAGCCATGAAGATGTCAGAGGTAGATGGAGCCTTAGATATTTATGCATCAGAAACAGCTACTCAAGATGATAGAGGAAATGTAATAAATACATTTTGTTCATCATCTAAAGTTGAAAAAATAATAAACGATCTTTTTGATAGAATAGGTATTGAAGATAAAGGATTTGATATTATTAAAGGTATGTGTGCTTATGGTGATGAATTTTACGAAATAATTTATTCTAAAAATGGTAAAAGCATACATTCAATTAACATGATTCCTCGTGAATATGTTGGAAGATACGAAGAAAATGGATCACTAAAAAGTTTTTTTATTAGAAAAAGTAAAAAAACTAGAGACCAAAGAGACTCATATTATTCATTCGATTATGCAAAAGTAAGTAAATCTGATCACGTAGAAATAGAACCTTTTAGAATTTTACATTGGAGAGTTTCTAGTAGTGAATTTGCACCTTATGGAAAAAGCATCTTAGATTCTATTATTACTCCTCTAGAAGAATTAAGATTAATGGAGCAAAGTTTATTAGTTGCTAGGATTTCTCGTGCTCCAGAGAGGAGATTGTATTATGTTAATGTTGGACAAGCGCAAGGTGAAAAAGGTATTGCTATGGCTAGAGAAATTATTAAGGGCCTTAAGAAAAAAAGTATCCTTGATAAAGCTAATGGCAATAGATTAGAAAGTAATGTTGATTTTTTTGGTGCTACTGAGGACTTAGTAATACCATTTAGAAAAGATGAAGAAAAAAGTAGCGTTGAATCTTTACCACAACTAAATGATCCTGGTCAATTACAAGATTTAGAATTTATTAGAGATAGAATTTTTCCTGGTTTAGGTATTCCTAGACAGTATCTTTTTGACGATACTTTTGCTAATGCTAATACTAATCTTTCTAATAAAAGCATTCAATTTGCTAAAAGAATTCGCAGGATTCAAAAGTTTTTTATTTATAACCTTTATAAGTTAGCGTATATTGAACTTAAATTAAGAGGAATAAATAAGAAAGATTATGAAGATCTACTAATCACAATGAATAATCCATCTAACGTAGATGTTAGAGAAAAACTAGAAACAGAATCTAATAAATGGAATTTAGTATCGTCTATTAAAAGCATGAATAGCGATAAAGTTTTTTATAACGATTTTCAGATTTATCAAGATGTTTTAGGTCTTAATCACGATGAAATATTAAAATTAATGGTTCAAAATATCGCACAAGAACAAAATAAAAATCCATTTGGTTTTGTTCCAGAAGATAAAAGACCTGCAGATTTTTTAATCATAGATCAACTTAAAGCAGATGTTGAAGAAGGCGGAGAAGAAGCTGTTCCTGGTGAAGATTCTGACAATAATGGTATTCCTGATGAAGCTGAAGCAGCCTTTGCTTCTGTACCTGGCGAGGGTTCAGAAGAAGATATAAGTGGAGCACCTGATGAAGAGACTGGCGAAGAAGAAACTGGAGTAGAAGGCGAGGAAGAACCAGTTGAAGGAGAAGAGGCTCCTGAGGAAGATGATTCAGAAACAGCTGGTGATGAATTGGGTTCTATTTTTGATAAAACTAAAAAAGAAGAGACACCAGAAATAGATGATTCTGAGACAGCTGGCGATGAATTAAATTCTATTTTTAGTGGTAAAAAGAAAACTAAAAAACAAAAGAAAGAAGTTGATAATTCTGAAAAAGCTGGTGATGAATTAACTGATATTTTTAGTTCTTTTAATCCTAAAGATAAAAAGAAAACTCAAGTTATTTTTGAACAAGCATTAAAAAGAGCTAAAAACTTTACTATTAAAAAACTTAAAAAAATTGATGAATCAACTTATAAAAGAGAAGAAATAAGAGAAATTAAAACTAATCCAAAATATACTGTTCCAATTTATAGTGAAGAGTATTTAAAGATAAGTAGTGAATTTTCTGGAATTGAAAAAATACAAGATAAACATACATATTTTGAAGAAAAATAAATAAACATACTGTCAAAATTTAAAATATATTATAATAAAAGAAAAATTTTAGGAGAAATAAGAATGAGAAATTTTATTGATTATGTTGAAAGAACAAAAAGTGAAGTAGAAGGCGAAGATTATACTGATCTTTTTTTAGAAGGTTTTAGCCAAGATTTAATGAAAGTAGAAAATTTAGACGCAGTTAAGTCTTTTATTTTAGGTTTTCTTTCTGGTTCTGGAATAAATATCACTTTAAATAAAATGACTTTAGAAAATGTAATTCATAAAGAAAATTTTAAAAACGTTGGTGATATAATTAAAAATCTACAATTACCTGAAGATATTAATGTAGATGATTTAAAGAAAAAATTAAGTAATAGTTTACTTAAATTAAAACCAATAATTTCAAGAGAAAAAAATACAGAAAAAAAGATGCAACAATAACGGATTAATGTTTAATGATTCAAGATATTCCTTCTTATATAAAAAAGATTAGAGAGAAAATTTTAAATAATAAAAATGAATTTTCTGAAAAAGATTTACAGTTAATTGATAATTTAGAATTATCTTATAATTTTATAGATTCTAAACTAAGAAAAGATTTAATGAGAGTTGAGGCTTATTATGAAAATAGTAATGGTTGTTAGTAGTTTAAAATGTTTTAAAAACTTTTTAAATTACTATAACAATTCAAATGAAGATTTTATTTTTTTAGTTGATACAAGATATAGTTCAAATCAAGAAATTATTAATGTTATTTTAGATCAAAAAGTAATTGAAAAATATCAGATAGTTCTCTCTAATCAGCTTTTTGATAATGTTAAGGAATATCTTTCTTTTAAAGAAGAATCAGTAGCAAGGAAGATATTTTATTTTCATCCAGTTGCTATTAAGTTTTTAATTTTTCCATATTTAGTGCACGTATTAAAAATTGAAAAATTCTTTTTAATAGACGACGATGTTTATATTTTAGAGCCAATACTTAAATATTTTGAAAAAGATTATGCTGTTTATTATGAATCCTTAACTTCTGTTAATTCAACTCAAAAAAAATATTTAGACCTTATATTTGAAGGAATTAAAATAAATGAACAAAAAACTAATATTAATTCTGGAACAATGGTATATACTTATAAAAAAGAACATAATCTTGAAAAATATATTTCTAATTTTTTTACTAGAGAATTACTAGATTTCTTTTATGAAAAAGAAATTGATCTTGGCATTTATGCTGGTGTGATAAGATCGAATGTTACTTTCACGATAGAACAAATATTCTTTGGATATTTTTTTGAAACAATAAAAGAAGAAAAACAAAATCTTAAAACTCCTCATATAAAAGCTATTTGGAATTTAGATGGATCAAAATCAAAACTCAAAAAAGATCCAGCCATTATTCATTACTGCTTAAAAGATAAAGTTTCAGCAATTAGTTATTTTAATCGTAGAATAAATAAAGTTTCTAGTCATCTATATATTTAATTTACTGAGTTAGATTTTCATAATAATCTGGAACTATATAATTAGGTATATCTAGAGTTTTATTATTTTCCTTAATGTATTTAATCGAATTAACTATTTTTTCTTTTACTAAATTTGGATTATTTTTAATTTCATTTTCCCAAACATAGATAATAGGTATTTGATTATATTTACAAATCTTTCTTTTTAAAATATCATTTCTTAAATTCTTTTTTTGAACTTTAGTTAGTTTATGTCTTTTTTTGATTCCTTCAAAAAAACAAAGTGAGTGCCAATAATCACCATGAACCTCAATCAACAATCTCCAATTTAACTGTTCTATACCCATTTTATATTCATATATACAAAAATCATAAGATTTAATTTTATTTTTATGAGACAATCTATACTCTTGATGAAATGGAATATTAAGACCAATTAGTAAATCTTTAATTGCTTTTTCAGGTTTACTTTCTCTATGCTTACCATCTTTCCATTCAAATTTTTTTAAAACTTTTTTAACTTGCTGTTTTTTAGAAATCTTTTTTCTTTTCATATATAATTTATTTTTTAAAAAACTTTATTTTTCTTGTAATTAAAAATATAAAAATGGTTAATAATAAGTTATTAAAAACTGGTGGGATATATCGTTTAATTTATACGACCTGGAAAAGTCAAGAACGACCTATATCTTTTATTATTTACAGTGGACCCTTTAAAATTCATGCTCTTAATATTAATTCTAAAAAATTATCAATTTTAGATATTAAGAAATTTGCTTTTTTTATTAAAAAAATGAAAGCCATTAAAGGAGTAGAGAAATATACTGGAAGAGTTCTTTATAGCATTCTTAAAAAATATTTTCCGGATATCGTTAGAAAAACATATCGTACTTATACTCCTTCTCACGTGCTTGGATTTTCACTTGTCAGTACTGGAATAATTTCTCCTGATCTTTACACTGAATATGAAAAAAGTTATTTTAATAAATTTATTTATGAACAATCTAAATATGATATTGCTTTAAGAACGTTAAATAGTGATTCTAAAACTGGATACGTTCCACCTAAAAAACCAAACATTTATAATCCTCAACCAGAAGTTAAAATAGTAACTCAAAAAGAGAATATTAATAATATAATAAAACCAGAGTTAAAAATAGAAAAAGAAATTGAAACTAAAGAACCAATTTTACCTAGCAATCAAGGTAAAAATACTGACTTCTTTTCAATTTATGATGAGGATTAAAAATGCCAGAGTATAGTGATTATAGCTTTTTTGGAAAAGTCCCGAAAGGGGATATATTAGCAAGAGAAATGCAAACAGTTAAGGCATTAGAACTTGAAAATGTTAGTGATAAACAAAAAAGAAGTGATGCTGAATATAGAGAAATAACTTCTAAAAAAATAGAGTCAGAAGAAATAAAAGCTTACAATGCTTCAGTTAAATTACCTATTTCACAAAAAACTGACGCTCAATTAGAATTAGAGGCAAAAATTGAATCAAAACAAAGATTTGATCAATTAGTTAACGATAATAAAATTACTACATTTACAGATAGAGATAAACTTGAAAAAAATTATGCAAAAATACTTTTTAATGAAAAAGAAGAATATAGAAAAACTGCTTTAACGTCAAAAAATCAAAAAACATTAGATTCTATAGATAAATCAAAATTTAATACTGATTTTATTCAACCAAATATTACATATACTGTTCGTGATGAGAATGGAAAATTTCAACAAAAAAATATTGATACTAAAGGTATAACAAATTATTTTGTTAATAGTTTTTTTAAAAATGATTCTAATGATAAAAATTTTTCAAAAAATCCTAAAAGTACAGTAACTGGAGGTAAAAAAAGTAATAATACTGAAAATCTTATTGTTCCAGAAATGGATATACCAAAATTAATATCCACTAAAACTCCGTTTTTTAGAAAAAGTTATTCTGCTTTTGATGTTTTAGTACCTTATATAAAATGTTATATATTAACTCCCCAATTAATGTTAGAAAATAAGTCGTCTAGTGGATTTGAAAAGAATTTTTTTGATATACCTTATAATATGATAAAAAGTTTAGAGTTAGAATTTGATGCTTCACCAGGAGTAGCAGGAAAATTTACTTTAAAATTAGAGGATGCTACTGGTGCTATTGGAGATATTTTAGTTGCTCAATTATTTTCATTAGGATTATTAAAAAATCCAGATGGTGTTCCTAAAATAAATATTGAATTTGGTTGGGGTATAAATGGATTAAAAAAAATATCTAAAAAATACAAAATTTTTTATAAGAATTTTTTTCCAGAGTTTCAAATACATGATGTTGATATTGAATTTAGTGAAAAATTTAAACAAGAAATGACTTTAAAGGGTTATCAAGATAAAGTAGGAATTACACAATTAAATTCTTTTTATATGAATAGTAAATCTGAATATACTCCTTATGCAATAATTGGAAATAATCCAGTAGAAAATATAAGATTTTTACAATATTATCATTATTTTGATTCTAAAAAAAATACTCCAACTCTTGGCATGGAAATTTTTAGCGGATTAAAAGGTACAATTTTAATAAAACAATTTATAAATAAAAAAAATAAAGAAGATTTAGTTACTGGAATAATTAAAAATAGAAATTTTATTGCATCTGTTTGTGGTAAACAAAACGATATGTTTAATCATATTGTAACAACTAGTAAAGAACATAATTCTCTTAAAGATGCTTTAAAACCTTTTTTAAGTAGAAGTTATTTTCATTCGTATTTAGTTTTTTGTTATGTATTAAATCAATATATAAATGAAATAAATAAATTTTATTCTTCTAATGAAAGAGGTAAACCAGATATTTTATTTTTTTGTTATTATAGTGAACAAAATATTGATGGTTTTAGTTATAATCCAGAATTATCATTTAAAGATTATTGTATAAACGATGTAACACTGGGTGTAAAAAAACAAAAACATACTAGTAATATTAATGATAATTTTTCAATAAACGATTCTGAGAGTTGGGAAGATGTTTTAAGTAGGCTATCAAAATTAGTAAGATTTACTAATTCTAAAGAAAAAAATAGTAAATTAGAAGCAAACTTATATTTTGAAATAAATAGATATGTTAATTCTGATAATTCTACTGATGTTTTATTTGAAGAAAATGATAAATTTAGTGATATTAAATTAAACAATTTAGATGTTCAAGCTTTAATTGATAAATTTAAAAAATTAGATCAATTTTATATTAAAGATCAAAATTCATCAACACAAATAAAAAAAATTCTAGAAAAATTAGAAGAAAAGAAAAAATCAAAGCAAGAGTTTATATATATAATTTTAACATCCGGATCTCCTTTTTTAACTGATCAAAATTATGTACAAAAACCAATTCTACAGAGTTATACCGTATTTCCAAAAAATTATTCAGATGATAGATTAGATTTTCAAAATTTTAATGCTGGATCTAAAAGTCTTTATGATGAATCTTATCCAGATGTAATAAGTTTTAGACCTAAAATTAACTATAAAAACCTTATTAATGCTAATCTTGCAACTAATCATAATATTAATTTTTTTAATGGTGTAATTAGTTATAAACATTCTGATTTTGATGTTCTTATAAAAATAAATAGTGTTAATGAAAGTAAAGCTTTAATAGAAAAAATAGAAAATTTAAAATCAAAAACTTTAATGTTCGATTCAAGCGATAAAAATAAAACAGTAAAAATCACTTTAAACGCTGGTGCATTTTATATAAATGATGATAAAACCTTGCCATTTATATCAACAGATTTAAGATTTCTTTTCCCAAATGGAGCAGATGAAAAAATATTTAAAATTGGTGGAGATACAGCAAATACAGAGGAAGTAAAAATTATTTCAATTGTAAGATCACATTTTCAACAATATTTATTAATTCTTCAAAGAGGTTATCATTTTTCAACACTTAATTCTTTATTAAAAAAAAGTAAAAGGATATTTCCAGGAGATAATAATCTTTCTGATTTTTATTCTTATATTAATTCAGCAAACGAATATCGTAAATTATTAAGTTCTATGGCAGGAAGTTTTGAAGCAGAATTAAAAATATTAGGAGAACCTGCTTTCACTTATGATTTCGGACCACTTTCTTATGTTTTAATGAAAGTTAATAATTTTGATGGAAGTCCAAATGTTTTATTATCTGGTATATATTCATTATCAAAAATTAAACATACAATAGAAAGTTCAAAGTTTGAAACAACTTTAACTTTAAGATATGATTCACCTTGGAACACGTAAAAAATGGCAGATGAAAAACTAAGTTTTGTAATTGATAGTAATCTTGATAAGATTGCACTAAGTGTTCAAACTCTAACTGGGAACGTTGAAAAATTATATCAAGCTTTTAGAAAAAAGAATGACGCTTTATTAGTTCAAAATCGTTTAGAAGGAAAAGCAAATGAAGGTGTAGTTTCTTTAAATAGCGGATATCAATCTCTTCAGGGATCAGTTGGAGAAGTTACAAATAAAGAAAAACAATTAAATACTATCATGAAAGAATCTGAGGGTGATTTTAAAAGAATTAGAACTTCTATGTCTGGATTAAATTCTGATATGTATAAGATTGGTGATCAAATAAAAAATTCTGGTAATATTTGGACAAAAACTGGACCGTCAACATGGTCAATGCAAAATCCAGAATTAGAAAAACAATTTGAAGATAGAAGAAAAAAAGTTCGTAAAATAGAAGTTGCTATTCAAAATTCTATTAAAAAAATGTTAGATGGTGTTCATAACGTTGGAGTTAGATTAGCAGCAGAAGCGACTAATTTAAAACCATTTGCATTAGAATTTGCTAGTGCTTTTTCTATTAATCCAATGAAATTTTTTGGATTCGGACAAGCGATGCAAGAATCATTTCAATTAATGTTAAAATTTCAACAAATGAGACATGAATTAGCATATCTAAGTGATGCAAGTGGAGATGCATCGAAAGCTCTTAGTTTAGTATATGAAGTAGCAGGAGGTAGTGCAGTTGCGTCTGGAACAGCAACTGGTATTTTAAGAGCACTAGCAGATCAAGGTATTATAGCAAGGGATCAATTAAAATCAATTGGTATTTTAAGTGGTGATTTACAAGCAGCAACTGGATTAGCAGCATCAGAATGGGCTTCATTTACTGGAGAATTAGCATTTAATTATGGAGTTCCAGAACAAGGATTAAAAAATATAACATCTGCATTAATTGGTACTAATTTAAGAGGCGCACAGTTACAGAAAACAATGCAAAGCGTTAATAAAATATTAGCTACAACTGGATTTATTAATGGTAAACCAACAGCTGATTCAATTCATAATTTAACAAAAGCTGTTGGTGGAGCAGTAAAACAATTTCAAGCGATGGGTATTTCCGCAGAAAAAGCAACTGGATTTATTGAAGGTCTTATGGATCCAGAAAATTTCGAGAAAAATGCTTTTCTATTTGGTAAATTAGGAATTAGCGCTTCTGAGTATGCTGGTTATTTAAACGATGCCAATGGACAACAAAAACTATTACAAAAAACAATGTCTAATTTACCGCAATTAGCAGGAGAAATATCAAAGATACAAAATCCATTTGCAAGATTACAGTTTGCTAAAACTATTGGTTTAGATATGCAAGTTGTTCAAAACATGGCGGGCAAAACTAAAGAAGAAATTCAGCAAATGTTAGCTGATTATGAAAAAAATAATAAAGCTGATGAAGCATTAAAAGAAAAAAAGAAAAAAATGGCTTCTGAAGCAGCTAAGTTTGATGATATGATGTTAGGATTAAAATTAAAAGTTCTTGCTCCAGTTATGAATTTTTTAAATAAAGGCGCTTTAAATAATTTTATTGCTATTTTACCTAAGATAGCAACTTCTTTAGGTTCAATTTTTGAAGCAATTACTCCTATAATTGAAACAATTACTACCGCTCTATTAGATTTAACACCAGCTTTTACAAGTATAGTGAAAGATTTTGTCAATCCATTTATAAAAATATTTCCAGCATTCTTAAAATCAGTATTAAATTTATTACCAGGTTTAGATATGGATAATCAATCTGTAAATATGGAAGGAGCAACCCCTCAAAGTAATGCTTTATTTTCTGGTATTAAAAACTTAGTTTCTTATATGTCTAAAATTTATCTTATATTACTTGGATGGAAAGGCTTAAATTTTATAGGTGATTCTCTTGATAAGGCTCTAGGATGGTTTAAACCAGGTAGAAAAAGAGTAATAGATGCAACTTTAGATGAACTTTCTATGTCTATAAGAAAAGGACAAATGCAAGGTGGAGGATTAAAAAATTTAGGTTTAGGAACTAAATTATTAGGGTCTTTTGCAATGATTTTTGGAGCAGGAAAATTACTTAGAAAAACAAAGGATGCTATTTTGGGAGAGAGTAAACCAAATGAGCAAGGTAAATTTGAAAGCATTAATTATTCTGCAATGGCTGAAAGACAAGGACAAAGACTTGGATCCTTTGCTGCTGGCAAAACGTTTGGATTAGGAGGAGATGCATCTTTATATAAAAATCTTAAAGTTCCTACGCCACCTATCCCAGTTCCAGATGCTACTAAGGGAGCAAAAGTACTATCATCCGTTACTAAAGCTGGAGGATTTCTAAAAACTCTTGGAAAAGCAATGGGTCCACTAAGTTTAGGATTAACAGCTTTTCAAGTAATCACTGCTGAAAATAATGAACAGCGTGCTGGAGCTGTTGGTGCTGCAATAGGTTCCGCAATAGGTGCTACTTTAGGTTCTACAATCCCTGTATTTGGCACTATTGTTGGAGGAATGGTTGGAGGATTTTTAGGAGATTTGGCTGGCTCTGCAATAGGAAGAGTAATGGACTCTGGTAATGAGGTTGTAGAAAAAAGAGGAAAATTAACTCAAGAATCTTTAGCAAAAAATATGGAAGGTATTTTTAAAGCATTTCAAATTGGTAGGTTTGATTTAATTACTAAACAGCTAGGATTAGCTTTTGAGAATATGTATTTAACAGCTAAACAAGCATTGCAAAGAATGATAGGTGGATTTGCTGGATATGGACATGATGACGCTGCTGGACAAAATCAGGTTTTATCAATACTTAAAGAATTTGAAAAAAAATCTCAAAATATGAGTCCAGAAAAATTAGATGCTTTATTTAGAAGTTTTAAACAAAGAATACAATCAGTTGAAGGATTAAGTGGTGTTGGAAGTGATCTATATGTAAATATGTTAGAAACTTCTATGGAAACACAAAAACTTAATTTAGTAATTGCAGAAGATCAATTAAAAGAACAAAAGAAAAATAATAAAATTAGCGAACAAATAAGAGATAAAGGCGAAGAAAAATCTAAAACAGCAATAGAGATCTTAACTAGACAAGGTATTACTGATATGAGTTTTTTTAGTCTCTAAAGGTTAAAATATGAGTTATAGAAATCAAAATATGAGAATATTCTTTAAAGGTTCAAAACCAAATCAGTATCGCACTCAACCTATGAATGCTTGGAAATTTGGTTTAATCATGCAAGATCGTAGATTAAGAGGAACAGCGTATGGATTAAGAAAAAATCATATTCCTTTTCAATATTTAGGAGAAAGCGGAGAACTTCCAAATTTACAAAAAACTGCTAATTATGATGAAACGCAAATTTTAGGAAGATTTGAACCAATTAAGACTTATAATAATAGTAGCGATGTTAAATTTACTTTAAATTTAACATATTATGCTGATGGAACAGAAAGAATTTCTCAATTTCCAAGACAAGGTGCAGAAAATATAGGTCCATTAAGGAGTTCTTGGACAATAGAACAGATAGCAAGAATTAGCGCTAAATTTGAATCCTTAGTTTATCCTCAATATGATGGTAGATTTTCTCCTCCTCGTTATTGTTTATTAAATATAGGAGCTATTTTTATTGATTTTCCTGTTATTGTAACGAGCGTTAATATACAACATTTACCCCCTTATAGCACAAGAGATTTAACTCCAATGAGAAGAAATATAGCAATAGAATGTTCTTCCTATTTTCCATTATATCAAGCAATTGGAAGTGATTCTATATTATCACAAGCATTAAATGCAGATTTTACAACAGGTAATATAAATTATCCAAGAAAAGTTTATTCTTATAGAAAATTTAGAAGGAATATAATAACATGAATTATCTTTTTAATTATGGTAGAATAGTTAATTATGTAGAAGATACTAAAGATATAACACAACTTTCAATATGTTATACTCCTCAAATGCCTTTAAAAAAATATATGTTTAAAACAAATATATTAGATAAAGAAAAATATCGTCCAGATAAAGTTTCTTATAGATTATTTAATGATCCAAATTTAAGTTGGATAATAGATGAAATAAATTCTTTATATTCTTTTAGCGATTATTATTTAGGAAAAGAGATTTATTATTTAGATGCTAATGGATTAAAGGCAATTGGCATAGAAGTTGACTATGTTTCTTATGAATCTCAAAATTATTAAAAAAATATTATATAATAATTAAAATGGCTGTTGAACCTCTAACAAAAGTTGATATAGGAATTATAAAAAAAGTTACTTTTATAAGTAAAGAGCATGTATATTATACTGTTTTTTTAGAAAATTATCATCAAGAAAATCAAAGAGCAGAAGGAATTCCTATATTTAGTTTTGGATATAACACTTATACTTATGAAGTTGGATCAAGAGTTATATGTTTAATTAAAGACAAAGATTTTAATAAAGTTTTTGTTCTAGGACAAACTTATGATCCAAATTTAGTGCGTGGAATTGATGCTGCTAAAGAAGGTGAATTAAATATTAGTTCTGATCAAAACGGAATTATAGGCATTGGTACAAGTGATTCTATATCAATAAACAGCGGATCATCAAAAGTTAAGGTGACAGATGAAAAGATAAGTTTAACAATTGGAAGTACAGCGAAAATAAACCTTAATCCACAAGAATTTAGTACAACTTTAAACAATGGAAATAATTTTAGCGTTAAAAACGGAACAGCAGATTTTAATTTAAATAATGGTTTTAAAGTTAGATCAGCAGCTGGTGATATTTATCTTCAAGGCGGATCACTATCGTTTGCTGAAGGCGAAGGACAAACTCCATCCTTATTAATTGTTAATAGTGTTCATCGTTATATTGGAAGTGAATTTTTAAGTATATTTAGTGCATATAGTTTTGAAGCTGGTACATCTAAAATTAAAGGTAAAAAAAATGCTGTAGATTGGAATATAATTCAGGGAAATTATGCAATTACTATTGGAGTTGGAGACTTTGTTTTAAAAACAGGAACAACAGTTATAGATAAATTAACTCTTGGAAATGGAGAACTTAATTTATCGGTTGGAAATATTCTTTTTTACCAAACAGAATTATTAATATCTGGTGATGAAATGAAATTAAATCTTAATGGAGCGTTTTCTAGTTCTGAAATAAATGTTAAATCTTCTTTAGTAGAAATTAAAAACAAAGTGTCTTTATTACTTATTGATTATGATTCTTCTATTAAATTAGATTTTGGTGTTATAACTTTAACTCCATCAAGTAAAGCAAAAGGTGGAAAAATAAAATTAGATGGAGAAGTTGAAATAACTGGATCTTTAATTGTTAGAGGAAGCGATGGAGTATCAGCAACTTTAGGTGATGTTACTGCTGGTACAATATCTAAAATTTCACTTAAAAATCACAAACACGCGACTTCTGTACCTGGATCGCCTTCTCCACCTTTACCTGGATAATAAAACATGTCTTTTACTAAATTAAATTCTGACCTTATAAGAGCATTATCTAATGATCCAAGTGGATTAGGGGCTTCTACTGATATTCAAAAACACGCAAATGATTTTAGTGATGCTGTAGATAATTATGTTAAAACTCTAAATGATCCTGGTTTAAGAAAAGTATTATCTACTACTAAAACTTTAATTTATTCTCAAATAATATCGTTATTAACTTTAACTGATCTTGGAAGTTCTTCTCTTAATGCTTCTCAATCAGCTTTAAAATATGCAACAGGTCTTAATTCTTATATTAGTGCAATTCAAATATCTAAAGTTAATGTTACTAATTTAATTGCACCTGCTTATATTAATCCCGGAATTGTTTCTACGGCTACATTAACAAATAATAATATTATAAGTGATTTACAAAATTCTTTTAAAAATATTTTTGATGCTACTAGTGATCCTAATTCTACTATTTCTATTATTATTTCTAGTAAAGCATCTCAAATCGCTAATATAGTTAAGGATGCTGTTATTCAAAAAACTTTAATAACTATATCAGGAAACGATAGTACCCCTACACCTCTAGGACCTAAACCATTTACTTTATCAGGAAAATTTGTGGAGACATAATATGAAATGTGTTTGTTGTGAAAAAGAAATTTTTTTAAAACCTAAAGTTTCAATGGTTTTTAATAGTGAAAATAATGATCCTATAATAACAAAAAAAAGAGAATATGTACACGAATCTGATTCTTTTGTTGAATATGATGATATTTTAATTAAGGATTTAGAAAATAGAGAAAAAAGAATAACAGTTATTTGTGATGAAAAAATAATGATTACAAAATCTTTTTGTGAAGAGTGTTATATAAACTTTATTAAAGATAAATTAGAAGATTTGATGGAAAATTTAGCAACATTTAGGAATAAAAAATGAGTGAATATAAAGAAATATTAAATACTAAAGAATTAGTTGATACTAAAAACAATTTACAAAAATTAAGAATTATTTTAGAAAAGGATTTAGAAGATCAATTAGAACAACTTATTTCTTTAAAAGAAGATTTACCTCATCTATTACATATAGAAAGAATGAAGAAAATAGAAAGAGAAAAAGATGAGTAGTATAAATGATGTTTCAAGAAAATTATACGTTGATGTTAACACGACTATTATTAATCAACAATTAAATGGTTTATTAAATGTAAATAAAATCTATAACGTTCTTTATTTAACAACTCTACATGTAGAAACAGCCGATCAAGACATTTTTCCACCAATTAATTTATCAGCAAGAATCAAATCAACATTACAAACTTATAGAATTATTTTTGATAGACATTTAACAACAAAAAATATTAGTTTTGTTTTTAATACTTCTGGTATATCACCAACACCTGTTCCAGACGATGATCAAAATAGATATATATTTTCAACTTTAATAAAAACTTTAGCAAATAATTTAAATTCTTATGTCGAATCAGATCAAGAATATTTTTTAAAGAAAACAAAAGAATCTTTAGATAGTTTGTTTTCTTCTTTAACTGTAGGACTAATTGATTATAGAAAATATTTTAGTTCAGATATATCATCTAATTTAATATCATATTCTTTAGTTCAAGATATAGCATCAGAAACTTCAGAACAAAGAAGAAGTTTTTTTGATACAGACTTTACTCCCGATCAAACTATTGCTTTAAATAATGTTAATATTAATAATCCAATAGGATATGATCAAACTGGACCACAAGATTGGAGAGGTCTTTTTAATAATGTTATAACCGTTCTTAATCAAGTTATTTATAATAATCTTAATCTTTATTTTATAAGAAATCAAATGTTTAACTCTATTCAATCAATTATAAATGACGAATCAATATCGTTACAAAATAAAATAGATTTTTCTAAAGATTACATTGTAAGCATTAAAGAAGAAATAGTAAATAATGTAAAAAAATTAAAAATATTATCTCCTGTTACAGTATCTAACGATTGGAATAATCGGTCTGTGTTTTATTATACTTCACTTAATGCTTATTCTAAATCAAAAATAAATGAAGTAGATGTTTCTAATAAAATTATAAAATTATCACCTTATTTAGGTTTAACGACTCAAGCTATAAATCAAACAATTAAATTTGCAACTTTTAAAGAAGGAATTAATATTGAAAAAAATTTTCAAAATACAGTAATACAAAAAAATACACCAAATTTATTCTCATTACAAATAATAGAAACTAATTCAACTGGTGAAACTATTACTAAAGATGTTAATTTTTCACTAAGCAATACGGATTTTAATCAAAATTTTATTACATTTTCAAATGCAACGTCTGATCCATTAAAAAATGGATGGGGTATATACTTAAAAAATTCTAAAATAACTAATAGTGTTTCTTTTTACCGTGATAATGAAAACAGCTTTATTTTTTCAAAAAACAGTACGAATTCTAGTGGATCTTACGTTTATTTTGATTTTTATATTGATAATAATAATTTAAATTCTTTATTAAATTTATCTTTTAAATACGAAATATTAAATAATTCCTTTAATCAAAATGAATTAAAAGTTCAAATAGAATATTTTAAAAATTACATATCTGGATCAAATTATAATGTTTCATTACCATTAAAAACTTTTAATAATTTAAATAAAACATTAAATAATCAACAAAATTTTACTAGTACATTTAATACTAATTCTTATAATTATTATAGATTTAAAATTTATTTATCTTCTGAAACTAACAATTTATTTACAATAAAGTTTAATGATTTCTATATTGGTACTAGTTCATCGCCGTCATCCACATCAATATCTATTACTAATCCAAACGCTTTAATTAATTTAATTTATCGTACAAGTGGATATAAAAACAATAAAGATTTATCTTTTTCCTCTTTTCAAGCAACAAATATTAGTGATTTAAATATAACATCAACAACTTATAAAATTAAGGTATCTTCTGAGCCATATCACGTTGGATCTTCTAAAAAAATAAAATTTTATAATATTAATTCTAATTTAAAATGGTTGTTTTTATCTGATATAACAACTACTCAACAAATTTATTCTGGTTTAAATCCTATAACTTTTGTAGAAACAGGCAGAGAAAAAAAATATTATGATTCCTTTATATCTTTAATAAAAAGAGTTTTTACTATTTTAAACGCTTATGCGCTATCAAGATTATTAGTTCCAGAAGCTTTCGATGAAGAAACTAGCACATTTAATATTGGAATAAACGTAACACCTTCAGTTAAAGTGTTAATTCAAGATTTAATAGATGATTTAACTATTGATGTTGATTTTAGAAGTAATTTTGAAAAAGATCCGCGTTCTAATTTTATGCAAAAAAATCCTCAAGATAATCTTAATAGAAAAAGCGTTGAATGGAAAACGGCTGGTCTACAAGATGCAATGGGACTAAAAAAGTTTGCTAAATTTAAAAGTGATTTAGAAAAAATTAAACGAGCTCTTAAAATAGCAAAATCAGTACTAGAAGCAATAAGAGCTTTTATAGATATTTTAAGCGATTTAATTGAAATGGGAGAAGATATTTTAGGAGCTCTACTTGATCAAGTTATTAAACAAGTAGAAGGAGTCGTAGATAATATTGCTAGTACTGGTGTTTATTGGTTACCTCTAATAAGATATTTTGCTACAACTGATTCTTGGTGGTGGTTTAAAGACAACAAAAGAAAAAACCTTGCTAAAATACCTGGTTTTGATGAAATAAACACCTTAATTACAACACCTTTTCCAAATAATTCTAACATATCGGTTAATAATTCTTTTTTATTAGAATTAGAACAGTTATTTAAATCAAATGATAAAATGATGCAAGATGATTTAAGTGGTGATCTTAGTAATATAGGATTAAGAAATAAAAATAGTGATAATTGGCAATTAGGGGTACCATTTTTACCATTTAGAAGTACAACGTATGAAGAATTTAAAAATGTAATAATAGATGCTTTTTTAGATGAAGATGATTTACCAGAGTTAGGATTAAGATATGAGACTACAAAAAATAAAGATGATACAGCGTCAACAGATACTGTTTTAGAAGGAGGACTTTTTAATAAAAATAGAAAAGGTACTGATGGAAAAGGTTTAGACTTAGTAATCAAACCGGGTGCTCCACGTTGGACAAAAGGAAGTCAAAGCGCAACTGTTATAGTATGTATTTGCTTACCTGCTCCAGAAGATTTAATTACTGGATGGAAAGGATTTTTAAAAGCACTTTTAGTCTTACTCAAACCTATTGCTAGAGTAATAAATCTTACATATACTGGAATAAATAATGATATCGTTCTTCAAATAAGATATGATACATATATTAAAAATAATGAGGAAAAAATACGTAGCTTGATAGCCAAGAAAAAAGAATTTGAAGATGAAGTAAAAAAAATAGAAAAACAAATTACAGAAATAAAAAACAAACAAAAAGAAGAAATAAAAAAAGATCCTCTAGCTTTACCTTCTAATATTGAACCTCAAATAACGATTAAAAAAAATCAAATACAAGATTTATTTAGTAAATCTTCTAATATTCGTAAAGAAATAGAAGAAATAGCAGAACTTAATAGATTTACTGTTTTTGGAGATAATAATCCGGCAATTCTGATTAATGATCTTATAAGTAAAATTGAAATAGAATTAAGTATTGAAGATGCTTTAAAAAATAAAAACCCAACTTCAAGAGAAGAAGCTGGCAATCAAGTTTATGATTCTGTAGACCCAGATTTAGAAACAGATACTGGAAGTATATTAGGAGACATTTCTAAATGGTGGAATGATGCTGGTACTGTATTAGATAATGGATTAGAATCTAGGGCAAATAAATTTTCTGGATCTTTAGGTAATTATCCAGATTTTGTAGGAATGACTCTTGGATCAATAGCGCCAGGTTTATTTACTTATATTAAAGGCTTTTTACATAAATTAAGAAAATTAAATAGAAAAGAAAGCACGTTCTCTTTATCAGAAAAATATGAGTTAATGATAAAACCAATTACAGAGAAAATTAAAGAAATAGAAGAAATTATAAAGATTATAGACGCTATAGTTAATGCAATTGATGCAATTCTAGGTATTAGTTTGACATATTTAGTAATTAAATCTAATGGTGGAGTTACTGATATTATAGAGCAATTAGAAAATTCAACAGGGTTTCCAAATGAAACTAAAAGGCAAATTATTTTAGGTGGAGTCTTAGCAGCTGGAACATTAGATCCTAATGGAAATGAATTTAATATGCAAGGATATTTTGATGAAGCATCACAAGAATTTAATGAACTTGCGGGTGATTTATTTGATAGTTTAAAACAAAATAACGAACAAAAAGGAATAAGTTTTTTAAATAAGTTTTTTGGTTAATCTTCTCCAAGAATTTTCTTTTCCCATTTTCTCATATATTTTATGTTATAATAAGTTTTACCCGTAATTATCCAGTTAAATGGAAAAAGTAAAATCAATATAAAATAATTTAGATAAAATGGGAATATTGAAAGTCTCCACCATATACTAGGGGTTTTATTTTCAACTATTTCCTTAATTTCGTAAGGCATATCATAAAAAATTTCATCTAATTTTTCACACTGATAATCTGTAAGATTTATTTCTTGTTTTAGATATTTTATAAAATCAAATTTTCTTATACTTTGTTTTTTTATTTCTGGCATATAGTTTTTACCTCTTTTAATAATTATAATATTTTTTAAACTAAGTGTTTAAACCTAAAAATATATCCCATATTATTTTTTAGGTTTATACATCTATTATAAAATATTATATTATAAATTATAATTTATTACGGAGAAAGTATATGACAAGAGAAGAGGTATTAAAACTAATTGAAGATAAGAATAAAAATTATCGTGTAACTTTTACTAAACAAAATGGTGATAAAAGAATCATGATTTTTACAAGATCTAATGAAATAATGGAAGATATGAATTTAGTTCCATCTGGAACTGGATCTAATTCTGACGTAGAAACTCTTAGAGTTATGGAGTTATGTGACGATGGAAAAGCTCAATGGAGATCCTTTAAATATTCTTCGATTATTTCTTTAGAAGAATATAAAGGTTGATAAACAAAAAGAAAAACTAAAATCACTTAGTTTTTCTTTTTAACTGTTTTTATTTTGGGATTAATCGCTAATAAAAAATAATTCTAATATATTAATTATGGAGAATAAGAATATGACTGAAACTGAAATAGTTGAGCAACTTATAGCAGCAAAAGATGCCTACTATAATGGTGAACCATTTATGACAGATTCTGATTTTGATTTTTTAGAAAATAAATTAAAATTAATTAATCCAAAAAATAAATATTTCAACATGGTAGGTATTTCTTCTCCACATTCTAAAAAAATATCTCATTATTATCGTATGCGATCTCTTCAAAAAGCTAACGATGAAAATGATTTTAGATTGTGGTATCAAAGAAATAAAATTCCTTTTAATACCAATTTAGCAGTGATGCATAAAATTGATGGATTATCAGGAAGCGCTAAATATGAAAATGGTAAAATAGTATATTTAGCAACAAGAGGTAATAGTTTAGAAGGACAAGACGTTTCACATTTGATACCTTATATTAATATACCGCAAGAAATTTCAGAACAGGGTGCTGTTTATATTAGGGGAGAATTTGTAATTAAGAAAAACTCTTATCTTTCTAATTTATATCCAGATTCACCTCTAAGAAATTTAGCCAGTGGCATTATTAATCGTAAAGAAATGTTAAGTGAAGCTAAGTATCTTTCATTTATAACTTATGGTTTAGAAGGTCAATCTTATGAAACTGGTTTAGAAACAGAAAAAATCAAAAAATTAAAAGAATTTGGTTTTGATACTTTAAAGCCATTTCTTTGTGAAGATTATGCACAATTAAAACAATTTTTAAGTGATGCAATTAATTGGAGAGAAGATGTTGAATATGAAATTGATGGAATTGTAATAGTAATTAACGATATTTCAATTCAAAGATCTTTAGAAGACGATAACGAACATCACCCACAATGGAACATAGCATGGAAATTTCCATCTCAAGGTTCTTGGACTACTTTAAAGAGTATTGAGTGGAATACTTCTAAACATGGTCGTTTAATTCCAGTTGGTATTTTTGAACCAGTTATTATAGGAGGAGCACAAATTACTCGTGCTACTTTAAATAACTATAAACAAATATTGGATCTTAAATTAAATATTGGAGATTCTATTTTTGTACAAAGAGCAAATGATGTAATTCCAAAAATTACAGAATGTAAAAAAATAGTTCCTTACGAACCAATACTAGATGTTAGATGTGGTTGCGGTACTTTTTCTGATTTAAGTTTAGATGGAGTTCATATTTATTGTAAGAATCCTAAGTGTAGAGAAAAAATAATTGAACAAATTTTATTCTGGGTACAAAAAATTGGAATTGAATTTTTCTCAAGATCAACAATTACTACTCTTTATGATTTAGGTAAATTAAATTCAATAGAGGATCTTTATCGTTTAGATTATAGTACTTTATCTGGGATACATGGATTAGGAGATAAAAAAATCTATAATATTATAAACGAAGTAAAAAGAACTTCTTCTATGTCACAGTTAGATTTTTTAAGTTCACTTGGTATTCCTATGGTTGGAAAAAGAGTATTTCAAAAATTAGGGATATTTACAATTCAAGATTTTTTAAACTGGAAAAGTTTTGCGTATGTTACTGGTGAAAAAATAATAGAATGGAAATCAGATTCTTTTAATATAGAATTATTTAATTCATTAGTAAAGTGTATTAATTTTACAGAAGAAGAAAAAATGAATTCTGCTAATAAAATTGGTGTTTGTGCGACTGGTAAGGGTCCATTTACTAGAAATGATTTAGTTAAAAAAATTAACGAATCTAAAGATTATTTCTGGGTTGATTCTATTAATAATTCTGTTAAAATACTTTTATGTGATGACCCAAGTGATAATTCGAGTAAATTACAAAAAGCAAGAAAAAGCGGGATTAAATTAGTAAAATATTCAGATTTTACTTTTTAAAATTACAAAATAAATGAAAGAACGTTATCTTCCTCATCTAAATAGGTAGATAACGGAAACTCATTTGTTTTTTCATCTATAAGAATATCGTTATTACAAATTAAAATTGCATCTGGCCAATCATTATGTTCTTCTCTTAAAAAATCTAAGAATTTTTCTAGGTCATAAACTGTTAATATTTTATCTTCCTCAAATCCAGTTGAGTCAAATAATAGAAGATTTTCTTTTTCATCATATTCTATTGAATTTACGTCAAATTGTAATTCTGTATCATCACTTATTTGAATTGAATATTCAAGTTTTGTATCTTTCCAATTATCATAATTTTCTTTACAAAAATTAATCATTTGTTGAATTTCATTACATTTCAAATAAGGCGTCATATCACTCATTATTTCATTTAATAAATCTTTAAAGAAATCTTCTTCCATTTTATTTCTCCTAATAAAATATCTTTATGTTATATTTAAAATTACTTCTATACTTTATTGATTGTATAGTTTAAAGTGATATTTTTTTGGGTTTAAACACTTAATACAAAAAATAGTAGTATATATTATAGAAAAGAAAAAATAATAAAAGCAATTCTAATTTTTAATTTCGTCTCCAGTAAAATTCCTAGTCCACTCTAAGAAATTAGAGTGGATATTTTTTTTATCTAAAGATTTTCTTTTAGGTTTATACATCTAGTATAATAAATAGTAAAGTAGTTATATAATAAAAAAAAACGCAATTCTAATTTACAATTTTGTCTCCAGTTTAAATTTAAGTTTTTAGATCCACCCTGAGAAATCAGGGTGGATATTTTTTTATTTAACGGTCTATTTTTAGGTTTATACATTAAATTTACAAAATAATATAATAGAAAGAAATAAATATAGAAAAATATATAATATGGAAGAAGAAGAAAAAAGTAATTCTTTTGGATTAGAAGGAAATCAAGAAAGATATGATGATAATGTTGATAAATTTCTTAAAAGAATACAAGATTTTAAAAAAAATCACTGGAACTCCGTAGATCATATTGTAGATGTTTCTATTACAAATTTTATTTTATTAGAACATTTTTTAACTATTATTATTTCAAAAGTAGTAGAAATTCAAAATAGAGGAGATTCTTCTTTTAATAAAGAAGAAAAAATAGAGGAAGTATTTGAAAACTTATTAAGTGCTTTTTCTATCTATAAAGAAGATTTATTAGAGATATTAGCTAAAAATAGAGATGAGGAGTGAAAGGTGAAAACAATAATAATTGATGGAAATTATGTTTTACATAAAAATTTTTATGTATTTAAAAATTTTACAAAAAATAATTTAATGACTGGAACAACTTATGGTTTTTTAAAAGATATTATAAAATTATCGGAAAAATTCCAAACTAACGATTTTCATGTTACTTGGGATTCAAGATCTTTTAGAAAAGATTTAAGTACAGACTATAAAGCTAATAGAGTTCATGATCCAGAAAATAATCCATATAAAGATCACGATCTTGTGATTGATGCATTAGATGCTATTGGCGTTAATCAATATAAGTTTCCAGAAATGGAAGGTGATGATTTAATTTATTCTTTATCTAAGAAATTTAGTGATGTAATTATTTACTCAAGAGATAAAGATCTTTATCAGTGTATTAAAGATAATGTTTCAGTGATCACTGAGTTAGATAAAGATACTATTATTGGATTAAATAATTTTGAAGAGTTGTATGGATTTCCATTCAATAGAGATAATTTTGTTCTTTATAAGTGTGTTGTTGGGGATGGAAGTGATAATGTTAAAGGTATTCCTAGATTTAGAAAAAAAGATATTATAGAATACATTAATACTGGTAAAACAAAAGATAAATCGTTACAAATTTTAAATGAAAATACTGATTTAATTGAAAGAAATAAAAAGATGTTTCAATTAGTAGATGTTCCAGAATTAAAACCAATCAAAGTTTCTTATTTTGATGAAACAAAAATTAGTGATATTTGGAATAAAACTGAGATAAAACTTTTAATCTCTGAACAAATTAAAAAACTAAAAAAATAAATATCATTTTCTTGTTTTCTCCTATATATAATCTTATATAGGAGAAAAATAAATTGGCAATAAGAAACCCTTCCCAAGATGAAATAGAAAAGCTTTATAAAAAAACAGAAGAAGTTATCCTTAAAAAGGATGAAATTAATTCTGGTGCTTCTAAGCCTAGTCCTTCTAATGTTAAAGAATTAAAAAATATTAATCCAAATAAAGAACTAATACCTAAAAAATCACGTTTTGAACCAGACGCTGTAAAATGTGAATTAATATCTGGTTCTAGATATGTTGAAGATGGTTATATATATGTTAGAAGATTAAATACAGAAGAAGAATCTAAATTATCAGGGATAAATAATTCTGATACTTTAAATTCTAGCGTTAATACTATATTTGAAACAGCAATTAAAAGTAATGTATCAATTTATGAAATGCCTTTAATTGATAAAATGTACGTGTTTGCTTTTATTTTAGGAATTTCATATTCTGACACGATTCAGGTTAATGATTTAATAAATTGTAAAACTTGTAAAGATGATTATCCTTATAAAATAAGTTTTTTAAATGATTTAAAGTTAGAAAAATTAAAAGAAGATATATCTGTCCCTTTTAAAGTAACTTTAACTTCTTTTGAAGATCCACATGAATTATGTTTTAATTTACCTAAAATAAAAAATGAAAAATTCTTTTATAATAAAGATATTAGTGAAATTATATCTAGTATTACTCTTTATCTCAGGGATAAAGATGGTGTTGATATACCTAAAGAAGAATGGTCTGATATAATGAAGTGGATTTCAAATGATGATAAAAAAGCAATAACTGAAATATTAACTAATGTTAATTATTATGGTGAAAATTTTAATTTAATAGTTGATGATAAATGTAAAAATCCTAATTGTTGTATGAGAGGAGAATCAGTGACTTTTAAAATAGACGATTTATTTTCAAAATTAATTATTGGTATATCTTCTTAATAATGAATTTTTATAAACCATTATTATTACCATCTAATAATGTCCCTTATGATTCTATTGTTTCTATCAAAGAACCTGATGTATCTTTTTTACTGCAATTAAAAACAAGTTTTTTAGATTCATCAGAAATTGAAATGATATATGCTTTAATAAAAAAATATACTGATATTGTTGATCCTAAAAAATTGTACTATAAAGATGCTCAATATTTATTTTATTATTTTTTTACAATTATTAATTCTAGTGACGAAATAAAGATTCCAAGCGTTTGTTTTAAATGCGATCACGATGTTGATTTGTTAGTTAATTTATCTGATTTTGATACTGTTTTTGCTAAAAAAGAACATTTTGAAATTAAAAAAATAAAGATTAATGGATTTGAATTTTATTTTAGAAACAGGCTATTTTCAGATAATATTTTTACTGGTATGATTAATTTAGAAAATAAAAATAATCAATTAAAAAATATTATTAATTTTATTAAACCACAATGTATGAAAGTAATTTATAATGATGAAGAATTTTCTGGTGAATATATTGAGGATGCATTAATAGAAATAGGTTATCAAAATTCATTAAATGTTTTTGAGGAACTAAGAAGCGAACCATGGGGAATAGATTCTTATTTTTTTTATAATTGTAGTAAATGTGGAGAAAAAAATAAAACATATTTAAGTGATCCTTTTAGATCATCTTTTTATTTTTCTAAAGAAAAAAGTGGAGGTAATTTAGAGTTATTACATTCATTATTAGAAATATCATCTTTTAAAATAATAAGTTTTGACGATATGCTAAATATTCCTTTAAGTTTATGGGAAAGTACTGTTAGTCATGTTAATAAAATTATCAAAAAAAAATATTCTACAAAAGATTCAGTTGGTTATTTAGATCAATTTCAAGAGGAATTAGAGTAATTATATATGTATATAGATAAAAAAGGAAGAAAAGAAATGGAAGATATGATATTTTCATTTCTAAAAGAAAGCGAGGATGGTAAAGTTATGACTAAAGGCGCTGATCGTATAATGTCACGCTTTTATTCTAAATATGTTGATAAAATAATTAATGGAGTTATTTTTTCACCTAAATTTAAACTTTATACATTTGGAGATCCAGAAGATTTATTTCAAGTTGCTAGGATAGAAGTTTATAAAAGTATAGTTAAAAAACAATGGGTACCCGAAAGAGGATCTATTTTTAATTTTCTCACAACAGTTGTAAAAAAGAATTTAACTTGGTACACGATAAATCAATCAAAAAAGAATAATAGAATTAGCGATTTTGAATTTGAAAAAATTATTAATAGTGATGATTTTTCTTATGAAGAACATAATGATAATTTTTTTGTCATGCAATATATTTTTGATGAAATAGAATTATTTTTTATTGGAAAATCAAAAATGGAAAAACTAAGTAAGGTTTTTATTGAATATTGGAAAATTAATATGGGTAAAAAATTTATTAAAAAGAATTTTATAGAGTATGCTTCAACATATACTTTTTCACCTTCTTTATGTCATGCTTTTTTTTCTAATTTAAAGAAAATACAAAGCATTAAAAAAATTATAGGTCAAATAGAGGAAGAAAATTTTAGGTCATGAATCATAAAATTATAAAAAGAAAAGTAAAATATATTAATAACATAAAAATATAATATGAATTTATATAACGTTTTAATTTCAATTTTTGAAGAAAAATTAGAAGATGATAAAAAAGAAGATGTAAAAGATGTAAAAACGATTGAGGATTTTATTGATAATTATAAAATTTTTAATATTAAAAATTTAACTGTTTCTTTTGGATATAGTACATTAGGATTAGAAGCTTCTGAAAATTTAGAATCAATAAATTTAAATGATTTGAAAAATATTGAAGGGTTAGAAATTGAAACAGGAAACGTTTTTGAAATTAATAATAACAATGTAACAAAAGTTCTTTTATATATAAAAACAAAATTACAAAGATCAATTAATCAAAAAGTATCTGCTGGAGGAACTCTTTTACCATTTATAATTATTATTTCTTGGTCGTATCTTGGTATAAATTATATTTTAACATCAAATTATACTAATAAAAAGCTTATTATATATGAATATAGTATAAATGGAAGTAAAAATCAAGTTGAGAAAATAAATAGATTTATTTCTAAAAGAGGTATAATTAAAAATTCTCCTTTTAGATTATTAGGCTCAATTTTAGTTTATCATGATTGGGTATACGATTGGAATATGATTGATTTCAAAAAAGATGTTGAAGAAAGAAGATTGAATGAATAATAATGAATTGAAAAAAGTAGAATCAGGAGATATAGGAATAGTATTAAATCGTCTTGCTGATTTATTAGAAAAAACAGTTTTAATATTTGAAGAGACAAGAAAAAAAGCAATTGATAATCATGATTATTTTAAAGGACTAATGGAAAATCATCATAATGAAGATTCAACTATTAGCGAAGATGGAGTTCTTGAAAAAGCAACGAACGATTCTATGAAATTAGTTATAGAAAGTTCAAAAACGTTAGAGCAACCAATTAATACTCTTACTAAAATTCTAACAACAAAAATGGCACTTGATGCTGCTAAAGAGGGTGCTGGATTGATTTTAAGACCAATAAATATAGATGATTTTAAATAAAAATCATTTAATTTACAATTAAAAATTATGGATGAAGAATTATTTAGAGAACAATATAATAATGATTTAATTGCATCAGAAAAAATGTGCAAAGAAATAGATTATAAATTAAAACAACTTGGTAATCTTGCTAATCCTGATGTAAACATGGTTAAAACAGTTGTTAGAGAATGTACTAATATAGAAGAAAAAAGCGCTTTCTTATTTTTCGCACGAGCTTTTGGATATGTTCCGCATCCAACTCGGGGAAAAGTTGCGATGTATGAATCTATGTATAACTGGCAAAAAATAGCAGCTGTTAAGTTTTTAACTGGAACTAGATTTATTTCTAAAAAGGTTCGTCAAATTGGTGCTACTACTTTTGTTTCTACTTATTTTCTTTGGAGAGCACTTTTTTATGGAAATACTAACGCTTTTATATTATCTCTAGGATCAAGAGAATCAACAGACGTTTTAAGTAGAGTTACTTTTATGTATAATGCTTTACCAGCTTGGCTTAAAACTCCTCTGCTTGAAGGTGCAAAAACAAGTATAATGTTTAAGAATAATAGTAAAGTAATTGCTCTTCCAGGTACTCCAGATGCTCTTAGAGGTAGATCTTCAACTTCTATTATTTTAGATGAGTTTGCTTTTTTAAATCACGCTGATAAAATATTATCAGCAGCTGTTCCATCTCTTTCTATGGGGTTTTTAACTCCATTTACAAACTCTTCTCTACCATCTCAATTATTTATTATTTCTACTTTTCCATTAGTAGATAGTGATAATAATGAATATGTAAGATTATATAAAAATTCTATATATGGTGATTCAGAGTTTAAAATCTTATCTGTTTTTACAGATGATGTTCCAGAGTATAGTAATTCTAGTTGGCGTAAAAGTATGCTAGAAACTCTAGGTCCAAAGAAATATGCTGTGGAAATAGAAGGAAAAATGAACATGACACTTGATAATTCATTTTTCCCAGAACACGTTATTGCTGAATTACAACCAAAACAACCACTTAGAACTGATTTCTTATCTCAAGATGATGTTGATGAATATGGATTTCCTGTTAATATTGATTCAATAACTAGTGCTAGAGAAAATTATGATCCATCAATTGGATATATTAAAAATTTATGGATTTGGGCAGATCCATTACCTAAAAAAGATTATGCAATAACAGTAGACGTTTCTGCTGGTGTTGGTAACGATTATAGTTCTATTCAAATTATTGATTTAGAAGAACAAAACCAAGTAGGAGAATATTATTCTAATAAAGTATCTTTAGAAGATTTTAAGCATATAATAAGGGATATTGCTTTTTTCTATAATAATGCCAAACTATCAATAGAAAGAAATTCTCTAGGTGCACCTCTTTGTTCTTTCTTTTATGAAACTTTAAAATATGAAAATTTTTATATTCATAGAAAAGGTAAAAATTCTTATATTGAAGGATTTCCTGTAACTAGTGCTAATAGAGGAGCAATATTAGCAACTCTACAAAGTGCTCTAATAAAAAAAGAAATAACTATTAATTCTATTAGAACAATTAATGAAATTAGAACTTTCGTTTTTTTACCAAATGGAAGACTTGGCGCTAGTATTGGAAATCACGATGATTTAATTTTAGCTTTAGCACAATATGCTTTTTTAAGAGAAGTATTTTTTAATACAGCAACTATGTCTGACTATGGAGAAGATTTTTTAAGAAAAGTTGAAATGGAAGCTGAAAAAATTAAAATAAGACACTATATGAATGGTCCTCTTGCTGACGAGGATGATGCAGAAAGAGAATTACAAAATATTATGGCTGGTTATGCGGTTGATCCACATTCTTTAAGACAGTGGAAAAACTCAATGAAAGATTTTTAATTTAATTCTAATTTTTTAAAAATAAAAGAATCTAGAAGTTTTTTATAATTAGAAATCATTAATAAAATATAATTTAGTTTTGAATTTTTAACATTTAATAATTTTTCTGTTATTTGATGTGGAATAATCCAATTATCGTTAAAAGATTTTTTTATTTCTTGAATATCTTCTTCTATATTATTTAAATCTTTATTTTTGATTTTATTTTTTATAGAATCAATTTTATTTTTCCAATCTTTTAAAAATACATCGCTAACTGATCCTTCTAAATTAGAAAGATCAGAAGTAAATAAATCAAGTTCTTTATTTAGAATATAGAAAAAATTATTGTTTTCTATTTCTTCTAAATAACTAATTAATTTCAATTAAATTCCTCGCTCAGAAGAATTTATTATTTTTCCATTACAACTAAAGAAGTTTTCGGTAAATTTTAAGACTAAATTAGGATCATATTCTGCACAAGAAAAAACATCTAAATATATTTCTCCAATATTTTCAGCAAAGTGTGCTGTTATAGAACTTGTTTCTATTGCTTGTAATACTGTTATTCCATATAATTTTTCATCATGAGAAGCAAATTTTTCTATCCATGTATTTCCGTACATTTTCATTTGAATTTCATCACATAATTCTTTAATAAATATTTTAACAGTTTCTGGATCACTTATTTTTTCTTTATTAGCGCTTTTAAAATCAAAAGCACAAGATAGTCCCCAAGCATTTTTATTCATCTAGAGTTCCTCTATTTATTTTAATTATTCTTTTTTCTTTTGGTTTTAAAACTCTTACTATAAAATCCATTCCTACTTCTGGTTTACAAGTATTTCCACAAGTAAAAATATCAAAATGCCCATAACCAAATTCTGGATATGTATGTACTGAACAATGTGATTCTGATAATATCCAAACTCCAGTTACTCCTTGCGGATCAAATTTATGTTCAACATATTTAAGCGGAGTTGCTCCAGTTTCAATGGAAGCTAATCTTAATAATTCTTTTATTTTTTCTGGATCATCTAATATATTATTTTGACAATCCCATAAATCAGCTACAATATGTTCTCCATTTACAAGGTATTCTTCCTTTTCCAATCTTTTTCATTTTCCTCCTAAAAAAAAAGTAAAAGTTTTTTTTATTTATTGCTACTATTAACTATATTTTCATATAATTTCTTTTTCTTTAAAAGATTACTTTCATCTTCTTTTATTTGAATTAATTGCTGTTTAGCATCTAAAATTTCTTTTTCATTGTAAATGTTTTTTACTTCTTTAACATATTTTTTAAAATCTAACATAAGTGTAACTCCTCAATAAAAATATATTTATGATTTTTTAAATATTTATTTTATTTTTTACATTCCTTTTTTAAAATATTATTATAAGAATTATTCTCTATATCAGATATTTTTAACTGATATTTATTAATAATTTTTATAAAAGATGTAATATATAAACATTTATTAAAAGGTGGCATCCATTTATCTGGTCCTTTAGAACCTTTAGACCTATTCATTTTAATAGATAAAGGAACTAAATGATTTTCATCTACATAATTATTGGCATAACTATTTTTTTGTTTTTTAGTCCATTTATCCGCTCCATGATCATATGCCCATTTTAATGGTACAGTATGATCAATATCTATATCACTTGGATTAGAAAAATATTTATCTTCCCAAATAGAATACCATTCGCCACTAAGGATAGTGCAATTTTTAGAATCAAGAGTAATTATATCTCTAGTTTTAATTATTAAAATATGCTCTCTAGTAGTAATACAGCCTTTATAAGTATTCCAACCTTCTCCAAAAAGATTTCTATCATATTTATCTTGAGAAGATAAATTAGTTAGTATTATAAGAAAAATAAATATTATTTTTTTCATTTTATGTCCTATGTCCATTGTTTTTGTTTAATATTATCGCCATATAATACTTTAGATTCACTAGGCATAGTATTTCCTTCAACAAAATCTTTACAAAAAGAAACCCAATCATGTGCAGTATTTACAGGAACGTTTTGAAAAACAGCGTTATAATAATCATTTTGTAGATTAAAATCATTTGGTAAACCCATAAAAATCATGTGTTCTCTTACAGATAAATAGCGATCTTCAGTTGGATGAAGCATATTAGGAGCTCTCATTGTGATTGCATTAAATGGAATTCCATCTCGATAAAAATGAGAAGAAGCGTTCCACCAACCTTTTCCAAGAGACATTTTATATTTAGCATACTCAATATGTTTAATGTGTTTTTCATTTTTGATAGGATCTTCATTTTTTAAAAACTCAATAAAATCATCTTGAAGATTCATTTGAAATAAGAAATACTCAATAGAAACTGATTTTGGTAATTCTTTATATTTTGCTAACATTTCTGTTCGCCATTCTTTTCCAAATTTCTGAGAACAGTATTTATAGTAATTTGTTTCAGTAAAAATATCTTTTAAAATACATTTTTGGTGTTCAGGAGTATCTTTATAAGAATTATATTGTTCTTGTAGTATTTCTTTTGGCGACAAATGAGGTTTATTAAACCATTTAAAATTTGGAGCAAATTCTGAATCCCAAAAGAAAACAAAAGATCTTTTTCTATTTTGAGGTAATCCATGTAAACTAGAAGTTGTAAATACAAAAGAAATACTATATCCATGTTTTTGTCCAATACTTATAGCTTGTTCACGAACCCAACTTCCAAAGTTTTGCATTAAACCAGGTGCATTTTCAAAAATCATTACTTTTGGTTTTATATCTCTTAAAACAAGAGAAGAAGTTAAATACATCCACATATTTGATTTATAATCATGTTCAGCATTAGCTGTTTTATTACTTATAGTTGGATTAAGACGAGATAATCCAGCACAAGGTGGAACAGCACTTACAATCATAGTATTTTTAAAAATATCGTCATTAAGACCTATAGAATCTAAATTATCATTATCAAGAGTTCTAAACGGAACTCCTTTGAAATAATTTTTAAAATTTTGTTCATTAGTTGCAAATCCATCCCAAGATACAGCCCAACTAGGATCTTCACCTAAAGCTTTTGTGGCTCCTAAAGCCATACCACCAATTAGTGGTATTATTGTTCCATGTTTCATTTATAAAATCCTTATAAAATTTTAGTTATAGATAATTTTATTTCTTCTTGTGAACATTTTATGTATTTATCAATTAAATTGTTCAAAAAATTATCATCTATATTTCTATTACTAATTTCAAAAGAATCATCAATTAATAATTTATCTAAATCGCTTTTATCTTTAATACCTTCTTCAACATACACTGAATTATGTATAAATGGTATTACTCCTCTTGTTAGGGCTTCTATAAAGCGAGGAGAAAAAGCATTTTTATCATAACCTGGAAGTATTAAAGTATATTTAGATTTTTTTAGATATTCAATATATTCTTCTTTAGTAATGTTAGTAAAAATATTTTTATATTTATCTTGTAAAAATATATTACTATTTTGTAAAGAATAAAATTTATCGTATAATTTTTGAACATACTTTCTATCTGGAGTTAAACAAGTAAATCCAATACACCAATCATGTTCTTTTTTATTATCTAATTCAAGATGTTCTGAGTGATAAATTTTAATAAAAGGATGTTGTTGAGTTTTAAAAAGTTTAGAATCATAAATAAAAAATCTACGATAATCTAATTCTTTCACTAAATCTACATCACTATGATTACTTTCTTGTGGATCATGTAAGAAATGATTCCAAGGTATGTTAAAAGTTTTTACAAAACTATAATGATTAATAAATTTTTGAGTTGTTTTGCGAGTGCTCATAAAATTAATAAATTTATTTTCTTTAATTCCTTTATTTAAAAAATTAGGTTTATAGTATTTTACTCCACTGCTCATAATACCAAAAACTTCTACAAAAGACACTGGATCTATTATTCCTTTTAATTTTTGGTATCCTTCCATACATTCAGAAATAAATTTATCCCAAGTTGTGATTTCTTTTTTTTCATTCATAATGAAACAATCAAAAATACTATTAAGATATTTATCGTGATTTTTAACATGATTAAAGTTTTCAAAATCTGATATAAGCGCAATATTATATTGATCTTTAAATTTTGTTAACCAATAAGTATAAGTTATATATGAATGTTTTGATGCGTTCCTTAAATTAAAGGGTGCGCCAAAACCAACTACAATAGTTTTTTTATTTTGATTAAAAGAATTCTTTTTCTCAAATCTCATTCTTTATTTTCCTTATTAAATTGTTTTTCAATCCATTTAAAAGTTTTTTTCATTCCATCTTCTAATTTAGTTGAAGGTTCCCAATTTAATAATTCTTTAATTAAAGTATTATCACTATTACGACTCTTAACACCTTGTGGAGCACTAACATTATAAATATAAGTTGAATCTATAATATCAGTTTTAGAAATTTTCATTGCTAAATCATGCAAATATTGAATAGTAACTCCTTGACTAGAACCTAAATTAACTGGACCTTGAATTTTATTATTTATTAATTTATGTATTCCAACAATTGCATCTTCTATGTACATAAAAGATCTTCGTTGTTTACCATCTCCCCAAATTTCAACATGATCTTTTTTCATATTAATATATTCAATAATTTTTCTAATTGAAGCAGCTGGAGCTTTTTCTTTTCCATCTTTCCAAGATCCATGAGGTCCATAAACATTATGAAAACGAGCAATCGTAACTGGAACTCCAAATTCTTTATTAAGATAACGATAAAGTTCTTCACAATATAATTTATTTAATCCATACATTAAATCAGGATGTGCTGGCCACGCATCACTTTCTTTTAACATAATATCTTTAGAATCATCAGTTTGAAGAGAATCGTTATAGACACAAGCAGATGAAGAGAAAAAAACATGTGGCTTATTCTCACTTTTTAAAATACTTTCTATTAAATTAATATGAATCTTTCCTGATAATCCAGTTAAAAGATGATTATGTTCGCAATATCCGATTCCACCCATATCCTCAGCTAGGTTATAAATAATATTAACACCTTGAGTAACTGAGTCAGTAATTTGAGGATTGACCATATCTCCTTTTTTACCATGATAATTATCAGCTTCTTTAAATCTTTGATACCATTCATTTTTTGGTTTTTTATCATAAGCTTTAACTTCGTAACCTAAATCTAGACAGCTTTTAACAAGATGTCCACCTATAAATCCACCTGCTCCGCAAACAGAAACTTTCATTTTTTCTCCTTATATTTCGTAAAAGTTATCACTATATTAAATAATTTTATTAATACTTTTTTCTTATGTTTATCTTTTTCATATTATAATTTAGTTTTTTTTGAATTAAAAAAAGCACTAGACGTTGAATTAGAAGCGCTACTATTATAAGTTGGACTTGATGTAAATATATTATCAACATTTAAAAAAGGTTGTGAGGTTCCAGTATATGTACTTTTATTATTAACATATTGATCAACATAAGGCACTATTGGTTTTTCTTCTTCTACTAAAATACAAAATTCATCAACATTTATTAATTCATCTTTGAATAATTTAAGAAGAATTTTAATTTTTTCTTTATTCATGTTTTTTCATCTCATTATTATAATATAAATATTTTATTTTAGTTATTTCTGGTAATAAATCGTGAATTGATTCTTTTTCTAGTTTGATAGTATTCTCATATCCCCAAACTTCATTTTTTAAATCTTTAATTAAATCATGTTCATTTCTTTGCTGATGAACCGTAATTTTATTAAAAATTATTTTTTGTCTTAAATTAACAAGATTTTGTAATAAGTATGCTCCCCATATATCATCATATCTTCCAATATTACATAACATCATATATTTAGATATAAGACTTCTATGAATAAAAGTATTCTGAGAATTAAATGGAGTGAATTGATATGTTGTAAAAGGTCCATCATAAAAAGAATCGTATTCATTATATTTCCAATCAGGAGAATTAGATAATCTACAGATTGCCGATATATCTGGATCTCCACTCCATAAATCAGCTTGAATTAACGGGATAGTCTCTACTTTTTCTTCTAATTTAATTTTTCTTTTATTTAAAAGTTGTTCTGGAAAGCCACGGTGCCAGGTTCTTTCTGTACCTTTTGTATAAGTAAAAATAGGATCAAAAAAGAATTCATTTGTAGAGTAGCAAGGAACTTTTATTTTTTTACCAACTAAAACATTTTTTCCCCAATCTGGATATGGAATATTATCATCGTCAACAGTAGCAAAAATTTCGTATTTTTTAGGATCTTGTAGAGCATACCAAAAACCAAAATTTCTTCTCTGAATATTATTCCAACCTAAAACATCACTTAATTCTTTATTATAGTGAATTTGAGAATATGAAGAAAGATATGTTACGTGTTTTTTATCTTTAAAAGTATCTTGAAATTCTTTATCAGGAGTTTTTAAATCACCTACTATAACTAAATCCCATCCTTCAATTTCACTAAATTTTATAAGAGCCTCTGTTGGCGGATTAATTGTTGTTGTAACTATTACTTTATTCATATTCTTATTCCCCATTTTGTATTAGATAAATAACTATTAACTGTGTTAGTTAAAAAAGAACCATCTGGACCATCAGACATTTCGTTATAAAGTTCTTCTAATAATTTATATCTCATTTCTGGATTAGCTTCTAACTGTTCTATTTTTTGATACATTTCTTCTGGTTTTGAAACTCTTAAAAAAGATGGTACTGGCTGATTTTGTTGAACATCATAAGAATCAGGTATAAATGGTATTGTTCCTCTACTAGCAACAATCCAAGGTTTACTTGTAGCCCAACCATAATTAGTAGGCATAATTACTGTATATCTTGTATTTCTCATAATATCGTATAACTCATCAGTGCTTTTTACAAAACCCTTAAATCTGGGATCACCTAAAGTTCTTGATTCATGCCAATAACCATAAATAGAATTTTCTTTATTAATGTCTGGATCTAAAACCCATCTTTTTAATTCCATATATCTAAAATCTTCTACTGGATTAAGAGCATCTGATTCTAATTGAGCTGAAATAACGGAGAATTTAAAAGTCTTTTCTCTTCTAAAATCACTATCAAGATTAACGTCAATTAAATCTATTTTTTCAATTCCATCATAAGTGCTATCCCAATTTTGTATTTCTTGAATAGGAGGTGGACCAAATTTAACAACTCTTTTCCAAACATGTTTTCCATTAGCTTGAGAAAGGAACCTTACTGGTGGATTAGTAATTTCTCTTGGATAGATTTGATGACGAAAGTGTCTTGGATCAGTACAGAGAATAAAATATGGAAATGGTTTATAATTAGAAAGAAAAGCACATAAAGGAGCAGTGTATCTAACATTCATTGCTCTTGGAACAGCGATTCCTTCTTGTCTTAATTTTGGCATATAATATGGAATAGAAACAGATGAATTAGAACCTTGACTCATAAAAAAGAATCCTAAATCTATTTCTAAATTAGCAGTCTTTAATCCATCAATTATTTTTTGACAACAACCCATTACTAAATCATAGTGTTCTGGTTTAGTAAAACTTTCTTTTGGATCTACAGGTGGCTTATATCCTATATCTCTTCCTAAAACGATCTTATTTTCTGGATCGATTTCTTTGACATGAGATAAATTTCTTTTTAAATCTTTTTCAGAAGAAGAAATTAAAATTATTTTTTTTACTGATTTTAATTTTAATAACCATAATAATGTTTTATAATAATCACTTTGTCCTGTATAACCTTGGTCACGACTACCAAACATCATCATTGAACCTAAAATACCTAATACAACTGTTAAATCTTGATCTTTCATATGCTCCTCTACATTTATTATTATATTCTATTGTATATAAAAATAATAAAAAGGTTTAAATTATTTTTCAATATTACTAGTGACTTCTACTATTTCAACAGTAGGATCATTAAATAATTCAATAAAACATGTACCTCTATAACGACCACTATCCCATCTCATAGTTATTTCCCACCATTGATTATTAGAATTTTTTTCAAAGAATTGACTTGTTGTTACAGGTAAAGAAAACTTCTTACATATTTCTTCTGCTACATCTTCAATAAATCTTAAATCGTCTTCTGACTTTGTATGAAATATCACCCATTTTTTTAAAGATTCATTTTTACCCTTTTTTACATTTTTTGATATTATTTCAAAATTATACTCTCTATTAATACCATGCATATCAACTAAATTAAATTTTTCCATATAAAAGTATTATATTGTTTTAAAAATAAAAAAAGGAGATTTTATGTTTATAAAAGAAATGACTATTGGTGAAGCGTTAGAGGTTCATCCCGAAGTTGGAATGGTTTTATCTGCTTACCACCTCGGTGGATGTTCGCATTGTTCTGTAAATGAGGTAGAAACTATCGAGCAAGTTTGTGAAGGATATGGAGTTGATGTTGATGAATTATTATGCTCTATGAATTCACTATTAAATGAAGATGAACAATTAGATTAAAATTTCTTTTAATTGTTTTATAGTATCTTTACTATTAAGGTGGAGAATTGATTTTCCACCTTTTTCTTTAAATTCATCACAATTAGATTTTAAATCATCAATTAAAATAGAATTTGAGTTAGCATATAGTTTTTTATCACTTTTTTTATTAACAAAATTAATATGATCAGTATCTAAGTATTGTGAAACATTATTTTTTTCTAACCAATTCTTTTTTTGTTGACTAAAATCTTCATAATTTTCTTTTCTAGCCGTAGAAGATAAAATTCCTAATTTAAAATTATATTCCTTTTTTAATTCAAAAATATTTTCAATTAATGAATTTTCTTCTAATACATCTAAAGTTTCAAATAATTTTTCTTTTTTAATTAAATCCCAAATTTTTTGTTTTTGATCTTCAGTTAAATTATGTTTTTTGATAATTTCTTTTTTCATTTTTTCAAAATCAGCAAGTACACCATCCATATCTAAATAAATGATGTACTGATCTAATTTTTTACTTTCTAAAATAGTATCTAAATATTTTTTAAAGATTGACATCTATTAAGAAAACTGTGAATATATTTTTTTAAATTTTTGTATTTCTTTATCGTTTAAATTTAATTCTTGTAATACTCCATCTTCATTATAACTATTTAAAATCTCTTCTATAGAAAAATTATAATTATTAACGTTATCATCAATTTCCATAATAAGATCTTCTGCATTATCCCATTTTTTTCCAATAACATTTACAATATATTTTATAGTTATTCTTGGATCTTTTAAAATAGAATTTTCTAACGATTTTTTAAAATCAGATTCAATTTTTTTCTTATTCTCATAAAAAGAATATAAATAAGATAAAGATATACTATTAGATATATCACTTTTTTGTTCATCAGTTAATGCTTCTTTTTGTTTAGCTATTTTATCTATATTTTGTTCATTAATTTTACTATCAATTGTTTGACTATGCACCATTTGAATTTGTTTTAAATATTCTTTATAATCTTTATTGGACAAAGTTTTTGTTTTATTTTTTTCTTTATCTTCGTCTTGTAATTTTTTTAAAGATTCTTCATCAGAAAGTGGTTCAGATTCTGGTTGATACGGTGTTGTTTCAATTCTATAATCTTTATCACGATATTGCCATCCTGGCTTAACGGTTGGTTTATTTGATCCGCCCCTAGGAGCTCTTATATCTCTAATTTTATCCCCAACTGCTTCTTGAATTATCGTTAAATATTTATTAAATAGTGACATGCTTTTATCCTAATGATTTAATATAATATTTTTACAATAACTCCGTAAAAAATTCTTTTTTTTATGGAGTCCAATCACCGCCCATTCTTTTTTTAATAGCTTTAACATAATTACTAGCTTCTAATAAAGAATCATAATTACCGCAATCAAACCAAGAACAATCTATTTCTACAATATTTAGACGATCCTCATCAGCATATAAATTAGATAGTTCAGCAATTTCTGTTTCTCCTCTTGAAGATGGTTTTAGTGAATTAACTTTTTCTAAAACATCACTTGGATAATAATAAAAACCAGGAACAGCTAAATTACCAATGTATTCTTTTGGTTTTTCAACTATTCTTCGAGTGTCTTTATGTATTACTCCATATTGAGAAGGATCAAAGACTCTTAATCCAGTGATCATTGCTTTATTTTGAGAAATAGATTCTTCTAATTCTTTTTTTATTTGATGAGTAAAATTAAAAAATAAATTATCGCCTAAAATAAGGATAGCTCCATCTCCTTTTAACCATTTCTTTTCTTCTACTATTTTAAAAGCATCTGGTAGTCCAGTGGGTGTATCTTGAATGAAATAACGATCTATATTAGAACTAAATACATCTCTAAAATCAGAAAAAAAATCATTTTTACAAATAAGAGAAATTCTTTCTACTCCTAAAGCTTTTAAAACTTGAAATGGATACCACACCATTGGTTGATCATATACTGGTAATAATTGTTTTGATGTGTATTTTGTAAAATTAGAAAGACGAGTGCCATTTCCGCCGGCTAAAATAATTGCTGATAAATTGTGTTCCATATTATTAATATATTATTAAAAAAAAAATAATGTTTATTTTTATATCATAAATATATTTTATAAAAAATAAGGAGAAAAAAATGTCTCAATTTAATAAATATCTAAATATAGTGCAAGAGGCATCTTATGCTGATACAGAAAAAGCTAATGATCCGAAGCGTTTTGAAGATACTAGGAAGGCTTCTAAAGATAAGCGAGGATTTGTTAGAAACCCTAATAGTGAAACTAATTCTCAAAAAATAGAAAGATTAAAAAAAGAAGAAGAAGAAAAGAAAAAACAAAGAAGATAATATTACATCCATTCTTTATTTTTAAGAGTCCAATCTACTAAATGTTTCAACCCTTCTTCAAAAGAGAAGGGTGGAATCCAGCCTAAAGATCTTAAAAGAGCATCATTAATTCCATATTTTCGATCATATCCAGGACGAACTTTAGAATCGTCAATGGTATCTATTGGATAAACATTTATATTCATTATATTAGCAATTTTTTGAATTAATTCTAAATTATTAATTGAATCATTACCAGCAACATTAAATTTAAGAGGAGTTTCAAGAAAATTTTTTTTCTCGTAAAAAACTGGATCTACTTTATTATCTATAAATATAAGAGCATCACTTAAATTTCTACAATCTAAATAAACTCTTGATCCTACTTTTCCACCAGAAGTATATACTGGTATAGTTTTACCTTGACTAAGGTATGAAATTGTTTTAGGTATCATTTTTTCTGGATTCTGCCTCTTACCGAACATGTTCATGCAATGAATTATAATACTTGGTATTCTATATGTTCTCCAATAAGAAAAGATTATATTATCTTGAGCTGCTTTACTAGCACTATAAGGATTACTAGGGTGATACTCCCACCCTTCTCGATGGAGATCATCTCCAAAGACTTCTCCATAAACCTCATCAGTAGATAGATGAATAAATTTAGATGGATTTATTTTTCTTACAAAATCTAAAACGCTTAGTATTAATTGAACATTATTATTAATAATATCATCTGGAGATTCGACTGATGTTGCTACACTAGAATCACTAGCAATAGAAAATACAGTATCTATGTGTCCTATTTTAGAAATTAAAGTTTCACTAAATGGAACTCTTAAATCATGTCTAAAATTAGTATAATTAGGATGATTATTAAAAATTAATCTTTGAGAATCACCTTTTCTAGTTAGTGAATCAATTCCTATAACTTGGTATCCTCTACTGAGGAGATCTTCAACTAAGTGATGTCCAACAAAACCAGAACTACCAGTAACTAAAACTTTTTTTATATCCATATTTAATTATACTCAAAAAAGATAATTAATGTTTATAATTAAACATAAAAATAAAAAGTAAATAAAATTACTATGTATGAGTGAAAAAAGTTTTTTTGAAGAAATTATTATTGAGGAACATGGAGTGAGACCAGTTTATTTAATAGTGTTTTTCATATTTTGTGAGTCCATTATTGCTCTTACAAGTTATGTTACTTCACCAGTTGCAAGATTACATGTCGAACCTAATATAAGTTCAGAATCAATCGCTTTATCAAAAGGAACTGTAGTTAATAAAATTGGTGAAAAGGATATGTTTATTAAAGTTACTACTGATGGAAAAGAAGGATATGTTAATAAACTATTTTTATCAGATAATCCGCCTTCTGGTAAAGTTTCTTTTTCATCAGATATTGATCAGTCTACATCTATTAAAGCTCGCGCTAGAGCATCTAATTTTACTCAAACAGCCGCTGCGAGAGGTTTTAGTGAATCTCAAATTCTAAGAACAAGAGGCGGTGCTAACGATTATGATATGGATTCTATTAGATGGTTAGAATCTATTAAAATAGATGAAGAAGAAATTAAAAAATTTAATAACTAAATTTGATCTTTAATTGATTCCATTTTAAAAGTTAAAAAAATATAAAAATCTTCAAAATTAAGAAAACGATCTGGATAAATAATTTCTGAACAATTATAAGTTATTATTCTATTTAGATTAGCCATTCCTTTTTTATAAAAAACTATCACTGGAAAATTATTTTGAAAAACAAATTTTAGTAATCCTTTTTTAAAGGGATTAGGTTTATCACTAAAAGATCTTTCTCCTTCTGGCATAAATCCTATATTACAGTATTTTAAATAATCTTCAGCCTCATCAATAGATTCTTTAATTCTTACACCATCTTTTAAAAGAATCCCCGCTTTTTGAAGAAAAAAATAAAGAAGTCCACTACGGTACATCGCTTTATCAAAAAGAAAAGCACAATTACCTTCTAATGGATCAAAAGGATATTCAAATTCATTAACGTGATTAAATATTACTATATGTCCATTTTTAGGAATCATATTTTTTGGATATCTTCTATATATAAAAATTAAAAGAAAAATTCTACAAACTATATTCCAAATTTTTAAAAAGAAAAATAAAAACACTATATTTATCTTTTTAAAATCTTTTCTTTTTAAGAATGGTAATATCGATATAAAATATAAAAAACCTATTATTGTTCCACTTAAATAAACTACTAATGAATAATAAATTCTTTTTATTATTGAATCTTTTCTTGAATTTAAATTAGGTGAATCACCTTTATAAACGATCATATAAAATATATTTATGTTTTTTTTTAATGATTATTCAAATATTCTTGTAATGATGGTGCATTTCTATCTTTATTAGAAATCGTTATTTCTCTTATATTAACTGGTGGCATTCTTTTAATAAAGACTTCACTCTGTAAAAGAGGAATACCATTTATTATTCTTTCATTTTCGGGAACTCTTGGAGATGATACAGAATATAAAACTCTATTATCATTTTCAAGAGTAAAAAATCCATGAGCACAGCCTTCTGGTACATATACTGATTGTAGAGTCGAATCTGTTAAAAAAACGACTTCTGTTTCTAAATAAGATGGTGATCCTTTTCTAAGATCAATAAAAAAATCATAAATTGATCCTTTCATTACTGTCACCAATTTTGCTTGTGCAAAATTACCTTCTTGAAAGTGTAAACCTCTAAGAACATGTTTTTTAGATTGAGAAATATTTTGCTGAATAAAGTGTTTAAAGTATTTATCTTTAAAATCATCTTGTAGATATTCAGAGAAAAAGCCTCTATCATCTTCAAAACTTTTATGGTCTAATAAAAAAGAATCTTGAATTTTTAAGTTAGTTATCATAGTTTATTATATTTTATAAATGTATTTATTTAAAAATAAATAATAAAAAATATAAAATATAATTATATGGACTTAACTTTTGGAATAGTTACTAAATATGATGATAATAATCGTTTATTAGAAATAATAAATTCTATAAAAAATCTTCATATAAAAAACTATGAAATTATTTTTATTGGCGATGGAATAACAAGTGAAAATATTATTGGAGAAAATATTAAACATATAAAATTTGATGAAACTATAAAACAAGGTTGGATCACTAAAAAAAAGAATATTATAGCAAAATCAGCAAAATATGAAATAATTGTTATGATGCATGATTATCATGTTTTTGATAAAGATTGGTATGAAAAATTTTTAATATTTGGTGATAATTGGGATATATGTTGTACATCACAAATTATGATAGATGGTAGAAGGAATTTTGTAGATTGGGCCTTATGGGATAAACCTGGTTTTGGAAAAGGTCAAACATGGGATTATAACGACTGGAATGAAACAAAATATATGTATATAAGCGGAGCTTTCTTTTTAGTTAAAAAATATGTTTTATTAAATGAACCTTTTAATGAATCTTTAACTTGGAATCAATCAGAAGATGTTGAGTGGTCTTTAAGAGTTAGAGAAAAATATAAAATCGTATGCAATGGATCTAGTGTTGTAAGACATAATAAGTCACATAGACATAATTATATGTAATATGAAAAATAAACTTGTAATTTTTGATTTAGATGGAGTATTAATTGATTCTAGAGATTTACATTATTACTCATTAAATAATGCTTTAAGTAAAATTGATAATAAATATATAATATCTAAAGATGAACATCTATCTATATTTGACGGATTAAGTACAACTAAAAAATTAAATTTATTAGCTGAAATTAAAAAACTACCTAAAGAGTATCATCAGATCATTTGGGAAGATAAACAAAAAGCAACAATAGAATTATTAAAAAAAATTAATAAAAACAAAATCGCAATTTCTATAATTAATGAATTAAAAAAAATAGGATGGAAAGTAGCGGTTGCTTCTAATAGTATTAGAGAAACTTTAAGAGTATCTTTACATAGCATTGGAATATTACATTTAATAGATTATATGGTTAGTAATGAAGATGTAATTAATCATAAACCTCATCCAGAAATGTATTGGAAGTGTATGTTATCTTTAAATGCTTTACCATCTAATACTTTAATAGTTGAAGATTCACATATAGGAAGGCAAGCTGCATTATCTTCTGGAGCTAATCTTTATGCTATTAAAGATTCTTATGAATTAAATTATAAAACATTTTTTAATGAACTTGAAAAGTTTGATAATAAAAAACAAAAAATAAATATACCTTGGAGTAATAAAAAAATGAACGTATTAATCCCAATGGCTGGGGCTGGATCTAGATTTTCTCAAGCAGGATATACTTTTCCAAAACCATTAATTGAAGTTAATGGAAAACCAATGATTCAAAAAATAGTTGAAAATCTTAATATAGACGCTCATTATATTTTTATAGTACAAAAAGAACATTATGACAAATATAATTTAAAGCAATTATTAAATTTAATATCTCAAGACTGTGATATAATTATTGTAGATTCTATTACTGAAGGAGCAGCTTGCACTGCTTTATTAGCAAAAGAAATAATAAACGATGATCAACCTCTTTTAATTGCTAATTCTGATCAAATTATGGATTGGAATTCTAATGAATGTTTATATGCTTTTTCTAATGATAATATTGATGGAGGAATTTTAGTTTTTGAATCAACACACCCTAAATGGTCTTTTGTTAAATTAGATTCTAATAATTTTGTAATAGAAGTTGCAGAAAAAAATCCTATTTCAAACATAGCTACTACAGGAGTTTATTATTGGTCAAAAGGTTCTCATTTTGTTAAATACGCAGAACAAATGATTACTAATAATATTAGAGTTAATAATGAATTTTATATATGTCCTATTTTTAATGAAGCTATTAAAGATAATAAAAAAATTAAAATAAAATATGTTGATAAAATGTGGGGAATAGGTACCCCAGAAGATTTAAAATATTATTTGGAAAATAATAAATGAAAAATATAAATGAATATTTAAATATGCAAAAAAATCAATATGAATTTGAAGCCTCAAACTGGAGTCTACAAAATTTAGATCATGTTGTAGGAAGTTATCAAGAACATAACAATTGGAAAGATTATGATGATTACCTTTTTAAAGATATAAATACTAATAATTTAGTTGGATTAGAATATGGATGTGGTCCAGCAAGAAATCTAATTAGATTTAATAATAGATTTTTAAAAATTGATGGATGTGATATTTCTAAAAATAATATTGATAAAGCTGAATTAAACTTAAAACATAATAACATAAATAATTATTCTTTATTTATTTGTGATGGAAAAAGTATTCCAGCACAAAGTGAATTTTATGATATAATTTTTAGTGTTATATGTTTACAGCATATAGCTTGTTATGATATTCGTTATAGCATATTTAATGATATATATAGATGTTTAAAAAAAGATGGATATTTTTGTTTTCAAATGGGCTTTGGAAAAAAAAATAATTTTAATGTTTCTAATTATTATGATAACTCTTTTGACGTTAATGTTACTAATGGTCTACATGATGTTATAATTGAAGATGAAAATTATTTAATTAATGATTTAAAAGATAAAATAGGATTTAGAAACTATATTTCTTATATAAGACCTACTGGACCTGGAGATTATCACGAAAATTGGATTTGGGTGCAAGCTCAAAAATGATATTAATATCACATAGAGGAAACTTAAATGGTCCAAATATATCTTTTGAAAATAATCCAGAATACATTTTATCTTGTATCAATGATAATTTTGATTGTGAAATTGATTTTTGGTTATTTAATAATAAATTATATCTAGGACACGATGAACCTCAATATCAAATTAATTTAGATTTTTTTAATAATAAAAACTTATGGATACATTGTAAAAATAATTTATCTTTAGATTTTTGTTTAAAAAACAACCTAAGATGTTTTTTTCATAATAATGATGATTATACTATTACAAATAAAGGATATATTTGGGCATATCCAGGAAAAGAGTTTAATTCAAATTTATGTATTTCAGTTTTACCAGAAAAAAATAATTTTTTTATTCCAAAAAATATCTATGGAGTATGTTCTGATTATATAATTAAAATAAAGGAAATTTTAAATGTTTAAAGAAATAGATTATAATAAAAGAATACTAATAGGTACACCACTAGTTGATTGGAAGTGTTATAAAAATGAACACGAAGCATGGTTGATAAACAGACACGAAATAAAAAATACTTTTAAAAATTGTGAATTTTTTTCTGCTTTTGAAATAAATAAAACTGGATTAGATCCTTTTAATTCTGTAATTCAAAAATTAAATGAAATAAATGGAAAATATTGGACTTATTCAATTAATGATAATGAAAAAGAAATAAGAGAAATAAATAGACTTATAAGAATAGAAACTGGTAGAAATTTAGTTAGAGAATATGCTCAAAGAAAAAGAATAACTAAGGGTGGTTCTTGGGGAGAAGATTGTACTTCTGAAAATAATTCGGTTTTTAATTTTGATGCTATATTATATGTGGATAGTGATATGATATTAACAAAACAAGTGATAGAAGGAGTTATATCTATTGATCATCCATTGGTTGGTTGTAGAACATATTACGGATTACCGCCTGGAAAAATAATTAATCATAATCCTTTAATTGAAGAACACTGGACTACAGCTGGACTTTTATTAGTAAATTCACCTGCATATTATGATTTGCCTTGGTATCATAATGCTTATTTAAATTTAAGCGATGATCCAAGTTTTCAATATATGTCATCAAGATTAAATGAAATGAAAAACGATTTAACAATTAATCAACCTTATGGGATGACATGGGTTAGAAAAGATATTTATATAGATCATGTTGGACAAATAGGATTATTAGAACATAGAAATTTACCAAATAGAGAATAAAATTATAAAATTAATTCTTCATAATCTTTAGGTACTCCATTTTTAAAACAAAAATGTTTAGATTGATTTAATCCTATCCATCCTTCAGCTCTATGTCTATGTTCGTAATTAGGAGATGGTAGATTTTTTATAAAATTTAATGTTGTCCACCAAAAAGTTCCAGCATAAAAATTATTATGTCCAACATGTTCTGGACCCGAACTATTCATCCAATATATTCCAACGGTGTCATAACCTTCAATCATTTTATTAATACAATCGTTCCAATTTAAAACATTATATTTTGTCATAGTTTCACGCCAAGGAATATTTGGATAATCTTGACTATAAGAACCCTTAGTATGAGCATATAAAATATATCCATCGTTGTATTGAGAAAAATTATATAATTCTTGTTGCGTAACTTGTTCCCATCCATTATTTTTAATAGAAACTATTTCATAATTATAATTATTAACGTTTAAAAAGTTTTTTACGTTATTAATATTTTCATTATTTCCAACAAAACCTATTTTTACAGGAGATGTAAGTGAATCATATAATTTAGATTTTTTTAATGCCCTAAAATGCTGATCAACTGGTGTTTGCCACAATCCATCAGCATATATATGATAAAAATGATAAATTCTCACCAAGATATTACTCTTCCTATTTCATCACCTGGATGAGTAGGAGTCCAATCATATTGATTAAAGGGTTCATTGTTTTTTTCAACCGATGGTTTTAAAAAACCTATCCATCCTTCTGCATCATAACGATTTCCTCTAGCAACTTTTGGAAAATTTCTAATATATTTACAATGTGTCCACCAAAAAGTTCCAGCATAATATCCATCCATAGATTCATCTAATTTACTAGGTATCGGAATATAATAACAACCTACTCCAGAATGACCATTATTTAAAAAATTAACACAATCGCTCCAACGAACAACATTATAATATTCCATGCTTTTTCTCCATCTAACATGAAGATCGTTATAATTAACTGCTGTTTTAGTGTGCGTATATAAAACTAAACCATCATTTTCTTTTGAATGATAATATAAAGAATCTAAAGTTTCTTGTTCCCATCCATCATCTGTTTCATTACAAAAATTAATATTTAAATTATAATTTCTTATAAAATCTTTTACGATGTTTCTATTATCAATATTTCCTACTATTCCAACGTTAAAAGATTTAAGATTATTAATTAAACCAAATCTAATTAAAGTATCAAAATGTTCTTGAAGAGGTTCTTGCCATCTTCCATCAGCATATACATGATAAAAATGATACAAATTCATGTTTTTTTTTATTTCCTTTTTTAATAATTATATAAAAAAAATATAATATTATGATACTATGATATTACTTTTATTTAAACTTGCATATACACTTAATGCTAAACTTGATCCGCTATCATTTCTAAATATTACTTCTTTACATGGTCCGATAACGTTTTGAGTTATTTGATTATTAACTTTTTTAAATAGAATAAAATCATTATAAGTTTCAGAAACACCATTCATTTTAACTTTTACATCTTGATCATACCAAAAAGTTATTGATTTAAATCCTATGGTCCCACTAACTGTTCCATCACTAATTTTATCATTGCCAGTTTTTGATGCATTATATACGGTTTCTAAATTAATTTCACTTCCATTAGAAATAGATGCTGAGTATGCAATATAAGTTCTTCTGTTATAAGCCATTTTTTAGTTCCTTAATATATTATATTTATTAACGTTGTGATATTTAATTTAAAATTTTAATATTATTATTTAATGTTTTAAAAATAATTTTATTTTTTATAAAATAAATTTAAATCCAAGAGTAAAGATATAATTATGAGGAAAATAAAAGATAACAAAATAAAAAATATTGTTGATTTAGAAGATGAAGAGTCAATAAAAATTGCTATTATAAAAGCAAGAGTACAATATAATTTATCGTTACCTCAAGCTTTAGTTTTTATTATTAAAAAAATTGAAAAACAAACTAAAGACGTTTTCTCTGAAACTGAAATTGAAGAACTCTGTTTTTATTTATTACAGAGGTGTGGATTAATATGAGATTTGACAATTTATATGACGCATCATCAGCAAAAGCATCTTCTTTAAAAATAGAAGACGATTATAGAAGAAAATTTCTTCCTGTTTCTAATCTTTTTTCATTTGACCCAACAGCTAATATTAACTTACAAAGAAAACTGTTAAATAGTGAAGTTAAAACTATTTTAAATAAAAAGAAAAAAGAATTAAAAAAATGGAAATCACCTCCTCTTGGAATGAATTTAAAGGTTCATTCTCATAGACTTTATACGCAATTATATGATTTTTATCCAGAAAGCGGAATGTTAGTTGTTCCTTATGAAATTATTATTTATGATACAAACAGCGGGATAGAATTTAAAATTCAAGAAAAATATCCAGATTTAGTACAATGGAATCTTCAATTGATGAGTATTGAAGCTCTTAAAAGATATTATGGAATGATTAAAGAATTATTAGGCGGATTAAATAAAGAGGATTTTAAAGATATTCTTTTTCATTTTTTTGATAATCGCTATTTCTTTCCAAATAAATCTTTTAAACCATGGATTTGGTATGATGTAAGAACTTTAGATATAAAACCTTTTCCAATTAAAGGTGTTCAAGATTATCCTGGAATTATAGTTAAGGGTTATATGTTTTTTTGGGGAGACCTTTGGTTAGAAAAATATATTCGAGACAGTTTAATTGAAAAAGAATCTGGATTTGGTTTTAGAAATTTTTTAATAAGTCCTTATAATATACCTCCTATATTTTTTACTTATCCTAATAAAACTTTAGTTACTGATTGGATGTTAGAAAAGATTGGTAATTTAATTAAAGAAGAAGATAATATAGTATCTAATATTTTTAAAACTCAATTAGGTGTTAATACTTTTAAAGATATTAAAATTAGTGTTAGTAAAGTTGGCATTAAAGATATAAAGATAACTTTTGAAGATGTTTTTTATCTTCCGAATGAAAAAAATTGGGGAACTAAAACTCAGACAAAATTAAAAGATTTTTCTAAATATTTACCTAATAAAAAAATAAATATAAAAATGACAAGGAACCATGGAAGAGTTATTTGAATCAAGAATAAAAGTCACTATTCATAATAAAACATATAATTTTACTTTTCCTGACTTATCAGAAGTGAATGGAAGAATTATTTTTGTAAATAATGTTAAAAAAGAATTAAGAGAGTATTTTTTTAAAGGATATGAAGATAATAGATCAGGAAAATCAAAACCTAATTCTTTTACAAGTAGAGTTTCTGAGGCTGATTTATTTATGAAAAGAAAATTATCCTCTATGTTAGAAGAGATTTATGATGCTGGTTATAAAAAATACGATTTAGATAAAGAAAAAGAATATAAAGTTGAAGATTTAGATATAGAGGATCCAAAATTAGAATCTAACATTAAAATATTAGCAAGTCAAAGTTTTTCTGATGGGATGAACGATGCTAAAAATTCATCTTATAAAAAAACTAAAATTAATATACCTAATGAATTATTTTTTATTAAAGATAAATTAAATGATATTTTAATTAAAGCTTATAATGATGGATATGATGAAGGTATCAAATTTATTAATCAAAAATATAAAATTGATATTCCAAAAATTAATAATTCATATATTCAAGAAAAAATTAAAATAGAAATTGATTCTGCTTTTGCTACTGGTAAAAAAGATTTTGACGATAATAAACCAGAAAATTTAAATTACGAACCTAATTTAAATTTTATTAAGGATTCTGTTTTAAAAAATCAGGTTTTAGATACTGTTAAAAAAGCATACGCTGACGGATATCAGGATTATCTTAATAAGGCAGAAAAAAAACTATTAGAAAAACAAAAAGAAAATGAAATTAGAACTAAAGAAGAAAAAGAATTATTTTATCTTATAAAAAAATATGGAAAAATTTTACAAAATAAATTTGTTAGCGCTCTTTATCAATATGTAATTAAAAGTAATGAACTTAAAGATTTAGGTGATTATAATTTTATTAATATTAAAAGTGAAGACCAAAATTTATTAGACCAAGTTAAAAAAATAGTTACATCTGCTTTTACTAAAGGTAAAGAAGATGCTATGAATGGAAGAAGAAAGAGGTTTCCAATTTTTAGTATGCCTTATAAAATAAAAGATGATCTTATTCAAAATGAAGTTGTTAATTTAGTTAATAAAGCATACGATGATGGATATAATCTTGTAATGGATGAAATACATAAAAACTTAACTTCTGAAATTAATAAAAATCCAGAAATTAAAAGATTAGAAGAATTATTAGAAAAATTTAAAAAATATAAACCGATTAAAAAAATATCTAATCTTCCAGATCGTTATGTTAATCAAATGATTTATTCGGTGGAAGTTCCTAGTGAATCTTGACGAAATAGTCAAAACAGATCTTTCATCTATTACTTATAGATCAGTTCGTGAAAGAAGAAAAGACTTTAGAAGGAAAACTCCTAATACAGTTTTTTTATTTAAAGATAAAAATATTTTACACTACTCTTCTCCATCAACTAAAAACAGAAATAAAACTTATAAAATATTAGTTAAAAAAGATAAGAATAATGATATATTTTTTCATTGTACTTGTAGTGCTTTTAATATGCAAGGATTTGCTTATCGAGCTCACTCTTTGGGTTGTGGAATAAAAAAAGAAACTAGAAGAGATTATAGATGGAGAAAATATCACGGTAAAAACACTGTTCTATGTAAACATCTATGGATTCTATTTCATAAAGATATAAAAAAATTAAAAAATAATCTTGAAAGAATCAAAAAATAATATATTATCTCCACCCATGGAAAACAAAATGAGTAAATTTAGAGATTATTTAGAAAAAATTAAAGTTGATTATAATTTAAATGATGTTGTAATTTCAGAGGCAAAAAAGAAAAAAAAGAAAAAAATGAAGCCAACTGAAAAATTAGAACCTGGCGATGTACTATATAAAGGTACAGGTACTTCTGCTGATAAGTTAGGTGTTGGTAAGGCTGCATATAGAAAATATTTTTTAAATATAAAAAATGGATTATTAGCTTCTGGAAAAAATGCTGGTAGTGCTATTGCTATTGCTTATTATTCTACTAATAAACATTTTAAAGACTTAGAAAAAAAATAATTTTATTGAATGAAAGATAAAAAAAACTTACAATCTAATTATCATTTCATTCAAAAACTATCTTTTTATTTTAGTCAAAAAACATCCTTTATTTCTTCTACTAATGGTCTAAATTGTAATGCTACTGATCCAAAAGAAATAATAAAACTTATAATTAATAAAGATAAGCAAATAAATTATGATTTGTTATTTAAAGATATTTTTTTAAATAATAAAAAAATAGATAAATACATTGATTATTACAAATTATCTAAAATTAGTTATCATGATAATTTAGAAGTAATACAAATTTTATTAAGAATATTATCTCAAAAAAGAATTAAAAAATTACTTATTAACGATTTCAAATTAATTAGAAGTCTTAACAGATATATTGTTGAATTTAAAAATATTTTTACAAAAATAAAAAAGATTGATTTAATTACAAAAAATTATCCTAAGTTTTTAAAAGATAGCGGTAGTCAAGTTTTTAAAATAGAATACGATAATGGAGATATATTTTATTTTAAAAACATCAAGAAAAAAATTAAAAATGAAATATTAATTGATTCAACAATTAAAAATTCTGAGTTAAGACCGTGTCATTTAAATTTATCAGATACCTACAATAAACAGCAATTATATAGATTATTAAGATTTAAACTAAGAAAATTATCAAATCAAAAAATCTCAGAAATTTTATTAATCATTTTAGAATCAATAATTAAATTAGATAAAATTTCTGATAAAATCTATATACCTGAATTAAACGATAAATTAAAAGAAATATCAATTGAGGATCAGCGTTGTATTTTTAAAGATTTTGGAGAAATTATAAGTGCTTTTAATTATTGTCAAAATGATAAGGTTTCTTTTACGACGTATAATGAAAAAGTAGTTGATTTTATAATTCACAAAGAAAATAAAAAAGAATTATATTCCTGTAAATACACGAAAAATAATAGTTCTAAATCATCTTTAAGTTATATTTTAGATTACATGAAAACTTTACAATTAGATGATGAAGAAAAAAAATTATACGATTTATTATCTATTGTTGTTGAATCTAAAGGTTCTCTTAATTCTTTTAATAATTTATCAAATTTTTTAAACATTAAAGAGTCTAGTGATATAGAATTCTTTAATCTTCCAATAAAAGATCAAAGAAATGGAAGATTAATTTATATCTATTCGAGGAATTGTAAAAAGATTTTAAATAATTCATTTTATAAAAATCTTTTAAACAGAATATTAAACAAATTGGATATTAACCAAATAACTATTAATTATGACAGAAATAATTTTATATCTTTTGATAATAATCATTTTAGCGAGAGTTCATTCATCTTTGAATCATCAGTAAGTGTAAATAAATATAATTCTAAATTATGTTTTAAAATGGAATAAAAAATGGAAGATTTATACGAAGAGTTAGAAGAACTAAATTCTATCAAAAAGAAAAAAAAGAAACCGCGTGAAAAAAGGGTTCTTGAAGAAGATGAACAATTTAATGTTATCAGATATTTAAGAGATAAACATCCTGACGTTCTTTTTAGAGTTTCTATTGATGGAGTAAGATTACCTATTGGCATTTTAATGAAAATTAAAAAAAGCGGTGGTCTTCAAAAAGGATTACCAGATATTGAGATCTTTCATCCAAATAATGGTTATCATGGTCTTTTTATTGAAATGAAAAAGACTGGAAGAAAACTTAAAAAGAAAAATGGTGATTGGGTTGATGAGAAAATAGAACTACAGGCTTTAACAATTCAAAAATTAAATTCACTTGGATATTTAGCAGCTTTTGCTGATGGAGAAAAAGACGCAATTAAAATAATTGATGATTATTTTAAGTAATTTCTTTTTTTAACATTTTAATAAAATTATCTTGCCTTATATTTTTAATAAAATTTCCAATTCTATTTAAAGAATAATCGATTTTAGGTAATTTATATTCTATATCGTTTGTTTTTGTTTTTAAAATTGATGATGTTGCATAAATGGATCTTGAAATTAAATTAGTTAATTTCTCTGAATCTTGCTGATTTAATTCAAATATTTTTTGATCGTCTTTAAAATTAGTAAATATTTTTAAAAAAACTGGATAATCTTTGAAATGTTCTTTAAAATCTTTAAAAGTAGTATTTTCATTAAAAGTGTCAGAACTCTTTAGTAAATCAATAAAATCTCGTTTATAATCTTTTGTATAAAATCTATTTTCCATTTTATTTAATGCCAAATATAAAGGTTTTATTATATAATTAATTTCTTTATCTTTTATTTTAACATTGTTTTTTATTTTTAAAATAATATATTTTATTTCTTTTTCAGAAAAACCTTCAAAGTCATTATATAATATAATTTCTTTTATTTTTTCTTTTATTTTTTTTTCAAAATTATTATCATCTTTAAAGATTTCATTTATTTCAAGAATAGAAAAATCTACATTATTTATAATAAAATTATCTATTTTAAAATCAAAATTATAGTGATTACCTAATAAAGCATATAGTTCTCTTAAAATTTCTTCTGGAGAATATGTTTTAGCATCTTTAGAATTATTTTTACTATCTTTATCACTTTTTAATGGCATATATAGTAATTTGCTTTCTTTATCTTTTGCTTGAAATTTATAAATATCTTTATTATCTAAAATTGTATGTAAATTAAAATCATGTAAAAAAGTTAATAAACCGTTACTTACATTATCTTTATTAATAACTAAAGAAAATAATTCATGGTTAGAATTTTCATTATAAATAGAAAATGATATTTTTCTTAAAATTTGATAATTAATTAAATTAATAAAATCATTAGAATTTATTTTTTCTTTATTATTTTCGTATATTTTTTTAAATTTTTCAACTAAAATATATTTTAGATCTTTTAAAGTAATTTCATTTAAAAAATATTTATCAAAATCTGAAACGTCAAAGATTAGTGATAATTTATTATTATCATTAAAATAATTAATAATGGGATTATTTATTTTTATGTAAAAATCCGTATGTTTTTCTTTATATATTTCTTTTAATATTTCATTAATATAATCAACAGATTTTTTAAATATTTCTATAACCTGTATAGGTGTTTTATCACTTATATTAAAATTATATTTAACGTTTTGATATGAACCTATTCCTTCAATAATTATTGAAAGATTTTTTATAAATTTCATATTTTATTTTTATGATTTAAAATAATTAATTTTAAAAATTAAATAGCATATTCTTCTAATTGGTATTTTTTTATAAGATCAATAAATCTAGTGTTTCTTAATTGTAAATAAGATTCTTCTTTTATTTTTTTAAATTTTTCATTATCTAAAGGAATTTTAATATCACTGTTAATATTTTGTCCATATTCACTAATAGAAACATAATCTGATTTGATTGGTGATCCACAAAATAATTTATCTGTTTTTGTATCTAATATTTTAATCGTATTAATTAATTGACGATTACCTTTTAAAGAAATCAACAAAATATACCTACTAATTGCATTTATTTTCATATACTAATTATAATTAGTAGTTTTTAAAATGTTTAAACCTATAAAATATTTTTAAACAAAAAATATCCAATTATGTTTTGGTCTATTATGTGTATAATAAAAATCTTTTTCGTGAAAATAAGCTTCTTTTTCAAATGGATTTTTATAATATGCCTCTAAATAAGGATTTTTAAAATTAAAACTTATTAATTCTTTAATTATGTTAATTAGCATAAAATAAACATATAAAAAATAAAATCCTATTATCAATAATTCTTTTTGCTGTTCAATATGAATTAATTCATGATTAACTATTATTTCAATTTCTGGATCTTTTTCTAAAGTTTTTAAAATAAAAATAAAAGGATATAAAGTTATACCGCTAGCAAAACCAAATGTAATGTACTTAACTAAATTTGTAAATATTATCATATATAAATATTTTTATATTTATACTATTATTTTTAATAAAAATAATAGTATTTAATATCTTTTTTTAAAGCTTTTGATAAATTATCTCTAATTAATTAATTTTATAGTTATAATGCAATCTTTATCGACACTAATTATAAAACCTTTATACTGCGTTTTTTTTATTTTATCAAATCTTTTTTGATTTTTATCGTTAAAATCGTCATATTTTATTTTTGAAGAAAAATTTGATTCTACTAATTCTATAATATTTTTAAAAATTATTTTAAAATTTTTATTAATCATTGCTTGTCTATAAGATAAAGTTTTTTCATATCCTTCTTTATCTTTAAAAAAATTAGGCGATTTTTTTACTATTATATTTGCGCCAAAAGTATTAAAAAACTCAACAAATTTTACTTGCTCTTCATCTCCTTTTATATACATTTCACCATCAGTTAAAAGATATAACGATTTTAAATCTATTCTTTTATATGAATTATCTTTTATTTTAATTTTTGTTCTTGCTGAAACAAGCGATTTTTTTATGCCTATTTTTTCTCCTAAATCCTCAAGTTTTCCTACTACTTCTGCTCCTATTTCTTGAACTGCTGCTTTAGCAAGTCTATATCCTTTCCAAGCTTCATCATAATTTTGTTTTTCTTCTTGAATTATTTCTAAATAATCATAAAAATTTTTCATTTTTTTTATTTACCTCTTAAATATATTTATGTTATATTTTTTTTTCAATTTAGCAAATTTTAAAAAAATATATTATCCCATTCTTTAGGTAATAAGGATATATCTATTTTTCTAACTTTAATTGGTAAATTATTTAATTTAGCTTTTTTTAATCTATGATGTCCATCTATAATTATTTTTTCTCCAGTAGAATCTTTAGTTATAATTATTATTGGATAATCTAAATCAGAAGCTTCTACTCTTAGTAAAGTATCTTCATCTGTTTTTTCACTATGAATAGAATTATATTTTTCAGACGGTTCTTCTATTATAGGAATGTTATTTTCTTTTAGTTTTTTTTGTATATCAGACATTGTAACTTGATTAATTTCATCTGACCAGTATTCATCTATAAGATTAGGATTTTTTATTAAAGATGTAGCATCATTAATAATTTTTAAATATTCATATAGTTTAATCACACTATATATTTAGTTGATAAAATAATTAATTGTGATTTATTTTAAAAATTTTTTGTGTATATTTATGTTTATTATTATTAAAAATAAAAATAGAGGTACAAATTAATATGAAAAATTTTCATGATTATCTAGAAATAATTCAAGAAAAAACTGCGAATATTCCAAGCAGAGGATCAGAGGATCATCTTAAGATGATCGCACAAAAAATTTATAATATGGTTAAATCTGATGGAATGGCTACATGGAATTCAACTTCAAGATCAGAAGTATATGATAATAAAAAATACTATGGAGTACAAAAGTTATCGGAAGATCAGATAATTGAAGTTTTAGGTATGGTTGATAAAATGTTTTAATAAATATATTAAAGTATTTTTTGATATTTTATTTTTCCTTTTTGAAATATAAGATCGGTATAATTAGAATTATAATCTTCTATATAATTAACTTCTTTTATACCACTATGAACAATTAGCGCTGCACACTGAGCGCATGGTTTAGTTGTGCAGTACATTACTCCACCTTTAATAGATATTCCTAAATAAGCAGCTGTTGCGATTGCTCCTTGTTCAGCGTGCTGACAAAGAGCTTTTTCAAGATTAGTTCCACTGATATTATTAGAATTACATCTTGTACAATCATCTGTAGAACATTTTTTAGGAGGACTATTCCATCCTTCTGCAACGATTCTATCTTCAATCGTAATGATTGCGCCAACTTTACGGGACAAACATTCGCTTTGTTCAGCAATTCGTAAAACTATGTCTTTAAAGAATCTATTTTTATCTTTCATAATTATAATAAATATATTAAAGTTATATTATAAATGTTTAAAAAATAATAATATAACTTTATTAATTTATTTTAATTAAAATTCTTAGCCATGAAATCTATAAATTTGTTTCTTGGTGTTGCTCCAATAATTTTATCTACTACAACACCATTGTCAAGGACTATAAAAGTAGGTATAGAATTTACTGAAAAACCTCTTAAAATTGAAACTAAATCACCATTATCAGCATCTAATTTAAGAATTTTAATTTCTTTATTACCTTTAATCATCATGTCATCTATATCATAAATTATTGGAGACATCATTTTACATGGAGAACACCATTCTGCCCAAATATCTAATAAAACTTTATTATTAGATATTTGTTCTAAATATTCTTCGTTATTTTGTATGCTTAATATCAAAGAGCAACCTCACAAACCCCGCCTCCGCAGGCTACTATTTCACCTCTGTTAGTAAAATCTTCGATTTCTCTTACCTTAGTAAGATCAATTACTTTAACTAATTTTTCCATTTGGTCATATTTTTCAACAGATATTTCTTCAAAAGGTGCTTGCTGATAAGTTCCGCCGTCATATGGTAATAGAGATACTCCAGTGTACTGATCTCTAGTATTCCACATTTCTTCTCTTAAAGAATCCCATTCATTTTCTCTAACAGAAATAGTTACTGAACAATTATGAGTATTTGCTCCGCTTCGATGTCCTTCTTTAATCCAACTAACATTATACATATTAGCACGTTTTAACATATCTAGAGCAGTAGTTTTTTCTCTTGTGACAGATCCTTTTGGAGATTCTTGAGGAATAGAAACTACAACTCCATTTTCACTAAAAATATCTTGTTCTACTAATTCTGGAATTACTGTTCCTAAATATTTTGCTAGAGGATCATTACCATTCATTCTTATTCTTCTAATATACCATTGTGAATGGCGATCATGTACTCCAGAAGAACTTCCAACAATAGTTGAAACGGTTCCTTCTGGTTTAACTGCTGATACTCTTGCTGCTACATTAATACCAATTTTTTTAGCCATTTCTTCATTAGTTTGAAGTGCTAATTTTGCTCCTTGTCTTAGAAGTTCAGGAGTAACGAATCCCATATTATCAGCAACACCAGTAAATGAAACACCTAATAGAGCTTCTTTTTCTGTTTGTATTTGCCAATTTTCAGACAGGTAAGGAAATGTAGTATAAGAAGCCTGAATAGTTCCTATAATTGTTGCGGCTTTAATTCTTTTAAAGAATTCTTTTTCATTAGTAATTCCAGTTTGGTTAATACTTGTTAAATTACAAAACTGTTGTGAGTTAAGACCGATTTCAGCACAGGGATTTGTACCTAATTCATAATCGTTAGTCCAAAAAACACCTGGTTCACCAGCATTAGAATCACGACACATATTATAAATATAATCAAATTCTTCTTTTGTTGTTTCTTGTCTATGTAAAACAACAGAATTATTTGCTCTAGCACGATAAGGAGCTTTTTCCCACCATGTTCCACTTTTACATTTTAACATTTCTTCGTTATTTTTATCAAACAAAGATATTAAAGCTGCTCGACGAATTCCACCAGCAAGAACACAATCAGCAATCATACAAATAATATCGTGAACTTCTATTGCTTTTAATTTTCTTCCAATAGCATTAACAAACATTTTATCTACTTCTGTCAACATGTGTCTTAGAGGTTCTGGTCCTGGAGCTTTAGCGCCTGTAGTAACTAGATATGATCCTTTAGGTCTAATTCCACTAAAATCATATTCTGGTTTAATTCCAGCATTAAAATAAGAATCTACTAACATGTTTAAAGATTGTCCCCAACCTTCTATACTATCGTGGACTCTAAAATAGCCTTCTTCTTTTGGTTTTCTGATTGCTGGTAATTGATTAACGTGTCTATTTTGAACTGAAAATCCAACTCCTGTTCCACTTAATAATAAAAATAAAATTTCACTAAAAACTCTTTGATAAGTAATATTAACGAACGAACAATTATAAGACCTAGAATTATTAGAAATCACTGCTTCTCCACTAAATTGCATAGACCTCATAGACGGCATAATTTTTAAATCGTGCACTAAAGAAAATGCTTTGGTTATTTCAGAACTTAATTTAGGAAAACGATCTAAATGCATGTTCATTGTTCTATTTGTTGTTTCTGAAAGTGTTTCTCTTCTTTGGAGATGTGATATATATTTAGCATATGTTCTAAAACTGACAACATCGCTAAGTAACTTGTTTGATTCGTTCATTATTTTTTCCTTTTTGATTGATATGATTAAAAATATCTTTTATTGTAATACAACTAAAAATTGTAAAATTAATTATATATCATAAAATTATTTATGATTATTCCTTCTCCACGTTGAAGATAGAATCCATAGTTAAAGAAATAATTTTTTTCTTTTTTTTCTACTTCATCTGGATTAAAAGTTTCAATTATGTCTACGTCTCCAACTAACCAATCGTGTTCAAATTTATCATATGATGCTATAGAATCATCTAAACTTATATCTTCAATTTTAACTGGTGATAAAATACCATCAGAATCTAATCTTAGAAATGAACCTTCGCTTTCAAGGAACTGAATAATTATTTGATTATCGTCACTTGTTTTAATTATATAAGCTTTATTTTCTATTTTATTAAGAACTTGTTTTGGTATTAATTTTAATTCTACATCTTTATAAAAGAAATTAATTGATGATCCCCATTTAAAATGTAATGCTTTTAAACTTTCTTCTCTTTTACGCTTTATTATCTCTTCTTTATTTTCATTAATAAAGAACATTGTTTTCGATAAACATCTTACAATCATTTATAACTCCAAAAATCTTTTTTTAGTGTGCTAATTAGAAAATTGCTTAATTCATTATCTGCCATTGTTAATCGTCTAATAGTTGTCATCTCATCTTGATTAGCAACATCTTTTTGAAAATCAGTAGGAAGAAGATTATAAAACTCATAAAATGATATTGAATTAAAAAAATAATATTTAGAATAATTATTCCCCATGAAATAATAAATACATTCTGGAATAATAGTGTTTTCTTTTTTATAAGAAAAGAATTTTTTTAAAGTCGGTGGATTGACATTTCTTTCATTACAAAACTTGATTATGTAATTAATACTATACTTTGTTTCTTGTTTGATTTTACTAAGAGAAAAATTATCCATGCTATTATAATTTATTTAATATTTTAATAAGTGTTTAAAACTTTTTTATTCCATATCGTATAAAATTAAAAAAATTCCAAACATTGTTAAAATTATGCCAATGATATTATTAAAAGAAAATTTAATTTCATTATTAAAAAACATAATTAAAAAAATGATAATTGGATATCCTAATTCAAGAATTGAAATAACAAAAGGATTAACTTCTTTCATGGACATAAAAACTAAAAAATTTCCTAAAATATTAAATAATATAAATGATAACATTAAAATATAATTTCCATTACTAATTATTTTAATATCGTTATATAAATCTTTATTAAAATAACCAAAAGCAATGATTAAAAAATTTATAGGAAATAAGATCATACAAAAACCAGCATATGATAATCCTAACCTAGTAATTTTACTAGACAGATAATAGGAAAATCCCCACGCAATAGCTATAAAGTAAGCAAAAATCATTGGCTATAAGTTTTTAAATTCTTTTAAGTATCTTTTTTCTTGTTTCTTTTTTTTTTGTTGTTTAGTTACTTAAACCGAAGAATATTTTGTCCACCTTCAGGGAAATTATATACAAGATGTTTATGATATGTTTAAAAAAAACTTTTTTATGATAAATTTTTTCACATCGATAAAAAAATAATAAAATGGCTTGGAAATATAAATATGATTCACTTTCTCAATTTGTAGCTGATTACCAATCAGCTGTTGGAATATGGACAGAATATGGAAGGATAGATTCTGTTCAAGTAACGCCTTTTACTAATCCTGCAAATGATGGATATGTAATTATATATGCTATACAGCCTGGATCAAAAATAAGAAATCTTAATAGATTTTCTTTTTCACTTACTCAATTTTTAAATCTTAGTTTTTCTAAGGAAATACCAGGGCTTAATTTATATTTGGGAGAAGATCCTACTGTTAGAACAGTTAATACTTGGGATCTTTTAACTACTGTTCAAAAACAATATTATCAAGATACAGCCATAAGATTAATTGCTGATAATTATTTAAGAGTTTATTGGCCACCAGAACCATTAGAAACTCTTAATCCTATTGCTCAAATTAGAATTGATAACACTATCGTTTCTCCTGCATCAACATATTCATTCCAAAGTTTCTTAAACGAGGAAAAGATTTTAAGAATTTATGTTAGAAATATTGGATTAAGTACATTACAAATATTACAAAATCCTTCATTATCTAGTAGCGTTTATTATCAGATTACCCGTCAATTAACTAAAACAACTCTCATTAAAGACGATCAAGATTATATAGATATATCACTTTATTCTAATGTTCTTGGATTAAAAAATGTTGTTTTGACTTTTAGAACTAATGATCCTGCAAGACCAATTTTTTCTTTTGAATTAAGTTCCATTGTAGAGCTTAATATTTCAAGTCTTGCACCTCAAATTTCTCTTACTACTGCTGAAGATATTAGTAAAGTAGAAAATGGAGATCAAATTAGTCTTGTTGATTTTATAATTAGTACAGTTAAAACTTATAATGATATTGATTATATTGTTCTTAAAGATGCTGCTAATAATGAAATTATAAGATTTAATAGTCCTGCAGCTTCAGGCGGAACTAATTATTATGAATGGGTTCCAAATACTCCTATTACTGCCGACACAACGATATCTGCCTTTGTCAGCGACATTAATAATAATCAAAATGTTTCAAATGTGGAAATAGATTTTATGAATCGTACTTATTGGGGATATCATCCTAATGCTACACTAACTAGCAATCAAATTAATTTCTTAGATAGTCGTTTACAACACTACGTATCTGGAACTTATGAGTTTGGCGTTAATAATTATGCCACATCGGGTGTACCAGTATATCTTTATATTGCTTTCCCAACTAATTTAGGAGAAATACAATATGTAGATGATTTAGATAATGGTTTTACTTATGTTCCAACATCATTTAATATCAGTCAAATTAATTTTACTAATCAGCACAACTATACTACTTCCTATAAAGTATATCGTACGGTTAATAAAACATTTGGTAATGATTTATCTTGGCGCGTGACTATACTAGGGTAAAAATTAAAAAAAATAATATATTTTAGTAGTAAGATTTAAAAATATTTAGATATGCCAGGTATATTTGGTCTTCTAACCCCAGTTGATATTAGAGATTCTTATGCAATTTTTGACCCTAAATATCAAATCGGTGGATTTAGAGATGTAGAAACTATATCAGATCGTAACGCTATTTCAGAAGAAAGACGTAGAGCGGGGATGTTTTGTTATGTTCGTTCTGAAAACATTCTATTTATTCTTGGTGATGGCTTAACTAATTCTGATTGGGAACTTTTTGATGTTTCTGGAAACCTATCTGGATCAATTTCTTTTGAAGAAGTTAGAATCACTAGCTCATCCGGAACTATTAGCGATTCTGGAAATTTAAATGATGTAAATATTAATAATTTTTCAACTATCGGTTTTACTGATGCTGAATCAATATCTGGTTTTTATGCTAATATAAATGATAATGGAAAATTATTATTTGTACATAATCTTGGAACGGATGTATTAACATTAAAAAATGATTCTAGTAATTCTTTAGAAGGAAATCGTATTTTTACTGGAATCAATAACGATGTATTTATTTTACCTAAATCAGCGATGTTATTACAATATTTAACTAGTGATTTACATTGGAGAATAATAAGTGGATTAGGTAATTCAAATTTTAGTAAAACATTTAATTTTAGCAACGTTAGTTCTGTAACTATTAATCATAACCTTGGGTATTTGCCAAATATCTTTCTTTTTGATATTAGTGGAGTTGAAGCTTTTGCTCAAACAAGTTATGTCAATGATAATCAATTAATTTTAACTTTCAATAAAAATGAAAGTGGATATGTAATATTAAAATAAATTTTATAAGAGGAAAATAAAATGGCGCAAAAGAAATTTTTTGTTGATATTAATTTAAATAAAAATCAACTAATTAACGCTGCATTAGAAAATATAAGTTCTAGTGGAGTTGCATCTCCTGCAACAGGGCAAATTATCTTTGATACTGGTGATTCAAAATTAAAGTATTATACGGGATCGATTTGGCAAAGTGCTGAAACTCGTTTTGAAGGAGCTCTTCAATATAAAGGAGCTGTTGCTCATAGTGCTACTGCACCAGTAAATCCAGCAAAAGGTGATTTATATGTATTTAATTCTGCTGGAACTGCTACTAATTTTGGCGGAACTGTAGTACAAAGTGGTGATTTTGCAATTTATAATGGATCTGGATGGGATATAATTCAAGGAAACATTGTTTCTGCTTCTGAAAGTGTTGCGGGTATCGTAGAATTAGCAACTGATGCTGAAACAATAACTGGAACAGATACTGCTAGAGCAGTTACTCCAGCAAATATAGCAGCTTGGGCTACACAAACTGATAAAACAGTTGTTAGAAAAAGAGTTTATAGTAGTCAAACTATATCTACTACTCCTAATACTTTAACTCATGGTTTAGGAAACAGCGATGTACAAGTTCAAGTATATAATTCAAGTGGCGATATGATTGAAGTTTTAGTTACAAAAGGAAGTGGAACAATAACTTTAACAGCAAATAGTTCAGTACCTGGTAATTGTTTAGTAGTAATATCCGGTTAATTTTAATTAAATGATTAGATATACAAATCTAGATCTTTATGGACATTTAGCCCTTGAATTAGGAGCAGATAATTCAGGTAGTAGTGATTTAACAAATGTCGATACTAGTGATGTATCATTTTTAAGATTTACTGGAACTAATCCTATCGTTTATGGTTTAAATCCAGGTAATAATGAAAATAATAATAAAATTTTAATTATTACTTTTATTGGTACTGGAACTTTAACCTTTAAACATCTATCTAATCAAAATACTTCAGATAACTTTAGAATTAAAACTCCTAATGGAGAAGATTATATTGTTCCAATTAATTACGGATCAATTTTAATTTATGATTCTTATGATAACTTTTGGCATATAGTAGGTGAGGCAAAATTAGCAGCTGGTTCTAATGGACAAATTCAATTTAATAATGGTGGATCTCTTAAGGGTAATTCTAATTTAACTTGGGATGCTAATAATAATATTCTTAATGTTAGTGGAACTACGTATTCAACAGCTCTTTTTGACAATGGAAAAAGAGTAGCAACTCTAACTGGAACTGAAACCCTTTCTAATAAAACTTTAGTATCTCCTGCTATTACAGGAACTCTGACTTTTGGTGAAATTCCATTTTATCAATATGGACATCATGGACTAAGTATATTTGAAGATGTTGATCTTTCTCAATCTCCTCTTCAAACGGTTTATAATTTTGGAACTCCAGATAGTGAAAAAAGCTCTGTTTTATCCTTATCAGTAAAAGATGAATATAAAGCTTTTATAGGAACATCAGGCTATAATTCAACAAATACGATAACTATAGGATCAACATCTAATTATTCTACTTTTCAAATAAGAAAAGGAACTTCAGTTGGACCAGTAGATCTTGTAAGTGGTGGAACATCACTATTAGTTTTAAATTATTTAGGACAATTAATATTACCAACTAATATACAATCTACATCGCCAACAACAGGAACTCTTATAGTTAATGGTGGAGCAGGAATCGCTGGTCAACTATCTTTAAACGATAATTTCAATTTATTACAAGCTAAAACCTTAAGATTTTATGATACTGATTCATCTAATTACGTAGGAATTAAAAGTCCAAGCACAATAAATTCAAATTATACACTAACATTGCCTAGTACTGATGGAACTAATGGACAAACATTAATTACTAATGGTAGTGGAACACTTACTTTTGGAACTATTGACCTAACTCATAATAATCTTTTATCTCTTCAAGGTGGTGGAGGTGGTAATTATTATCATTCTAATCAACCTATTAATACTACAGATCCAGTTCAGTTCGGAGGTATTGAATCAACAAAAGAATTTAAACTAAGTGGTGATTCAACAGTTACTACTAGTGGTTCAATTACATCTTTAACTACAGCAGATATATCTACTATTAGATATAATTCAACTTCTCAGGGAACTCTTCATGGTTTAGCTGATGGTGTAGATGGAAAAATAGTAATCATAAATAATATTAACACTGGAAAATTATTAATTGCATCAGATAGTGGAGTAGAAACTACTGCTTCTAATCGTATTTTAACTGAGGGAGATGTTAATCTTAGTTTAAAATATAAATCATCTATTATTCTTCAATACGATAGTACATCATCTCGATGGAGAGTCGTTAATCGTCATGCTCATAATGATTCTAGTGAACTTCAAGGTGGTGATAATCTTAATTATTATCACTCTAATCAGCCAATTAATACCACAGATGCTGTTACTTTTAATAATTTAACAGTCGTTAATGGAGCATCTGTTACTGGAACAATTCGTTTTAATAATATTACTTATCCTAATGTTGACGGTACAAATACTCAAGTTCTAACTACGAATGGTAGTGGAACACTTTCCTTTTCTACTATTACTCATAATAATATTAATGGATTACAAGGTGGTGGAGGTGGTAATTATTATCATTCTAATCAGCCTATTAATGTTGCTAACTCAGTTCAATTTGCTGGTCTTAATATTAATGGAATATATTCTTTACCTACTACTGATGGAACTAATGGACAAGTTCCTACTACTAATGGTAGTGGAACTCTTACTTTTCGAAATGTTTTAACAGATATAGTTCAAGATACAACTCCTCAATTAGGTGGAAACTTAGATGTTAATGGATATGATATTATTTCTACATCAAATACAAACATCGATCTTTCTCCAAATGGAACCGGAATAGTTAATGTTAATTCTAATCTTAATGTATCTGGATCTTTAACAGCAAGTAATATTAATTATCCGACATCAGATGGTACAAATCGTCAAGTATTAGCAACAAATGGAAGTGGAACTCTTGGTTTTATTACTCTTAATTCATTATATGATTTTGGAAATATATCTTCTTCTTCATCAATTAATTTAACTAATGTAAATTCACTATCTAAATTTACTCATACAAATGCTAGTTCATCTGTAATAACACTAACTAATGGAATAGTTGGTAAAACATATAAAATAATTGGTAATTCAAATGGGGTTCAATATTCTTTTACCTCTAGTGGTGTAATTAAATGGCCAACAGGAATAACACCGATTATATCAGCTAATGGAAAAAGTGATTTATTTGTATTTGAGTGTACTGGAACTAATAAATATTTAGGCTACTATTTTTATAATTATGATAGTACGGGTTTATTTTAAAATTATTTTATATCATGTATAGAAATATAATTATAAAGAGAAAAAAATGATATTTGATGTACCAAGAATAACTACAAGTTTAAGAGATTCCATAACTCCTGTAAATTCATCAGTTATTTATAATACTGATAATAATCGTTATGAATATTATAATGGTACATCTTGGAAATCTTTTGGCGAAGGTGGAGTAATATCCTTTAATACGAGAACAGGAGAAGTAACTCTCCTTGATTCTGATATCGCTTCATTAGGTGATTTTACTATTAGCGGAACAGTAACTATCAATAATGATATCATACTTGGTCCACAAGCACTTAAAATTTCTACTGCTTCTATTGATCCAAATGTAAGTGGAGTATCAGCAAATGTTGGATCTATAATTTTAAGAAATGATGGTTCTATCTGGCAAAAATTAGATACTGGTAATACTGATTGGAGTCAAGTTCAAACGTCTGAATTCACTAATGAACCAACTGGTTTTCCTATTAACCCAATAACTGGTGAAATAGATAGAACTTCATCAACTATTTCTTTTTCTGATATTGATAGAACTTTTTCAATAGGTCCATCTGGATCTAGTTATATTGTTTTACTTCAAGGTAGACAGTATCGTAAAACAACAACAGAATCCCTTCAAATATCCACTGCTGAAGGTTTACATTATATTTATTTTAATACTAATGGCAGTTTAACAGAAACTACATCTTTTTCATTAGATTTAATTTTACACTATGCTATCATTGCTATAGTTTATTGGGATTCAACAAATAATAAAGCAATTTTATTTGGTGATGAACGACATGGTTGTACTATGGATTCTCATACTCATGCTAGAATTCATGCCGATAGTGGTGCTGTATACGTTTCTGGTATGTCACCTGGTAATTTTATAACTAATGGTAATGGAAATAGTGAATCTCATATAACTTTTAGTTTAACAGAAGGTAAATTAAGAGATGAGGACATTTTACATACTTTAGCTGCTAAATCAACATCTAATCCAATACCTATCTTTTATAAAGAAGGAACAGTCTGGAGATCTATAACTCCAAGTGCTGTAGGTGGAACTTATGCTAGAGCAATAGGTAGTTCTGGAAGTCCAGGGATTATTGCTTATAATTATTTTGATGGAAGTTCTTGGACTAGAGTTAGTCTTACTTCTAATTATTATGTTTGTTACCATGTTATAGGTACGAACGATGTTAATAATCCTTATATTCTTTTAATGGGAAATAATGAATATAATACTGCTCCATCTGCTAGTGCTGGATCAATTGTTGAAATCAGTACTTTTACTGGTTTACCATTTGCTGAATTAGTATTAGTAGCAACATTTTTATTTAAATATTCTACAGGTAATACTAATTCGTTAAAAGCTAAATTAGTTCCTACTAACGCTACTGATTATGAAGATTGGAGATACGCTAAAACTCTTAATCCTACAACAGCCGCTATTAATGATCATAATAATTTAGGTGGTATTTACGGTGGTTATCCATTTTATCACTCAGATCAACCAATAGGTATTGAAGATTCACCTACTTTTAGTGGTTTAACGGTAAATGGTAATTTATATGTTTCTGGAACAACTACAACTATTAATACTTTAAATTTACAAGTAAAAGATAAAAACATAGAATTAGCAATAAGTGATTCACCATCAGATGCTATTGCTGATGGTGGTGGAATTACATTAAAAGGAACTACTGATAAAACTCTTAATTGGGTTGATTTTACTGATTCTTGGACTAGTTCTGAACATATAGATTTAGCATCTAATAAAGTTTATAAAATTGCTGGCGCTACTGTATTAAGCGCTACTCAAGTTTTAGGTAAAAATGTACCAACTGGTGATATTGTAGGAACTACTGATACTCAAAATATTTCTAATAAAACAATAGATGGATTTATTCTTAATGGCGATATAAATTCTACTTTATATGCTAGTGATGTAGATTTAATTGATAATAATTCTAGTGCTATTAGTTTTGATACATCTGGAAAAACAGGAATTTTAGAAATAGAAACTACTAATAATTCTGAACAAGTTAAAATGAGTGGTGGACTATCGGTAACTGGAACATCTACTCTTAAAAATGTGACAGCATCAGGAACTATTACTTTAAATGGACTAACTTATCCTGTTAGTGGTGGAACTAATGGACAAGTATTAACTACTAATGGAAGTGGAAATCTTTCATTTAGCACTATTACTCAAAATCATAATCAATTAACTAATATTCAAGGTGGTGATGGTACTAATTTTTATCATTCTAATCAACCTATAAATACAACTAGTAATGTTTCTTTTAATAATTTATCAGTTGTTAGTGGAGTCAACGCTACTGGAAGTATTAAACTTAATAATATCTTTTATCCAATTTCTGATGGAACTAATGGACAATTATTAAAAACAGATGGAAGTGGTAATTTAAGTTTTATGACTCTACCAGGTGCTACAGCATCTGTATTAGATACATATTTAAATTCACAAAAAGCAACAATTGCTACTGGTGCTACTAGAACAATACAGACAATATTTACAGAAACAATAACCGGCATTTATCACTTTTGGAGTTCAGATGACCCAAGAATCAAAGGAACAGTTACAGTTAAATCAACTGATATATCAAATTCAACTTTAGAAACTTTTTCATCATTTATAACTGGTTTACAAAATAATCCTCTCACTTTAAATGTATATTCATCAGGAGGAAGTATTGTATTTCAAAATAATACAACTTCTTCAATCGTTTTAGTTATAAGAAGAGAAACAACTCCTGCTATTGGCGGTTCTACTGGATTAACTACTCTTACAATTGGAACTGGATTAACAGGAGGATCATATAATGGAACATCTCCTATAACTATAGGGATAGATTCAAGTGTTGTTACTCTGTCTGGATCACAAGAATTAACTAATAAAACTTTAACATCTCCTATTATTACATCGCCAACTATTAGTGGTAATATAAGATTAGGTACAAATACTTTTAGTAAAACAACTGGTTCGGGAGATGTTAGTTTTGATAATGGAACTACTGATACTCCTGGGGCTTTATTTTATTTTGCTAATAACAGTAATTTTGGAATTGATAGTTATAATAATGGTTCTGTCCAAGTTTTAAGATTTGTAAAAAATTTAAATGAAGCAGGTGGGGCTGTATTAGGTTATTTTGATCCTAATGGCAATTTAGTTACAAATGGTTTTTTAAATCCATTAGCATGGAAAGCAGGTCAAGTTATTCAAGATATAACTTTATCAAATACAGAAGTTACTGTAGTTAGCACTACTATCGCAACCACTACTTCTAATGTAGATTTTATTACTTATAATTATACTCCTATTAGTTCTAGTAGTTATTTAATTGTTCATATTCACATTTCAAGATATTATATGGCAGATGTTGCTACTGGTAATGAGGCTTGGTATTCTGTTTTAAAAGTTGCTGGTAATGAAATTGCTTATGGTTTTCAAAAAACAACGAACGCTTCTAGAACTGGAACTTTATTCCCATTAACTGGAAGATACACTAATTCATCTACAGCATCTAAAACTATTGCGGTTGCAGCAAGAAGAGATACATCAGATGATTCATTTACAATAGATAATTCAGCAACAGCAATTTGGTTAAGAATTACAGAGGTGGCAAGATAATGATTAAAATATATATAAAGGTAAAAATATAGAATGAAATTTGTAAATTTATCATCATTATTTAGAGATTCCTCAGAGACACAAAACTTATTATCCTTAATTGATTCTAAAGGTTTTGGAATAAATTCTACTGTTATAACAACATCTGGAAATATTAATAATCTTTCTACTGATGATATTAGTTCCATTAAATTAACACAAGCAACTACTTTAACGGGTTTAGCAAATGGTGTTGATGGAAAAATAGTAATTATACATAATGCAAGTCCTAGTAATTTAACAATAGCAAATAATTCTGGATCTTCTAGTTCAGGTAATAAAATTTATACTGGATCTACATCAGATTTAACTTTATTACCTAATTCTTCTGTTTTATTACAATATGATAGCGATTCAACCATTTGGAGAGTTATTGGGATAAGTAATTCTCATAATGAATTAACAGGAAAGCAAGGTGGTGATGGTACTAATTTTTATCATTCTAATCAGCCAATAAACACTAATAGTAATGTTTCTTTTAATAATTTGACAGTTGTTAGTGGAGTCAACGCGACTGGAAGTATTAAACTTAATAATATTACTTATCCTAGTACTGATGGAATTAGTGGACAAGCACTAATAACTAATGGATCCGGAACTTTATCTTTTACTAATGTTTCTCAAGTACATAATGATCTTACCTCAATTCAAGGTGGATCAGTTGGAAATTATTATCACTCTAATCAACCTATTAATACGACAAGTAATGTTAGATTTAATAATTTAACGGTTGTTAGTGGAGTAAACGCAACTGGAAGTATTAAACTTAATAATATTACTTATCCAACTTCTGATGGAACCAGTGGACAAGCTTTAGCAACTGATGGTAATGGTAATTTATATTTTACAACAGCAGGCGCTGGAACTGTTTTAGATACTTATATCACTAGTAAAGCAGTACAAATAAGCAATAATTCTACAAGTTCAGTTAATGCCCTATTTAGTGAAGTTGTATCTGGAATATATACTTTTTGGGTTAGTACTGACCCGAGAATTAAAGGTACTTTCTATTTAAATCAAAATGATATTAGCAATTCTGTGTTAGAAACAATATCTTCATCTGTATCAGGAAAACAAGATAATGCTAATTGTTTAAATGTTTACATTTCAAGTGGAAACATTATATTTCAAAATAAATTAGGTTCACAAGTAGTTGTAGCAGTAAGAAGAGAAACAAGTCCTTCTCATACTGGAGGTGGATCAGCTATCAGTTCTGTTGCTTCTCACGCTGATTTAACAAATCTTCAAGGTGGAGATGGACAAGATTATTTTCATTCTAATCAACCTATAAATACAACTAGCACAGTAACTTTTGCTGGAATTAATGTTCCATTAATTGAAAGTAGTGCTAGTGGAACATTGTCAAATGTAAGCACTAATAATGTAGGAGCCTTTAGATTTACTTGTGAATCTAGTACAGCGATAACTGGATTTGCTAATGGTAGTAATGGAAAATTATTATATCTTCATAACGCTAGTGCTGTAAATGTTACTTTTAAAAATAATTCAACATCATCATTATTAGCCAATAGGATTATAACTGGAAATAATGGCGATTTGATTTTAGGACCAGATAAATCGATCACTTTACAATATGATTCTTTTTCATCTAAATGGAGAGTTTTAGGAGGAAGTGGAGGAAATAGTGGACAAAATCCTGAAACTCTTAATTTATCCAACACTAATTCAACAATTGATTTTTCAAATTATTCTACTACTTCATTTAGAATAAAAAATCCAGCACAAATGACATTTACTAATGGAGTTAATGGAACATGGTATACATTAGCAATAGTTAGTGATGGATCTTATTCTTTCACATCTGAAACTAGATTTCCTCTTAATAACGCTCAACCAGTTCCATCTTCTGGAACTGTCGACATGTATAGTTTACATTGTATTGATACAGTTAGTGGAACCCGATATTTAGCAACATTTGCATACGATTATTCAGGAGTTATTTTACCATGATGGCGATGTTACCACCTATAAAGGAATTACAATCAGCTGCTTTACAAGATTTAAATTTAACTGATGGGATCCTACCTACTGGAGTATATAGACGAGTAACAGGAACATATACTAGTGTTTCTGATAATAATACTGAAATTATTTGTTTAGATTTTAATGCTACAGTTTGCGGGACTGGCGCTAGTCTTAATGATTCTTATACTGCTCAAGCAACAATATATCAACCAATAATTAATCACGACTCTTCTGGTATTACTATGTTAAAAGGTAATAATGGTTCACTTGGCGGAACTGGTGGAGGTGGTGGCGGTACTTTTGGTGGAGGAAGTACAGCTGGTGGCACTGGAGGTTCGGGTGGCAGTGGCGGACAAGGATTATCTGGTGGTGATGGTGCAGCAGGTGGTGGTGGCGCAAGTGGAGCAAGTGGGGGAAGCGCAGTACTATCTTTAGCAGGAGCTAATGGCTCTTCTGGTAGTTCAGGCGGAACTGGTGGAGCTGGAGGTATATTAAATTGTGTTTCTTCAGGCGGAGCAGGTGGAAGTGGAGGAGGCGGAGGCGGAGGAGCTTCGTTTTTATCTACTCCAGGTGTTCCTGGAGGTGCAGGCGCTAGTGGAAATCCTGGTGCTGGAAATGGAGCTCCTGGTGCTGCTAGTTCTGATCCTTGTAGTGGTGCTGTTTATCCTGGTGGTTCAGGAGGATCTGGCAATGCTTCTGGAAGTATCAATGGAAATTCTACAGCTGGAGGCGCAGGAGGCAGCGGTTCTTTAGTTCCTGGTGGAACTGGTAATACTGGTAATAATGGAGGCACTTGTGGTGATATTTTAACTGGTGGTGGTGGTGGAGGTGGAGCAGGTGGTCCTGGATTATCAGGAGTAGCTTTACCTAGTGGAGTATCTGGTGGTAATGGTGGTACAGGCGGAAATGGTGGTACAGGTGGTAAACCAAGCAAAAGTCTTTTTATTTATTCTTATAATTCAATAAGTGGTTCTATTTTATCACCTACAATCTCAGGTGCTTCTGGTTTAACGGGATCAGCTGGTTCTCTTGGATCATCAGTAACTTTAGGATTAAATACTGTAACTTCTGGTAACGGTAGTCCTGGAGGAAATGGAGGAAATGGTTCTAGTGGAGCTAATTCATATATATCTATTGTAAGCAGAAATACTAATAATATAAATTTAAATATCTGTAGTCCAATTCAAGGATCTAATGGTGATGGAAGTACTGGAAATGGAGGAGCTGGAGCATTAAGTATTTCTTCTAATGGATCAAATGGATTTACTGGAATAGGTGGAGCAGGTGGAGCAGCTCTTGCTAAAATACCTGCAAGAATTAAAAATACAAGTTGTGGCTCAATAATTAATATATAAAAGGAAATAAAAATGGAATTTACTCAAGCATATATATATAAAATTTTTGTATTTGATTCAAATACTGGTGAATTATTGAAAACAGAAGATTATTCTAATTTTCCAGATGTTCAAGAAGAAATTATAAAACATAATACTGATAATCAAGATAATCGTTGGAATTTATATGTTGGAACAGAATATCCACCTAAAGGTGTAAAATTTGATATAACTATTAAACAATTTGTTGAAAAAACACTTTCTGAAAAATATGCTGATGGAGAAATTCAAATTTCTGATGAATTTAAGATAGTTAACGATTCATTAGTAAGATTAACTAAAAAAGAATTATATGAAAAAGGACTTATAAAATTAGAATATGACGAAAAAATAGATGAATTTGATCAAATAGTTAAACTTACTAAAAAAGAAATGTATGAACTTAATAAAATTACTAAATATCAAGTTTTTGATTACTTTATTCAAGAATTAAATTTAAAAATAGAAACTAAATTAAAAAATTATTATAATTATCCTATGCAAGAAATAGGAACTTGGTCTTTAAAAAAAGAACAATCAGTCAAATGGTTAGAATTAACTAATCAAAATAAAATAGATGTTATTAATAATTCAATATCAATATATTATTTACTTTTTTCTGAATCTAATATTTTAGATACTGATAATGAATCTGATAAAATATTAAAAATTGATATATTATCTAATAAAATAATAAATAAGTATAAAGATTTAGAAACAGTTTACGGCAATATGTTTTTATTAAGAAGTCAAACTAAAAAACAATTAGAAGATATTTTAAATACTGAAAATAGTAATGTATTTCAAAAAATGGAAGAAGTTTTTAATAATATTAAAACATGATTATTACTTTAACAGTTTGTTATAATAATTTCACTGTAATAGAAAAAAGTATTGATAGATATTATGAATTATGTTATTATAAACCTGATATTCATTTTATTTTAGATAATGAATATCCTTTAAATAAAGATAGACTTAAAGAAACACTAAAAAAAATATCTCATAAATATGATTGTCTAATTTTAGAACCTAATAAAAATTTAGGAATTAAAAATGGTACAAATTGGGCATTAGATCAAATATCGTTAAGTGATAATGATAAAATAATTATATATGATTCTAATGCTTATCCTATTACTAAACACTTTGATAAAGCATTAATAGATGTTTTAGAAAATAATGAAGATATTGTCGGAGTTTGTTTAACAGGTGGATCTTCATATACGAATAATTTAGAAAAGTTATACGATAAATATTCTAAGCATTATTATTTTAGTGAAAATAATTTTAATATGGGTTCATCAATAGGTGTTTTTAATTATTACATTCATAAACAATTAAAATATGATATTGATCTTTATAATAATTATTATGGAGATGCTATAAATTTACCTGATTCAAAATTAAAAAAATTACTTAAAAAAATAGATAAAAAAATGATTTTTTTATCTGATTATAATGAAAATTTAAAATTTTATTTTAATCAAGAAGATAAAGAATATATAAACTATAAAATTATTGCGCAAATTAATTCTTTAAATGATTTTAATCTAGAAAAATACCTTTTAAATAAGAATAAATATAATAAAATATCTCTTATAAATTACAAAATAAAAAAAATAAATGAGGTATTAAATTTTTGAAAAAGGTTGTTATTTTTGGGTTTAGTGGTTTAACTAAAGGTTTTATTGTTAATAATATAGATTATCTTTTAAAAGGTAATATATCTTATGATATAGAATGTATTTATATTGATAAGGAATATATAAAAGAAACATCTTTTGAAGGAATACCTATATTAAGTGATATTAATAAATATAAAGGTTATAGTTGTCTTATATTGACTTATCATCATGATTTAAGAAAAAAATGGATAAAAATTGCTGATTCATTAGAAATGGAGCATATAAGTATAATACATAAAGATAATTATATTGCTGAAAATGTTAAAATAGGTAAAGGTTGTTTTATAGGTCAGAATAATATAATTGAAAGTGGTGTCATCATAGGTGATTATTTTATTGCTGGATATAATAATAGAATAGGTCATGATAGTATTATAGGTGATTTTTGTCATATTTATGTTAGTGCTAATATAGGTGGGTATAATAAAATAAAAGATAATACTTCAATATGTTCTTCATCCTGTACTAAAGAGTATATAAGTATTGGTGATAATTCTATTATTGGTTTAGGTGCAGTTTTATTTAAAGATCTTAATGATAATTGTACAGCAATAGGAAATCCAGCAAGAGTAATTAAAAAATGATAAAAATACATAAAGATATAGAAAAGAATATTTTTGAAGACTCACTACTTTTTATTTTAGATAATTATGATACTATAAAAAAGGATCTCTTAAATGTTCCTAAAAAATGTTATTCAGCATTTTATCAAATTCAAAATGTAAGTGATTATGATTCTAATTGGACTTTTTACCCTTTAATATATAAAAAAAGAATTTTAGATTTTGAAAGACTAGCAACATTTACTACTCAATTATTAAATGATATAGGGGTTATTAATGCTGGTTTTTCCTTAATTTCACCAAAATCAAAAACATCTTTACATAAAGATAATACTCCATATACATATCGTTCACATCTAGGTTTAATAGTTCCAAAAAATAATAGTTTTTTATTAGATGGAGAAGATTTTACTGTTAAAGAAAAAGAAATCACTTTATTTTCAACTGAATTAGAACATATAGCAATAAATGATAGTGATGAGGATAGGTTTATACTTTTATTAGATTTTTTAAGACCTAATATATCTATTAACAAATTATTTTTAAAAAATGTTTAACCAAGAATTAGAAAAATTATTAAATGTAGATATTAAATTAAATGCTGAGTTTTATAATGATATTATAGATTCGGAATTATCAATAATATATCACGGTGAAAGATTAGCAAGTATTCTATATAAAAGAAGTGGTTTATTAAAATTAAGTAAAATTGAATCAGTACACGCAAAAAAAATAAAAAAAATTATAAAAAAAATACACCCTATTGAAAAAGATTTTTTTAAGTTTTATAAATCAGTATTAAAATCGAGGGATTTAAAAAAATATTCTCTTTTAATTGATGATTTAGAACAATATGCTATATATAGGTATAATACATTAATTAAAGTATTAAATGATAAAATAATAATTAATACACTAAAAGATATATTAAGAGATGAAGCAGATCATTCAAATGATAATATAAAAATTACATATAAAAATAAATTTGAAGGATATGAAAATTATTATTTATATAATAAGTATATTGATTTTTTAAATATTGATTATGATCAATTTAAAAAAATGATGTGGAATTGTGAGTTTTATAAACAACTAAGAGGACATAAATGAATTTATTTTGTGGAACTATCGCTTATAATAAATTTTCAATATTAGAAAAATCAATTATTAATTTTATTGAAAAATCTAAAATTAAAAATAAAACTCATTATGTAATTGATAATAATTATCCTTACGGTGATTCTAAAAAATTAGAAAAATTATGTAATGATTTTAATATTAAATATCTAAATTTTAATAAAAATTTAGGGTTATTTAATTCTATGTATGAAATACAAAATTTATGTCAAGAACAAGATTATATTATTTTACACGAAGGAAATAATTTAATTTTAGATGATGGATTTGATGAAGCATTAATTGATGCATATAATATTTTTGCTTATGATCATAAAGATGAAATTTATTATTTATGTTTAGAAAATGAATTTAGTAATGAATTACAAAAATTACAAAAAAATAATATTAATTATTCTATAATACAAGATAAAAAATTGATTGGTTTTCCTTATTCTGGAACTAATATTTGTAAAAAAGAAAAATTAAAAGTTTTTTTATCTAATTATAATAATATTTATTTTGATGACCCCTATTTAAATTCAAATATAAAAAAAGATGCTTATATACTTAGAGATTATAAAGAAATATCACATTATTTTCTTAAAGAAGAAGATATAGAATATAAAATGTATAAAATGATAACTGTTTTTTTAAAATATTCAAAATCTTTTGATGAATTTTTAAAATTATATAATGAAAAAACTGAATATGTTTATATGATGATTAATAAAATAGATAAAAAAGTATTGAATTATATAGGGTATATTCCAGAAAGTCCTATTATAAGGAATAATCATGAGTGAAATAAAAACATATCTTAATCAAAATATTGTTTCTTTATACGAAGATAAATTAAAATATTTACAAAAAAATATTAATGTTTTTAAACAGGAATTATCTGATATACCTTTAGATAAATATGAAAACTTATTATTTATGAAAGATGTTGTAGATGATGATTATAAATGGAAAGTATATGGGATAAGATATAAATATAAAAACATTGATTTTGGAGATTATGCTCCAAAATCTGAAAGAATTTTAAATGAAATTAATTGTGTTAATGGTGGTTTTAGTTTATTTTTACCAAATACAGAAACAACTTTACATTCTGGAACTACTCCTTACACTTATAGAAGTCATCTTGGATTAGATGTACCAGAAAATTGCGGTTTTATTTGTAATGATAATGATATCAGTATTAAAAATGGCGATATAAATTTTTTTGATGCTACTGATAAACATCAAGCTTGGAATAAATCTCAAAAAAATAGAATTATATTATTAGTTGATTTTTTAAAACCAAATATTGATAAAAACAATATAATAAGAGGAACTAAGCAGCAAACTAATATTAAAACATATAAGAATAATTAAAATGATCAATATACATCAACCGAAAATAGATTTATTTGATAAATTTGAAATACTTAAAACTTTATCAACAAATTGGATAGGTAAAGGTAAAAAAGTAGAAGAATTTGAAAAAAACTTACAAGATTATCTTCAATTAAAAAATATCACCACAGTTACTTCTGGTACACAAGCTCTATATGAAGTTTTTAGATTATTAAAATCTAAAACTCAAAAAAAAGAAATTATAGTTTCATCACTATCTTTTATTGGAGTTTTAAGTTCGTTAAAAATAAATGATTTTGATTTTGTCTATGCTGACATAGATAAAAGTCATTTAAGTTTATCATTAAAATCAATTAATCAAAAAATAACTGAAAATACAGCAGCTGTTGTGATACAACATTATGGCGGTAGACCAAATCATGAAATAGAAAAAATAGCAAAATCTTTAAAACAAAAAAATATTTATTTAATTGAAGATTGTGCAACAGTTTTCGGAGGAACTATAAATGATATTCATCTTGGTAGTTATAGTGACTTCGCAATTTGGTCTTTTGATTCCGTAAAAATAATTACTACCTTAGATGGTGGAGCAATTTATTGTAAAAATAGCGATGATCTACAAAAAATAAAAGAAAATATACATTTTGGATTAGTTGATTCACCTACCTCTTATAGTGCTTTTCAAAAGAAAAATGAATGGTGGGAAATAAATCCTAAATCATATGGAACTCGTAATGTATTAAACGATGTTACTGCTTCACTTGGAATCTCTCAATTAAAAAAAATAAAAAAATTTATAAAATGTCAACAAGATGTATGGGATTTTTATTTAAATAATATAAAAAACAAAAAAATATCTTTTCCAATAGAATCGTCACCACATATTAAAGAATCTTATTTCTTTTTTTGGATTTTATCGCCAGAAAGGGATCAATTAGCTCAATTTTTAAAAAAAAATGAAATCTTTAGCACTTTTAGATATTATCCTTTACATAAAACTGAACTATATCATAAAGAAAATGTTTTTTTACCAAATACTGATTTTATGTATCAAAGATTATTATGTCTACCTTGTCATAAAAGTTTAATAATAAAAGATTTAAAATATATAATAAATTTAATAAATAAATTTTAAAAGGCTAATAAAAGTTATTACATAGTTTAAATAATGAATAAAAATATATACATACAAATAACTGGTGGAGTTGGTAAACATGTAGCCTTTACTTGTCTTTTACCCTTACTTAAAAATAAATATGAAAATATATACATATCCTGTATATATGAAGATATATTTAAAGGAAATCCTTATGTAAAAGAAGTAAATCCTAAAGTAGATAAAACTTTTTATAAAAATATTATTCTCAACGATAAAACAAAAATAGTTTTAAGTGATCCATATGATTCTGAACTATTTTTAAAAAAGAAAATTCACATGTTAGAAGCTTGGGGAAATTTATGTGAAATAGAAATAAATAACCCTATGAATTTAAAAACAGAACTTTACATGACAGAACGTGAAAAATTTACTGTAGATAAAGTAATAAATGAATTGAGAATAAAAACTAAAGATAAATTTATTATGATACAGTTAAATGGAGGACAAAGCCCTCATAACTTTGATATGAATAATGAAAAGGAATTTACATTTTTTAATGAAGAATCAAAAAGATTTTATCCTTTTGATTATTATATAGAACTTATCAAAAAATTAAAACAAAATTATCCAGAACATGCTATAATTAGATATGGTCTTATGAATGAAACAATACCAAATGAAATAAGTAATTTAATATTAACTATTCAACCAGCAATTCTTTATAAAAATTATTATTGGATTTCTCAATACGCTAAACATGTAATATGTATAGATTCATCCTTACAACACATGACAGCAGGCATAAAACCTTCCGTAGTTATTTGGGGAAATACAAAATCAGAACATTTTGGATACAATATTCATAAAAACTTACAAGAAAATAATGAGGACACGACGTCTTACTGTAGACCACTAGGAGAAAATAATCCCAACATTAAGTTTCCTTCTCCAAACAAAATAATGGAAAATTTAATATAGTTAAAAACATTTAAAAAATGAAGTATATTAAAAATTAAATAAAATTTAATTATTTTATAAACAGCAAACCTAAATATATTTTATAAAAAATGGTATTAAATGAAATATATTAATTTATCATCTTTAGTTAGAAATTCAAATGAAAACGATGACATATTATCGTTATCAGCCAAAAAAGGATTCGCACTAGATTTTACAATAGTAAATACATCTGGTACTCTTAACAATTATTCAATTTCAGAAGAATCTTCTTTTAAATTTACAGCAGCTACTAATATCACTGGATTTAGTGGAGGATTTAATGGTAAATTTCTATATATTTATAATGGAAATAATTCGTCTGTTTTAATTTTAAATAATAACTCTTTATCATCTTTATCTCAAAATAGAATTTTAACTAATACTGGTGCTGATTTAGAAATTCCAATTAATGGCGGAGTAATTTTACAATATGACAGTGATTCGTCCGTTTGGAGAATAATAGGTGGAAGCGGAAGTGGAGCATCAACTGGTGGAGGATCTAGCGTCACATTTACTTCTTCAACTGATTTTTCTCTTGGTAGTCCAATATATTTTAGTTCTAGTGGTACGTGGCAATTAGCAAAAGCTGATTTAGATACGACTTCTGTTCAATATGTAATTTCTCAAAAAACAGGTTCTGGAAGTATTTCTTATACTGCTCTAGCAAGTGGAGAAATAACTTTAACAACGGGACAATGGGATGTAGTTACAAATGGTAGTGGCGGATTAACATCTGGGTCAATTTATTTCTTATCATCTTCTACAGCAGGTAAAATATCTACTAATGTTGGATTAATTTATGCACCAGTTCTAAGAGCTCTTTCATCAACTAAAGGATTCGTTTCTCTTTCAATTAATTCAATCGAAAGTGGAATGGGTGATACTTTTTATCGAGATACTGTTACAACAATTGCTAATACATCAGCAATAACTCTAACTTATCCACCTGCTGGTAAAGCATATACTTGGTTATCTATTGATGGAGCAATTCAAAGTGGAATTGATTTTGACCTTGCAGGTAATACCCTAACTTTAGGAGCAACAGTTCCATCTGGAACTTTAATAGATGTTTTATATGCTAGAGCAGTTCTATTAGCCGATTCTAATGCAATTAATAAAATGGTCGCATTTAGTGAAACAGTAACTGGATCAGCAAAAACAACTTTTAATTTACCTTCAGTTCCATCTGGATTAAATTCTTGTATAGTTTTTGTAGGAGGATCTATTCAAGATACTTCTAAATTTAATCTTTCTGGTAATGTTTTATCTATGAGTGATCCAGTCCCAGTAGGAGTTCAATTAGTTGCTTATATTTTAAATTCAAGTGGAATTTCAAATAGCATAGATTCATATGTAAATCGTCAAGCATATAATTTATCAGCAAATGGAGCAATTTCAATATCAACTATATTTGGAAGTCAAAGTACTGGATTTTATAGATTTTTTGATATGAATGATCCTAGAATAAGTGGAACAATATCTTTAAAACATAATGGCATTGGCGTTGATCCAGATATAAGAGTTGATTCAAACAGTAGTTTAATTAGTATAACAATAAATACCGCAAGTAAAGTTAATATCTATATATCTTCTAACTTACTAACCTTTCAAAATTTAACATCTAACACTTTAGCTTTAAGGATTTATAGAGAGATATAAAATGCCAATAAATAAAATAGCATATCAAGTATTAGAAGAAAACCAACAAAATTATATCAATATTCTTAGAAGTGGTCAATCAGTAAGTGATATAGGATGGACCACATATGCTGATTCAGCAGGAACTAATCCAGTCGATGGAATCGGTGGAAGCCCAAGTATTACTTGGTCACAAAACACTTCTAGTCCTTTAAGTGGCGATTCTGACTTAAGATTAGTAAAAGATGCAGTTAATAGGCAAGGAAATGGAGTAAGTATTCCTTTCACTATTGCTAATAGACATTTAGGAAAAGTTCTTCAAATAACTTGTGATATGGAATTAATCTCTGGAACTTATGCTTCTGGAGATTTAAGAATAAGCATAATACAAGACCCTACTGGAACTCCAGTTGTATTAGAACCTGTAGGAACGTCTCTTGAGTTAGGTATTGCAAATCAAAGAATAAGAGAAATTGCTACTTTTCAAAGTCATATCTCTATTACTTCTTATAGATTATGTATTCACGTAAGTAGTACAAGTGCAAACGCTTATACAGTAGATTTTGCTAATTTTAAAGTATGGGAACCAACTCAAAGTATAGGAAGTGTTATAACAGATTGGCAAAGTTATACACCTACAATAGTTGGGTGTGGTACAGTTTCTACTGTTGATTTTAGATGGAGAAGAGCTGGAAGTTCAATGGAGATATTCGGTTCATTTAGAACTGGTACTACAACAGCAGTTCCAATTCAAATTCCTTTGCCAAATGGTTTATTTCCAAATTTACCAAATAGTGCTAATCAAACAAGAAATAGTGTTGGAATTGGGACAAGAGCGGAATATTCTTCAACCGTAAATTCTTATAATGTAATAGCTGATAATAGTTTAAATTATTTAACTTTTGGTTATTTGAATGCAGGTAGTTCATCTTATGACCCATTAGCAACTTTTAATTGTTCAAGTGTATTTAATACGAATGATGATATACTTGTTCGTGCTGAAGTTCCAATAGCAGGTTGGGGTTCTAGTGTTGCAATGAGTTCTGATAGCGGAGATGGAAGAGTTATAAGTGCTATGGTTACAGGAAGTTTAAGTACTGGGGCAAATACTTCTACAAATTTAACTTGGAGTTCCCCTACTATACTTTATGATACTCATGGAGGTTTTAATGCTACTACTGGATATACTGCACCTGTTTCTGGTTATTATCAATTTACAGGTTATTTTAATACAGATAGCACAAGTGGGACTTATTGGAATGCTTGGGTATCGGGTTCAAATAGACAAAGTTGTGGTGTATCTTTAAGCGGTTTTATTTTTGTTTCTGGTACAGTTTTATTATTGGCAGGGCAAAATTTAACATTTAGACCTGCTTCTGGTAGTGTAGCAAGCGTTAGTTCTGGAAATTATTTTACAATAAATAGAGTTTCAACCGGTAGTCAAGTTATTGCAACAAGTGAAACAGTTGCTTGTAGTGTTAATAAAACATCTGGAACTGCTAGTGCTTCAACAAGAATTGCATCTTGGAATACAAAAGATTTAGATACTCATGGAAGTTTTGATTTAACAAATGGAACTTTTACAGTTCCAATGTCTGGAGTTTATTTAATAAATGCTTCTGCTCATACTTTTAATTTTACTTCTTATAATCAAGCAGGATTCACAATACGTTCTGGCACTACTGTTTTATCTACTTCAACGATGTACTTCACTTCTTCTTTTGAACCTGAGATAGGTACATCAGCTTTACGAAGATTTATAGCAGGTGATATAATTAGTTTATATGGTTATGGAAGTGGTTTTGCTTGCAATAATTTAATTATGAATATATCAAGGATAGGAATATGATAAAATTAATTATTAAAAATATATACTTGCCTTATCCTCAATACAGTTGGGATACAATAAAAGAAAACCAAGAAGAAGCCGATAAGTTTATAGATAACAATAGACATCTTTTTGGTAAACCTGAAAGATGGGCTCTTGCTAAAGAACTTATGGAAAATGGTGATACAAACGAACCAGAACATTGGATGTGGCACTCAGAACATTATGAAGATAGTGATGTTTTACAAACTGAAATTAGAATTAGAAAATATATCGTAAATGAACTTAATGAGTTAGGTCATACAATAGAAGTAGAAAAAGAAGAAAGTGAAAATTGGGTATTACTTAAAGCCGATTATACTATCGAAATAATAGATTTAGATAACGATTATGATTGGTTATTAAGTGAATGTCATAGAAAGAGAAAAGCTGAATATCCTGATAGTGGTGATTATTTAGATGCTATTGTGAAAGGCGATGAAGAACAAAAACAAACGTATATAGATAAGTGTTTAGAAGTTAAACTAAAATATCCTAAACCTATAAGAGAGGATATATAAATGGCTATTGGTTTTAATAATGATATTAATAATCTAGGAGTATTAAATGGGACTATTAATAGTGAGTTTAGAAATGTAATTCAAAATATAACAAATTTATCTACTGGTCAAAATAATGGAACTACTACTTCATTATACAATAATATCCAATCTCTTTCAAATAGTACAAGTCAATATAGAATAATATGTCAAGGAACTATTATTCCTAAATCTTCTAATTCCTTAATAGAGGTAATAGGATTTTTAAGTGGGTATGCTGATAATACTGCAACAACTCAAATGGAATCATTAGTATATGTTCATACTGCTAGTCAAGGAACAATAGCAGGTCTAGCATCAAATCCACCATCAGGAACTTTAATAGGTAAATTTATTGCGGGTACGTCAATTTCTACTACTGGGGCAGGTGTTGGTTCTTTTGGAGTATTAGCTTATACCACAAGCCTAATAGCAAACACTACTTATTTTATTACTTTAATAAGTCGTAGTTATAATGGAAGTTATGCCTATGTAAATATTTCCAATGTGCACTTTTCTAGTATGGTATTTAAGGAGTATATATAAAATGCTAAATTATTCTGATATATTAAAAAATGCTAATTATAATAAAACATATTCTAGTAAAGATGTTCATGATTGGAATACGTTTATATTTGATAATCCAGAAGATAAACCTAATGAAGAATTATTAAATCAATTTATACATTATGTAAGTAATATACTACCAATCAAAGAAAAACAAAAAGAGATTCAAAGATTATTATTAGAATCTGATTATATCGAACTATCTTCTTTTTTAGAACGTAAAGGACAAGAAACCTATAATCTTTGGATGACTTATCGAACTAATTTAAGAGAAGCATATCATGATTTTGAATTACCTATACCTGAGAAACCATTATGAAAAGCATTACTGAAATAGAAAAAGATGGTTACATTTTAGTTAATAATCCAGATCTTGTACCCGAATATAAATTTAATCTTTCTAATTATGCTATTGGTAGTGGTGAAAGGGCTCTTTATTTTGGTGAATTACAGGTATATAATACTTTAAAAGTTGAAGGTGAATTAAATGTTTTATCTGGAACTTTATATAGTTATAATTTAGGTTCATCTATAACGAGTGATACTACTATTTATGGAGTAATTAATGTTACTGATGAAATAAATATTGGAGGGATTCTAACTGTAATATGAAAATTTTTCAAAATAATACTTTTCCAATTAAAATAAGAAAACAAAATACTGATAGTCAATCAATAAATATTTTCAATTATCGAAATGTATTTTTTAAAGGTGATATAAATATTTCTGATCTTAATATAGATTCTACAAGTTCAGCAAGTTTTTTAGAACAAAAACCAATTAACATAGAAAATATAAATATAGAATCAGGTAAATTATTATTAATTGATCAAGATGTAAGAATAATTAGTGATGTTATTATAGCAAATGGTGGAGAAATGAGGATCATATAAATGGCTAGTATTATCAAAGTAGATCAAATACAAGAAAGTACTACTGGTGTAGGAACTAATTTCTCTAACACTGGAAGTGCTACTACTCCTACTATATCTATAGGGAATCAAACTAATAAAGGATTGTATCATTTAGCAAATGATAAAATAGGAGTATCAGTTGGTGGACAAAGAGTAGGTGAGATAGGTGCAGGTTATGGCGGATTTACTGGGAATATAATTCAAGTTCAAAGCACAGTAAAAAGTAATCCATTTACATTAAATGCTACAAATACTTTTACTGATATTCCAGGATTAAACGTAACGGTGATTCCTAAATATAATACAAGCAGAATATTAATTATTTGTCATATAGGCTGTGTAAGTACTGGTACTGGTGGAGGAGCTTCCATATTTAGATTTATGAGAAATAGTACGGCAGTAGGAATAGGTGATGCAGAATCATCTAGATTAAGAGCTGGATTTAGAACTTCTCTTGGATATAACGGTGATCATGGAAATGCTACATCTATGACTTTTTTAGATTCACCATCCTCTACTTCATCATTAGTTTATACTGTACAAATGGCATGTGAATTTAATACTACTATTAATGGAACAATAAGTAATAGTGACGGTGCTAATACATATCAAGCAAGACATATTTCAACTATAACAGTAATGGAATTACAGCAATGATAAATTATGTTTTAATATTAGATACTAATTATAAAGAAAAAAAATGGTCTTTAGATGGATATACTTATGATGGTCTTAACTGGTTAGATGAATCTCCAAAACCAACTAAAGAAGAATTAGATTCTCAATGGGAACAAGTTTTATCTATAAAAAATAAACAAAATTGTAAATCAAAAGCTAAACAGTTAATTGCTAATACTGATTGGTCTGTTTTACCTGATGTAAATATAACTAATAAATCAGAATTTGAATCATATAGAAACATATTAAGAAATTACATTATTAATCCTATAGAAAATCCAGAATTTCCTATTGAACCAAAACCTGTATGGAGTATAGAATAAGATGCCTGATAGTATTATAAAAGCAGATAATATAACTTCTCTTAGTGGAGGTGGTATAGGTTTTCCTGATGGAAGCGCAGCTAATCCATCACTAAAATTTACTAATGATGGAGATACGGGATTATATAGAATAGGAAGCAATACTATTGGTATAGCAAGTAATGGAAGTAAAGTAGGTGAAATAGGTGCTGATTATGGAGCTTTTAAAGGTAATGTAGTTCAATGTAGAGTTACAAGATATGATATACAAACATCTGGTTCAACAGGTAGTGGAGTGGATGGAGTAGAATTAACTGGAATGAGAGTATCTATTACTCCTAAATTTGCTAGTAGTATGATTCTTTGTCAATTTCAAGTTCATTTAGAACTGAACAGTGCTGATTGGGATGCAATGTTTACTGTTTATAGAAATGGTGCGGTACCAACTGGGGTTTATGCGGGTTTTAATACAGTTGTAGGTAATGCTAATTGGAGCGGATTAAGTATAACATCTTACTATGATTCAACAAATAATGCTGATTCTACTCCAAATACACAATCTTTTATGTATCACGATTTTCCTAATACTACTAATACATTAACTTATGCTCCAGGAATTAAAACAAGTTCTCCTAGCGCAGCTAAAACTTTTTATATAAATAGAACAGTCAGTAGTCTTGGAGCAAGTTCTTATGAAGCTGGCGTTTGTTTTTCTACTGTTTGGGAGATTGCACAATGATACGAAAACCTAGTATTACAGATGCTATTATAAGTTTAAGACCAAATAGTGCTTTTATTTTAGAAAGTGACGATATATCTCGATTAGAATGGAAAGATAATAATACTATTTCTCCAACCTTAGAAGAAATACAAAATGAATTAAATAGATTACAACAAGATTTTTATAATATAGAATATAAAAATTTAAGAGAAAAAGAATACCCTAATATTAAAAATCAATTAGATATTTTGTATCACCAAGGATATGATGGGTGGAAAAAAGTAATTCAAGAAATAAAGGATAAATATCCTAAAAATGGAAATATTTAATGAATAAATTAATTAATTTTATTGAAAATCTAGTATTTCTTAATAAACCACAAACGATATGGAAGGAGTCATAAATTGATTATAAGTGGTGATACAATTCAACCATCTATTGGAACTAATATAACTGTTCCTAGTGGATTAGGTATAAATGTTGGAAGTACTAAAATAGGTGAAATAGGTGCTGATTATGGAGCTTTTAAAGGTAATGTAGTTCAATGTAGAGTTACAAGATATGATACACAAGTAAGTCTTACAACTGGTACTGGTGTTAGTGGAATCGAAATAACTGGGATGCAAGTTTCTATAACTCCTAAATTTATAAATAGTATGATAATTTGTCAATTTCAGATTCATGGAGAAGGTTCAAGCGGAGAGCATAATTTAATGTTTAATGTTTATCGAAACGGAAGTATACCAACAGGTACTTATTCTGCCTTTAATACAGTTGCTGGAAATAATATTTGGTCTGGAGTGTCAATGGCCACTATATATGATTCTGCTCAAAATAGTGATTCAACTCCTACTACTCAAACTTTTTTTTATCATGATTTTCCAAATACTAATTCTAATTTGATATATTCTCCAGGAGTAAAATCTACGGATGGCACAAGTAGAACTTTTGTTGTAAATCGTTCCATAGGAAGTTTAGGAGGATCAGCTTCTGAAGTTGGGATTAGTTATTCTATGGTTTGGGAGATTGCTCAATGAAAAATAAACCTTTACTATCAGATGCAATAATTAAAATTAGACCTAATAGTGCTTTTATTTTAGAAAACGAAGATCTTTCAAGATTAGAATGGAAAGATAACTCTATTTCTCCTCCTAATGTTGATGAAATAAATTTTGAATATTCAAAACTTTTACAAGAATATGAATCTTATGATTATTGGAGAAATAGAAAAAAAGAATATCCTAAAATAGAAGATCAGTTAGATATTCTTTATCACCAAGGATATGATGGTTGGAAAAAAATAATCCAAGAAATAAAAGATAAATATCCTAAAAATGGAGATACTAAGTGAGTAAATTATATGTAGATCAAATACTTCCTAGTACCACAAATAATGTTTCTTTTGTACAAGGTGGAACTTCTAATTTTATATCACCTTCTTTTGTTGGTGAATTAAAATCATTTAGGATTAGAAGAACTACTTCTGTCGCTTTTCCTTTTTGGAATTTATCTCTACCAGACCAAACATTATCAGCAGGAACTTATCCTGATTATGTTGAATATCTCCGAAGTATAAAAATAGAAACATGTAATCCTACATTATTGACAGGTAACGTATCTACAAGTGGGAACTCTACTACTATAACCTTTGCTTCTTCTCAAACTTTAACAGCAGGTAGTTTATTATATTTTCATTCTTCAGCTCAATTTAGAATTATTCTTTCTGGAAGCACAACATCTTATGTAGTAGATGAACCTATTACTTTATCGAGTCAAGCCGTATCTTTAATAGATCAATCAACATACAGTTCTATTTTTTCAGGTGCTTGGAGTACTACGGCTTTTACCTTAACTGACAATGCTCAAAATAAAATTCTATTAGATGCTTTGACCGAAGATGCTTACTATACTGGTGCAAGTATTTCTAGTAATGTAATAACGCCAATTAATACTACTAACTGGTTAATTCTTAGATGGGGAACTACTGATATTAATATAACAAGTTTTAATCCTACAACAAGAGTACTAAATATTGCTTCTGGTTCTCCTAGTGGCACTACAATAGAATTATATCCACATCGTATTTCAGGTTCTATAAATGCTTATCATAAACAAGTTGAAGATTCTGTACTAATTAATAATGGAATACAAGTAGTAAATGGTTTAAGATTGAGGGATAGATTTCAAGGACATAGACATCAAGCCTTTGGTAGTTCTAGTACGGGAACTAGGTCTACATTAGCCGACAATATCTCTTATGTAGGTTTTGATCCAGGAGGGACTACGGGGCAATCTAATGGTATGGTTTTAAATCCATCTACGGATACAGTAAACGGAACGCCAAGAACGGGACAATTTACTAGACCTAGAGGACTTGGGGTAATTTTCTATGAGTATATGGGAAGGGTAACAGCATGAGCCTTACAAAAATAACAAGTACAGTAATAAATACTTTAAGTTCTTTTTTTAGTATTAATAGTAGTACAGGAGCAATAACTACAAATGTTCCTGATTTAATTGGAAGTAATACAACACTATATCCTTCTTTTGCATGTAGAGCATGGGTAAATTTTAATGGAGTTCCATCTACTCCTACAATTCGAGCAAGTGGAAATGTATTGAGCGTTACAAAGACTGCTGATGGCGATTATACCGTAAATTTTATAACTCCTATGCCCGATGCGAATTATTGTATATTTTCAACAGGTCACCAAGTGGATGCAGATGGCACATTTATTTCTTTTAGCGTTCTTTCAAGAAGTACAACAGGGTATAGAATAAGATGTGGACATTATGATAGTGGGCAATATAGTCTTAGAAATTGTGATTATGTAGGTACTGGAGTATTTAGATGAGAATAGCCGGATATAACAAAAAAGATAATAGATTAGAAGTTTAGAAGGAAATTAAAAATAATTATTATCTTCACAATTATTAATTATTTCTTCAACTTTATTTTTCCAATTAGTATCATAAATAATTTTTTTATGTTCAAAATTTAGTGGTCTAAAATTACAACTGTTCATGTCTCGATTTATTAAATAAAAAATAACATATATCTTCCAATCTTTTTCTTCTGGCATAGTTCCGATTAAATATTGACTTAATAACTTATGTGATTTATTTAGATTGCCATTACCATATTCTAATAAACCATTAAATTTTAAATCGTTTAGAATATCAGAAGTAGATAAATGTTCAAAGGGTAAGCATATGCCTGTAAATAAAATAAACATTAATAAAAATTTTTTCATAAAGATTCTCCATAAATAAGCATTTAGTATAATTTCTATATAATATACAAGAAGTGTACCAAGGTTAAATTTTTTTTAAAAAATAGAACTATAAAAAAATAAACATTAGAACATAATTTCAAATATAATAAAATATGGATAATACTAAAAAGACTGATTACTTTAATGTTTTTAAATTTAAAGCTTATTTTGTTTTAGATTCTAAGAAATCTAGTAATCTTATGGAAGAATATTTAGATGGCATTGAGTTTTTTTATAAGAAGAAAAGTTTTTTTTCATTTAATAAAAATAAAATTATTATTGATGTTTATTATAACATGAATAAGAATTTTGATATTGTTAAAAATGAATTGAAAAATAATAAAAAACTTCTTATTGGTAAACAAATAATAATAAAGAATTTATCAAGTGATGAAAAAACTCAAATAGAAACTTTTAGATTAAAAATAAAAAAATATTTAAAGATAGAAATATTTCCTAATAAAATAAGTTATTCTAAAACTGGTAGATTATTTTATAAAATAAGGTTGGAGTGTATAGAGGTATGAATAAGAAAGATTTAATTGTTGCTTTATGTAAAAAGAATGATTTTGATTTTATCGAACCAGAATTTTTAGATATAACTAAAAATGAATATTTTCAAATGGTTTTTGCTTCGCCAGATGAAGAGAAGATTAACAGTATGAATGATGTTAATAAATTTGTTAATTTTATTGAAATGATAATAGATGAATCAGAGAAAATTTATAAAAAGAAATTTAATGATCGTATCTTTATGATAAAAGATTCACTCCTCGTCTTTGGTGAGTGGAAAGAATTAGAGAAGGTTTGATATGCCAGAAGCACCAGAAATAAAGATGTATACTGATTTTTTAAATTATATCTCTGAAAAATCGTCTTGTGTTGGAATCCAAAAAATGCCTCAATCTAAAAATAAAGATATATCTTTTTCTGTTTTAGATCCAGAATTAGGTATTCCATCACTTAAGTTACGATTTGAAAGTAAAGGTAAAGAAATAGGTGCTAATTTTTTACACGAAAACGGATCATTGTATAAAAGGTATCTTTTTCAAATGGGAATGAGTGGTTATTGGTTATTATGTGACGAACCATCTTTTCATAAAAATATTAAAATTAAAAACAATACCGTTTTAAGATTTTTAATATATTCTGAACTTACAGATATTCATGGTTTTTTATGTTTAGTAGATACGAGAAGATTTGCTAAATGGAGCGAGGTTACTCCAGATAAATGGGGTAATAATCGAGGTCCAGATCCTTTTTATGAGAGAGATCAATTTAAAGAGAATATTCTTTTTTCATTACATCAAAAAGATTTTGGAAAACCAATTTATGAAACTCTAATGAATCAAAAATATTTTAATGGAATTGGAAATTATCTAAGAGCAGTGATATGCGGAAGAATAGATGAAACACCTTTTCAATCAGCTCGTGATTATATTAAAAAAGATCCAGATTTATTTTTTGATACAATATGGCAAGTTATAGATGAATCTTACGATATGCAGATTAAAAATGCTACTCCTTCTAATTGGTATAGTCCTTATGACGATAAAAAGGAAAAAAACTTAGAAGATTCAAATGGACGAAGATTTTGGTACAAGAAAAAGTGGGATCCAGATAAAAATAAATAAAAGGAGTTTTAAATGTTAAAAGACTTTAAGTTTTATTTGGAGATGGTAGAAATCAATAAGGATATAGTTTTAAGCAAAATTAGTGAAATCAATTCTTTTAAACAAGGAATCAAAAAAGAAGATATTAATTCTGAGAACTTTACTTTCTCTTATTTCCCTGAAAGGGACTTTAATCCTGTAATTTATACTAATACTGAAGGTACTACAAATTTTTATGTTCCTACACTAGATGACTTATCAGAAAAAATAAAATCAGAAAAATTATTTGCTAATAACAACACTTTATCTTATACGATTGAGTATATGGAAGACGGCGCTATTATTAAAAAATCTTTTGGGACAGAAGAATATGGTGGAGAAAGAGAAGAAGGAATGGAACACGAAAAGAAAATAGTATCTTCATCTGAAACTAAAAAAATAGATAAATTTGGTGAAAAATATGAAAAACAATTCACTATTATGGCAACTTCTGAATTAAAATATTAAAAAAAAATTTAAAAAAAACAGATATTTTTTATTTAAATCCTATATAAAATAATATAGAGATTATTGCTGATAAGGATAATCTCTATAAAAATTGCTCAAAGAGGATTTGAATATGACAACAAGTTTATCAAAAATTATTAATAACAACGGACAAAATCTTTTTTCTGATTTTGATTTTATTCTCACAAACTTTATGGATTCTCAGGGTCGATATAAGTTTGCTGAATCTTCTGGTTTTCCAAAATTGAACCTATATAGTTCTGAAACAGAAGATGGTAAAGTGAAGTACACAATTGAGGCTTCTATTACTGGATATGATAAAAATGATATAGATGTAATTGTAGATAGAAATAAATTAACTATATCATATAATAAAGATTTAGATAAAGATGAAGAAAAAAAGAATTATTTCTTACAAGAAATTAAGAAATCTTCTTTTTCAAGAAGTATTCTTTTATCTGAAAAATTAGATGTAGATAATCCTATCACATCTTATTCAGACGGGTTATTAAAAATAGAGTTTTTTGAAGATATAAAGAAAAAATCTAAAAGATTAACATTCTAATTTTTTCACTTTTGACTCCTTAAATTTTACTTTAAGGAGTCAAATAAATAAAAAAAATTAATAAAAAAATAATCACAACGTAAAAATACTATAATCGCGAAATTTAACCTATAGGTGAGTATTAATGATGGAATATAAAAGTTATAAAAAAATACAGGAAAAAATAGAAGTTTTTGAAGATGCTTCTTTTGTCTCTTTACAAGATGACAAAACAGCTCTTATTAAAAATTCTAATGGAGATACTTGGAGCGTTCCATTTTCTTTTGAAGAAGATGAACTAACTCTTTTTGGTGAAAAAGCTGAATTAGTAGAATTAGCACCTGAAATTATTGAAGAAGAAAAAGAAGAAACAGTAGCAGATGTTAATTGCATGGTTTTAAAATCAGTTAAAGATGAAGAATTATTTAATGAAAGCTTAAATAGATTAGTTGAAGTCTTTGTTAATGAAAGAAAAAAATATAAATCAAAAAATAAAAAATCAAAAGTAATTTCTGAGTCAAAAACTGTGGAAACAGAAGAAGAAAATGAAGAGAAAATCTGGGATTTTTTAAATAAGGATTCTAGAGATTTTACAGTTGCTTTTACTGAAAGTTGGGAAGATAAAATTAAACAAGTTAAAGAAAGTTTTAATGAGTTATTTGAAAGTGGATTTTTATTTTCTAATGGAACAATTAAAAGAAAAACAATCTTAGATCCAGCTTTAATTTTAGAAGCTTATAAAGCAAAAAAAGAAAATGTAAATTCATTTTTTGAAAATTTAAAATATATTAATGATTGGTATTTAAAAGCAGAAGAATTAGGTGTTATGAATGAATCACTTAATGGAGTTTCTCCACTTTCTAAAGATTGGAAAACACATCTTCTTAAAAATCTTGTTCTTCAAAAAAGAAAAGGATTAGAAGTCAATATTAGTGAAGTTTTAACTGATCTTGAAAAATTTGCATTAGAAATAATTTCTGAATCTGATATGACGATGAATATTGGATTAGATTCAAGTAAAATCCCTGGTTCACATAATGGAGAAAATCAAATTAATTTCTTAAAAATGGGCGGAGTCTTTACTTATACCGATTTAGAAAAACTAATTTCTGATTTTACTAGAGCTATGTCAACTTATCAAGCATCTGGAATGGAAAGAGACACTCTCGGAAAAATCTCTAATTATAAAGATATTGCTGATAAAATGTATCGTACTAATATGATTGACGATGAAACAGTAACTAATATAATTACTGATTTTAACACTACTTATGGTCCAGTTAAAGATAACATGTATGCTCCTTTAACTACATTTAAAGCAGGTGTGTAATGGAATCAATCTACTTATCAGAAGCGGTAGTAATTAAAGATCACGAACTCAAAGAAATTATTATCGAAAGTAATGGTAGAGAAAGAAGAGTCCTTCAATTAGAAGGGCTCTTTCAAAGAGCTAATGAGAAAAATCGTAATGGAAGAATTTATCCTCTTCCTATCTTAGAAAGAGAAGCTTCTCGTCTTGTATCTTCTAAAATTAAAATAGAAGGCGGACTTATTGGAGAAATGGAACACCCTATCATTGAAGCTAATGATCCTAATGCAGTTTCTAGAGCAACTAAAATTCTCTATGAAAGAGCCTGTATCATGATCAAAGATCTTAGAGTTTCTGGAGATGATATTATCGGTAAATGTGAAATCTTAGATGATGCTAATCAATACGGTGCTACTCTAGCATCTATGGCTCGTCGAGGACATATGGCTGGTATCTCATCAAGAGCAGTTGGATCTAAACCTAAATTAGATTCTAATGGCGGACTTATGGTTAACGAAGATATTCAATTTGTTACTTGGGATATCGTTAGTGATCCTAGCGTTCATAATGCTAGATTAAAAGCTTTTATCAGCGAAGAAGTTCAGCGAATTCAACACTTACAAAAATCTGGAAGAAAAACTAATCTGTGGCAAGTTTTAGAAAAATTTAATTAAATAAAAAAAAATCAGTCTTTTAAGACTGATTTTTAAATATCATATTTATCTATTACAGATAAACTCTTATCTTCAATATTATATTTACGCATAATCTTATTAATACTGTCTTCATTTTTATTAGAATAAATCTTTTCTTTAGAATCTATCAATAATTTACCAATCAATTTTAGATTATTTTGATTTGATAAAAAATCAAATAATTTTTGATGATTAATTTTTTGATGCTCCATAAGATTTATTTCACTTAAAATAGAATTTAAAATTTTAATAAAATTATCTTTATTTTTTGTTAATAAATTATAAAAAGATTTACTTACGTTTTTAATGTTTTTACTTGTAATTAAATCTTGAATTAAATTTTTATTATTTTTATTAATAACTAATTGTAATAATTCTTTTAATCTTTCTTTAAATATACTAATAAAGAAATTTTCTGGTTCTTTTTCTTGTAAATAATTAATTATATTTATCAAATTAAAAGTAAAAAATAAAAATTTAAAAAGATCAGCTTTTTCATTATCATTTAAATCAGGTAAAAAATCTTTTGAAAGAGAATCAAATGGAAATTCTTGACTTATATATTTAAAAACGTTTAAATCAACATTAGAGTCTCTTAATAATTTATCATTTTTAAGATAATTTAATATGTAATTAATATTAATCGTCTTATCTTCAGTCAATTCTTTTATCTTTTTAATAAGAGATTTTTTTTCTTTATCTTTTAAACTTTCAATTTTCTTTATTAATTTTAAACGATATATTTTATTATTAAAATCATTTTCTAATGATTCACATATAAACAAAAGTTGTTCAAATAAATTTATTTTCATATTAAAAATATTTTTAAAAATATTTTTTAATTCTAATTAAAAATATTTTAATATATCATATTTTTTTTAGAGGAAAAAATGAAAGATAATAAACAATTAGAAATTATATTAGAAAATATTTTAATATCTGATCCTTATTTTTACGATGAAAACATAGTAACTGATTTTATTAAAAATAAAGTTTTTGATAAAATTAAAAGTTATATAGATAAAAATAAAGATGAAATCACTAAACTTAATACAGAATTAAAATCAGAAAAAAGTCTTGGAACTTCTAAAAAAGGTCAAGAAGCAATTAATAAAGCAATCGATAAAAACTGGAATTCTTTAACCGGTGATTCATTACAGATTAGTCAATCTAAAATTTCTACATTAAAAGGTAAAAGTTTTGCTGAAGTAATGATAAATATTTATGATAATTTAATAAAAAGTCAACAAAGAAAAAATTTAAAATTTGATCCTAAAAGTCCTGAGTTTTCTTCTTTTGATCTTAATGAAATTAATGGTAAATATGTATACGATGAAAAAGTAAGTAATGTTTTTGGCGCTATTGGAACAAAAGCAAAAGTAGCAATTAGTGCTTTTTTAATATCTTTAGTCGTTTGGACTGTATTAGGTAATCCAGTTGGAGCAACAGAAAAATTTCTACCAAAAGTATCAGAAACAATATCTGGATTAGTAAGTTCAGTAAAAGGAAATGATATTTCTGCTCAACAAGAAAAACTTTTAGTTGATTCTGGTGAAGAAGCAAAAGTAGAGGCTGGTAAATTAGAAAAAGAATTACCAAGTCTTAAAGGTGTCCCAGAAGAAGATACTAAGATAAAAGTATTAAAATCTGGTAAAACAGGACTTACTCCAGACCAAGAAAAAGTAATTGATGAAGAAATTTCTAAACATGAAGCAATAAAAGATAATCTTCAAAAAGAAACAAAGTTAAAAATAAAAAGTTACAAAACTCGAGGAAAAATATACGATTCTATTAAGAAAATTTCAAAATTAGATAAAAAAGAAGTTGCAAAAGTAATTGAAAAAGATATGGCGCAAAAAATATTTAACGTTGTATCTGAAAAAATAAATAAGGGTTTTGAAGAAAATGAAAAAAATATCCTTGAACTAGAAACTGGAAAAAGAGCCTCTAATTTAAAAGATCCACTAAGAGACATAAAAGCTGATCCAGCAAAAGCAAAACAAGTAATAAAAAAATTACAAAAATCAAATAAAATAATGGCTGAATATTCTAAAGCAATAGAAAATTTTGATTCTGATGATTCTGACACTTATATTGGTTTAGGCCTAACCCATCGTCAATTACAATTATGTGCTGTAATTAATTCTTTTGATAAATTTGAACTAGATGGAGAAACAGTTGAGATGTTTCCAATTGATTGCACTAATTTAGTTGATTCAAATGGAAATCTCCTAAAACTTGATTCACTAGAAAAATCAATTGAAGTAAATCCGCAATTAGAAGCGATGTTTCTTAAAAAAATTAATGATTTTGAAGCTATAGGTCTTATTAATTTAAGTAAAACATTAAAAAAAGCTTTTAGCGGAAAAGAATTAACAGATGCAGAATATAAAAGTGTAAAAGAACAAATTAATAAAGAAATAACAGCTAAATCAGATATGCTATCTAAAAAATACTCTCCTGAAGAAATTGATAATCTTCTTGATTTTTGGAATACTGTTTATGCTGTAGCATCTGATTCTATAGATTCTTTTAAAAATCAACCAAGTAAAACAAAAGATAAAAAATACGAAGATAAATTAAGTGATAGTGAATTTAGACTTAAAGAAATACATAATTATTTTGCTAGTAGTACAGATTTATGGAAGAGTTATAATTCAAATAAAAATGATGAAGAACTTGCTAAGTTTTTTAATTTAGGTAAAGGTGTAAATTCAAGTCAAAATAAAATTCTACCAAATGAAATCCCTAGGGCAAAAACTAAATATTTAAATAAAGGACAAGTCCAAATAGCAGAAAATTCTGTTAGAAAATGGGATTCTCTTTTATCAGTTATTGAAGAAAATTATTTTAAATCTTAATTAATTTTATCCAACTATAATCACAAAAAAATTATAGTTGGATAAAAAAAAATAATATTTTAAATTTTATGGATAAATATATATTTAATATGGATAACGAAATAGATAAATCAATTAAAATAATATTAGAGAATCCTAATGAAAACGTTATTTATGATGAAGCGTTTACTGATTTTTTAGGTATGTTAAATCCTACAGAAAAAATTGATAAATTCTCTGAAGGAGTTTTAGTTAAAGTATCTGAAGTCGTATCTAAAATGATTATAAATAATCCAGATTTATTACAAAAAATAACAAATAGCGTATTAGAAAATATTGATATATATGTTAGTAAGAAAAAAAAGTAAGCGAAAAATGAAAAAAGGTTTTATAGTAAAAAATATGAGGAGGGCATTTTGAAATCACTCGAAAAATTAAAAAAAGTTTTAAGTGATGTTGAAATCAATGAGGAACAAAAGTCCGCTTTAGATGAATTTTTTGCTGAGCTCTACGAAAACTTACAAGAAAAAGCTCGTGAAGAGGTTCAAGAAGAACTTGAATTTATGAATGAAGCTTTAGATGGTACAGGATCCAAAGAAGGTTGGATCAAAGTAGAAGAAGCAGAAGAAGCGTTTAATAGAGGAATGTTAGATGCAGAACGAGCTTTTAACGCCCTTAGTCAAGAATATGATGTAGCAATGGAAAAAGCAGAAAAAGCTTTCAATTTGTTAAGTAATGATTATGATTTGGCTATGGAAAACGCAGAAAAGGCTTTTGACTTAGCAATGGAAGACGCTGAACAAGCATTTAATCTTTTTGCAGAAGATTCTGAACAAGCTTTCACTTTAGTTCAAGAAGATCTTATCAAAGAACATTCTGAGACTATGGGCAAAGCAATGGATCATTTATATGAAACATTGTTAGAAAAAGCAAAAGAAGAAATCTATGAATCTCAAGATTTTAGCATGATTAAACAAATAAAAGACATTCTAACACCTATAATTTTAGAAGAAAGCAACTCAACAGCTTTAATGACTAAAGTTAGAGAATTAGAAAAACAATTATCTTTAGCAAAACAAGAAAAAATTAATAGTGAAAAAGATCAGATTATTGAATCTTTAGTTGATGAATTGCCAATTAAAGAAGCGAAAATTGTACGTAATTATATTTCTGAAGCAAATTCTATACAAGAAGTTTATGAAAGATATAATCTCGCAATTTCTTTACTTGAAGCAAAAGAAGATAGAGAAGAATCTAACGAAGATACAATAAACAATAAAAAGTCTTTAAAAGAAGAAAACTCATCTGAATCAGTTCGTAAACCATCAAGAAATTTTAAAGATTTCTTTGAAGCTAGCGAAGAAGTTGATGAAGAAGATGATTTTGAAGAAATAGACGAATTAGAAGATGAAGAAATCAATGAAGCGGAATTTGAATTCCAAACAGAAGAAACTGTATTCTCATCTAATTCAAAAGAAAAACCGAAAACAGATAAATTCAATTCTTTTGAAGAAGCAATTATATCTTCAGTTTTCAAAAAATAAATGGAGGAATTTTAATATAATGGAAATTTTTAGTGAATCTTATAAAGCACAAAAAGAAGTAGAAGATAAATTATTATCTAAATGGGAACCTGCTCTAGAAGCAGACGGAGGAATAGCAGATGCACACATGGCAAGAACAACCGCTATTCTATTAGAAAACTACATGGGACACCTTAAAGCATCTAACCAACTAATAAGTGAATCTGTTACAAGTGGTGACTTTAAAGGGGTTAATCTTGCACTTCTTGGTCTTATCCGAAGAGCAATTCCCGCACTAGTTGGAGCAGAACTCGTAGGCATCCAAGCAATGCCAACACCTACCTCTCCAATTTTCTACATGAGCTGGAGAAAAGACACTGGTGGAACAGGAACAACTAAAGGTGGTTCTTCGTACAACGATGAATACTTTGGATATCCTAATGGTGGAGCAGGTCCACTTGGTCAAGCTGATCCATATTACACTTCTCAACAACTAAGAAGCGTATTAGTAAAAGAAACACTAGCTACTGGAACAGCTTATGGTATCGTTCTTAATTGGACACCCGTTATTGGATACACAATAAGATTTAGATTATTAGATGCAAACGGTAGAGTCGTTGGTACATCTTGGATTAACCAAGCAACTCCTACTTCTGGAACAGCTACTGGAGCAAACTCTAGTGGAGTAACAGCTTATTCTGGCGGATTAGTAGCAGCTTCTATCACTGTATCTGGAACTTCTGCATCTTACACTAACGCAGCTGGAACTACAGGTACTTCTACAGCTTCTGTACTATCACCCGTAGTTATCGTTACTACAGCAAGTTCACTAGCTGATGGAGTAAAAATCGTTGTTGATTGGGAATATAACCAAGAATCTAACACTAAAGCTCCTGATGTTGGTGTTCAAATCGATCAGTTCAACGTGTCTCTCGTAAGAAGAATGTTAAGAGGAAAATTCTCTCTCGATTCTATCACAGATGCACAAGCATATCATGGTATTTCTCTCGAAAACGAACTCATGGAAATTATGAAATATGAATTAACCAATGAAATCAACAGAGAAATCATTTCCGACCTTAGATCCATGGCAGGTATCGCTAACACTTTAGACTACAACTCAAACACTACCTTTAACACTTCTGGAAACTATGATGATTCCTTCAAATTAGTTCTCGATTCCATCAATGGTCTCGGTGCTGAAATCTTGAATCAGTCTCGTTTAGGAAGAGGTAACTTCGTCGTAGGTAACCCTGTAACTCTAGCATTCTTAGACAGAGTACCTGGTTTCGTTGGTGCGGGCGTATCTTATGATGGAAAAGGATTAACTTATTCTGGACAAATGGGCAATAGAATTAAATTCTACGCTGATCCACAATACGTTAAAAATGAACTACTTGTTGGATATAAAGGACCATCTGCTATCGACACTGGATACATTCATGCTCCATATCTTCCAATTACCGCAACACCTACTCTACTTAACCCAGAAACTGGTGACCCAAGTAAAATATTTTATACTAGATACGGGAAGACTTACCGTGATTTTGATAAAGACGCTGGTAAATCAACTAACGCTATCTATCGTGGAGAATATGTATACGGAAGACTCTTTATGCAGAACTTCCCAACAATCTAATCTAAAAATTATTTTGTTGAAAAATAGAAAAAGAAGGCTCAAAAAGCCTTCTTTTTTTATGTTTAGACATCTTTTGAAATAAAAAATAAAATATATTATGAATAAATACTATGTATATGCTTTATTAGATGAAAGAAAACCAGGATATTATGAATATGAAATAGATGACATAATTATTGAATTTAATTATGAACCTTTTTATATTGGCAAAGGAACTGGTAATCGTATTGCTATTCACGAAAAAAGCGCTACTTTTGAATCTAACACTACTATTAAAGATAATAAAATAAGAAAGATTTGGCGTGAAGGCAAAAAAGTGGTAAGAACTAAAGTTTTAGATCATCTTGAAGATAATCTTGCTTTTGATTTGGAAATAAAACTAATTAAAATAATAGGTCGAAGAGAATTAGGAGGACCATTAATTAATCTTACAGATGGTGGAGATGGACTTAAGAATCCTTCTCTAGAAGTAAGAGCAAAAATAAGCGAAGGTTCAAAAAATCGTATAATTTCAGAAGAAACAAGAGAAAAGTTAAGGAATAGTTGGTATAATAAACTTTCAAGATTAGAAAAAATTAAATTTTCTAGAGGTATAACTTTAGAAGAAGCACAAGTTATTAATCATGAAATATCTATGAAAGTTGGATCTTATAGAAAAGGCACTAAACATTCAGAAGAAACTAAAAGGGCTATGTCACTTCGTCAAAAAGGAGTTCCTAAACCTCCTCGAACTGATGAGCATAAGAAAAACTTATCTGCTTCTATGATTGGTAAGTTTGCTGGTGAATTTAATCCAATGTATCAAAAGAATTTTAGGGATAATCGTGTTAATAAATTTGGTGAAATTAAAGAACAAGAATTAGAGAATGAAAGGATAGATAAGATTAATAAGACGACTAATCAGAAAAAGTTAGATGCTGAGGCTCTTTTTCCAGGTACTCCTTATAATGTTTATATGCAAGCTTATAATTTATATAATAAAGGTACTTCTTTAGAAGAGTCATTGCGAATCGCAACAGAAAATAATGAAAAGAATAATTGTATTGCTAAAGAAAATAAGATTAAAAAAGATGTGACTAATTTTTATTCTAAATTAAAGAATGGTACTTTAAATCCTTATAAAAAAGAATTATACGATATATCACTTTTTTTATTAGGATTAAGAAAGCAAAAAGGGATTAGAGATCCATTAGACGAAGTTAAAGATTTAAATGTTTCTTTAGGTAAAAAATTTCGTAAAGATAAAATTTCTGAATTACAGCAAATTATTAATTTTTATGGAGTATCTATTGAAGAAAGTTGTTGAGTTTTTAAATAACAGAGGAATTAAACATCGAATTTCTCGAGGTTGTTATATTACTATTGATAATAAATTTATTTTAACTTTTGATGGAAAAGATTTAAATTCTAATTTAGAAGTAGTTAAGATTGATTTATCTAATGATAGATGGATGAGTGTCATTAGTAGATTATGTAAACTCCATATTTCTAAAGATATGATTTCACTTTATCATCAAGTTAAAAAAGAGCCATTTTATTATTATGATCAATCTACTTTAATGGATTCTTGGCATAGTATTAATCGAGGTATTCATAATCGTAGTTTTAAGATAATTAAACATTTTCATAAATCTTTAATGGATAGTAGAAAAAACAAATGTTCTTCACCTAATGAATTTCTTCAAGATAAAAAAAATCTATTCTTTTTAATTAAAAATCGTTTTATTTATTCTAAGACTCTAAATAAAGAAGTTATTTTAAATTCTTTATCTATTAGTCGTCGATGTCCTATCGTTTCTATTTTTTCACCTCTTTTAGTCAAAGATATTATTAATAAATATGCTCCAGATGTAAAAACTGTAATTGATCCATTTTCAGGATTTAGTGGTAGAATGTTAGGTTCATTAGCTTTAAATAAAACCTATTTTGGAGGAGATATTAGAGGAGATGTTATTAATGAAAGTAAAAATATTTTATCTTTTATTAATAAAGATTGTCACTTAGAAGTTTCTGATTTTAAAGATTTTTCTGTTAAAAGTGGTGATTTATTATTGACTTGTCCACCTTATAGTGTAACAGAACTATGGAAAGGAGTTACAAGTTATTTTGATGAAGATTATTATATAGATTGGATTTTAAATAATTATAGGTGTAATAAATATATTTTTATTGTTAAGAATACAAGATATAAAGACAATATAGTAGATACTATTAAAAATGGTTCTTGGACTAAAAGTAATGATCACGAGAAAATTTTAATTTTTAACTAAATTGCTTCTAAAATAATAAAATATATTTTAGGAGTGTAAAAGTGATTAAATACATATTGATTCTACTTTTATTGTTTTGTAAGAACGATCAAAAAGAACAAAGATTAAAGGCACAAAAGATTTTTGGTAATATTAAAGTTGAGAATCCAGTTGACCAAAAGAGTATTGATTTAGGTAAGAAATTATTTTTTGAAAAAGCTTTATCTATTAATAATACTTTTAGTTGTAATAGTTGTCATGTTATTGATAATTATGGTGTTAGTAATGGAAATGTTAATGTAGAAATTAGTTCTATTCTTATTAAAAGGAATATACCAACAGTTTATAATTCTAGTTTACAAAATAAACAGGGATGGGATGGTAGATTTAATTCTGTTAAAGACATATCTATTAATTCAATATTTGATAAAAATAAATTAGGTATACCAAATCAAAAACATCTAGTTAGTAAATTAAAAAAATTAAGATATGATAATGATTTTAAAGAAGTTGATTTACCTTTAAATTCTGATAGTGTTGGATTAGTTTTATCTCGTTATATTGATACTTTAGTTGTTAGAACTCGATATGATCAGTGGGTAGATGGTGAGATCGATTTTAATGATGATGAAATTAGTGGATTTAAATTATTTTATTCTTCTAATTGTCAAAGCTGTCATAGTTCATCTACTTTTGGTGGTAAGAATCTTGCTAAGGTTGGCATTTTAAAACACTTTGATGTAAAAGATGAAGGTAGATATTATATAACAATGAATGAATCTGATCGTCAAGTTTTTAAAGTTCCAATGTTAAGAGGAATCACAAAAACTCATCCTTATTTCAGTGATGGATCTGTTAATACATTAGAGGAAGTCATTAAAATAATGGGTGAATATCAGCTAGGTAAGAATTTTAACGAAAAGCAGATTGATCAGATAAAAACTTTTTTATTGACTTTATAATTTTAAGATAAAAAGTTATAAAATAGTTAAGAGGCAGATGGATGGTAAAAATTAATACAAGTTATTCTAATCTTTTTAAGTTACAAGAAAAGAAGTTGAGTACTGATGAAGCTGTTAAGATTTATGAAGATATTTTTAGTTCTATGGAAAAAAACAATAGAATTGATATTAACAATAATAACTGTGATCAATTTGATGGAGAAGATTTTTTTTATATTTCTTTAAATGAATTAAAGGAAGTTTTAAAAATATCAGTTGCTGTTCAAAATATAGATGAAGAGATTGCTGAATACATTATTGGTCATGGAGAATTTTTATCTCATTTAAGTGATTTAGATAGAAAATTAATTTAATTTTAAAATAAACATTCATACAATTTTACTTATACAATAAAGTTGTATGAAAAACATAGAATCAATCAATCGAATTTTTTTATTACCAAAATTTAAACTTCAAAGGTCTGATAGTTGGTATGAGTTATCAATTATTGATTTAGATTTAGGAAAAGAAGTTTATAATTTTGATTGGAAGAGGCCATTATCAGCACTTTTTAATGTTTTTGAAAAAAGATTAGATGAAAAAATAAACGCTATATTAGATTATAAAAATTATGAGGAAGAAGATTTAACAGAAATGGAAAATGAAAATAATAGTATTGTTGTTAAAAAAGGTGATATTTTTATTAGCGATATAAATAATGAAACGCTTAATGAAGATTTTTTAAAGAAAGATCCACCTAAATTTTATAGAGGTTTTTATTTTCCAGAGTTTACTCCTAATTTTATAAATCGTGTTCGTGCTAAAAGAAATATATTTTTAGCAGGTGAATCAGGTACTGGTAAAAGTGAAATGGTTCAAAAATTAGCTGATTTTTATGGGCAAACTTTAATTAGAATTAATTTTCATCAAGGAGTCACTGAAAGTTCTTTAATTGGTAAATATATCGTTAAGAATAATGAAACTCAGTTTGCTTATGGATTAGTTCCACTTGCGATGAAAAAAGGTTATTGGTTATTATTAGATGAGATTGATTACGCTGAACCAGAACATACGAGTGTTTTACAAGCTGTTTTAGAAGGTAAAGAATTAATAATTACTTCTAATGAAGGTGAAATGGTTTCTCCTCATCAATTTTTTAGAATTTTTGCTACAGGTAATACTACTGGGCGAGGTGATTCTTCTGATTCATATCATGGCACTAATTTTATGAATTCTGCTTTTTTAGATAGATGGACTATTTTTCAAATGGAATATTCTAAAAGAGAAAATAAGATTCTTAACAGTATTATTAATGATTTAGAATTATCTAAAAAGATAGTTAGAATTTTTGAGTTATTTAGATCACTTAAGAAAAATGGTGATATTACTAATTCTGTTTTTAGTACGAGAAGAATGATGAATATTGCGGAAGCACTTAAGATGGGTGATTCTATTGGTGAAGCTTTTAAGTATGAATTATATAGTCGATTTAATGAAGATGAAGCGATGATTTTAACAGAGTGTATTCGGGATATTTTAGATCACGAATGGTATTTCGTTAAAGATTGGAAGTTAGGTGATCCTCATCACTCTCCACAAGAAACACTTCAAGAGGTTAGTGTTAATTAGTGTTATATTTTTAGGTTTATACATCTATTTTTAGTTAGTATATACTATTTATAGTAAATTTAACGGAGAATATAGTTTGGATAATTTTAATATAGAAGTAAATAAGGTTTACAAAATTAATGACCAAGAGTTCTTATCTAAAGAGGAAGCAGTTAAAAATATAGCAATAAATCATCTGAAAGAAATTGTTGATTTAGGTGTAAATGAAGCAATTAAAAAATCAGAAGATTTTATTAAAAATTTAAAACAGATTGTTACAATTAAAAGACATGGACATACTGGTAAAAATTTAAAAGCTCTTAATTTACTTCTCTATAAAGAGGAAGGACATATAATATTTAGGGATAATATAGATTATTTTAAATATTACATTTCTAATGATTCTAATTTAACTTACCAAATTAGGTTTAAAGGTACAGTTAGTAAGATGATTTCTATTTATGAAGAGGATGGTTTACAAGGTTTATTAAAATTTGAAATTAAATAAGATCGTTAAATTAAAATCTCAAGATTTTAATTTATAAGTGATATTCTTTTGGGTTTAAACAACAAATAGAAAAAATAGTATTATTATATATTATGGAACAGCTATCTAATAATTTACAATTCAAACTAAGAAAAGAGCAGCAAGAAGCGATAGATTTAATTATTGATAACATTGAAAACAATGGAATTGAAAATATCATTCTTGATGCTCCAACTGGTAGTGGAAAAAGTATTATCGCTATGTATCTTTCAAATTATTTTTATGAAAAATACAATAAAACTGGATATATACTTACTTCTAACTTGGCTCTTCAAGATCAATATGAAAGTGATTTTTACAGATTCAATCAACCTAATTTTATATCTTTAAAAGGTTATCAAAATTATACTTGTTCTGTAAGTAACACTTCTGTAAAAGATGGATTTTGTCGAAGTTATAATTTACCAATGCCTCAAGTAAAGAAACTTGACTGTTATGATTCTTGTTCTTATTATAAAAGAAGGACTGGAGCAATTAATTCCGCAACTGCTTTACTTAATTATCAGTATTGGTTAGTTCAAAAAAATTACGTGCAAATTAAACTTGGATTTTCTTCTTTTAAAAAGCGAGATTTTATATTTTTTGATGAGGCTCATAATATAGATATGATTCTTCATGGTCACTTTATTTCTTATCTTAATAAAAATTTAGATATTGATTTAAGAAAATTATATTCTATATTTACAAAACACAAGATTAATTATAATCCGCATTTTTTTACTTCTGATTACAACTATTTAAGATTCAATAATACTGTTGCTGATCACATTAAAAAATTAAATGAAATTTATCTTAAATTTAAAGATATTAGGGTTAATTGTAATTGTGTAAAAGATGAATATCAAAAAACAGTTAATTTAAAAATTCCATCTATGTCTCCTACTATGATAGAAGAAATAGCTTTAATAAATTCTGTATATGATTGTATTTGTAAAATAGAAGATTTTTTACATTATATTGTAGATGTAAATCAATTACAAAATATAGTGATTACTAAAAATGAAGATAGTATTCATTATAATTCTGTTGATTCTCGAAAATATTTTGCACTTTTCTTTCATAGACATTGTCCTCCAATTAAAATATTTATGAGTGCTACTTGGGGTTCTAATTTTGGATTTATTATGAAAAATTATTCTTTAGATCCAAATGTAACTAAAGTGATTAAAGTAGATCCGCAATGGAATTTTGATAAATCACCTATTTTCTTTTTAAAGAACAGTGGAGAGATGACTTACAACAAAAAACAAACTTCGATTGGAAGAAATCTTTCAATACTTGAAAAAATTATCGAAGAACATAAAGAAGATAATGGAATAATTCATACTGTTAATTATGAAATCTCAAGTTTTATAAAACAGCGAATTAAAAATCCAAAATTAATTTTTTACAATGGTTCTAAAGAAAAAGAAGTTGCTATTGAAAAGTTTTTAAAAGAAGGTGGAATACTTGTAGGTCCTAGTCACTTTGAAGGAATGAATTTTGAGAATGATACATCTAGATTTCAAGTGTTAATGAAAGTACCATACATGACTCTTGCCGATTCTTTTGTTTCAGAAAAAAGCAAAAGAAATCCTACTTGGTATAATTGGAAAACTTTTCTTACTTTATTACAGAGTTTAGGAAGAAGTATTAGAAATGATTCAGATTGGTGTAAAACTTATATTATAGATGGATCTTTTGAAAGATTTTTTGATGGAAATTATACTTTCTTTAGTAAGGAGTTTCAAGATCGTTTAAAAACTAAATAATAAAATAAAATAATCATATAAAGTAATTATGTTTATAAAATATAATAGTAAGTAATTTTTTAATAAGAAAGCTTTACTATCGTTAAAAATAATTATATATGAAACCACTATTTGAAGCTATTAATAACATTTTTGTTGAAGATCAAGAGGTTGAAAAACTTTCTAAACACCCTTATTATAAGGGAGTTGCAAAAGATCAAATTTTAGATAGGCAAAAATGGTTTCAAGAGAAGAAAAAAAAATACGAAAAAGACGATTATTCTGTTTATAAAGAAAAAGGTCCTGGTCAAGATGTAGAAACTAAACCTAGTCCTTACACTAAAAAAGTTAGAAAAAAAGTTAAAAAGAAAACTAAAAAAGTTAAAACTGGGCTTTCTTTATCAGAAAAAGCAGAATTATTTAATGTTCCAGAAAAAATTCTAAAAAAAGTTTATCGTAGAGGAATTGGTGCTTGGACAAGTGGACATCGACCTGGTGTTGGTCCTCAACAGTGGGGACATGCTAGAGTTAATTCTTTTCTTACAAAAGGAACAACTTATTATACTGCTGATGTTGATTTAGCAAAACAGTGGAAACTTTATAAAAAGAATCAAAAAAAATAAAGGATATTTTTAATGGAACCAACAACTCCTTATGAAAGAAGCATGGATTTTTTAATGTCAAATGGCGATAATTTAACAAAATTAAAAACTTTACTTTTTATAAGAAGTGAATTAAATAGAGTGCAAGAAACACCAGAAACAATTTATATTAAAGAAATTATTTCTGGTTTAGTTGATGTTATGTGTGCAGATTAAAAAACTCTTTTTTGATTTGGATCTCTAGGTAAATATTTTTTCATTCCATCGTCAGCTTTTCGATAGTCATTAACATAAAATCCAGTTCCTTTAAAATGAATTGGTGTATTAGAAAATACCTTGCATATTTTAGTTTCTTTTCCGCAATCTTCACATTTAACATGTTCTATTTTTTCATTAATATCGTGAAAAACCTCTATATTAATCTTACAATTTGGTTCAGTGCAATCTAGTTTTTTATAATCATATGATGGCATATAATAAATCTCCTTTTATTTATTTTATTATTTTAATCTTTTTTTTTAATAAAAAAAAAGATAAACGTATAAAAATAATATAACCAGTCCCATAAAATGGAGACAAAAAAAAGGAGAGCAAGGAATTGAAGAATTATATTATAAAAGGTAAAGATGTTATATTTGCTGTAGAGATTCAAAATACTACTACTGATCAAGTATCTGGAACTTGGAGTGGTGGTGCTTATGGAACAATTGTATATCCAAAAGCTTCTGCAACTAATCCAATGTATAAATTCGAACCATTTAGTGTTGGTATTCAATTAGCAGGAACAGGTGTTGTTGATAACAGTGCTAACTATACTGTTGTACAAAATAATACTACTGGATTTGTTGGTGTACTATCAACTGGAAGATCATGGCAAGTTGGATCTAAAATTTTATTTCATGGTGTATTCGTAGAAGATCCTACATCTGTAAATGCTGTAACCAATGGAATTGATAATAGTTATGATGATCAAGGAAATACTACAGTTACAAGATCTAAAGCAGCAGGAATTAGCATAACTTAAAAATATACTAAAGAGGGAAAACATTTTCCCTCTTTTTTTAGGAGAAATAATGAATAATTTTACATATTATATAGAAAGAACAGTAAATTTAGCTGGATTTAAATCTGGAGGATTAATTTACAATTTAGCTCTCGCTATTTTACATGAAATTCAAAATAAATCAACATCTGAACAAAAAGAACAATTAAGAGACGCAAATATACCTAATTTACAATCATTAATGAGCATAGTTGATAAAACAAAAAATCAAGTATCTAACATTGCTAGAAATTTAAACGAAACAGAATTACCACCATTACCTGGAAAAAAGAAAAGATCAATTAATTTTCATAATTATTCTAGATCAAAAATCATTCAATCTTTTTATGTTAAAGTTTTACCTACTCATTATATTTTCTTAAACTTTTTAATAGAAAATGGTTATATTTCTGAAACTTTTAGTTCTAGTTTAAAACAAATTTATAACGCTCTTAATCAAATATACGCCAATCCTGATTTACTAGATAAAGAAAATCCCGTATTTGAAAAACTTATTTCGTTAGATGCTGATGAAAAAGAAGTTCTTTATACTAGTGTTGAACAATATATAAATAAAGATAAAGTCATATCTAATCCAGTTGAAGTTGCTAAAATGATTCAATTATTATTTGATAGAAAGGTAACAAGTGAATCTAATCAAAAAGTAAAAATAACTTATAATGAAGCGATAAGAGTTTATACTAAATTATCTCGCATGTTTCAAAAAATAAAAGATCTTTATTCTCAGCAAGGTGAAAGTTATGGTTTTTCTAATAAAGAAATAGAACTTTTAGCTTCTGCTATGGAATATAATTTAAGAAATCCAGACGATATTGAGAAAACATCAAAATTCTTTTCTGATAAAAAAGAAGAATTAACAAAAGCTTTTTCAACATCAATTGGCGATTTTTTATCTGACTATAAAACAAAACAAAAAACTAATCCTGAATTTAGTAGTAAAAATTATAATGATTTGACTAAATATGGGGTTAATACTCCAGAAAAAGCAGCTGAGTTAATTGACCTTATTGCTACTAGGAAAAAAAGTGCTGATATAAAAAGATTTAATCAAATTATAAGTTTATTAATAGAAATATATGCTCCTAAAGAAAATATTTCTAAAGACGATGATGATATAGAGGCTGAAAGAGCAGGTTTAAATGAATTACCAACTCAAATACCTTTTGAAAGAATACCTCATAAAGTAAAAGATGGTAACTTTAAAATACCAGATGCTTTTGATAGATTTATAAATATTACTGGTAATAAAAAATTATATCTTCAGGGTAAAGAAGATATAACTGAATTAGTTAAAGAGTATGCTGAAGCATATGGTGATGAAATTAAAAACGTAACTAAACAAGTAACTACTTTTGGAGATACTAGAACTCTTAATATATTAATGAATACAATTATTGATGAAAAAGATTCTAGCATGGGTCCATCTGCTTTATCTCAATATGGTGATCCGTATGCTGCAGAGGTAAGTAAATTAAAAAAAATTAATTTAGATATATACCGATATCTTGAGGATTTTCAAAAAGGTATAGTTAAAAAGAATGAGTTAATTACTTTTATTAAAGATATTCAAGAAGAAACAATTACGCAAATACTTTATCTTTATAAAAAAGATGCTAAATCAATTAGGGACATTAAAAAATCAGATATAATCCCTATTTTTAAAATAATATATGATAGTAAAGAAGATAAAACTATTGCTAAGGGAGTTAAAGAAGTCCTTAAATTAATTAATAGAATATTAGAAAGTTATAGAGAAGAAGTTGATTTATCTCAATATTTTAAAATTAACCCAGAAACTAAAGCCCCTAGAAAACCATTTATGTATTTAGATGATTATAAAGATAAAGCAACTGGAAAAATGGTTAAAGAACTTTTACCATTTTGGTTTAATCCAGAAGATCCATTTAATAAAAAAGTATGGTTTTTTACACAAAATGAAATAAAATTAATTCAAACGATATTAAAGACTAGAAACCTTTTAGCTGGTGGTGCTTCTAATAGCGATATGGATGAAATATATTTAGATTTTATTACTATAATGAGATTAGCACTTAATGGACACTTAAAGAAAAAAACTGGCGAAGATAGTTATGAATCTCTTAATATAGAAGATTTAAATGAAGAATCACTTAAAAAAATATTAGTTCAATATCGCGCAGATTCAAAAAAAGAATTTGAACAACATCGAATTGATAGAAAGAAAGAAGCAAGAATGGTCGGAACTGTTAAATCATCAGAAAAATTAAAAGAACAAAAAGAGTTAGGAATAAAAACTTATAGTAAAGCAGATGTTGCTACTTTTAAAAGAGAATTAAAAAAATTAAATAAAATCATTGAAATTACTAAGAGTGAAGATTTAGATGAATTATTAAGTGATTATTTTAGGATTGATTATATAAAGAAAAATTCTATAACTAAAGAAGTTGAGTATGATGAATTAAAAAAATTCTATGAAACTTATAATAAAATAATTAAAATTAAAACAAGTTTTAGTAATATTAGTCAACATATTCGTCAAAAACCTTCTGGAGATGCCGAAATAAAGGATTTTTTAATAAAAACATTTAAAAGTAGATTTATTGTTAGTGATAGTGATATTAAACTTGCTAAATCTATTTTCAAAGAAAATGAATCTGTAAGTTTTTTTAATATTAAATTTTTTGTTAAAGATTTTTTAGCTGCTAAAAATAAACAAATTGAAGATATAGCTGGTAGACTTAAAACAGATATTAATATTATAAACTTACCAGAATTAGATGATAAAAACATTGCAATTTTTTTGAAAAAAATATTTAAAGGTATGGAAAAACCTACACCTGAAGATATTCAAATTGCTAGAATAGTATTTGATAGAAATGATCCAGAAACTGTAAAATTAGAAGGAAAAATTAACGTAACTTTTTTTAAATTAACTTTTGAATATTTTTCTCAGTTAAAAGAAGCTGATAGAAAAATAGCTGATATTGATAGAATTAAACAGATTGTTGGTAAAGAAACTGTTGCTGATATCATTTCTCCAAATTCAACTTCTAAATATTCTAATATACTTTATTTAGAATTAACAGATTTATCTAAAGAAATTAAATTTTCAAGATCTTCTACTCCAATTACAATGATTCTTTCTCCTGATACAAAAGATGGTGATTCTGGATCTTATAAAATTTATGTATCAAAACATTACTTAGATGATTTTTTAATTAAAAACGATTATCTTTCTTCAGAAGATTCTAATAAAAAACTAAACGATAAAGAAATAACAGTTGAAGGTGTTGATATTAATCAAGACGAAAAAGTTTTAGTTATTAATGGAAAATATGAAACTATTTTTACTCCTTATAAAGGAGAATTAACAGTTGATGATATTTATAATATTTATTATGGACAAGATGATTTAACTAACCCAATTGAAGATCTTAAAAATGCAAAAACGGCAGAAGAAGTAATGGGTGCTATTAAAAAGAATAGAAAAAAGGTTCTTGAATTAGAAAGAACAGGAATGAAACTTCAACAAAAAGCATCTGGACAAAAAGTTGATAAAATGAGATATATTGAAGATGAATTATTTTCTAATTCTAAAGAACTTTTAGACTTATTTCAAAAAAATTCAGATTTAATGATATCATCTTTACCAACAGTTTCTTCTAAACAAGTTTCTAAAACTAAAAGTAATATTGAAAAATTCAAAGAAAAAATTGATTCTGAAATAGATGCATATAGAAAATTAATTTATTTTTATAGAGATAGTATTAATGATGTGGCTGGATCTAAAAAAATTGAAAATATAGTTGAGAAAATTAAAGAAAAAGCAAATCAAGTTGTTAAATTTTTCTTTAAATTTTATGATAATTATATTAATCAATTTTTTAAATTATTAATTGATTTAATTAAAGAAAAAAATCGTTACTTTTTATCTATTGAACAAACAAATAGTGGAAGTAAAATGGTTACAAAAATAATTTTTAATAAATCTTTATATAGTAGAGGAATGTATTCTACATCATATGAAAGCAGAATTAAAGATATAAACGATTTTATTGAACATTATGCTAATTTTAATGTTTCATCTGATAAATTTATTTTACTAGATATTAAAGATTTACAAGAAAAATTTCTTTTTATTCAAGAAGAAATGGAAGGATTTTTAAGTCTTGTTGAAAATGATTCATCTAATACAGAAAGCGTAGCATCTAGTGCTGTAGATATTGAATTAGAATCTAATCAAAAATCAATAATTACAAATAGAGCGGTTTTAGTTGAAAACTTTGAAACAGGATATAAAAAAGTACAAATATTAAAACCAAATAAATTAATTATTTTACATGATATAAAATCTAAATATGAAATTAAATAGTGTATCTTTTCCATTAGATTATACTCACTCTTATTGGAAGGAAAATTTTTCCTTCCTTAAGGGATATATCATGCAATCCTTAGGACACCCGATAATTCGTATAGAATTATCAGAATCTATGCTTATTCAGGGTATTCATGATTCTATAGCACAATATTTTAAATATGCTAACGATATTACATCAATTGAATTTGAGTTACTTAATGTTGGAAATGATAATGAAGTAATTTTACCAAGTCATATTGAGATAAATCTAGTGAAAGATATAGTATTTAGTGAAAATAGTAATGCTTTTGGATTCGTTAATCCAATAGACGAAGGTATATACGCAGCACTACCTATGAGTTCTTTTATTAACATTAATGGTGGAACTTTAGATTTAGGTCAGTATTATATGGCTCGTCAGCAATTAGAAGATGCTAATGTAATTACTGGTAGAAAAAAATATTGGGAATTTATAAGTGGAAAGATAAAATTATTTCCTACTAAAGTTAATGAGAATGTTGGACAAGTTGGAATCTTATACGGTAAAATACCAACACCTCAAGAAATTGAAAGTGATGATTGGATTAGAAGATATTCTGTTTCTAGTTCTAAAATAATGTTAGGAACTATCAGAAGAAAATTCAGTGGATTCGCAGCTGCTGGTGGACAAGGTACTAGTGATGGTAGTGATCTTATTAATGAAGGAAAACAAGAACAAACTGATCTTATTCAAGAATTAAAAGACGCTAGAGCATCGTTAAGAATGTTCCAAGATTAAAAAAAATTAAAAAAAATATAGAAGTTTAGTTAAATATAATATTAGAACATATCTATGCTATCACAGGATAATTGAATGAAAGAAGAAAAAGAAATCATATCAGAATATTTTACTAAACACTATCCAGAAAAAAGAAAAATTGTAATCAATGAAGTTGATGTTGGAGTAGCGGGTGATATAGCAGCTACTGCATCAGCTGGAGCAACTGGTCTTGGAACTGTAATTGGTTTTGGCGGATTAGCAATTATAGCTCTTATAGTTTATTTTCTTTTCTTTAATAAAAAACCAAATTATGGATATTATTCTAATAGCATAAGTGATGACAAATTTTTTAGAGAAACAAATGATTCATTAGAAAAATTAATGAAAAATGAAATGTCTGATGAGGATAAAGAATCGTTAAGTCAATATTTAAAAGATATTAAAAGCGTAAAAAAAGAAGATAATAATATCTTAAAATTCTTAAAAAAATTATCAGAAGTAAATACTGATGGCCTTAATAAAGAAACAATAAAAGGAATAGTTGACTTAACAGCAATATTAACAGACTTACAAAATAAAAAAAATATTGCTGATAATGAAATAAAATTAAGAGAAATAGTTCTTAAAATACAAAAATCAAATCCTGAAAATAAAGACATTAAAAATACATCTGGTTCTATCTTAAATTCATTAGAAAATAAACAAGAAATAATTAATAGATCAACTAAATATCAAAAATTAATTGCTAAATTATCAGCAACTAATTGGGGTAAAAAACTACCAACAGGTTTCTTTTCTGCTTTAATGATTTCTACTCCTAAAAATGAAGCAGAAGATCTTATTAAAAAATCTAGAGAAATATCTAGTGATGATAAAAACGCAGAGAAATATCTAAAAGATAAATTATTTTTTGTAAAAGAAGATACTGGTGATGGTGTTATAATTAAAAAAACTGATAATGAAGAAACTAATGACGGAAAAATTGAAAGTTCTGGGGGTGTTTTAAAAATTTTATTTAATGATGACAAGTTAAAAGATAAATTTTTAGAAGAAAATCTTTCTCTTGATGAGAAAAAATTAGAAGAATTTTTACAAGATTCAGAAATTAAAATTGAATATAAAAAAGATTCTGAAGAAACAAAAGAAGAAAATATTAGCTTATCAAACGATTTAAAAAGTAATAAAAATAGAGAATTAAATATTACATTAAATAATGATGGAACTTTTAAAGAATCAAAAGAAAAAACTAATTATAAAATAATATTTAATGCAGAATATAAAACTTTTGAAATAAGATCAAAACAAAAAGAAAAAGATGCAGATAAATTTTCTAAAATTGAAAGTTCAATATTTGAGGCAGAAGAAGAAGAGTATCCTTATATTATCTTTACTGGAAAATATGAAATATCAGAAAATAAAGTTATAATAAAAAATAGTAAAAAAGTTGACGATGGATTTTCTAAAAAAGAGCCACAAGAAGAAGTAGAATCTGAAATAGTAGAACCAAAACAACAAACAACAAATAAACCTGAAGAACCCCAAGATAACGAACAAAAAAACGCGGAGAAAAAACCCGTTAAAGAAACTCTTGAAGATAATTCTAAAAAACCAAAAACAAATTTAAACGATTTTATTGAAAAGAATTTTTTTATTTTTACAAATAAAAAATTAGAGCCAGTTAAAGATAAACCAAGTAATAAAAGTTATATTAGTTTTAAATTAGAAGAAGGTAACAGAGAAAAAGGAACTAATCGTAGATATGAAATTACAACTATAATTGTTCCAGAAGATTCAAAAGAAGCATTATCTTTAATTTATAATGAAAATGATTTAATTATAAAAACTAAAGGTTTAATAGCTGAAAGATCAAGAAGCAGTTTATTCTCAAATTTAATTAAAATTTTTGAAGCAGATGAAAAAGCACCAGAAGATTTTTTAAGTTCTGAAATGTCTACATTAAATTTTAAATATGAAACAAAAGACAGTATAGATTTAGATAAAATAAATACAGGTGATGGTCAATTTATAATTACAAATCTATTTAAAAATAATCTTAGAAGCGATATTGCTGAAAAGATTTTTGATAAAAAACTTGAATTTTTTAAAGATCAAATTAAATCTAAAAAAACATACAAAGACCTTAGTGATTTTCAACAAGAAATAATAAGTTATAGTGAAAATTTTAGAAAATTAACGAATAATTTTAAAGAAAAAATCTTTGATCCGTCAGAAAGATTTATACAGGATAATCTTTCAGATGAAATTAAAAAAATGAGCGATCAAAGTTTTCAAAATTTAGTTAAACTCAAAAAATATAAAAATATATTAGAAAATTTATATAAAAAAGATAAAAAATATAACAATTTAAATAAAGGCCAGCAAAGATTAGTTAATTTAATTCAAGTAAGAATAAATCAACTTCACGATCTAGAATTAGATTATGATAATACAAAAGGTGAACACTCTGATATTAATGATCTTATAAAAAATAATGGTGAATTTAAAGAATTAAAAAATATTCCAAATAAAGATTTTTTTGAAAAATTAGATAACGATATTCAAAAATTAAATGTAACAAATATAAAAGAAGAAGCTTATCCTGAAGGAGCGGGTATAGAAGATACAGAAGATGCCGTAGAACCCGTGGATTCAGATGAAGAAAATCTAGAAAATGATGAAGATCAACAACCGGCTTCATCTGCAAGTAAAGATAGTATTATAAAAGAATTAACTGATTTAAAAGGTATTAGTGCTATTTCTTTTTTTGACGCTGATATTAAAGATGATAATAAAATATCACTTAAACAATTTGATAAAGAATCTAAAAAACCTTATTGGATAGCAATTTCACTAGAAAAAGAAGAAGAAGATAAAACTAGAATTTTTAAATTTATAATTTTTACAAGAAATAAAAATGAAGAAATAAAAAAAATAGACAAGCAATTTGAAGTTATTTATGAGAATTTTTTACAAAAAATAAATGCAAAAGTCAATGCATTATTTTCTGGAGATGTTTCTGTTATGGATTCTGAAGTTTATAATGGAAAAATAAAATTAGTTGGTGATGTTTTAAGTTTTATTGAAATAAATAAAATTGAAGATAAAAAAACAAAGAAAAAAGAATCACAGTCTACATCTAATCAAGAAGCAGAACCAGAAGGAGAGGAAGAAAAAACACCACGAAAAACTCTATCTCCAAAAGAAATAATAGCAAAATTATTTAAGTTTCTAAGTCCTAAAACAAGTAAAGAAGAAAAAAATAAAATAAAAAATGAAATTCCCAAAGTAATAGAGGATGGTAAGATTAATGCTATTGAGGTGCAAGAAATAGCAAATACAGCAAATTTCCAAGATCCATCTGAAATACTAATAAACGCTACACCAAATCCAATAAAACTAGAAGAATCTAGTGATTTTAAGTCTTTTAAAGGTAAAAAATTAAATCATTTTTTTGAACAAATTTTTTCAAAAGAAGTAAAAAAACAATTTTTCTATAATGAGCAAGACGATAAATCTTCAATAGAAAAAGAAAAAGCTCCTCCAAGTAAAATTACAACTGTAGATGATTTAATGGACACTTTATTTCCATCTAATGTATTTGTAATAAATTTAAATGATGGTGAAAATAAAATAAAACAAGTTAATGATTTTAGTGAGAATGTTTTTAATGAATTACAAAATGGTATAATATTTTATAAAAAGAAAGATAAAGATTTTTATATAGGTCAATTAAAAATTAAAGATTTATCTATTTTTACTGAAAATAAAGTTTTATTAGAAACTTATTTTGATTTTAATAATGAAAATGAAGATCTTAAAAAGACTCTTAATGAAGCTGAAGAAGTGAAACACACTGATATTTTATCTGGATCACCTTGTGAAGTTAATATTGAATCTATAACTTCTATTGATTCTAAAAATAATATTATAACTAATTTTAAAATAACTGTTATTAAAAGAGGAATTGTAAGTTCTAATAAGTTTTTAAATAAATATACTAAAATAGATAAAGAAGAAGATAAAAAACTTATTAAAGATACTGCTAAAAAAGATTTAGAAGAAAAACCAATACAAGATCAAAAAAGTATAGAGCAAAAAGAAGTTACTAAAACAGCTGAAGTTACTTCTACAGATCAATATTTTATATCTTTAGATGATATTAAGAATAAAAAGAAAACAGTAACTGATACGGTTTCTGGAGAAGCAGGTATTATTTTTACTAAAACCAAGAATAATTTTATTGGTTATTTATGGTTAAAAGAACTTAATAAAGTAGATGAGTTAATTGGATTTAATGAAATTATTGCTTTACAAGATTATTTTAATTTTTCATTACAAGATTTTATAATTACAGAAGAGATACAAATTAAAGATTATAGGAATAATTTTATTTCTAGTGGATCTTTAATTGTTGAAATTGTAAATAATGAAATTACTAAAATAATTTCTAAAGGTAATATTAAAGATTTCTATTATACAAAATTAGAAAAATCTAAACAAGATTTATTAAAATCAGAAATTGAAAAAACAAGTAAAGAAGCTGCTTATAAAAAATTTGGTTTAACTGATTTATTAACAATCGGAACTGAAACTGAGGAGCAGGCTGTAGAGTCTCCTACTGGATTTATTTCTTTAAAAGAATCTTCTAAAATAGGCAATTTAATTCCAAAAAATTATAGAAATATAGATCTTGTATTATCTAAAAAAGATTTTAAAGTTTATTATTTTATAAAATCAAGTGAAGATTATTATTATATTGAAATAGATAAACATATTTTTTATATTTTAAGTTTTATAATTAAAAATTTTAAATTTACATTTGGAACTTCTAATTCTATTATAAATTTAGATAAAGATCTTGTTAATGGTGATATAAAATTAAAAGATTTAAAAATGATTTTAAAAACTCAAGTTCCAATAGATAAAAACATAAAAAAATTAAAATTTAAATTTGGTAAATTAGAAGAAAAAATTGTTGATGGTAATAAAATATCTTTTAAATTTCCAATCAATACTTCTCTTCAACCAAAAATTGGTGAACCAAAAAAGATTCCACAAGAAAATAAAAAGCCAACTGTTGAATCAATTGAAAAATATATTATTGAAAGCATATGGAAAAAATAATGAATGAAAAAAAAATAATAGAACAGTATTTTAATAATTATTTTTCAAGAAAAAATAAAAGAGTTTATAATGAAGATTTAATTACTATTTTTGCTGTCGGATCTTTTTTATATTTTTTAATGTATGTTTTACTTAGAGTTTTTACTGTTAATAAATTTGAAAAAGAAAATATAACTTATAGATTAGAAAAAAATCCTCAACAAGTTAACCAAATAATAAAATTTTTAGATGAAATAAAAAGAACTATTAAAAATGATATTAGTGATAAAAAACCAGATAAAGCTTTTGATATAATAGATATATTAGATAAATATTTATTATCTTTTAAAAAATCGGGTAGTCACGAAGAAAGCAAATTAATATTAGATAAAATAACATCTAACATTAAATCACTGTTAGAAGAAATTTTAAATTTATATCTTAATAAAGATCAAATTAAAAAACAAAATATTTTTAATAAATTAAGATTTATTTTAAATCAATTTGGTTTAATGGATAAATTTGAATTGATATTACAACAAGTTTTAGAAAAAAGTAATAATGTTATAAAAAACGATAATAAAGAAGAAGTAAAAGTAGAACCAAAAGTGGTGATTGATACAGTAGTTACAAGTCCGGGTGTATCCGAACCGTCCGAAGAAAAAGAGGTCCCAGAACCTAAATCACCTTCAATCAAAGAAATACCAAAAATTGAACCAATAAATTTAAAAGATGAAGAAATATTAAATTTTTCAGATATTGATGTTCAAGAAGATGAAGAGGTTCAAGAAGATGAAGAAGAGAGTGATGAAGATAGAATAGAAAGAGAAAGACAAGAACAAGAATTAGAAAATGAAAAAAGAATTGCTAAAATTGATGATATAAGAAATAATTATAATAAATATTTAAAAAAGTTTCCTAATGATTTAGTTATTGGAGTTGTTTTAAGAACTTTAGATGATCTTGAAAACGAAGATGAAGAATTATTGGCTGAATTATATGATATTTTAAATTTAAATAAAACTATTGAAGAAATAAAAAAAGAATTTTCTCAATCTGAAGTAGGTGCGTGGGGTTTAAAGAAAATAGAATCAATAAAAATAATTAATAGTTATAATGAATTGAATGAATTTTTAATAGATAAAAACATTAAAAATAATGGTTTAATTATAAATACACAGATGCAAATTAAAAATGATTCTTATTTTTTAGAAATTAAAATTTATAAAAATAAATATCAAGATGGAATTATAATGCCATTAAATTCACAGGATTTTGATAATACTGCTTTTAATGATTTTTATATTTTAAGATTTATTAGGGAACCTGGAAACGATGAAAGAATTTTTTCTATTTTTATAACGCCAGAACAAAAAGAACAATACGGTTTATATAAATTTAACTCAAATAAAACATTTAATTTTATCATTAATGAATCATCAACTAAAACATATTCAAATTTTAACATTAAAGCATGTACTGGTAATTGGAATATCTATGAAGAAAGAATAAGCTTTACTAAAGTTAAATTTGAACAAGGATTTGAATTTAAAGAGATTACTGAAGATGATAATAACAGAGTTTTTATTTTAGCAGGAGATAATTTTTTAATTGAAAGAATTAATCGAATAAATCCAACTAGTAAAGATGTAGTATCAGAAACTCCAAAATATCATTATTGTATTTCTATGTTAATTGATAAACAAGATCCTAAAAAAATACAAAAATTATATCTAATAAAACCAATTACAACTAATTTTATTAATGTTTTACAACAAGTTTATCAATCTAATAAAATTATATATATTAATAAAAATAAACAAAAAGAAATTTTAAATTTAGATCCTAGCATACAAGAACATAAAGTAATTTTAGATTCAATAAAAAGAACTACTACATCTGGAGATATTAACCACCTGTTGCAGGCTTTTGAAGATCCACAATCAGAAGAATTTCCAGATATTCAGTTTCATCAAGTAAATGATGATGCTATTAGTTATCAAAAAACATTAGTTAAAATAGATACAAGTAAAAATAATTGGATGTATATTAAATAATGTTATTAACTATTTATTTTGAGAAAAAAGCATCTGAATCGGTAACAAAAGATCTTGATAAGATGTCAAAAAAATATAAACTTCCTATTAAAACAATTAATAATTTAGTGTCTGGATTAGAAGGTGTAGATCCGCTAAAAGGAAAATTAAAAGTATTTTATTCTTTAATTAGTAGAAGATATATCTCTGTAATTTATACTTATTTAAATCGTAACGCTAACATTGATTTAACCGAAAGATCACAAGCAAAAATTTTGTTAATAAGAATAAAAGCATTAGCGTATAACATAAAAAAACAAATCTTACAGTATATAGAAACATCTAACGCTACAGATAAAGAAGGAATAGAAAAACAAAAAATGATAACAGAAGACATTATTTTAAAAATATATTTGCTTTTTAAATTAATAGAAAAAATTAATAGTTTTTTTGAACAAAATGAAATTCAATATAAAAAATTTATTAATTATGTTTATTCAAAAATATTTGATTTATTTGAAAGAGAGAATGAAGCGAAAAAAATATATAAAAATGATGAAAAATATTTTAAAAGTTTTCCAGATTTAATTTCTGGATTAAGACCGCATAAAGCTTTAGAAAATATTATTACATTTAATAAAAAAGCAGAAAAAAAAGATAAGCAGTTAAATCAAATCAAGACCTATTATTTAAATTATAAAGGCAATTTTAATTTTTTAATTATTCCAATAGTAACATCTCAGTTTTATATAGATAAAACAACACCATTTGATTTTTTAATAGGACAAAATGAAAATAAATTTGAAATTTTTTCGTTAGAATTATATGATCTTAATAATACTGAATTTAATATTCTAAAAAAAGATATTAAATCTAAAAAATCAGTTTTATCAACCATGTTTAATATAGTTGATAAAAATAATAAAAAAGTAAATTTAAAAGATATAAAAGATATAAAAAATATTAACGTTATAAAATTAGGAAGTTTTTATATAAATAATATCGAAAGACATAAGAATAAACAAATAAACCTAGAAGAGAATTTTAAAAACTCTAAAATTGGAGAAATACAAATTGAATAATAAAGATATTTATAATTATTATATGAAAAGAGTTTATAACGAAGATGCAGCAATAACAGCAGCAAGTAGTTTAATTGATGGAGCTAACGCTGCTACGAGTGGAATTGCTCCTGAATTATTAGGATTAACAGCACTTAAATATTTAACTCATCAAGCTTTTAAATATACTGATGGTTTAATTGATTCTAAAAATTCTGATAAAGTAATTAATAAAAAAGGATTAAGCGATATAAGAATACCTGAAAAAGATTTAAAAAACAAGAAAGATCTTGGAAAAAAGTTTTCTTATTTTTCAAATTCAATAACAACTAATCCAGAAACATATTTTAAATATATAATATTAGAATACATGTTAATTAAATTAGGTTATATAGAAAAAGAAAAAATATCAGCAGATGATGCGGTTTTAGATTATTTTGATTATGATAATAATAAAATGTTTGATTTACATAAAGATTTATCTACAAATAATTTAAACATTTTAATTAAAAAAGAATCTTCTAATGATCCTAATTATCCTAAAACAAAAATAATAAGTTCTAAATATAATAACGATAAAATATCAAACATATTACTTTTTGTAAAAAATAATAAAAATGTTTTTAATAATGCAATTGAATCTGTATTTGTTTTTGGTGAAAACATTCAATCTAAAGGAGTTTTTACGAGTGAGATCACTAAATTATATGATAAAATTCCTTCATCATCAAATGTTTTTTAGGTATTAATTATGTCACAATGGTATCATCCAACTAATATAGACTTAGATATATGGGATCCATTAAACCATGAACACTGGTTAGTTGATCAAGAATCTATCGATCATATAAAAATAAATTCTCCATATGTTTTATATTGGAAGATTGATCAAGAAAAGACGGAAATGAACAATGATGAAATTTCTAATCTTTATCAAGAAAGTGATCAATTAGTTTTTTATAATTCTGAACCAATTAGAGTTTATGTATATGTAGAAATATCACCTATTGTTCAAGAATTAAGCAGGATAGGGGTTTCAGAATTAAGAGAAATAAATTTTATAACTAATAAAACAGATTTAATTGAAAAGATTGGAAGATTTCCGCTACCAGGTGATTTATTAAGTATTTCTTATTTTGAAAAAGATAAAAAGAAAACTCAAAGTTTTTATAATTTAGTTTCAACTAGTGATGCCGATTTACATCTTTATCGTTACGTTCATTTTATTTTAAATTGTGAACAAAGCAATCTTAGTAATATACCTAAACACATATTTGATTATCAATTTAAAGAATACTAAAAAAATAGTATTTTTTAAAGTTCAATCGTAAAAATAAATTATAGGAGAAATAATAAATGGAATTAGATGCTATTTTAAACGATTATTTACACAAAGACGATAAAAATTTATCAGTAAAAAAAGAAGTAATTAAAGAAAGTTCAGAAGAGATGGAAGATATTGATATAGAAAAGATTACTGATGTTGAAAAAATAAAAATAGCGTTAGATATTCTTTATAATGTTAGTAAAGATTATTATGGTTTATCTAAATCAATCATGTTATTGACAGATATTGTACATGAAAATAATGCTGTTTGTCCTTATTGTGGAGAAGAAGATTGTGTTTGTGATGATGAAGAGGAAGATGAAGACGAATACGATGAAGATGAGGACGAAGAAGATTATGAAGAAGATGAAGACGAGGATGAAGAGGAAGAAAAATATTAATGAAAGATATCATTAATAAATTATCTCAAAGAGTTAATAACGCTGATGAATTATTAGCTTCTCTTGTTTTTAATAAAATTTCTAATTCTGATTCTTTTAAAGAATTACAATCTAAAGATCTTGAAAAAGGTTTAGTAACTAATAAACCTATTAATATTGATTTAACAATTAAAAAGAAATCTATTGGTAATTATGATACTGTTATAACTGGTGATGTTAACGATATAAAAAAGAAAGATATAGGTACTACTGGTGCTACAGGTTCTGTAGTTCAACCTAGCGGTATAATACTTAAACTAAAAAAAGATTTAAAAAGTGATTTAAAAAACATTTTTAAAAGTGGAATTAATTTTAGTTAATTATGAATGAAAATAAAATTTATAATTATCGTCCATTATTTGGACATTACTTTTTAGAAATACAAAAATTCTTTGCTCTTTTTGCTATATCAGGAGTTGATCAATATAATAATCAGATAAAACCGATTGTAATAATGGGAACTCCTCAAGCAGCTTTTAGAAAAATTAATACACCAATATCTAATATTTCAGGAACTAATCCAGCAAGCATAAATAGTTCAGCTAATTTACCAGCAATAAATTTTATTGCTATGGATTTTAGAAGAAATTATTCTATGGAAAATCCATATGTTCATGTAAATAGAGGTAAAGCTCCTAACGATTATTTAGGAAGAGAAAAAGTTTTAATATCTTATTCTCCACAGTCTTGGGAAATAACTTTTCAAGTATCTATTTGGACTGATAGTTATAAACAGCGAGACGATATTATAAGTAAAATTTTAATAATGTTTCGACAAGATTTAACTATACCTTATTATCCTGATCCAGTTAATTATCCAAACGAAAAACTTTGGATTGAAGTTAGAATGGATGAATCTTTTAGCGATGAAACAAATTTAGAAGATTTACAAGAAAAAGAATCTAGAAAATTTGTTAGGACTTCTTTTACAATGATCTCTAGGGCAATATTACCATACGATATGAATTATGTTTCTACAATTTTAAGAATACAAATTGAAAATGAAATTCTTGCTAATCAAGGTAACTATCTAACTTTTAGTTTAGAAACTATCGAAGGCGAAGAAATAGTTGTTTTATCTTAAAAATAATTATTTTTTAATCACAACTTAATTTTATTATTGTTTTTTTTATTTTAACCTAAATATATTTTAAATAGGAGAAATAAAGATGATTTGTAATATTACGAATAAAAAATACCAAAAAGTTAAAGTTTTTTTAAATGTTGATGAAACTCTAATTTTAGAAGCGAAGGAAACAAAGAAAGTAATTCTATCTGATTTTTCCCAACATTTAAAAGATCTAGAAAAAGAAGGATCAGTTTCTATTAAAACAATAGAAAAGTAAGGAGAATTTATGGCAACTTTTACAGTCAATGATATTTTAGGTGTTGGTTTTAAATACGAACAAACAGCAGAAGACCAAATATCGCCAACACCAACGGGTACCTCTGCTGCTATATTTGGTACAGCAACTTGGGGTCCAATAAACACACCAACTCAAATAACTGGTGGAAGAAGAGAATTTAGAAATCGTTTTGGCAGTGCTGGTACTACAGCAGATGATGGTTGGGATGCTGCTTACTATCATTTTGGTAATTCTAGTTTAGGTTATTTCACTCGAATTGCTTCTTCTGCTAATCCGCCTACAAGATCATATAAAGAAGCATCTAATAATGCTACTAGAGCTTATGTAACAGGTACAAATGTTTTAGGAACTGAATTAAGGGTTTATCCGTCAGCTAGTGCTAATGCTAATCATTTATTTCCATTTACAGTTACTCATAAGAATTCAAACCCTTTAATGACTACTTTTGAAAATATATCTACTGAGATTAATTTTCAAACAGAAGGATTAGTTTCTTTAGGAGCAACTATTAGTGGTGATTATTCAACTAGTGGAACTTTAAGTGCTGGTAATTATATTAGTTTTAAAGTTTATAATCAAACCGGAGCGTTAGTAAATACTTATACTTTTACAGCAACTGGTGGAGAAAAAGTTACTGGAGCTCAATCTTTTGTAAACTTATTATTAACTAATGGTACAATTAATTCAGCTAATAGAACACATTTTAATTTATCAGCAAGCGGAACAACTGTAACTTTAACGACAGAACCATATTATTATGGACCAAATGCTAAAATTGAAATCACACGTAATGATTTATCAATTCTTAGTACTGGAACTGATACTGGATTAGATGTAAGTAGATCAGCTATAATTAATAAAATAAACACTAAATTTAGAGCCTTAAGTTCACCTTTATTAGGAGATACTCTTGGCGTTATTTATGGAGATTCTTATTCTTTTGCAGCATTAAACTCTACGAACAATGTCGTATTAACTGCACCAACATCTGGTACAACATCTAAAATTACAGTTAGTTTAAACACTCTTTTTGGTTTTACTAATACGATTATAACTGGTGTTAACAATAAAATAGTTGGATCTTTTAGAGCAAAAAGAAGAGGAACTGAAGGTAACTTAATAAGATTAGTTTTTTCTAATACATCGTCTACTACTGAACCTAGATGTGATATTTATTTTAGAAGCACTCTTGTTGCTTCAATTATAGGATATAACTTTATTACTGGAGATGTTAATAATCTTTCTGAGATTATGAAAGCTTCTTCTGCATTATCTTCTATTCTTGAATATAATCACGGAAGATCTTATGAAGATTTTGATGAAAATGATGATACTTTAAGTACTGGATTAGCAATTTCTGGAATAACTTCTAGTGACGTAATTGGTGATGGAGAGTATATATTAACTGGCGGAACTAATGGTGAAACTGGAATTAATGTTGTAAATGATGTTATTCCTCAAATTAAAATTTTAAGTAATGATGATATTTATGATTTCGATGTTATTACAGCTCCAGGATATTCTGAGCAATCTGTTCAAAAAAGTTTAATTGAAGATGTTTGTGAATATCGTAAAGATTGTTTTACAATATTAGATATGCCAGACTTTGGAAATCCAACAACAGCAATCGATAATGCAATTAACTGGACAAATGGTAAATATATATCTAGATCAGAAAAATTAGATTCTATTTATGGAGCAGTTTATTTTCCATGGATTAAAATTAGAAAATTAAGTTATAACACAGACATGACAACTAATTCTGATCTTACAGATTCTTCTCCAGTTAGTAGAGTTCTTGGAATGATTTCAAGATGTGATTATGTTGCTGGTAATAAATTTTCTGCTCCGGCTGGTGTTACTAGAGGTAATCTTGAAGGAGTTGAGGGATTAAAACAAATACTTAGTGCTGAAGAACGCGATAGAATTTATGCAGATGTATATGATAATTGTATTAACCCAATTGTTTATACTTTATCTAATGGATTCTTTGTTAATGGACAAAAAACAGCTCTTAGAAAAAATGCAAGAGGTAATTTAACTTCTCTTAGTAGAATCAATGTAATGAGAGTTGGATTATATATTAAAAAAGAAGTTTCTAGGATCGTACCTTTTTTCTTCCATGAACCAAACGATACAAGATCTCAAAAAGATTTCACAGCGATTCTAAAAAATATTTTATCTAGTCTAGTAAATCAAAGAGCAATTGAAGATAATTATACAGTTATTTGTGATGAATCAACGAATCCACCAGAAGTAACTAACAATAATGGTTTAATTGCATCAATAGAATTTACACCAATTAAAACAATAGAGAGAATCAAGTTAGTAGCAAATTTAAAAGAAAAGAAAGCTTCTGTAACTATAGCTTAATTTTTAAAAATATTTTTATTGAAAAAAGTGGATCATATTGGTCCACTTTTTTTTATGTTTTATATATAATATAATTAGTGAAACAAAGAGTCAAAAAAATTTTAGGCGATAGAAAAAAATTTACTGGTGTTTTTGAAAAAACTTTTAACGATAGAGATATGTTTGGAAATAAAATTTCTAAGATTCTTCTAAAAGACATTAAAGATGAGAACAATAATGTTATAACTAATGAAATCATTTTTAATTATTCTAATTCTTTTGAAAAAATGGATTTAATTAAAGGTGATAAATTAGAGTTTGTTGCTAGAGTAACTTTTAGCACAGGTGGTTATATAGGTAATCGTGAAAAAGTAGGAGAAAGAAGAGATCCTGAATTGAAATTAGTAAGACCAACAAAAATTTTAAAAAATTAATATAATAGATATAGAGGTGAAGGATTATGATTCATAGAATTGGTGCTGTTATAAGTATTCCACAAGGAGCTTGTTCGTACTATCGTAGTATAGGAGCTTTTTCTAAAATTAAAGATATTAAATTTGAATTGTTAGAAAAAGGAAATTGGGTTAATTATAGTTCGATAGATGTACTATACCTAGAAAGACCAGTATTACCTTCTTTTATAGAAGGAATGAAGATGGCTAAAAACTTTAATATTCCTGTTTGGGTTGATTTTGATGATGATCTTTTTAACGTTCCAAAATATAATCCAGCTCACTCTTTTTATTCTAAAAAAGAAACTCTTGATACTATAATTATGGCTTGTAAAATAGCTGATGTTATTACTGTTACAAGTGAAAAATTAAAAAATGTTTACTCTAAATATAATAATAATGTTGAAGTTATTCCCAATGCTTGGAATGACACTAATTTTCCTCTTGATATGAATGCTTTTTCTAATAAAAAAATAATTAATTGGCGTGGAAGTGCTACTCATAGAAATGATCTTTTAGAATATAAAGATTCAATTTTAAAAGCAGTTGAAACTAAAAAAGATTGGCAATGGAGTTGGATCGGTAAGGAACATTGGATGATTAGTGATTTTATAGAAGATAAACAAAAGATTTCTTTAGATGAAATGGACATTATTCAATTCTTTAATGTTATGAGACAATTAAATCCATCAATTCAGTTAGTTCCATTAAAAATTAATGAATTTAATGAAGCAAAAAGTAATATAGCTTGGTTAGAAGCGACTTATGCTGGTGCTTGTACTATTGCTCCTCCTTTAGAACAATGGAATCGTCCAGGAATTATCCAATATCAAGATATGGATCATATATATGATGAAATTATTGACACGATGGGTAATGATAAAAAAAGAAAAGCAAAATGGAAAGATTCTTTAGAGTTTATTGAAAGTGAATTAGTTTTATCTAAAATTAATAAAAAAAGAAGTGATATAGTACATAAATTAATTTAAATTACGATACTTTTTCCAATCTATCCAATTTATACCTTTTGATTTTAAAAAGTTTCTTATTCTATTAGGGGAAATCTTATTTTTGTATGAAATGTTTATTCTTACAGAAATAATATAAGGACTTAATCCTAATAAGAAACTTGTTATTATTAACGGTTCTATTTCAAAAGGAATTCCCTTCCACCTCCCATTTTTATCAGCATGTCTAGCTTTATTACTCATACAATATATTTATGTTTTGCGACGAACATTTTTTTTTAAAAAAAAATAAATAAAGATTTTAAATATATTTGTATAAGGAGAAAAATAATGGGACAATTATTTCAAATTTCTAGAGTAAATTATAAAACACCTAGAATGAGTCATAGATATTCCTTAAGATTTGAAGGATTAAATGAAGTTATAGCAAGAGCTAGTGCAAGTAATTTAACTGACATCTTAACTGGAGTTCCTAATCCAGGAAATATTTATACAAGATTAAGTCCAGCAGCTGGTGCTGACGGGGCTAGAATGAGAGAAAATTTAGAATTAAGTTTATTATCTGTTAGTGTTCCTTCAATTGAAATGGAAACTGTTGAAGTGGCTCGTTTTCATGATACAGCAAAACATATTTCTAAATTTAGTACAATGGGAGATATGAACGTTACATTCTATGATTATGTAGATGGAAGTGCAAGTGCTATTTTATTTATTTGGCAAAGTTTAGTTGGAGATAAAAGAACAGGAGCAATCTCTTATAAAGGAGAATATGTTTTAGGCAGTGCTAAATTAATTGAATATGGACCAAAAGCACCGGGGCAACCAGAAGAGCAAGAATATGTTTTAGCTGAACACGAAATGGTTAACATTTATCCAAAAAGCATTGAATTAGGTGAACATTCTTATGATTCTGCTGAAGTAAGAAAGATTCAGGTTAATTTTTCAATAGATAACATCTATCCTCTTTATTATCGTGGATCTGGAAACGATAATACTTCTCAAAGATAATCAAACATTTAAAATCTTTCGTTATATAATAATATAAATATATAACGAAAGAAGTTTTTAATTATGATAAAAAAAATCTATTTATTTTTCCTTTTAATTGTTGGTGTTGGAATATCCGTAATTGCTGGATTATTTTCCATTTCTGGTTTAACGACAATTTTTAAAGGATCATATTTTTCTGTTTTATTAATGGGGTCATTTTTAGAAGTTGCGAAAGTTTCCATATCAATTTATTTACATTTATTTTGGAAAGATATAAGAAAATTATTAGCTGCTTATCTATTATTTGCTTTATTAATTTTAATGGCAATTACATCGTTAGGTATTTATGGATATTTAAGTAAATCGTTTTTTAATTCTACTGATACAAGTTCGATGTATACTAAAGTTGAATCTATGAATATTAGTTTAGAATTAGAAAAATCAAAAGTAAAAACGGCTCGTGATGAAATTGAATATCTTAATAATTTGCCAAGGGATGAAAAAAAATCATGGCATATTTATAGGATTCAAAAACTATCTAAAGATATTGATGGATATTCAACAAAACTTGATTCTATCAACGAAAAATATATAACAGAGAAAGTTAAATTAAATTCACTAGAAAGTGAGGTTGGACCTCTTAAATATTTGGCTATGATTATCTATAACGATAAAAGTCAAGATTCTATTGCTAAATCAGTACAAATTTTTATTATTTTTATAGTTCTTGTATTTGATCCATTAGCAATTTTAATAATATTATCATCAATAAATGGTTATGAAATAATTAAAAAAGAAGAAGAAAAAAGTTTAATCGTTCAAAATAAAAATAAAATAATAGAAGAAATTAAACATATCGTTAAAGAAGAAGAGGAAGAAGAAGAGATTATTAAAGAAATAGAAAAAGAAGAAATTATTGAAAAAAACGAGCGCTTTTTTCTTAAAGATGAAAATGAAATAGAAGATAACGAACAAGTATTAGAATTATATTCTTCTATTACAGATAATAAACAGGAAATAGAAAAAGAAATTATTAATGATTTTAATAAAAAAAGAAGATACAAAAAAAAGAAAATAGAAAATATTATTGAAGAAAAAACAAAAGATGATATTAAAAATAATTCAATAGAAGAATATGAGCAAGAAATAGAATTTGAAATGGAAGAAGAAAAAGAAGATATAATTATAGAGCAAAAAGAAGAACTAAAGATAGAAGAAGATAAGAACGAAATTGATCTTGATGTTTTCAATGCTATTTTAGAAGAAGTTGTTGAAAGCAATAAAAGTGAAGAAGATATAGATAAAATGTATAAAAATATTCCAATGATAAAAGGTAGATTTCAATGATAAGTTCAGGTAACTTTGCACCTACACAAAATACTAATGGATTCATAATAGGAAGTAATCCGAAATTAAATAAGTGGAGTACAGTTTTAGGAGGATTAGTCTTTAGACAGTATCCTTTAATATTAAATGTAGTTCCAGATGTTGCTAAACAAATTAAGGATACTACTGATTATGAGTTAAAAAAGAAAGGAAAAGACATGTCTTATATTTTAACTCGAAAAGAACCAGTATATAGAGGAATAAAAACTCCAGAAGAAGCACAAAAAGTATATGGTGGAAGTGGAAATTATATTATAGGACAAGATTTAGTTTAGGAGAAATTTTATGGAAAGAAAAAAATTAAACGATTATATTAAAAAAGTCAGAAACGATGTATTATCTGAAGGATTATCTACCGATTATGTTGATCATGAAGAATTATATATGATCATGGGAGATTTAAGAAAACTTAATGATTTATCATCTAAATTATTCTTAATGTTAAAAAAGAATCCTTCTGACGTGGAAGAATGGAATCAAATTAAAATATCTAAAGCGTGTGATTATCTTTCATCAGTATACGATTATTTAATGTATACTAATGTAGAAGATAATTTTAATAAAGATTAAAAAATAAAATAATGTGAGTTTAAAAGCTCACATTAAAGATTTTTGTAAATTCAATAAAAAAAACATTATGTTTCTCATAGAATCCTCACTACTATGATTAGGTCTAATAGAAAAACCATTTTCATTAATTTTATCATTAATAATTAACATCCAAGTTGTAATTGAAAGACTTAAAAAAATATCTATTTTCTTTTTTCCCTCAAAAAATTTATGTTTATTTTTAGGTACATAATCGTAAGCATCTAAAAATAAATTTTTATCACACCAATTTAATACTTCTTTTCTGAGTTTTTGTTCGTTAAAAAAATCTTCCATTCAATCTATTTTCCTTCTTTATAAAATATACTTATAATATATAATTTCTTATTTTCAATGTCTTAACCTAAAAAATAAACAATGATTTGTTTAAAAAAATAATAACAATATATAATATCAGATTTTGTTATATCGTTAGTATGAATTCCTATGATTATCCATAAAATAATTATTAATATATATATCATTTAATTATAATAAATCCTCGACTCTTTATTTTTCTTAATTACTTTTATAAGTCCATCTGGAACAAAATTCTTAATTCCTGATTCATGTGATATAATAAAAATACTCATTTTTTCTTTTACAAAAGAACTTCTAAAAATCTCTATAAACTTTTCAATTGAATCTTCATCCATAGAACTAAAAATTTCATCTAAAAATAAAATATTTGTTCCACCAATATTAATTCTTAATATAGAAAATAAACTTAAAGATATAGATAAATTAACTTGAGCTTTTTCACCCATAGATAATTGAGAGTAATCAAATTCTTCACCTTCGTAAATTATCGTTTCGTTCCAAGAGTTATCAAAAATAATTTCTATCTTACCTTCAAAAATTATATCCACAATACTTTTCAGTATAGCATTAAATATAGGAACTATCTTAGACATGATATAACTTTTTAGTGAACCTTCATTTCTAAAATCAAGTGCTGAATCCCAGAATTCACCAATCATAATAAGATGATTAATTTTTTCTAACTTAGATTCGTTATCTTCTATTATTTTTTTATGATCTCTAATATTCTTGATGTTATCCCATATATCAGATATTATAATTTTTTTAGATTTTAATTCTTTTATTTTATCATTTAATTTATTAGCACCTTCTAAATGAAGGTGTGGATCTTTATTGTTCATGATATCATTAATTATAATTTCTTTAAAAGGTTTATCAATAGTTGAAAAAGAATTTTTATCAAAAGATAATAATTTTTGGTCCAAAACTTCTTTTTCTTGATCCTTTTTATTTTTTATAAAAATATTACTTTTAACGTTTTTTCTTATTAAAACTAAATTTTCACGACTCTTATTTAATGAATAATTAAAAGAATCTAAAACATCTTTTCTGATTTTAATTTCTATATTTTTATCACAGTGAGAACACTTTTCAGTTTTAATTTTACACGACTCATTAATTTTTTCAAGTATAGAAAAAATATCTTTTTTATTTCTTTTATACTGATCTAAATTATTATTTAATTCCATTTTATTTTTTTTATTAGAGGACTCGTGTTCTGAAATAAACTTATTGAGTTTAACATATTCAATAAAATTATTGATAATTTCAATGTTACTATTTTTGAGCAGTAATTCTAATTCAGATTCTGTTTTAGAAATCTCTAATTGATTATTTTTTATACTGTTTCTTTTATTTATAATTAAATTTTTAATTATCCCATTTAAGGATTTAATAGTAGTATTATGAGCATATTTTTCTTTTTCTAAAAAATCTCTTTCTTTACGATTAGCTGATAATTTTTCTTTAACAATCTTTCCATAATCTCTTAATTTATCTAATCGTACAATATTTTCTAAAAATACTGATCTTTGATTCCAAGGCAATTCTATAAAATTAGAATTGGTTTCTTTAGTTAGTGTAACACTATGAAGAAGAGTTTCGTGATTAAGAGATATTAAGTTATTAATTTTTTCTTGTGTTAATTTAATATCAGCAAAAGATTCATCAATCCAAACACCATTATCTAATCTAAAAAGGTCTAATCCATTTCCTTTAGAACTTAATTTACGATATCTTTCAATTTTCCATTCATCGTTACCTAATTTAAAATTGACTTTAACTAAAAGATTTTTCTTATTCTTTTTATTGATTAATCCATCTGCTTTAATTTTCTTATCTGGATTTTCGCCAAATATAACCCAATTAAGAGCTTTAATAATAGAACTTTTACCACAACCATTCATTTTTTTAATGTCATCGCTAAAAACATTCATTTGAAAATCATGGTTTTCACCTCTAATTAAAAAAAGTCCACTTTCTGGAAATTTAAAAATTTGATTATCAGTAAAAGAAAAGAAGTTTTGTATTTCGAGTGTTTTAAATTCTATCTTATTCATTTCTATATTATTATATTAAAACATTTAATATATGTTTATAAATATACTATAGAGGGAGAAAATAAAATATGTGGAGATTATGGTGTAAAGCATTAGGTGAAAAAGCAATTCCTAACGATAAAGAAGCTGATAAAGTTGCTTTTATCAGAACGATTTTAATTCTTCAAGCAATAATCACTAATTTTTTTATAATTTTAAATTTTTTTCTAACACATTTTAAGTGACATTTAAAAAGTATTTTTTAAATCCATTACATATTTTACTAACGTGTTTTTTATTATTTATCCAATTTCTTTTTAAATTTAATTCTTTATGACTATCAAAAGTATCAGATATTGAACATATAAAATCATCACGTTGTATTTGTTTTATAGATCCATCCTTTACTTCACAAGTATAAATAGGATAATAATCTTCTTCTGAATGTATCTCTTGACTTAGTAATTGTAAAGTGAAGTTTAAAAATGAAAATTCAAATGCTATTAATTTTAAATCTTCTTCAACCTCTTCAATTTTTGGCCATTTTCCAATGTTATAATTATTACAAAAAATCTTTCCATCCCAATTACACCATCCATGTAATCCACCAACCCAAGACGAAGAAATTCTATCATTATGTAGATAACTTAATTCTAATCGTTGTATTTTATCTTCTATAATATCATAGTCTATAGGTATATGTGATATCCTATCTTCTATTGGAAATGAAGAAACATATATTTTATGTAATTCATCATACAAGAGACTATTTTTTGATATATCATATTCTAATAAATACCAACGCTGTGTCCTTATTAAAATTTCAGATGCTTGTTCTTCTGAAATGCTTTCTCCAGTAACTAATAGTCCTGGCCATTTTGGCCATCCTTCATTTTTTTGTTGAATCATATTTTTTTTCTTTTATTTTTTGAGAAATTTTTTTAAGAAATTTAAACCATCTAAAAAAAAGATAACCAATAAGAAAAAATGGATAAAATAGTATAAAAAGCGGTATTTCATCTTCATGATATATTATGTTATATTTATTATCGTTTATATTTTCATAAATATAAATTAAAGATGCAAATAAAAAACCAATAATTAGATATATGCCTAATCCTAATAAAAAACTTATTAAACTTTCTGAATTCATTAAAAAATTCTCCCTATTAATTTGATAAAGATTATTCCTGAACTTGTTCCAATACCAGCACCTAAACAATAAGAAATTCTTTCTCCCCAAGATGCTATTGTAATTCTTCTAATATTAAAAGTCCAAACTAAAGATAATAAAAAGCCACATACTCCAGCTTGAATCACCATTTCTTTAGAAATAAGAATTGTATTTACAGAAACAAAAAATATTTGTAATAATGATGATAAAAAAATACTAACTAAATGTTGTTTGTTTTTAATAAATCTAAATAATGCTATTAAAAAAAATAAAGGGTAAAGAAAAACAATAATAAAAAAAAACATTACTTCAACAAATTTAAATTCATTTACTAAAGAATCATATTGTTGATTTTCTTTAGGTTTAAATATTAACCAAATGAAATAAAATATTGCTCCTAGTGTAATGTAATAAATAAGGTATTCTTTCATAATTCTAAATATCCTAATAGTTCTTTTTTATCAATTTCAAAATTATTATCATTAACATATGATTTTAATATATCTTCTGGATTAGAAGAAACTATTGTTTCCCAATCTTTTGCAACAGCTATTTTTTGATTACTTTTTGAAAGATCCCATTCAAAAAATACATCAAAATTATTTTTTAATAATTTCTCTCTATATTGTATTAATAATGAACTGTCTAGATTTTTTCTTATTATCAATTTTATAAAACTATTACTTAGTGAATTAATATATGTCATGTTAGAGTTTTTTAGTTCGACTGATATAAATTTAGGTGAATTAAGATTAGGTACAAATTCAATCTCATCTTTATCAGTATTATAAAAAGTCCATCCATGATCTCCTTCGTCGCCAAAATGAGATTCATAAGGTGATGAAACATAAGTCATAGATCCTTTATTTTGAAAACTATGATAGTGTCCACTAAATACTTTATAAAAATCGTTCCCAAGACAATTAATATCTAACTCAGAATAAACATCTTCATGGCCATTATCTAAATTAAAGCCTTTTAAACCTAAATGAGTACAAAGAATATTCTTTTTATCTTTATCATAATTTACTTCCTTTAATTTATTAATAATTACTTCATCATTAAAGTAGGGTAAAAAATGAAATCTAAAATCACTAGAATCAAAAAACCCGTAATCGTCAAAAAAATTACAGGAACTACTAAATATCGAAAGTCCATTAATCTTTGCATCTCCTTTGGAAAGTATATCATGATTACCTGGAATCATATAAGTTGGAAACTTATTCATGATTTTTCTTAAAGAAAGAAGCGCTTCGTGTTGTGCCTCTATAGCAACGATATCTTTTAAATGAAATACATCACCTAAAATAAAAACATAATCAACTTTTCTTTCTATACAAATATCATAAAAATCATCTATAGATTTTATAATATGTTTTAAAAAATTATTATTTTTTTTGTAAATCTTAATATGAAGATCACTAATAAATCCAATTACCATATATAAATTATATAATATGAATTTATTAATGTTTAAAAATTAATTAATTTCAGTGTTATTACTTATTTATTTTATTTATATAAACTTCATTTTTACCACTGCTCTTAATAAATGGAGCAACATATCTTAGGATTATTCTTTGTACTGACTCAAATTTATTTATTTTATCATCATATTTAGGATACATTTTAGAAAGGTCTAATTGATTTTTTCTAGAAAATCCTGGTAAATTTTGCTGATCAGAATACTTATAAAAGAAATCTTTTGAATTTTCATAAGCATCTTCGATTAATTCATCAATCATCCCTGGAAAATCAACATCTTTATTATCTGGAAAATTCTTCTTTGGAAATAATTTTAAAAAAGTATCGTATCCTTTAAAAGTATCTCTAAATTGTTTCCAAGTTATATCAGGATCTTTTTTTGTCCAATCATCTTTTTTTAATCCATAAATAGATTTTTTTATATTATTTAAAATAACAGTTATATTTTTTTTATCACTATAACTTTTTGGTGTAGAAATAAAATTAGTTTGTATTGCTTGTAATTCTTTAAACATTTCAATTGGATCATATCCATAAGAATAATCAAAATCACCAAAAGTATCTTCATTGTCAAATTTATTAACTGAATTAATTTCAGACATAGCATGAAAAATATAATCGTGAAATAAACTATTAAATAAACCTTCTACGTTTTTATATGAATTTTGATATGTACTATATTTTTCAATAGTAAATTTTTCACTAATTTCAAAAGATAATTTTTCAAAACTCATTTTTTTTAAAATATCATTATCTTTAATAAAAGCAACAATTTTATTTTTTATTTCATCCCTAAATGAATAATTTGGTTTTTTTAAAATATCATCTAAATTTATATTTAAATCTGATTTTAAAAAATGTTCAAATATAATTTGTAATTTTTGATATATTTTATACATTTCTTCATCTTTAGAAAAAACAAAAGCTTGCAATTGTAGATCATATATATTTTGATCAGAAATATTATTTTTTTTAAAAAACTCTTTAGCAATAGAAGTTACATATTTAATTATACAAAAAAGATCAATATAATCAAATAAATTTTGTTTAATATCTAATTGTAAATCAAAATCATATAATTCTTTTATTTTTTCATCTATTACTGCTTCAAAATAATTTATTAGTTTCATCATTATATCCTAATAATATTTTTATGATCTTTTTTTATTACTATTTAAAAAAATCATAAACATTGTATAAACATCTTGTATAAAATTACACTGAAGGTGAAGAAGAAAATTAGTACTGATTAGTTATATAAACCAAAAAATAAATTGATATGGAAAAAAAAGAAAAACAAAAAAAATTAAATATCTTAATCTTAAGTTTTTATAAAATTTTAAAACTTTCTTCTGATGATCAATTATTTTTACCATTAGAAGATGTTAAAGAAATTAATGATGAAATGCGTGATAATTTAATGATGAAATTTTTAAATAATTATAACATAAATAAAAATTATTTATCAGATGATTTTTTTAAATATTTTATGAATAAAAATTTATTAGATAATATTGATGATATGAATTATTTAGATTTTAATATTAAGGATAAAAGAATAGAAAAACTTTATAATAATTTTATACAGGATTTTAGTTTTTTTAAATATAAAAATAATGTTAAAGTATCAAATGATAAAAAGTTTTTAGCAGAATTAGAAAGAATAAGAAATTTACCTTAGAATAGACACTTTTTTATTTTTCTAATACAATAAAAAGTGGAAAAAATAAAATTCTCTAAGTCTAGGTATGGTTCTCAAAAAAATTGTTTAGGACAGTACTTTTATCAATATATTGAAAAGAGGTCTGTCCCTACTATTTTATGGCCAGGAACTTTAATAGGAACAGCTACTCACTTATTTATTGAGGAAAATTTAAATTCAATAGTTAAAGAAAAAGATATTAAAAAATTACCATTATTTGAAGAAACATTTTTTAAATGTAAAAAACAAGAAACATCTAATATCAAAGTTACTTACAGAACTCCAAAAAACTTTAATGAAAAAGAAGTTTTATCTAATAACAATAATTGGATAAAAGATATAATTAGATTTCTATTTTTATATTTACCTCCTGGTACAAAGATATTTGAAGAGGAAGTTGAGCAAGATATAGTAATAGATGATTTAATAATAAATGTTAAAGGTATTATTGATCTTCAAGTTAAAGATGAAGATAAATTATGGGTTTTTGATTTTAAAACAACTAAAAATCCAAATTCTTGGATGTTTGTAAATTGGGAAAAAGACGCTCAAAGTCTTTCTTATTTGTGGTTAAAAAGAGAACAAAACCCATTAGGATTTAATTATCTGATTTTTGATGCAGAAAATAAAATGATTTTTTCTAATAATATTGGATTTCAAGAAAATAGTAATGTAGAAAATAACTTAACTAATTTATTAAAAGATTTTATTAAAAATCATAAAGAATCTTTTGATAATAAAAATTGGAATCCAAGTCCAGATAATTGTAAATGGTGTCCATTTAAAGTTTTATGCCCAAGAAAACTTTAAAATCCTTCAATATCAAGTATTTGATATTTTTTATTTTTTTTAATTCGTTCTATTTCTGTTTTTAAATCATCAACAAAAATTATTTCATATCCTTGACTTTCCATAAATTTTATAGGATCATTTATTATTTCTTGACTTTTCCATTCAATTTTTTCTTTATCGTTTTTAAAATAAAAAAATTGATTAGATTGTGTTAATTCTATAAATTTTTCTTTATCAAATTTAGTTAAATATGTTTCATGATTATTAATTTTTTTTTCATCTTCTTTATTAAAAACAATATAATCTTTTGTTTTTAAACGATATTTTAAAAATTGTAATCCCCTAGGTGCAGCATAAGGCGCTACCATTTTTTTTGTACCGACGAATAGACCTGTCGCCTTAGAATAATCTTTTTCTGATTTTGATTTTGCTGAAATTGCATAAGAGTTAGTCCAATTACTATTATGGTAATATGTTTTCATTTTTTTATTAAAATCTATTATTCTTTTATCGTCTAATCTATAAACATATTTATTATCTTCATTCGATTCATTTATACATATTAAATCTTTTAATTCTTTTAAAAATTTCAAAATCAATTACCTATATTCTTTATTTTTATTAATAAATAAAAATCATATTTACAAAAATTAAGGTTCCTCTTCCTCAACATTAATTCCACTTTCTTCAAGTCTATCTTTTTCAGTTTTTAAATCATCAACAAATTTAATTATATAACCTTGATTTTTCATAAATTCTATTGGATTAATTATTTTTTTTTGTTTCTCAAATTCTATTTTATTATTATTTTTGTATGCAAAATATTCATTAGAAGTTTCTAATTTTTGAAAATTTTTTTTATTGAAAGCAGTTAAAAATGGTTGATGTGATTCAATCTTAGATTTATCTTTTTTTCTAAAGATAATATAGTCTTTTTTATTATGATTATATTTAAGAAATGGAGTGCCTCTTGGAGAAGCATAAGGAGCAATGTCAAATAAATTTCCAGAAAATAAACCAGTGGATGTTTTAAAACCTTCTTTTGGTTTTGTATTATCTTGAAGAATTCCTGATTCTGTCCAATCATCTGTATGTTGATACGTATTTAAATTTAAATTGAAATTTTCTATTTTTTTATCATCAAATCTATAAACATATTTATTATCTTTATTTGATTCATTTATATATATTAAATCTTTTAATTTTTTTAAAAATTTCAAAATTAATCCCTTATGTTAATATAATATTTTTACGGGTTTATTATAAAAAATACTTAAAAATAAACATCTTATTATAGAATAATATTAATTGAAAAAATTAATCAAGCTAAAAATTAAATATTAGTACAGGATCTATGGTGAAATTGGTAGACACAAGAGACTTAAAATCTCTCGCATAAAAGCGTGCAAGTTCGATTCTTGCTAGATCCATTATAAGGAGAAAACATGAGTCTTATAAAGTATGCTGAAGAAGAGATTAAGGCGGCTGGATTAAACGATCCAGACAGTGATTATAATGGCGATATTGGAAAAGCAGTATTAGAGTTAATACAAGTTTTTTCTAATCAAGGGCACTCTGGAATGAGTGCTTCTATTGTGAGAAATGTATTTAATAAACTTGTAAAATACGAACCTTTGATTCCAATTACAGGTAATACAGAAGAGTGGATGGAAGTATCAGAAGGATTATTTCAAAATAAAAGACTAGGTGGTCTTTTTAAAGAAAATGGTAGAGTTTATTATTTAGATGCTATAATTTTTGTAGATGAGAATGGTAGTAGATTTTCTGGTATCTCTTATACTAAGAAAAAGAAAAAACAAATTACAAGTCGTCAGTTAGTTAAGACTTTTCCATTTATACCACAAACTTTTGAAATAGAAGTTTTTGATAAGAATGATGAGCGTTATATAAAAAATAAAAAAGAACTAAAAAAAGTTTTTAAATACTATAACTACTATGAAACCTGATTATCAAAGATTATTTCTTACTGAGTTTGTTGCTCTAATACAACAGAAATATAAAATTGAATTTACTAAATTTTTCTATGAGGGAAAAAGAGAATATACGATTATGAAGCCTGAGTTTTTAATTCAAACTTACTCTGACCAAGAGGCAGAGAAATATAATTGCGTTTTTGTTATCAACTTTTTCTATTTTAAAATTATTAGAAAACTCTATTAATGAAAGTTTTAAAACTAAATGAATTAGACGATTCTTATTCTTTAGTAAAAGAAATATGTGATTATTGTAATGATGATATATTAACTGACAATATAAAAATTAATCATGTATTTACTCATAAGTCTATTATTTCTCCAGGACAAAAAATAGAATTAGATATTTGTGAAAACTGCTTTCTCCAAAAATTTTTAAATTTCTAAAAAATAGACACTTAAAAAACTATTTAATATAATAAATAAAATGGCAAGTAGCTCAGTAGGTAGTAGCAAAGCACTGTTAATGCTTGGGTCGTAGGTTCGAATCCTACCTTGCCAGATATTTAAAAAAAAATAAAACATATTAGAGATAAAAAAAACTTAAGTAATTATTTTATAAAAGCATGAATAATTATACTTATAAAATTGAATATAATCGTTATAATTTAGGTGATTTTTTAGTAGAATTTATAGATGGTAAAAAAAATAATGTTTGGATATTAGAAGATTTATTTAATTCAAGTGAAGTACTTGGTACAAAGCGTTATGATGCAACTTTAAGAGCAAAGGAATATATAAGAAAAAATCATCCTGAATTATTACTATGAAATATATATATAAAATTGAAAGTGATGCTATTATTGAAATTGGGGAGATACAAATTCGTTGGCTTTTTAAAGAATTACAAAACAAATCATCATTAATAAAATTTAGAAAATTTTATTCTATTACAACAATAGAATCTTTTAATAGAACACAGGATTTTTTTTAAATCATGTTATTAAAAATAATCCAGAATTAATCATATAATATTTTTTATATACTGATTACTTTTTAGGTTTAATCGTTAGTTTGTATTTATTATATTATTAACTAAAATAGTAACAAATAAAGGAGACAACTATGAATAAATTACAAATACTTACAATTAAAGATTTAAATAAACAAGATCTAAAGAATAAAGATTTTGATCTTTTAGATATTAAAAAATCCATTAATTATGCAGCAGCTAGAAAAATAAGAATTAAAGAATTAGAACAAGAGGTTATTAAAGATGCAGACTTAGCGTTAAAATATGCTAGTTCAGTTATACGTGGAGAATGGTTAGAGGGCGAAGATATTATTAGTTCAAACATTAATGCTTCAACACGTTACGCTAAACTTGTAATAAGTAAAAGATTTACAAAAGCTGAACCTTTAATTTTACAAGAATGTTATCCTACGTTATATTATGTAAGAACGATAATAAAACAAAGATTTCCAGAAGGTGAACAAATAATAGCATCTAAACCAGATAGTGCTTATATATATGCTAAAGAATATATTTTTAGCAGATGGCCAGAAGCAGAAAAAACTATTAGTACAAATGCAGAGTATTCCTTTCTTTATGCTGAGTTTATTAATGATAAATTTCCAATGGCTCATAAGACAATTTTTACATCTTCTAATTCTGAATGGAGAAATAAATATCTTAATCTTCTTGAAAAGCTACGAATTAATACTCAAGAAATTAAAGATGAATATATTGAATTTTTATTATGAATTAAAAGAATTATTAGTAGGGATAATTATTCAATTATCCCTAAATTTTTAATATGATATTTTTTATATACTGATTACTTTTTAGGTTTAGTCGTTAGTTTCTAATTATTATACAATTTAACTATAAGGAGAAAAAGTATATGATAAAACCAAAAGAAATTAGAAAAGAAGAAATAGACCTCAAGGGTTCTCAAGGTAATGCTTTTTATATTATTGGAGCAGGAAAGAATCTTCATAGAGATCTTACAAGAGGAGGAATAGAGTTGCCTCCTTGGGAAGAAATAAGAAAAGACATGACGAGTTCAGATTATAATCACTTAACACGAGTTTTTGATAAGTATTTTGGCGATTATGTTGATTTAGTTTATTAAAAAATATAAAGTTTTAATGTTTGAGTAATTGAATTTTTACTTAAACATTAAAACAACTTGGTATATAATAATAATATGGGTGGAAAAGCTATTATTCCTATAATAGGGAAAGAAGCAAAAAGGTTTGATATAAATATTAGAAATAATATAATATCAAACCTTTCAATTATTGACGATTTAGTTCCTGTAAGAGAAATTAAAGAGAAAAAAGATTTTGGAGACATAGATTTTTTATGTTATTCTGAATTAAAAAGAGAAGAAAAAAATAATCAAATAATCGTTGAAATTGAAAAAAATAATTATTCATTTCAAGGTAAAATTACTAACGATAATGTTTTTTCTTTAGCTTTTAGTGACTATCAAATAGATATTATTTTTATTTCAAAACAACATCTTAATACGAGTTATTATTATTTTGCTGATAACGATAGAGGAAACCTAATAGGATCTATTTACCATGCTCTTAATTTTAATTATGGACATCAGGGTTTATATCTAAAATTAGATAATACTAAAATCCTTTTATCGAATGATACTGAATCTATTCTTAATTTCTTAGGTTGTGGTAATGTTTTTATTAAAAAGATTTTAAGTGACGGTTTTGATACTTTTGAAGAGATGTATAAACATATAACTGAAATACCCTATTTTAGTTCTCAATATTTTCAATTTGAAAACCTTAATAATAAGAATAGGTCACGTAATTCTAAAAGAAATACTTATAATAATTTTTTACATTATTTAAAAGATAAAACTTTTAGTGATCCTACTCCTAATATTGAATACATGAAATATAAATCTTTATCATACTTTAATAAAGAAAAAGAGTATGTTTCTTTGTTAAAAGAACAAGAGAAAAATAAGATTATACGAAAAATGATTTCTGGTGATTTATTTTTTAATATCACTGGATTAAAAGAAAAAAAATTAGGTGAATTTATTATTTTCTTTAAAGAGAGAAATAAATCAATAATTGAAAATATAGAAACTTATAATATAGAATATTTTGAGGAAAAAATAAAAAATGAATACGATATTTTTATCAATAATCAAAGGTAAATTAATGCTAAGCGATTTGTTTTCTTTTGTAACCTTTGCTTTAACAGCAACTTTACTTTTAACTTTTTTTTATTATGCTTTTATAAATAAAAACATTGAAGACGAATAGATGAACTTATATGTTCAAAAACCATGTGAAGCAATTCAATTAAATAAAGAAACCGTTCAAAAAATCATAGAAATATTTCCAGAAGAAAAATTTGTGTTTTTTGGTATTGAAATAATTAATGGGATTCAACAAAAAGTGTTTGATGATAATTTATCTAAGTTTAATCACGTAGGTGGATTTTTTTATCATAAAAAAGAAGTTAAGGTAATTTTTGAAAGTGAATGGATAATTAAAAGAAAAGATATATTTGAAATAGTCAATGATAATTATTTTAAAAGTAATTTTGTTCAAATACCATTTATTGATTTACCAGATAAGCTAAAGGAGGAAGTTAATAATGTCACTATTAGATAAAGAATACGAAGATAATATTAATGATTTTAATAACAATGGTCTTTTTTTAAACGATGATTATTTAGATAAGTCGTTTAATTTCAAATCTGTTTTAGATGAGTTTTTACTTCTCAATAAAATAACTGATTCGTTTTTTAATGAAGTATATAAAAATGGTTTTTCTGACATTTTATATTTTGAAACAGAAAATAATTTTAATTATTCTATTGATGAAATAAACGATTTAGAAGAAAATTTAAAAGATATCGCAGAATTTAATTTTAATAAATATAATAAAATTTTAGATTACATGATTTTAAAAAGCACAGATGTAGAATCTGAATTTTATGGTTCTATAATACATTTTACTTTTAATATTTTTGATCAAATAAAAAGAAGTTTATTATTATTTAAAAAAGTAAAAGAAAAATGGAAAAATGAATATAAGGCAACTTATAAAACTTTTAAAGATTTTAAAAATAGCAATGAATTTGAAAATATATTAATAAACATAGCAACAGAAGAACAGTTAAAAACAAAAGAAGAAGATTTTCATAGTTTTTTAATATTTACATCAATTAATAGTGATTTCTTATTGAAAGAATTATATAATCGTGATGCAAATAAATTTTTATTTGACGATAACAAAGTTTTTTTTAAGAATAATGGTATTTCTTTATTGAAAGATATATCTAGTAGAATTATATCTTATAATTAAATTATGGAAAATAATTACAATGATAAAGCAAATTTTTTAATTGAAAAATTTGATGATTACCAAAAAAAATCAAATATTAATGAAATAAAAGACCAAAAAGTTAAATTAAGTTATTATAGTTTGTTTTTTGATTTATATCCAGAATTATTTAATCAAAATTTTAATTTTACATATTTAGATGAAATTAAAGTTTTAATAAATAAGGAAATAAATACTTTTATGGTTTATTTTTCTGACAAAGGAATAATTAAGAAGATTATTTTTGATACTCCACATTACAGTATTATCAATCATAATTTCCCGATTAATAACTGGGAACTTCTAAAAATTAGATAAAAAAATATATGGAAAGAATTTTAATCATATTGATACCCCTATTGCTAAATGTTTTTGCATTTTGTTATCACCCAGAAAAAATAGAAAAAAGACAAGATAATATTTATCCAGTTCGTGATGTAAGAATATCTTCTGGTTTTGGAAAAAGAAAAGGTAATTTTCATTGGGGAATAGATTTTTCTGCTCCTTATGGAACACCAATAATTTCACCTATAGATATGAAAATATTTAAAGTAGGAAGAAATGAAAATCATGGTCTTTATATAATTGGAAAAGATTATGATAATTTTTATTATCTTTTTGCTCACCTTAGTAAAGTTGATTTTAATGAATCTAAAGAAATTAAACAAGGTGAAATTATAGGTTACATTGGAAATACTGGACTTTCTTTTGGACCTCATTTACATTATGAAATATCTTTTAATGGAGTTAATTTTAATCCTACTAATTTTACTAAAAAAAATTTTAAAATTAGACATTTAGAAGATGAATTTTATTAATATTTCTTAAATATATTTTATATAAATTAAGGAATATAAGATGACTAGAGATCACTCGTTTCAATCACAAATTGATTTAATTTTTGATTCTATGGATTGGAACAATATAGAAAAAATCTTTCATGTTTGTGATTATAAATATATGAAAAATTTACATGAAGAATATAATCCTGAAATAGAAGATTTAAAAGAAATGAGTTATCATCTTTTAAAGGATTGCTATAATCTAGGTAAAAAGAAAAATATTAATATGATTATAGCAAGTGGAAGATTTGAAGCATCTTGGAATAATACAGATGAAACGTTGTGTTTGAAATTTATACCCGAAGAAAAAGAAATAATGTTAGATGAAAAAAATGAATCTATATATGTAACTTAAATTAAAGATTCTGATTTTATATTAATTGTAGGATATTTTAATTTAGAATTTATTTTAGATTCTAAAACAGATTTTTCTAAACACGTTCTTAAAGATAAAAGATATGTTATTTTATGGACTTCTAATTCAACGTATTCATCGTCGTGATTATAAAGATATTCTTCTATATCCATTTCAAGTTTTTCACAATAATTGATAGCATTTTTATGAATAAAATTAACTAACTGATCTTTATTAAGATCAGTTTTAATTTTATAAAAAATAACATCGTTTGAATTATCAAGTGAATCTATATAGTAGAAGTTTTTCATTCTAAATCCTCTTTGTTTATTTCCATATTTATAAAATCAAGTTTAGAAGTTAAACGTTCTTCAGATCTAAATTTACTTAGAAAAGTTTGAAGTGAAAAAACATAATTAAAATTTCCAGCATCAACATCAAAAGTAAAATAATCTGGATTTTCACATTGACCTTCACTGAAATAAGATTCTTTAATTCCTAATCTATTGGCTTCTATTTTTGCTTGCTTTTTTAAAAGTGATCTTAAACTTTTCAAAGATAAATCTGTTTCTATTTTATAAAAAACAGGTAACTCTCTTATTACGTCTAAATAGTAAAAAGTATTTTTTTTCATAGTTTTATCCTCTTTTTTTAAATCATCCATTGTAATAATTTTTTTTCATCATACTTATTATTCTTTTTTAAAAATTCTATATAATCATCTTTATATTGAGATTTAAAAATAGTATGATGACCTTTTTCAAAAATATCTTCTAATATATTAATAGCATAAAAATAAGATACGTATGCATCTTTAGAAATAACTTCTTCTCCTTCATCCCAAGCTCCTTTAATCATATACATAGCATAATAAAAAGATTGCTCAGCATCAGTAGCAATAATTTTTTCTAGTTCTGTTATTCTTTTATCCATAGATAAACTTTTATGTAAAGCTTCAATAGGTGTCATATTAGGTGTTCTATTAATTTTAATTGATTTAAAACACTTTTTAATCTTCTAAAGACAAGATTATTTTCTTTTATTATAAAATATTGTTCTTGATTGATTAATAATTTAAAATCCCAATTAATATCATTTAATAATTTATGATTATTAGAAATGATATTTTGTCCATTCTCAAAATAAATTTCTGTTTCAGTATTTTCCTGATTTACAAGAACATAATTTTTTATTAAGCAATCTGAATCTAAATAACTTTTTGATGTTTTTATACAAAGAAAATAATTCATATCACCCATTCATGTAGATTAAATTTACCTAAAAAATCAACTTTATTTTTATTTAAAACATCTTCTTTAAAATTTAGTTTTAAAAGTTCTTCAAAAAGATCTTTATTATTTATCTTTATAGAAAGATTAAATTTAATTTTCAATTCATATTTAAAATCATTTTGGTTCTTGGTTTTCTCTTGTTTAGAATCTGAAAAATAAGAATATCCATTATAAACTAGATAATTTTCTTTATCAACATAATGATATAAAACGCAGGTAATAATTTTATCGTTAAATAAATTAAGACACAAATAAGCGTTTATTTTATTTTTATTCATATTACAATTATATATAAGAATAGTAATAGTGACTAAACCTAAAAAAAAGACATTTATAAACTACCCGTACTGGATATTTTTTTAGGTTTAAACACTAATAGAGTAAATAAGTATAGTATTATATTAGAAATTTTTATTTATTAAGTAGAAATTTAATTTTAACAAGGAGAAAAAAATGAGGAATTTAGAAAAAATATTAGACCTTTGTCAAAAATCCGACAATTCAGTCTTATTAAAGGGACCTCACGGAATAGGGAAGAGTGAAAGAGTAGAAGCATTCGCAAAAGAAAAAGGTTATCATTGCGAAATTTTATTTCTTTCTCACCAAGAAACTGGAGATTTAATTGGTATTCCATATTTAGAAAATGGAAATACCGTATGGAGTACACCAATCTGGTTACAAAGAATTTATGATGCTTCTAAGAATGGAAAAACGTGTGTATTATTCTTAGATGAATTAAACAGAGCAAGATTAGATGTTAGACAATCTGCTTTACAGTTAGTATTATCTAAGCAAATTCACCAGCACGTACTTCCAAAAGATTCTTTAGTAGTAGCAGCAGTTAATCCAGAAGATGATTACCAAGTGTCTGAATTAGATCCAGCACTTTTAGATAGATTTGAAGCTATTGAATTGAAAGCAAACACTGAAGAGTGGATTGAATGGGCTAGAAAAAAGTCAGTCAATGAAACAGTAGTTTCTTTTGTAGCAGATAATCCAGATAAATTGTGGTTCAAAACTAACAATGAAAATGAAATCAACCATCCTACTCCAAGAAGCTGGGTAAAAGTATCTAATTTTCTAAAAGTTTTAGAACTTGAAAAAGAAGCAGATGAGGAAAAATTCTTTTTACTTCAAACTTTTGTAAATGGAAAGATTGGTAGAAGCGTTGGTAATCAATTTTCTATTTATTGGAAAGAAAAACAAGCACTTTCTATGGAAAGTATTGAAAAAGCAATTAAGAAAATTAAGAATAGGAAGAAAGAAAACATGGACGAAGCTATGGAGATACTAAAACCAGTTCTCTCTACTATCGAAGTCATAAAACTTTCTCTTATTGGAGAGGACTTACTTAAAAAGTATATTCCAAAAACAGCTACTATTGCAACAATAGATAAAGCATTTGAAACCGCTTTTCCAGTTATGGCTTTTTTCTATTCTTTAGAATTAGAAGTTTCACATTCTATTCTAAAAGGTCTTAAAGAAAAAGACGATGAAAATATGAAAGAATTATACGCTGGTTTAGCTCGTTGTGATTCAGCAGCTGCTGGAAAATTTAGAGAAAAAGAAATTTTCCGAAGGATTATAGATAAATTCGACAACAAGAAATAACTAATCCTTATTTCAATCTTCTTGGAAGCCACTACTTTTTTAGTGGCTCCTATTTTTTTTATTTTAAATGTTATTTTTTTAGGTTTAATCACTTGTAATTATTATTAGTATAATTTATATTATGGAACAAAAAATAATTGAAAATAGAAAATATTTAATAGGAGGATACTATGGATAAAATCAACAAAGAAGTCTATGAAGAAACAATGGCTAATACTCTTTGGGGACAAGAAAATCAATATGTATTTTATGGTCACATAATTGCAGCCACAAAAGTACATTTTGATAATACACTACCTGCACCTGCTGGGGTATATTTCGCAAAAAGTCAATTTAATTTAGTGATTAATTTAGAAAAGTTTTCTGAATACTCTCTAAAAGAAAGAAGATCAATATTAGTTCACGAAGCTTTACATATAATTCTTAATCATATAGGTAGAGCAAAGAATAAAAGAAGATTTTGCTGGAATATATCAACAGATACTGCTTTAAATCAATTTATCAAGGATTTACCGCCAGACTGTATGTTACCAGAAAAATTTGGATTAGAACCAAAATTATCTGCGGAGAATTATTATTCTTTTCTTAGAAAGAAAATTGACGATAAAGAAATTTCTTTCAAAGTAATTTATGAAGACGGTTCTTCTGACGATAACAACAATGGAAATCCGCAGCAAGGCAATGGAAAGAAAATATCGAAAGTTATTATGAGGGTTAAATCTAAAAGTGGTGTCAAAGAATATGAAATTGACCCTCACGTAGCAGACGATCGTAACGAAGGTGAAGTAAATGAAGAATTAGTAAATCTTATGAGGGAGAAATTAATTCAACATGCTGAGAATAAAAGTAGGGGATTGATACCATCTGATATTGCAGATGAAATTGAAAAACTTCGTTCTAAGAAAATTGATTGGAAAAAGCATATTCGTAATCAAGCTTCTAATTCTTCCATAGATGTAGAAGAGTCTATAAAAAGAAGAAATCGTAGATTTATGAATCGAGTAGAAATTAAAGGATTTATAAAAACTTATTCTTCTAAAGGAGTAGTAATATTAGATACTTCTGGATCAGTTAGTAATGAATTTATTTCTAAAACTTTAGGAGAAATTGATAACTTATGTAAATCAACTAATTCTGAAGTCGAACTAATTCAGGTAGATGCTCAAGTACATAGTATTAAAAAATATACTCCTTCTAATAAGAAAGTAGGTATTGTTGGTAGAGGTGGTACTTATCTTTATCCAGCAATTGAACATATTAAAAATAAAAAAATTCGTTGTGACTATATAATAGTATTAACGGATGGAGAAATTGAAAATTCTTGGAAAGAAGTACCTCAACAAAATATATTCTTTCTTTTACCCAAAGATGGAAAATTAGCGTTAGATATTTCTAATTTCAAAAAAGCAAAAGTTTTTAATATAGATTAAAAAAATAATTAATCTCTTTCTTTTTTAAGAAAGAGATTTTTTTTAATTATTTTTGATGATTTATTAAAAACAAAAAAGGATATAATAATGAATCAAAAAGAATATACATTATCAATTAAAATAAATGATAATCAAAAAATAATAGGATTATCTGTATTTGACGCTAAAAACAATTTAAAATATACAGGTGAAAAAATAATTAAAGATTATAGTTCAGACTTATCGTTTTATTTAGCAAATTTTCAAAGTGACCCACATCTAATTAATATAGATGAAAAAACTTTTAATCAATTTTTAAAAGCTGATTTTAGAGATATTAAAGATATGTTTTTAATTGATTTTTATAAAAAATATAATTTTGAAGAATTTATTTTATAAACACCACTCCTCTAATCCATTATAAATTAAAAACGTTTTTAAATCTATTTTTCTATAATCTTTTCTTTTTAAATTTAGAACTTTAAAAAATAAAACTTTATTTATTGGAACAAAAAAATCTAAATTTAATTTAAAAAAAAGTAAATTTCCTTTCATTGAAAATTCGTTTGGATTATCTAAAAAAAAAATATCTCCTTTGTTTTTATCGTACACTCTAATGGATGATATTTTTTCATTTTTTAAAGTAAAACCAAGGTAATAATTTTCTTTCATGTGTTTTAATATATTAAGTGTTTTATTTTTAGGTTTAAACACTTATTATATATTATAGTATATTATATTATTACAAATAATAAAATAAGGAGAAAGTAATATGGAAAGAAAAAAATTATTAAAAACATCCGTTGAATTTTCAAATCTGCTTGGTATTGAACCGTTTAACTGTTCATGGGCTCAAAGATCAATAAACTTGATAAGTGAAAACTTTGATGATTTTAAAGAATTAAAATTAAATTATGGCGTAGTTGACGTTGAAAATGATAAAGAAGTATTTTTTAAAATCTCAAATATTTCTTTTGAAGAAGAAATAAACATGGTCAGTTTCGTATATGGTAGCGAAGGTCACGATAGTTTAACTTTAAAAGATTTAATTGGTTTTATTGAGCACCTAAGAAAAGAAAAACCTAATAGTTGGGGTTCTATTATTCTTAATTGTGAAAACTTATTTGTTATCAATAATTGTGTTATTATTGGTGATAAACTTTGTTTTTCTTTTAAACCAAATAGTACAGGAGTTTCAGTTTGAAGATAAGAATAAATTTTGATTTTTTAAATGAAATGCTAAACAACGTAAAAAGTGTTTGGCATGAATTTAAAAAACTTGAAAAAGAAAATAGCCCGTCTTCTTGGATTAAAGAAGTAAACTTTGAGGAGGGAGCAGATGGTAAAAAATCTAATAGTTCTAGCAGCAGTTCTAGTGTTACTGAATAATTTCATTAGTGATTCAGATGTTGCAATGACAGAATATAAAATAATTGAAAAAAATGCTAAAACAGAAATCAGATTTTACGATTCAGGTGAAAAATATCGTTGTACTCTAACAAAATAAAAAAATAAAACCTAAAAGGGAAAGAAAACTATGAAAACAGAACCATGGATTCAAAAACAATACTTCTCACAAGAAGAAGCATTTAAAATTGGGGAATCTGAATTTTTTAATTTTTTTGAAAGCAAAAAATTAAAATTTGGAGTAGCATTAACATCTGGAGTTGTTGGTACAATTAGTAATTATCACGCAGTTAGACACCAAATATCTGAATCAAGGTTCGATATGATAGGCTCTCATTATGCTGATATATACGCTATTGGATTAACTGCTTTTTTAGATATGATGATTATAGTTTTTTATCTTATGAGGGATAAAAAATTAATTAACATATCTACTTTTTCAACATTCACTATTTCTGTATATGCTAACTTGATGTTATCTCTTCACAGTGCTGGTGGATCAACTTTTAAAAATTTACTTCTTAGTTTTTTAGATCCTGGACAATTTTTTCATTTATTCGTATCTTTAACTATGGCGACACTTCCAATCTTTGTATTAAAACACTGTATGGGATTATTAGTTCAACAATTAGAAAGTGAAAAAACTAACGCTTAAGCGTTAGTTTTTTGTTTAGATGTTAATATTTTAGGATTAATCATTGTATTAAAATGTAAGTATAATTATCTAGTAGGTAATAAAATTGAAAGAAAATTCTATTGTTAGACAATTAGTAAAAGTTTTAGAAGAAAAAACTCTAAAAAGAAAACAAATGATTGAAGAAATTTGGAGAATCTCTGGAAGAAAAGATCCAATTAATTATTCATCTTGGTCAACAAACATTACTAAATTATATCAACTTGGTATTTTAAGAAAGCATAAGAAAATAGGATATTGGTGTGTACCTGGAACTTCTAAATTAAAATATTTTTATACTGGACCTTTTAATTATATAAAAGAAGGTATTATAAATGAAGATGATCTTACACACCTTATGGTTAAAAAATTTGTAGAACAAAATGCTGATCAATTTATTTAAAAATAAACATTCATTTTATTAATAAATAAAATGAGTTAATGAATGATTATATTAGTGTCTCAAAATTTAACGATTCTGTTATTATTTACATTTATAGAAAAAATTATGTTTATTCAAATCTTATTATTACTTTTATGAATCCAACTAAATATTTAACTCTTAGAAGGAAATTAAAAAATAATTGGTTTGTATATTACACGACTATGCCTTTTACAAAAAATAAAAATCAACTTATAAATAAAGATAAACTTAGGTATTTATTATCTATTTCTTTTAATAAAGAAAACAATAGTAATTTTCATGTAGAACATGGCTTTGAGGAGTATTTTATATAATGATATTTTCAAAATTTGAGATCAATTAATTGAAAAATATTTTAAATATTTAAAAACATTAAAAATAAGTGATCAAAATTTAATCAGTTTTCAAGTTTAAACATTCAAATATATTTACTATATAATAATAATAGGGAATATTTTTATTATAAACACATAATAGAGGAAAATATTTTTGAATAGCGATATAATAACACTTAAAGATATTTATGAAATTACTAAAAACACTGGAAAACTGAATGGCTTTTATGAACATGATTTATCAAACTTCTTATGCTGAAGCAAAAAAAATTCTTAAAGATTGTAAAAAGAGTAAAAAAAGGGATCTTGAGAACGAAAAAAGATTATTAAGATATAAAGAGTATGCAATTTATTATGCTAGTAATATTATTAAAGGTAGATGGGAAGATTTAGAAAAAAATTTTTTAAGATCAAATGGAAGAGTTAATTCTAAAGAAATCGTTCTTTATTGTCGTAGAGTAATAAAAAAAAGATGGATAAAAAGTGAAAAAAAGATTTTATTATATTCTGATGCTTCTTATTATTATTCTCTTTATATAATAAAAGGTAGATGGGAAAAAGGAGAAAAAAAAATATCTAATAGTCCATATTATTCTTTTTTATATGCTAAGCATGTTTTAAAAGATTATTTTGAATTAGGAAATGAAATTATTTTAGATTCTGACTATGCTAACGATTATAGACAATTTTTAATTGATATAAATAAGGTAGAATATTTATTGTGAATTGTTATTTAGTGTATAGTTTATATATAAATAAAATTGATGTATTTTACTTATATTTTAAAAAAGAAGAAAAAATAAAAATGTTTTCTTTTGCTGGGACTATATGTAACATTGATCCATTATCAACAGAAGGTTTTAACGAAGTGTTTCCAACTAATAGCTGGAAAAGAATACCATTTAATGAGGATAATATATATGAGATAAAAAATGAAATAACAGCGTTATCTGAAAAACAATTTTTAGAAAAATTAAAACTACAAGAGTGGCAAATTTAATGAAAAATAAAAAAAGATTATATATAGAAGATTCAAAGATAACAAATAAAATACTTAATATTTTAGTTATAGATACCGATAAAGATATAGTTATACATCAAAAAAAAGAATTTAAAATAAAAAAAATAGAAACATATTATAAAAATATTATTAAAGATTCAATACCAATATCAGATAAATATTATGAACTGTTTAGTAAAATAAATTTAATTCATTTTTGTTGTTTAAATAGACAAGAATTTTTACAAGCATGTTTATTGGAGGAATGGACATTATGAATAATACTTTTTATCAAGGATTAAAAGGTAAAAATATATATCAAATAATAGATCAATATCTTGATAATCGTAATGAATTTAAAATTCTTTATAAGCAAAAAGATAAAGATAAATTTTTTGTTAAAAATGAAAAAGATTTTTTCAAAATCTTTAAAAAGACTTTTTTATGAAAATAAAAATTCTTTTTTGTTATATAACGATAGGAACTATTTTAGGTTTAATTTTTTATTTCTTAGACGATTCTTATATTGAAGAACAAGATAAAATAAAGATGTTTGCTTTGTTTTCTCTTTTTTATCCAATAATGATAATTATAAGAATATTGTTATTTTTTAAGAAAAGATAAAAAGTAATTAGTTTTTAATTTATCATCTATATAATACTCATTTCTTTTATTAGAAGAAACATCCTCACAATGATGCTTCTTTCCATCTTTAATAACTTGCTTACATGTTCCACAAATTAAAACTTCTTTCTTCATTTTATCCATCCTTTATACCATTGTAAAATTACTATTTTTGCTTCACTTGATTTACGATTCATTTTTTTATATCTAGGTGCTAGAACTGGACAATCTATTTTTTCTAAAGCTTTTTGAAGATCTTGAAATTCTTCAATATCAAACTGTTCAAAAATATTATTATCTCCAAAATTACACTTTTTATTAAAAATACTAAAAGCTTCAAACTTTGAAAACTCGCCGCCAATTATTGCTCCAGAATAATCTTCAGAACCTTTTTTACTTATTTTATATATACTCACGCTATTTCTCCTTCTAGTATATAGAATACTAGAATTTTGAGTAGATGCATAAACCTAAAAGTATATCATATTAAATTAGATATTCCTCTAATTTAAGAGTTGTAAAAAGATCCTCTAAACTTTGACTAAAAATTTGATTAGGATGAAGTCCTAATATATAATTTAATTGTTGAGGTGTCAAAACAAATACTTCATCCTCAGGATAACTAACTAAATACTCTTCATATAATTCATCGTTTAAAATAAAATCAACATAGTTATCACCTATTAAATCATTTTTTTTATCAAACTCATTAACGATTGATGGATCATATATTTTTTTATTTTCTAAATCAAATAAAACGCATTCAATTATTTGATGATTAATTTGATGGCAATTAAGATAAATATAATAACTGTTTTTCATATCACTAGCTCATATAATTTATTTTCAATAAAATATTCATTAATATATTCTGATTTCATAGATTTTGGTCTATTCCTTTTTAAGTTAAAAAAAGTTTTTAAATTTAAAGGATACATTTTTTTTATATTAACATCATATATATGATCATATTTAACATCCTTTAAAAGTAATCTTTCTAAATTAAAAGTTTTTTTGATATCATAACGTTTATCAAAATAACGAAATTCCATTAAAACGTTATCTTTAACGTCCACATAATGATATTCAGAAAAATAAGATATAAAATAATAATTATTAAAATTAATTAAATCTAATTTATATCCATATAAATTACCATTATTAACGTAATTATCATCAATAATATGAACGTAATATCCTTCAAATTTCAAAGTAAATGTTCACTCAAATTATTTTCTAATAAGATGTTACGATATTGATTAATAGATTCTTCTAACTGAAATACTTTAGACGATAGAGCGTCATTTTCTTCTTGTAAGGTATCAATTTCAACTCTGTACTCTGAATTTGCACCTAGAGAGTCTGATATATCATCTTCTAATCTTGAACACTCATTTATTTTTTCTACGTAATCATAAAAAACATTCTCAATTTTGTCTAGTAGAGTTCCTCCTCTAGAAACATTAAATTCATCTTTATATTTATATAATAAAGATTCTATATCATTATAAAATTTTTCATAATCCATATTATGATCTCCACCGCACAAACCATTTTAAAGAGTGTGCACGCTCTGGCTTAAGGAACTATTTAAAGTCGCCAGGACGACTGCTAGGAAAAATTAAGGGATATTGGTAATTCTTTTTTAAATATATGCCTCTAATAATCCTAATCTAAATATAAAATCTTTTACATCTATATTTTGAATTTCATAGTTAGTCATTTTTAATATTTTTTTAAAGATATCATTATCAATAAAATATTTATAATAATTTTCTTTATTAAAAGATTTTATTATTTCTTGATTTTTAGATTTACTTACTTCTTGTCCTAACATATAAAAAGTCATTGTAAAAAAATTATTATCACTATGATAGTTATTACCTTTATTATCATATAATAATAACCCTTTTATAGAATCTCCTTCTAATCTTATATATAAAATATTATCCATTTGTAACTATTATATAATTATTTTAGATAAGTGTTTAAACCTAAAATTCTGTATAGGATATTCTTTTGGGTTTAGTCACTATTAAATTTTTAGTTTATTATTTAACTAGATAAATAAAAAGAGGCAAAATTATGAAATTATAAATTAAAGAAATTTATACCTTCAATGGAAAAGAGTATGATTCTCTTGAACAATTAAAAGAAGCTAAAATCAAATATAATCAACAATTATTAGAGGAGTCACCTCAGAAAAAAAGTAATTTTTCTCTTATTCCAGTTTACGATGTTGATATTTCTAATTTAATTTTTCATCACGAAATTTATGATGAGGCTACTTTATTAGATTTAGTTGAAATGCGTCAAAAATTATCCAACGAACAGTATCGTTATGTGCTACCTACTTATTCTGAAATAAAAAAATTACAAACTTTAAAACTTATTCCTGAATGGTTGCCTTTAAAAGAATTTTGGACTTCTACTAGATTTTTATATAACACTTATATTTCTTACGATAATGAAAGAAAAGTTTTTAATGATATTTATCCACAATATAAAAGAATGGCATTTCTTCTTAAAAAAGAAAATAAACAAGAATCTTGGTTTAGAGATCCTCCAATTCCAAATTCAATCGACGAAATGATTTATCTTGATGAGAAACAAAAAGGTAAAATTATTTATTCCTATTAATTCAAATAATCAATTCAAATAATTGATGCTTCTTAAAAAAATCGTTTAATGATTCTTCTGTTAAGTGTTTTGGTGTATCGTTAGATAATTTTTGAAAATCTTTAAAAGATAACTCGTGCATTTTATTTATTTGACAATCATAATAACCATTAAAATAATGTTTAAAAACAATAAGATCTTCTTCTGTTTTAAAAAAATCAAAAATAACTTTTTGTTTATTAATTAATAAATTATCAACATTGTGAAAAATTATAACATAATAATTATTAAAATCAATTAAACATAATTCTTTATATTTTGTATGATCATAATCGTTTATACATAAATAATAATCAATAAATTTCATATATAATCTTGCATGTTTAAAATGTATTCTTTTAAAAAGTCATCTATTTTTTCTATTGCATATTCTAAAGTATCCTTGTAATTATAATATCGAAAATAAATTGAATACTTATGTTTTAATTCAAATTTAAAACTTTTTTTAGGGAAAACCCATTGTATTTTAGATATTGTTAGTGACCAATTTTGTTTTTTTAGTTTAAAGGAAATATAATTTTTATCCTTTTGTTTAAATGAAACTTCTGTATTAGGATTTCTAAAATTAATTGGAATATTTGTATTGATTATAATAAATTTATCAGTTTCTTTAAAATTATTAATCATTGTATATTTTTGTAATTCTTTTTTTATTATTTGTAAATTATCCATAACTATATTTTATACTAATAGTAATTAGATGTTTAATCCTAAAAATTGAACAGTTAGAATTTTTATAAAAACTTTAAATATGTTTTGATTAAATATATAATATAAATATATGAAACAGGAAATAATAGTTCTAGTGGTATATTTGATTGTAATAGTTTTAGTTATTGGACTTATAACGCAAGTAGTATGGAACAGTCTTATATCAGATATATTTTCATTAAGACAAATTTCTTATTTAGAGTCAGTAGTTTTAAATATTTTTTTTAGAATATCTTTTCAAGGATTTGAATTTAACCCCAAGGAATAATCAATTTTTATTCATAGTTTATCACCCCTTAAACAAACACTCGCCATCTTAGGATGGCATTTTTTTTTAAACATAAGTAATTTTAAATTCTATAATAAATAAAGGAATTTAAAATTGAATAATAAGAAAATTTTAATGCATCTTATTTCAACTTATGGATCACTAAGTCACAATCAAAATCAAAAAATAATAGATGGTTTTTTTAATCAATCAAAAGATATTTTTAAAATTAAAGATTTTATAGAATATTATAATTCTAACGCTAATAAACCTATTAATGATTATGCTTTATCCATGTATTTTAGATATATGAAGTGAACATTTTAAATTTTTAAATAATTTTATACAGGTGACAAATGATTGATATAGAGTGGAACGATAAATTTAATAGTTTTTATAATTGGTATGAAATAAATGATCTTATTGCTGAATCAGAATGGGATTTAGTTCCAGATGATTTATTAATTTTTTATGTTAATTCACATAAAGATAAAATTGATAATCATATATGGACTAACAAAGTTCATAATACATTAAAAAAAGCAAGTCAGACTTATAATTATAAATATGGTTTTTTTGATTTTAGAGATAAAAATCAAAAATGTAAAGTAGTGTTATATAAAAATCCAAATAAAATAGATGTTTCTAAAAATAAATTTTGGCTGATTTGTAATGAGAAAGTAGATTTTATTAAAAAATATAATTCTCTTGAAGATGCTCAAGACGATTTATTTATAACTTCTCAAAAAAGAGAAGACGATTTATTTCTCTTAGAAACAAAAAATTTTAGATAAAACATATTTTTAAATTTAATTTTATATAATATTTATAGAGTTAATCAAAGATTAATTCTACACACAACACACACAAGAGGTAGAAAATATGACAGCTTATGAAATTAGGCTAAAATTGCTAGAAATGGCACAAAGTTTATTGATTGAAAAGTACAATCAAGAAAATGAGATTGAAAGAATAAATTGGGAAAAAAAAGTAAATGATGCAGAGAGAACTGGCTCAGCATTACCAATTTATGAGAGAAAATCTTCCTTCCCCAGTGAAGATGACATTATCAAAAAAGCTAAAGTTTTAAATCAATTTGTTTCATCTAAAGGTGGTTCTTATGAATGAGATGGAAATAAAATTGAATGTTTTAAAAATGGCTAAAGATATAATTGTTGATAGATATTTTAATAAAAAAGAAGTTCTAATATGTAATTGGCAAGCAGGTTTGAACGTAGCCGAAAAAAGTGGTAAGGATTATCCAGATTGGAAATCAAATCTGGATTTTCCAGATGAAGATGAAGTTATTAAAATGGCAAAACTTTTTAATGATTTTATTTTTAATTAATTAAAAGCTTAACCTCTCTCTATCATTGAGAGAGGTTTTAATAATGATTAATTTTTGGGTTTTATCACTCTATTAAGAATATATTACAATATATTTATTAAGTTAATGGAGAATAAAAGTGTTAAAAATAGAAATAGTATATAAAGACAGTCAAGGGAATATTCTTAAAAAAGAAGATATTCAAAAACAAAAGATTTCAAAAATTAGAACAATTAACCCTAATTTAGTTGATTCTTCTGGTTTTTATTATAAAACAAGAAAATCAAAAAACTCAGCAGTTAAGGTTTATTCAAAACAACCAGAAGTAATTCCTTCTTTTTGTTTCAAAGAAGATTCAGCTTCTATAAAAATTGAAAACCAAAAATTCTTTTTAAGTTATGATAAAAATAAAAATCAAGGTGAACTCTATCAAAAAATAGATCCAACTCTAGTGAAGAATTTTCTTAAAGATCAAAAAAGAATGATCAAACAAATCAGACTTGAAATTGAAAAAATTGAAGAAGCTAAAATTGACGAAGAATCATTTTTAAAATTAGTAGAAACAGTATAAGGAGAATTAAAAAATGTTAGAAACTTTTTCTTTTATAGCAGTATTAATAGTTGGTTTATTAGCTGTTATTTCATCTTTAGCATGTGAAATCAATAACAAAAAATACACATCTAAAAAAAATTGAAATACAATAAAAATATCCACTTTTAAATAAGTGGATATTTATTTTAAAAAGGAAGTTAAATGAGAAATATATATATCCTTTATGGCCCACCTCTATCTGGTAAAACAACTTTTTCTAACCTTATAACTAAATACGATAAAGACATAAAAATTGTTTCAAGAGATGTTATTAGAGATAATTTAAACGATCACTCTAATTTACCTGAGATTGAAACCATAATAACTAAAATAGAGGAATCTTATTTTTCATCTTTAATTACTCAATACGATATTATTTGTGATAATACTTTTTCTAAAGTTAAATACATTAAAGACTTCCTTAATTTAATAAAAAAAAGTAAAATAAAAATTAAGGTTCGTCTTGTTGATTTTAGTGATATACCGTTTGATACACTATTAGAAAGATCTTTAAATCGTGATAGAAAAGTTGATCTGGTAGTAATTAAAAAATTTTTTACAAGGTGTAAACAAAATTTAAAAAGTGTTATTGAATTAATTAATAATTTTAATAACGATTCTTCTTTTATTTCTGAATATAAACCAACAATCATTAGTAAAATACCAATTATTAATAATAACGATAGGGCTATAATTGTTGATATAGATGGAACACTATCTCATAGTGGCGGATTAAGAAGTCCATTTGAATATGATAAAGTTATTAATGATGATATAGACGAAATTATTAGAGATATAGTTACTTCTTATAAAAATTCAAATCACAAAATAATAATTGTTTCAGGAAGGGAAGATTCTTGCTATAACATGACTTGTGATTGGTTAAATAAATATCGTGTTCCTTTTGATTTTTTATACATGAGAAAATATAAAGATTTTAGAAAAGATGCTATTGTTAAAAAAGAAATATTTGATAAATATATTAAAGATAATTATAATGTTCTTTTTTGTTTAGATGATAGAAATCAAGTTGTAGAAATGTGGAGAAGCATCGGAGTTAAATGTTTACAGGTTCAAGAAGGAAATTTTTAAATAAAAACATTTATTTGATTAAAAATAAAATATATACTAATCTTAAAAATAAGGCAACAAGTTGAATCACTTTAAACAAAATAATCAATTATTTCAATATTTTAATAATGATAATAGATGCGAAATATTTAATTATATATCTTATAATAATGTTAATCAACCCGATAAAAAATTACAAGCTTTATTAGGTTCAATAGAATTGATAACTTATCCTGGAAGGATACAAACTTGGCTAGGACTTAAAAGAAACTCTAGTACGATTGATAATTTTATTTGGATTAAAATAACTAACTCATTTAGTGATAATGAAGACATGATAGATCCGCATTATTATAAAGGTTTTTATTTATCACTAATAGGTTCTGAAAATTCTCTTTTAATTCAATACAATTCTCCTTTAAAAAGTTTTGAAATAAATTCAATCATTAATTTTATTAATAAAATCACATATGTTAAAGATAATGACTTTATCATCGATAACATTGAAAAAATTATTAAAAGAAAAGCAGACTTTATAGATAAAGTCTAATTTTTCGTTTCAAACACTAAATATATATAGTGGACAAAAAATTTATAAAATATAATCCGATAGATTATAGACACCTAGAATTTTTCCCAAGATTATCTTTAGTTATTGATAAGAATGATGTAAGTTTAATTTTTGAATTTTTTTGGATAGGCTTTAAAATTCCTCTATAAAATTTAGGTTTATACATTAAATTGAAAATTACTTATAATTCTATTATGAACAATAAAGCAAAAAAAAATTCTAATGAAAGCAAAGAAAGGTTTAGTTCTATCAAAAGAAGATGAAGATATTCTTTTTAATCCTAATATTGTTAGTATTGGTTTATCAATCAAATATGTAAATGATGTTTCTAAAGTAAGAAATTTAAAGTTTGAAAAAATTTTAGAACAGTATTGTGAAGAATATGAATCTTTATGGGGAATAGATGAAAGTGAGATTTCTTTTTACATAAGAAAAATATTAAAAGGACCTTGGCCAAAAATGGAAAAATATTTGTCAGATCCTTTTTTACAGAAATATAAAATCTTCTTAGAAGAAAATAATTTTCAAGAACACTTGATTTAATCTTCTTTTAAAAGAAATTTATTACTGATTGCTTTAAATGATGTTCGATTAAGAATTTTAGTTCTTAAAACAATCCCTTCTCTTTCTGTATCTTTATGTAATAAAGATTTACCTTCTGCATAAGTCAATAATTCTTTCATGTTAAAAGGTAATTTAAAATCTTCATCAATCATTGGAACTGTCTCTAATCCTAGATTTTTAATGATCGTTTTAAAATCATTAAAGTTATAATATTTCATAGTGAATATATCGAAAACATTAAAGAATTTAATTTGATGTCCAGATATTTTATACTTATTACCTTGAATACCTTCACCAATTAATTCACCTTGTAAAGCAATATTATCTATTGATTTACTTTTTAAAATATTTTCAATATTTAATTTTCTAACAGTAGACCAAAAAGTATTTTTATCGTCTTCTAGTAAATCTAAATTCCTAGAACAAACTCCAAAGACACCGTCTTTTAAATAAATAGTTATCGAACTACCATCACATTTTTCTGTGACATAGTATTGATCATCAACTAATTTATTATAATCTAAATTTTGGATTCTTTCTTCATCAGTTTTTGGAATTTCAGATGGGAAATTTCCTCTTGCAACTCCACTTAATTGTGCTGGAATAGGAGGTTCGTATTTTTGAATTCCTAACTCTTCTGTTAAATCTTCACTTACATAAAAGTTTCTTTCTTTTAATAAAGAAGAATCAATTAAAGTTTTTATTGGAACTATTAATCCTTGACTTATAGTTCCTCTTAACTTAACTGTCTTTAGACGAAAGCCTTCTTGATCACCCATTTTTTTATAAGAACTTTTTCTTAAAAATTCAAACACTGGATGAATTGGTAAAAAAGAATCAATCTCAAAATAAACACACATTTGTCTAACTTCAAAATCACCTTTTTTAACAACACAGTTCCATCCGTCTACTACAGCAACCTCAATAAGATCAGCCCCTTCTATAGGAACTAATTCTTGAACATATCTAATAGTGGCTAATTTTCTCATATTTTAAATATATAAAAAAATTATTACGATGTTTAAAAAAATTTAATTAATATAGTTGGATGTTTTTCATTAATATCTTCTATTAGAAAAAGAGTTAAACCAAGATCAATTGTTGTTACAGATTTATCATCTGGCGATTCTGTTGTTAAATATGAAACACCAGGGCCAAAAGTCATATAATAATTATCAGCAATATAGTGACCTTCTTCGGGTGAAGGAATGTGAAAATCATTTAGGTTTGAATATTTTTTCATTGCATCTTTATATAGATGATCTTCTAAAACTTGCACTGATAATTTATCGTCAATTTGAATAATATTGTTTTTTAAAACTTTCATTATTTATTTCTTACTCCATTTGTCAGGCGAATCACCTTCTGAGTGATAATCACCATATTTATCATATCCACCTCGCCAAGTACCATCTTTCCAAACACCATTCTTCCATGTTCCTTTATACCAAAGACCGTTTTCCCAAATACCATCTTCCCAAATTCCTTTAAACCAAGTACCATACTCCCAAACACCATTCTTCCATGTTCCTTTATGCCAAGTACCATCTTCCCAAGTACCACCCCACCAAATACCAACCCACCAAGTACCGTCTTTCCAAACACCATCCTTCCACGTTCCTTTATGCCAAGTACCATCTTCCCATGTTCCTTTCCACCAAATGCCATTTTCCCATTGACCACCTTCCCAGGTGCCATTATACCAATCACCTTTTTCCCAATTTATTTTTATTTCGTGTTGATCATGTAAATATGTTGTATAAACAGCATCTTTTGATATATTTTTTTTGATAAGTTCATCATAGTTTTTAATGTATAATGATAATTGTTCTTGTTTTGATGTGTCAGAGTTTTGAGAAAAAACTTTTTTAAGGTAATTTATATCTTTATTAGCTGACCTCCAAGATTTACCTTCATTATCACTATAAGAAAGAGGAATTATAATATCATTATTATATGATACTAAAACTAAACCATCATGTCTACCAGTAAAAACTATCCCATCAATTATTTTTATTAATAACTTTTTATATACATTATAAACATAAGAAGCTATATCAGATGAATAATTTGATGTTTTCTGTAATTCTAATATTTTTTTTTCATCTATTTGTTTATACTTATCATATTTATCAAAATCAAAATATTTCATTTGATCTATAATAAACATATCTTTTGATGTTTTTATTTTTTTACTAACAGATGATTTTAAAAAATTATCATAATCAAAAAACATAAATCTATTTAAAGAATTAATCATAAACTTAACAATTATATCACCATAATTTGATTTCATTCTTTGTCTAAATTGAGATTCTAATTCATAGGTACTATAAAATCCTTTTCCATAAGTATCTCCAACACCTGTCCTAAAACCTGTATTATAAATTTTATTTATAAGATCTTCTGTTTTAGTTCTATGATAAACAGTAGCTTTATTACTATAAATACTTTCAAAAATAATATTATTTAAGTTTTTAGTAAATTTTTTATTAGTCATTTTTTTAATCCTTATATATTCCATTTATCTGGTGAATCACCTTGTGGATGAAATCTTCCAAATTTATCTTTTCCTCCATGCCAAGTACCACCTAACCAAGTGCCACCTTTCCAAGTTCCATCTAACCAATCACCGTTTTTCCAAATGGCGTTATTCCAAGTACCTTTTTCCCAAATGCCTTTTTCCCAAATTGGATTATCATCATCATTCCAAAATATACTTCCAAATGTTCCATCCTTCCATGTTCCATCTTCCCAAGTTCCACCTTCAAAATAACCTTTTAACCATGTTCCTTTTTTCCAAGTACCATTTTCCCATGTACCATTATACCAAACTCCACTATACCAAATCCCATTTTCCCAAGTAAAATAATTTCTATATTTTATATCATAATTTTCTATATCGTCTATTTCGTAATCAGCATCACTAGATATTTTAGCATCCTCAATCCAATGTTTTATTTTAGTGTCTTTTTTATATTTAACTTTAACGTCGTCAGTATATTGAGAGAATACTTTTTTTAAATAGTTTATATCTTTATTTGGTTTAATCCAGTCTTTTCCATCATTTAAAGAAAAAGATAATGGGATAATTAAATCAGTATTATAACAAACAATGTTTTTGCCTTCATCATCAGATGTAAAAAATACTCCATCAATATATCTTTTAATTTTAAAATGACCACCAAAATAGCTTAATATTTGATTAAAAATATCAGAACTATATTTTGATTCTCGAAATTCAAAATCTTCTAATGATTGTTCTGGTTCTAAAAATTGAAAATTAAAGTGTTTTAATTGATCAATAATAAAATTTTTTTTCTTTGATTTTAATTTTTTAAAAAGATTAGTTTTTTTAAATTCTTTATAATCTAAAACTAAAAAATTATTTATAGATTTAATCATCATTTTAACTATAATCGAACCATATTTGTGTTCCATATAATCTTTATTTCGACCTATTTGATGTTTTAAATCGTATGTAGCATACATACCTATTCCATAATTAGATGTATCTTTAGGCTTGTATCCATCTTTAAAAATAAGATTTATTAAATCTTTTTCTTTTGTTCGATGATATACAGTAGCTTTTGCACCATAAATATCTTCTAAAAGAATTTCTTTTAAACTTTCACTAAATAATTTTTCTTTATATAAATCCATTTTACTTCTCACTCAATTTAATTATTTTTATGATTAAATGTTTTATGTATTAATATTTTAATTTTAGACACTTATTATTTTTAAATAATATAATTAATTAAGGGAAAAATATATGTCACTACAAAGAGCTAAAAAACTAATATCTGATCCATTCAACAAAAGAGATAAAGATTCTAAAAATATAGTACAATTATGTAACAAAATTAAAACAGATTTTTTATCTATTGATAATATTTTAAAATTTAGAAATAGAATGGACTATTTAGTTCCAGAAAAAAGATTACCAGATGATTGTCTATTAATAGTGATTGATACAGAGACAACAGGTTTAATGCAACAAAATAAATTAGATGTTTTTACTGATAATCTTGGTAATAAACACGAATATATTTCTTATCGTAATCAAATTAGAGAAATAGGAGCTGTTTCTTATAATTGGGATTTAAACTTTGAAGATAATAGTGATAAAACTTTTTTTCATGGAAAAATAAAAGATTCTGTTCTTGATGAATATAATTCTGTAGAAAAAATTGAAAACAATTTAATTTCTAAATTTCAAGAAACATATCTAGAAAATAAAGAAAATATCATAAGTGCTTTTTCTTTAGCACAAGCAAAAAGTGGAAAATTTAATCCAGATTATCAAGTTTTTAAAAGTAATTTTCCATCTATGTTTGAATCTTTAAATGAATTTAATAAAGAAACTTTAATTAAATATATCTTCAAATATAATCTATTACAAGCAATAAGTTTTATGAATCACTCAGATAAAGAAATTTATAAATATCCTTTTGACCATTCTAAAACTTATAAAATCAATAATAATTATAGTGATGAATTACATCTTATAGAATCACTTTTTGATTTTATTGAATCTAAAAAGAAATTATATTCTAATGTTATTATAGGAGCTCATAATTTGCCTTACGATGAAGGTATGATTAAAGGAGCAATAACATCTGCAATAGATTATTATACTTATATAGATGAAAATCCTTCTAAAAAAGAATATTATGGTTTTTTACTAGAAAGACATAAAAATATATTTTATAACAAACTAAATACTATTGATATTTTTAAAGATATTTTAAATACTAAAAAATATGGTAATCGTTTAGTTAGTTTATATTCTCATAGGAACGATCTTAAAAAAGTAAAGATGTTAAAACATATTGTAAAATCATTATCAAATAAAAAATATTCTAGTGGAAGTTTTAGTGTTGCACTAGGTAGTTTAGCACCTTTATCTTTAAATCAAGATTTTCATACAACAATTAACGATATTTATGTTACGGTAGAAACTCTTAAATATTATTTTTGTATTCCAATAATATTAGATTATAATCATAAATTAAAAGTAAGTGATGACTTACAAGAAACAATAGGAAATATTTTATGAATCAAAAAGTTACTGTTGCTGATGGTACTTGGACTAAAACTTTAGATAAATCTACTAGACCAGAGACTGGTGATTACACTTGGTTTTATGATAAATTTTATCGAGTCATAGTAAAAAATCTTTATAACAATGATAATTATATAGTTCTAAGAGCTAAAAATGGAGAAACAATATCTATTGATTCTTCTCTTTATCAAACTCTTGGAAGAGTAGATATAAATTCATAATGTTAGAAAAACATTCTTTAACTTATCCGACAGAAGTTGGATCTATTAAAATTGAAATTGAAAATGATCTTGACTTATATAAAGATTCTAAAAAATACGGAAGTGATTCTTATTACCTTACTAAAATTTTACAAATAAAAAATCAATTAATTTCTTTAAATGAAGAAAAGAAATGGAACGATATTATATGGGAAAACATAAAATTTAAAACTCATATTGGTATTAGAATTTATCTTTATTTAAAAGAAGAAAATAAATATCTTTGTTCTATTATTTCTCCTGATGAATGGAAAAATAAATTTAACTTTATTGGGGATTTTATTTTAAATACAGATAGTATTTGGATAAAAAATAATACCTCTTTATCCAAATCTTAAATTATTTTTTTAAAAAATTTCTCGTTGATTCTATACTTGCTTTTATATCATCTAATCCAACGATGTCAGGATTTAATTCTTCTATTGATAATTCTAAGAAATCTAAATAATCTAATCTAGTTTTTACAGGTGTTTTTGAAACTTTTATTTTATTAATAAAACTTCTTAAATTATTAATTGTTTGATAAATAACATTCTGTGAAGTAGTTCCACTTTTTATGAAATCTATTTTTTTAATAAAATCACTAAATACATTAGATTCTCTATCTATTTCTTCTTGTTCTAATTCAATTAATTCATCTAATTTATCTTCATCTTCTTGTTCTTTTTTTAATAATTTATTAAAGATTTGTTCTTCTTCTTTTTCTTTAATTTTTGATGGACTTAATACAGAAGTTTGAGTTTTACTAATATCTTTTTTTGCTTTTTCAATTTCATCTGGAACTAAAGTTCCTTTTTCTATTTGTGAAAGCACAGAATTTATTTTTTGTAAAATTTTCTCTGGATTTTTAGATGTATTTTCTTTTTTTATTTTTGAGATAATAGAAGGAGGTAAAAGTGATAAAAAAGTTTTTGTAAGTATTTTTTCATAAGTTGCATCTGAGACGTCATTGTTATCAAGATTATTTTTTCTTTCTTTAAAGATAGAATAGAACATTTTATTTTCGTCACTTAAATTATAGTATCCAGTATTTAAAGATGAACTTTTTATTGAATCAAATACACCTTTAACTTTATTCCATCCGTCAATAATTGCTGGTTTATATTCTTCCCATTTATTAATTCTATCTTGTGGTTTAAGATTATCCCAACCTATACTTTTTTTATCAGCTAATGAAACTTTTATATTAGAACTAGGAATCGTCATGGTTGATGCAGTGCTTAAAGTTTTAGATTTGGTAATACCATAAGTAGATTGGAGTTTATCTTTTCTTTCTTGTTCTTTCGTATCTTTATCTATTTTTAATAAATATTCTTTTTGAGCATTTAATAATTTATTAAGTTGTTCATTTTCATTTTTTTTCTTTATAAGTTCGTTTAACATGTTAGACTTAAAAGCTGAAACGCTATATTTATTCCCGCCTGTTTTATCTTTTATTATTTCTCTAGCCATTTCAATCATAGATTGATTATTAAGCTTTTTTTCTAAAGAGCGAGCTTCTATAATATTTTCTCGTATGTTTGTTATTGTTTGTCTTTCAAATTTTTTATTTTTTTCTAATTCTTCTCGTTTTTTATCTTCTGATAAATTACTTGATAAAATGTCTTTTTCTCTTTTACTATATCTTTCTTTTTCAATTTCAATTTTATTTTCATATCGTTCAATTTCTTTTTCTTGAAATTCTAAATTTTCAAATTCTTTATCTTCTAAACGTTTCATATAACTTTGTTTTTCTTTTTTTGTTAATATAGGGTTTCTTATAACCATATTAAAAAAAGCTGATGGAAAATCTTTTTCTCTTTTAGTCAATTCTTCTGCATCTAAAAGATTTTTTTCGTTTATAATAACGTCATTCTGTGCGAAAGACATGTTAAAAGTTTGAATATGAATTGCATCATTAAAATTTACTTGTTTATCATCTAAAAACATCTTCTCGAAATCTTCTATTTCTTTTTTCGCTTTTTTACCATCGGTACTATTAGGTTCTTTTAAAAAAGAATTAAAATCAATTTCATTAAATTGATCAAATATTTTTTTTGCCTCATCTATTGATTCATATATGTATATAATGTTTTTTAGTAGCGATGAAAATTTCATTGATAATGATCCTCTTGTTATTTATTTTTAAGTGTTATTAGTAAATATATGATTTTTTTTTAGGTTTCAACACTAGAATAGTAATTTATTATAATATAGAAAAGTAAAAAAATAAATTATGAATAATAAATATTTAGCAATAAATGTCTTTAAAGACTCCACAATAAAAAGTCTATATGTTATAGATTTTGATACTAAACTAATGTATTGCGGAGTTTCAAACATAGGAGGCGCTACAGAAGTTTTTAATTATAATATTAAAAAAATAAATTCTACTGAAAGAGGAAGTATTTATTTTGATTATTTTTTTTTAATAAACGATAAAAACGTTCTATCTAAAATTTTAAATTCTTCTTACACTGAATTATCAGAAATGAGAATAGAGCAAGTTATCCAAAAATTTGGAATGATAGAATGGTCTATTTGATTTTAAAAAATACATGCTATATTTTTAGGTTTAATCTTTTATTCAAAAATATTATATTATATATATAAGAGGTAAAAACAATATGATGAAAATTTCAATATACTTATTTTTATTCATGATAGGTATAAATTTATATTTTGACAACTGTGAGCTTGCTAAACCTTATCCAGAGCCAAAAGCTAAGGTTAAAAGTAAATATAAAAACGCTGATGAAAGAACAACAGAAATTGTAGATAGTAATTATGACGTAAAATATCCAAAGAGAAATTAATTATGGATAAAAATGATATATACAATGAAGACTTTAAAGATCAAATAAAAAAAGCAATAATGGAACAAATTGCTGATGAGAGTCAAAAAGTTAATCACGCTATATCAGAAATTAAATATAAAATTCAAATGATAACTACTTCAAAATTAAGTAAGGATACAAAAAAAAGAAAGATTAAAGAAATTACTGATTATATAACTAAAAATTCAGCACAATGGATAGAACATTCAAACGATATTGCTTCTTCTTTTTTATATAATATAAAAAAAGGAGAATCAAATGCAAACATCAAGTGAAGATCAATTTAAAAGAGTAATGTTAGAAAGGCTATCAGAAGAAAATCAAAAAGTTAAAAAATTAAAATCAGAAATTAAATCTAAATTTCAAGAGATATGTGATTCTAAATTATCTAAAGAAACAAAAAGAGAAATAGTGATTGAATTGAAAAAATACCTAGAATATGGAGAACCCTGGATTAATAATTCCAGTGAAATAAAAGATCCAACATAAAGGAGAAAAACAATGGGGTTAGATATGTATGTGTATGCTACATCTAAAAAGAATCTAGTTAGTGATGAATTAAATCCTGTAATTAGATTAAAGAAAAATTCTAAGGAAGAAGAAGTTTTTTATTGGAGAAAACATCCTGCTCTTCATGGATGGATGTACAATAAATATTTAGATAAATTAAAAGAGAATGAAATTTCTCCAAGTGAAGATGATTTAGATTTCAATGGTCCTTGTCTAAGACTAAATGAAAGTGATTTAGACGAACTTGAAAATGATTTAAATGATTTTAATCTACCTTGGGATACTACTGGATTCTTTTTTGGCTCAGATAACCCTCAAAGTTTAGATATGGATAAAGAAGAAAAAGAAAAGTACTTTAAACAAATTATAGAAAATGATTTAGAATTTGTGTCTAAAAGTAGAACTTTCCTTAAAAAGGGTTTTATTGTTTTATATCATGCGAGTTATTAAATGAATTACTTTGTATGTAAAACTTCTAAACTGCTTTCTCTTGAAACTGGTTGGGGTAATGGATATATTTCATTACCTCCATCACATCCATTATATGAAAAACATTATAATAATATAAATGATAACGATGAATATTTTATTCCTCATGGTCTATGGACTTACTCCAACTATTTTTCTAGTTTTAATAAAAATCATATTAGTCTAATTTATTTTAACGATATTGAAATAAACGATAAAGATTGGATTCTTGGTTTTGATACTTCACATTTAGGAGATAATCCTAAAAATTGGAATAAAAATAAAGTTATTAAAGAAACTCTAATAACTTTTGATTTTTATTCCAAAATTGAGAACTTTATTTAATCTTCTAATCCATAAAATGGAGCGTTATCTTGAAATATATCTTTAAACATTCCATATTCCATTTTCATTATTTCATCTTTATCATACATTTCACTTCCATCATCAGAATTATAAGATGAAGAGAAAGCATTATCAACAATTTCTTTTAATTTATCTTTACTAATGCCAGCAATTTGTATTGCGTTATATTCTAAAGATTCTTTATCATCATACTCTTTTTTTGATATAATTATTATATCTTCTTTTTTATCTACATTATATCCATTAAAAGGATTAGAATTTACTTCGTCTAAAAAATAACCTATTGACATAGTTCTAGCACGTATAGGAGAAATTTTATTTTGACTCATAATAGAAGATATTTTATCTTCTGAAAATTTTAGTTTATCTTTTATTACTGATAAAAATTTATCGTTGATTGATGCTTCTATTTTTTTTACTTCTTTCTTATTTTTTTGTTTTTTTATTGAGCTTTCACTTTCTAATCTTTTTAAAATATCATCTTTATAAAGTTTAACATATTTTTCTGGAGTAATTAAACGATAATTAAAAATAAATTCGATAGGATCTCCATTAAAAAATCCTGTAATTATCTTTCCAAGATTAACATCTTCGATAATTTTTTCTTGAAACTTTTTTAAACTTTCTTTATTAATCTTAAAAAGATTCATGATAGCAATATCTGTTTTATTAAAATTTGCAATATTTTTCTTAGTATCATCATCTATGTTACTATTAGATTTTAATTTATTTAATAAATCTCCTAATTTTTGTTTTTTAGCATAATCATAACTTATTTCTTCAATTATATATTTTTCTTGATTTATTAAATAACAAAAAACATCAGGCTTCTTATAAGAATTTAAAATACTTCTTTTTTCAGAATCACTATATCCTTCTTGAATGATTGAAATGTATTTTTTAAACAGCGACATATTTACCTCTTTTTCTTTATTTTTATGATAAAAAGATAAATATGTAGTATTTTTTTAAAAAATTATAATTTTTTAAAGTTTAAATGATTTTGATAATATAACCATTCTTCATTAATCCAAACATAGTTATATTCTTGTCTAAAATCAAGTAACTGCTTTTGAGTTTTTAAAATTTCTGATTTTTGATCTTTTTCTTGACGATCACGTTCATAAAAAAGACTAGAATTAATATCCTCTCCAAGAGAAGATATATTTCCGAAAGATAATAACTGTCTAATTTTATCTTCAGAATTATAATTTTCTTTTAGAGTTTTTCCAACTCCTCCTAAATAACCATCCCAGTGACAATAAACTGATTCTATTGTCTCATCATCGTTTTGAATTCCTATTGTACTTCTTGTTGCCATGGTTTTCTCCTTTTTTTAAATAATCCATTCTTCAAATGAAAATTTCTTGCTAAATGTTATTGAATCCATTCTATGAATATCTATCATTTTTAATTTTTTAATTTTTTCAAAATTTTCAAAACTGATTGGTATTTTAGATGAATTATTATAATAAATTTTAAAAAGCAATAAATCTTTACTAATTTTAGTGTACAAAATTCTATCATTAGAAATATCTTCTTTATCTGTAAAAAAAGTAACTTTTTTTTGTCCATCAATTAATAAAAGACTGTCAATTTCATTTCTATTTGATTTTTTAGAATAATAATCATCAAATTGATATAGACTGGTTAAAATTAAAAAATAATTCATATTAATAATTCAGCTTTTTCATTAATTATTTTTTCTGCTTTTTCTAAAGACTCTATTTGTTTAAAACTAAGTGCTTTTCCCCATTCATTACAAGAAGAATAAATCTGATTACTAACAAATTGTATTGAGCGTAGAAACATTCCCATTTTTGTTCTTTCTTCTTTAGGTACTGGTTTATTCATAATAGATAAGTAGATTTCACGAACTCTAAGGAGGCGATTCCAATTCTTTTTATCTTCATCAGCCCATTTAGAAATAGATTCTTGACGATATCTTTCTTTTCCTTTGTCCATATTTTGCTGATAAAGTCTTGCTTTTTTTACTTTATCAGAATTTATACCACCTCTAAAATTCGTATATATCATACTATTCTTCTCCTATATATTAATATAATAACTATTTTTCTAATATGATGTCTAAACCTAAAAAAGAAACAATAGAACTATTAGGTTTAAACACTTAACTCTATTGCTAATATAATAATTTTACTATGGTTAATATAAATTTACTTGAAAAAATGGTTGAAGAAGATTTAGTCAATGCTACTGATCACCCTACTCTTCCAATTACGATCTTTAATTATTCTAAATTTTGTCAATTCAAAAAGGAATGGAATGAAATAACTCTTCAATGTAGAGGATTAATCTTAGACGATAATTATAATGTTATCGCTAAACCTTTTCCTAAGTTTTTTAATTTAGAAGAAGAAAAAAGTATTCCTAACGAACCTTATACGATTTATGAAAAATTAGATGGATCACTAGGTATTCTTTTCTTTTATGAAGGTTGGCATATGGCAACTAGAGGATCCTTCATTTCTGAACAGTCTGTTAAAGCTAAACAAATATTAATCCAAAAATATTCTCATCTTTTAGATTCTTTAAATCGTGATTGGACTTATCTATTTGAAATAATTTATCCTGAGAATCGTATTGTATTAAACTACGGTGATCAAGAAGATATTATAATGCTTGGCATTTTTGATCGCAATTCCTTACAAGAAATAGAATTAAAAGATTATGGTTTTCCATATTTAAAACCTAGCCAATACAATTCACTATCTTTTAAAGAACTTAAAAATCTTAACATCAAAAATCACGAAGGTTTTGTAATTAAGTTTGAAAATGGAAAAAGAATTAAAATTAAATTTGAAGACTATGTTCAATTACATGGAATCGTTACTGAATTTAGCAATAAAAAAGTATGGGAGATGTTAAGCACTGGAGCAAATTTTAATGATCTTCTAGAAGTTGTTCCAGATGAATTCTTTCAAAAAGTTAAAGATGTTAAAGAAGAATTAGAAAATCAATTTTCTTCTATTAAACAAAAATCAATTTCTATTGCTAATGATGTTAAAAATTTTCCTGATCGTAAATCAATAGCAGTTCACTTACTTAATAATCACAAAGATGTAATGTCTGTTGTATTTGGATTATTAGATAATAAAGATGTAGATAAAATAATTTGGAAAATGATTCAGCCAGATTTTGAAAAAATTTAAACTGATTTCTTTAAAAGAACATAACAGTACATATTAATATTCACTATAACTTTCTTATTATTTTTAAAAGAAAATGCCCAATAATTTTGATGATCATATGGTGTTGAACTCCAATAAAAATCATCATCAAAATTTTTCTTTATACTGTTAGGTAAACTAATAAAATCATCTATCGTTAAAAGACTCCAGTTACTACCTCTATTATAAAGATAATGTGATAATTTAGAATATGGCAAACAAGGATGTTTATAAGTCTCTTCTAGTTCTATTTCTTCTTTGACCTCTTGAATATGAACGTTTTTTTTAACGCTAAAAAATCCTTTTAAGTAATCTTCAATTCTATTAAAAAGCAAACCCTCATTTATTTGAGAGGTTTGTTCTTGATTATCAATAAAAACTTCTTCATAAAAAATATCTTTTATGTTTTCTATTATAAGATCTACATCATTACTATTAATCATATCTATCTTATCTTTGTTAATATCTTGATTTAAAATTTCTTTTTTGTTGTTTATTTCTTCTTGTTTCATTTCTTAATCAGTAGTATTATTTTCTCTACCTTCAGAGAATTTTATACAAGATGTTTATTATATGTTTATGTTTTTTTTATTTTATGATAAAAAATTTTTAACAGTTGATGTTATATAATATCTATATGAAACATAAAAAAACTATAAAAACAGAAACGATGGATTTTAAATTTATAAGTTTATTTGGCGATATTACTGACGAATCTTCTAAAGATGTTATTATACCGATACTTAAAGAAAGAAATAAAAATTTGATTTTATTAATTAATTCTATGGGTGGAAGTGTTAGTGCTGGTAATGCTATTATTGATGCTATGCTTTGGTCTAAGGTTCCAGTGTACACAGTAGTAATAGGAGCAGCTTATTCTATGGCTTTTAATATCTCTATTATGGGAGAAAAAAGATTTTGTACTCCTCTTTCAACTTTTATGGTTCATGATAGTCAATATGATTTTGGTGTTTATAATCATCCATTAGATATAAAAGATGTAGTTGATTTTCAATTAAAAGTTGATAGTATTCTTAATAAATTTATAACTACTAAAACAAAAATAACTCCTCAAGAACTTGAAAAGATGTTAACATCTAGAAGAGATAATTATTTTATGGCTGATGCTGCACTAAAGAAAAAGATTGTAGATTATGTTATAAAAGATGAAGATGAATTATTAAAAAATATTGTTGATTGATTATTTAGTTTCTTCTGGAGGAGTCTCTTCAGCAGGTGTAGATTCAACCTTTTCTTCTGGAGCCATTTCAGATGCAAAATCATCAGATCCAGATTGTCCATCCTTTTTACCAGCAATAACATATGCTCCTCGAATTGTTTTAGAATCAAGATAATATTTTTGATTATTAAAAGTTAAACTTTTTTTATCATCGCTAATATTAATCTCTTTTTTATTGTTTTTTTGATAAATTACATTATTTATAATTGGGTAATAAGAATTATTAACCTCAAGATATAATTTTTCTTCATCTTTTGGAAGATCTTCTAAAGTAGATTCTTTAATTTTTCTTGAATAAAAAAATATTTTAATTGGTTTATTTAAAGCTTTTGGTTCTATATATCCAATATCTTTAATATTAGGAAAAAGACCTTTATTAATAAATGATTTATATTGACCATTGATACGAATACTATTTATAGGATAAAATGTATTTTCTTTTTTATCGTAAAAAACTTTTTCTAAAAATTCAAACAATAAAATTTTGTTTTCAAAGTATTTTATTAAATTCATGTTAAAGATTACTTAATATATATTTTATAATTTTATAACATTTTTATTTATTTTTTATGATTTTATTTTTAGACATAAAAAAAAGTGGGAATTTTATATCCCACCTTTTTTATTTTTTAAGAACTTTTGTTTACTACATTGAGTGCTTTGATAATATCGTTTGCTTTCGCAACTACGTTATCTAAGCCTTTTGGTATTTCCTCATAAAGAAGCTCCATAGCAGCTGCCTTTGTTGCTTCTTCTAACGTTGAAAACTCTCTGTCCCCTACTTTATAAGTCTTGGATATTTCTATTCCTTCCATATTTAATTTACCTCTTTTATTTTAGTTATATAAATAGAATAATACTATTTTGAATTAATGCAAAAACCCAAAAAGTATATCCAGTAATATAGGATATATTTTTAGGTTTAATCACTTACTAGAATAAATAGTATAAATTAGTATGGCAAGAAATAAAAGTATGGTACAATATGGTTAATAAAAAATTAATTCTAACTGTTTTTCTAATCTCAAAATCAATATTTAGCACTCCTGAAATAGGTGATATAATTGAAGATCCATTATCTTTTTCTGAGTGGGATTATTGTTTTATTCTTAAAAAGAATAAAACAGATAAGGAACATTTTGCGAAAGTAGAAAATGGTGAAAAAATCAAGAATATCATGATTCAAGAGAATTTAAAAAGTATCTACTTTAGGGATTGCCGATTAGAAAAAAAATGGAGGAAAATATTGAGGAAGATTCAAATTGAAAATAAAATTTAAAATAAAAGGTGAGTAAAATGGATGAGCACATGATAGATGATTTATTAGATGAATCAAGCAATGAAGGTTTGTGTTCAATGAATTGTTCTGATATACAGAGCATAATAAATTTCTGTAAAGAAAATTATGATTCTTGGAAGGATATTAAACTAGGATATGTAATGACTTTTTCTAGCGATAAAAAATTACCTTTAGAAGTAAATGATTTTGAATTAGATAGAGGACGAAGAAATTTAGTTTTCAAATCTAAGGATAATATATCTGAGATAGTTACTTTATCACAATTAGAAAAATATTTAGATTTCTTAAAGTTTGATATAGATGATTGGTCTAGCGTTAGAATTTCTTGTGATAACTATTCATATGCTAATGGTAGTTATATGAATGATTCTAATGATACTTATTATTTTCTTTCTTAGGTCAACAAAAAAATAAAAAGGAGGTTTCTGAATGAAACTCGAAAGTAAAAAAGTGTATAAGGTAGATGGTATGGATTATGAAACGAAAAAAGAGGCTAATTTAGCTTTATCTAAAAAATCTCTTCAAGAGTACCTAGATAAAGGTATTGATGAGATTGTTGCTAATTCCTCTGAAGTTATCAGACTTCTCCGACCATTTAAAAAATAAAATAGGAGCCTAATTATAGGGAGTACAAAACTCCCTATTTTTTTTTAAACTATGAATCAACTAACAATAAATAAAGAAATATGGGGATATAATTTTGAATCTTTTTTAGACCAAGAAATTCCACAAAATATTTTTCAAGATGATCTTAAGATTTTAAATTCTGAAAAATTTGATTTCAATGAAAAAGAATTAAGTGATTTTTTATTCTTTCTAAAATTAGACTCATTAAATACTATCTATAAAGAAGTCCATGTCGCTAGAAAAAGAACAATAAATAGAGAAACAGTTTATAATGATACTCCATTTCAATCAGCAAGGATCAGAGTTATTAAAGACTATATCTATAAAAAACAAATGTTCTTTAACTTATTTAATTTTTATTTAGAATCTAATTTTTCTAATGATAATCCAACTTCACATAAACAACTGACTGTTGAAGTATTAGAAAAAATGGTTTTAAGTTTAAGTTATATGTCTGGATCTGGATTCAATAAATCTTTAACTGAGATGCTAAGAAAATCACAAAGTAAAAATTATTCATTTCAATTAAAAGATATTGTTTGGATTAAAGAAACTGAAAACTTTAAGGATTGTATGTTAGTCGAATTGGACTTAGATTTACCTCCTGATTCTAATGTATTTTTTAATTCTTTTATGAATAATAAAAGTTTTGAAGATACTTTTAATTCTCTTGGAGATGATAAATTTAAGTATGCTAAACATATCAACCTTGATAACAAACTATACCACTTCTCTAAAAAATCCCTTCAAAAAGACAATCAAAAGGTTATCTTCTTTTTAGATAAACTTTTTGAATTAAAAAAATAAAAAATTAGTTCATCTTATATACCTAACTATATAATTAATATATGGTATATAAGATGAACTTCTTCTATTTAAAAAGAAAAATTAAAGTTAAAAGTTTTTTTCTTCGTCAAGATTTTAAATATTTTTTTAGTGATATTCATGATAAAATAGATAAGATTTTTATTTCTAATCCAAGATGGTTTTTTAAAAGAATAAAATATCTCATTTACTGGATTCCTATAATTTGGAAAGATTATTGGTTTGATGATTATTATATTTTAATTATTTTAAAACATAAATTAAAAGATATGGCAATTAATTTTAAAGAAAATGGGATGACTGTCGAATCAGCTACAATAGCTAAAGAAATAGATGAATTAATAAGATTAATTGATTTATATCATTATGAAGATAACGAGATATATGGTAATGAAGTAGAAAAAATTTACGGTAAAGATATAGATCCGTTTTCTACTAAAAGAGTTAAACAAGGTTATAGATGGTTAGTTTCTAAAAATAGAAATGAAAAATATTTTGAAGATTTAAGAAATTTTATGGATTTAAATGAAAAAAGAAAAAAGATTTTAATAGATAAAATATATAAAACTCTAGCGGAGAATAATGGTTATTGGTGGGATTAATTTTCAAAATATATATTTGATGATTAAAAAAAACAAAGATAAAATAAAGCCAATCAATACCATTAATTGTTCTAATAACTTAAAAAAAAATAAAGAAGGTGAAAATAAAAACATTGAATTTTATGTTTAATATGTTTTTTCGTTTCTGATTTAATATAATTTAAATAGCTGATATTTAATATCAGAGATCACTATAAGGAGACCATAAAACATGGCAAAACTCAGAACAAAAAAAACTAAAACAATTTCTAAAATTTCTAAAACACCTAAAATAGCAACTGCATCTGCAAAAGATTTAGGATTAGAAAAAGTACAAGTTAACTCCATCAAGACTCTTTACACAAAAGAAAAACTAGGCGCTAAAAAGATTTCTGATACCATAGGTATTCCAAGAAGAAAAGTAATGAGAGTTCTAGAACTCGAAGGACTTTGTTCTTTCGCAACCGGTTCTTACAAATAATTTTTAATAGGATTAAATAGTGAAAAAAATAATTTTCCTCGAAAAAGAATTAAAAATAGACGACTTCTCAGCGAGTAAAATGGGATCTTTCTCTGGAACACTAGATGAAAATGGTTATTCTATTTTAAGAGAAGAGAAAAAAATAAGATATTTTTTAAATCAATCTTTAAAATATTCTAATCCAGTTCTTTTAGATATTGGATCTAATTTTGGTTCTTATTCTTATTTATCACTATTTAATCCTAACCTAGTAGTACACTCTTTTGAACCAGTTCCAATAGTATATCAATCTTTTTTAGAAAACATAAAATTAAACGATATTCCTAATATCAATATTTATAATTATGGATTATCTTCTTATAATGGAAACGCTAAAATTAGAATACCAAAAAGTAACAACATTGGCATGTCTAAAATATCTAAAAAAGGTGATTTAGATATTGAATTAAGAACTTTAGATTCTCATATAGATAGCATTAAAGAATGTCACCTTATTAAAATAGACGTTGAAGGACACGAGTTAGAAGTTCTAAAAGGATCAGTAGAGTTTTTTAAACTTCGTAATCCAAAATATATTCAAATAGAAATCTGGAAAGATTCACCTACAAAAGAAGAAACGATTAATTGGTTTTTAGATAGAGGATATCAGTATAAAAAAAATAGAACTGATTATATATTTTTTCCAAAATAATCATTGTCTTAATATAAAAAATAAATTATGAAAAATAAAACATATGAATTAATAAAGGTATTATTAGCAATAGTTTTATTACCTGTTTTTATTATAATTTTTGTTGTTTCATTAATCATAACTTCATTAGTTACTTTTTACTCTTATTTTTTTGAAATAAACAATGAAGATAAAAAAGGAGAATCAAAATGAAAAAAATTATTTTTATTTTATTATTATGTATTTTACCTCTTAAAGCTGAATCAGAGAACGAACTTTTATTTTCTGTTTTAGTTGAAAGTTCTATAACACCGGCACAAAAAACAATTATGAGTAATTATTTTAAATCTTTAATTTCTAAAAAAGAAAATGAAATTAAAAAACTTGAAGATAAAATTTTATTATCTTATGGCGGTAAATATCAAAGAGATAAAATCATTAAACAAAACATAAAAAACGAAATGATATCTCTTGAAAAAGAAATTGAAACTTATAAATACACATCTAATCAACTAGGAAAATAAATGGAAGAATTTAATAAAATAGAATTGCCCGAAGGATTAACTTCTACAGGACTTAAAGCTCCTAGAGGAATCTCTGTATCTAGGGAAAGAGCGGGTAATTATTATGATGCTGAGGAATTTGCTAAAACAGATCCTAATCATCATATTCCTGTGATAGAAGAGTTACATGTTATTGCTGATGTTGCTCCATTTATGTTACCACAAATGGTAAGATTAGTTTCTAACACTGAGACTCCCGAATTTAATTCTGTTATGGGGTTCCTTTTAGAAAAAATCGGTAATGATCGTTATCGTTCAGAACTTTCTCCAATAAGTAAAACTAAAAAGTGTTCTTTTGTATTAGTGAGGATTGATTATTAAAATTCGTATTCCTTCAAATTTAACTATAAATCAAATAAAAAAAGGCACTTATTATGATGCTATTAATGATAAGAGTTATGATGATACTTTTCATGTTCCTTCTATTGAAGAAATAAGAATAGCAATTAAATATGCTGATATACCTTTTATTCAAAATAAACCTTATATTTCTAATGAATTAGTTAAAGATTCAGAAAATGAGATTAAGTGTTTAGTTTTTGTAAATTATTATAATAAATATGATTTCAAAGAAATAACAATGGATAAGAATTCTAAGAGTACCTATTATTTTTTAATTAAAATTGATTACTGATGAGGTTATATGAGTTTTATAAACGCTAACATACCATTGATAGAGTGTTACATAAGAAAAGAATTTCTTTTTAATGGTGAAGAACAAAATGAACAGTTTGAAGAAGTTATAATTTTTGGCGTTACATCTTTAAGGTTCAGAACATTGATGTTTAATGTTATGACTAAAGGCGGTGGACATTTTTGTAGAATGCCAATACACGCTTTTTGCCATAAAAAAAACGCTCCTAAACAAAAACTTGAAGATTTAGTTATTTGGAATAATTTCTCATATGATATTGATGTTATCAGATATGATTATTTAGCTGATTGTAAACCTAAAGTTTTTTTAAGAGATAATAACCCTTATTTTGGTGATTATCTATTTACTATTGACTACGCTCATCCACAAAAAAACAATTTAGATTTTGATTACTCAGAAGATCCTGATGATCATAAAAGTGCTAACTTAATAAAACTAGATAATGGAAATTTTGCTATTATGCCTAATAATAGAATTTTATGGAGTGATACATCTTTTATAGATCCTTATAAAGAAACTCCGAAATGGAAAGCTAACACAAAAATATGGGAAATACCAAAGAGTGGTTGGAAAGCTGAAGGTGAATATTTTTATAACATTGAATCTAAATAAAAAATAAACATTTACAAATAGGACTAAATATAATAATACAAAGTGGTTTACAAAGAACTACAAAATTTAACAAAAGGAAAACAAAAATGAGTGCAAATGACTATTTAGAAAAACTCCGACAACAAGCGATGGCAGCTTTAGACGGTGGTCCAAAAAAGTATATAAATGAAAATGAGTGGGCTCCAACAGATGTTCCAACAAAAGTAAGATTTTTACCTTTACCTGAAAAAGAAGGTAAGTTAAATTTCCCTTACATGACTCATACTTATCACTATATTCAAGGTGGTAGAGATGATGGAAAAGACATTAAACTCTTCGTACCAAAGAAAGTAAATAAAGATGGAGCACTAGTTGAAGATCCAATAGATGTATTTGTAAGAAAACTTTACGATACAAAAATTGATAGTGAAATTAAGATTGCAGCTTCTTTAAAAAGAAAAAGAGCTTTTTATTTTAATGCTCTTGTATATGAAGATGGTGTTACTCCAACTCTTAAAGTTATAGTTGATACATCTGGAGAAGGAAAATTAGCAAGAAGAATCTGTTCTGTAATGGGAATACCATTTTGTAAAGATATTGATGACAAATGGTTTCCTGATAAAGATTTTGCTTATGATCCAGATAAACCATATTTTAATCTTGTCGACACTACCTCTGGATATGATTTTAAAATTAAAAAAAGCATAACTGGAAAAGATCCATGGAATTTTGATTACAATGAATCTTTCCCAATTACTAATAAAGGACTTAGACCTCTAACTGATACTGAACAGTCGATGTTAAAGAGTGCTCCTGATCTTTATAATTATGTAAATTATGAATCTGACTTTAATAAAATTGAAGAATATTTAAATAGGGCTATTAGCCATTTAAGTATTAATAAATCAAGTGGAAGTACTGCTTCTCCAAAAGCACCGTTTACTTCTAAAACAACAGCTGCTCCATATGTTCAATCAGCTACTGTTGAAGATGATTTATCAGAAGAAGATCTTAGAGCTCAATTATTAGATTAATTTTAAAACAAGCCACTTATTAAAAGTGGCTTCATATGACTATGAGGTTAAAATGGCTAAAAAAGAAAAAGGTGAAGTGACAGAATTAGATCTTCTCCAAAAAGAAATAAATTCATTTATTAAAACTAATTCTAAAATAGAAGTCGAGAGTTTAGAGGACCATGATTTTTTCCCTGAATTTTTAGACACTGGTAATTTTGCACTCAACTGGGCAATCTGTGGTAAATTCAAAGGCGGATTCCCTGCTACAAAATGTGTAGAAATGTTTGGTGCAGAAGGAAGTGGTAAATCTTTAATGCTAATAAAATTAGCAGGTGAAAATATTAAAAAAGGCGGTCTTTCTTATGTCGTTGATACAGAAGACGCTGTTAATCCTAATTTTGCACGAATTATTATGAATGATCCTGAAGGAAAGATAATTAATAAAATCCAAAGAATTGATACTATTGATACAATAGAACAATTAAAAGGTTTTTTAATTAATCTTGCTGAAAAGAAAATTGCTATGAAAACAGAGATCCCTATTTTTGTGGGGATAGATTCTATTTCTCAATTAAGTTCTGATAAAGAAATGGAAGATTCTAGGACTGGTAATAGTGCTCGTGATATGACTAAACAGCAAGCAATGAGAGCGCTCTTTCGAGTTGTTAATCGTTACTTACGGGCTGCTAATATGACTCTTGTTGTTCTAAGTCATACGAGTGCTGCTATTGGAGCTTTTGGTAATCCTGTAACAGCTGCTAATCACGGAGGTGGAGTTAAATTTGCTTCATCTGTTAGGGCTTGGATTACTTCGTCTAAAGAGGTTTCTGATTCTGCTGGGATACCACTAGGAGTTAGAATTAATTTTAAAATAGAAAAGAATCGTCTTGTTTTTAAAGGTAGAAAAGCAAGTGTTAATCTTTCATTTAAAAAAGGAATTCAAAAGTATAGTGGATTACTAGAGCTTCTCGCTGATAATGATGTAATTAAATTAAGCACCAAAGATATTAAAAAGACAACTAAAGTTGTTTTTGAAGGTGAAGAATTTAGTGCTTCTAAGTTAGAGGAATGGATAGCACAAAGTGGTGGCGAAGAAAAAGTTTTAGAAAGATGGCAAAAACATTTAGATGATATTTATGGAAACCAAAACATCGAAGAATCTTTTGAAGAAGAAGGAGACGATGAAGAAGATGTTTTGGTTCCATTAATGGAAGTTGCTGATTGATAGTTAATCTTTATCGTGAAATAAAAAAAGAGGGGTCTCTAATTATAGAGACCTTTTCTATTTCGCCTAGAAAAAAAGAATTAATATCTACTTCTACAAGAGTTACCGATTTTATAGTTTTATTGACCCAATTACATTCTATTAGAGAAGATTATCCATTAATCAAAATAGAGTTTTTTGATTATATCATTAGACGAACTTATAATTATATAGAAAATAAACCAATACCTGAAAGAGGTCTTAATTTTCAATTTAACTATATTCCATTTAAGGGTGAAAAAAAATGTAAGAAATGTTTTCATTATAGAAAAAAAGGTAAAGTAGAATACTGTTCTGGTAGGCTTAAAAAACTAAAATGGGATGTATGGAAAGATTGTCTTTATTGGAAAGAAAATTCAATAATTAAACTTTAACGTGCAAAGTGCCAATTATTTCTATCGTTAAAAACTTTTAATTTATTTTAAATGTTTTTAATCTACAACATAAAATTATTTTTGGGTTTATACATCTATTTCTTTTTATATTAGAATTAATATATGGAGAATAAAACACTATGAGAAAGTCAACAAGAAATAAAACAACTTATTCAAGAGCTCAAAGGGCTTTAGAAATATGTCGTGAGTATAACAAAAGAATCCATAAACTTGAAAAAATAATTGCATCTGAAGAAGATACCGCTTATGTTTATGCTTTAGACGTAGTAGGAGGATCTTTTCCAGAGGGAGAAGCAATTATTCTTAAAAATCCACAACTTGCAACAGAGTATGCTTTTTATGTTTTAGATGCACCCTTTGAAAAAGGACATCCAGTTATTTTTAATTCAAAAAATGATCAAGACTGTATAGATGATTATGTGGATTTCTTAATTGAAAAAGGATATAGTAAGGAAAAAATTGATTCGCTTTTAATTCAATATTCTCATCAATTAATATGAATAAAAGTGATTTTTCTTTAAAAGAAAATAAATATATTGATGATAATCTGACTTCAATAAGAGCATCAATAGATTTTTTAATAGAAGAAAGATTTATTTACTATGATAATTCTTATGTATATAAAGATATGTTAAAGTGGTTAAAAAAATATCATTCTGAATTAATTATTTAATTTCATTTTTTATACCTTTTGTCCTTTTCTTAATATAATTATATTAAGAAAACATAAAAATAAAAAATGGAACTAGAATGGGAAAAATTTCATTGCACAGAAAAATTAAATTATAAAGATGCTATGGACTATTTAAAAACTGTATCTGAAGATGGTTGGAGATTACCTTCTATTGATGAATTACTGTATGCTTGTAAAAATTATGAAGAAGGTTTTCAGAGATGGGGTTATTGGAGTTGTGATACAGAAGATCAATATAAATTAATTGTTTATTTTTATACTGCTAATATTTGGAAAATGGATTTAGATTCAAGAATGTATGTTCGTTTTGTAAGAGATATTTAATATAAAACATAATTAACAAATTTTATTAAATGATAAAAAATAAATAAACATAAAAAAAGTGGGATTTTTCAACCCCACTTTTTTCTTCTTACTTAGAAAGAATGTTTAAAGCCTTTCGTACTTCTTCAGCATTCTCAATAAGAGCCTCTAACCCATTCTCGAAGTGTTTTTCAAGAATTTCTCTTGCGGTTGCTTTGACTGCTTCTTCTTTAGAATTGTATTCAACCCCGTTTACTCTGTAAACTTTACTTACTTTAATTTCCATGGTTTTTTCTCCGGTTTTAAAATTTATACTAATAGAATAATATTTTTTGTAAGTATTTTATAAACCCAAAAAATTACTATTAAAATACGCTATTTTTTTAGGTTTAAACATTTATTTTATATTTGTATATAATTTAATTAGAAATTTTATATATAAATATATGGATATTAAAAAAAGAAAAATCATATGGGAATCACTAGTAGTAGACATAAACAAGAAAAGAATTTTTTATAAAACTGAAGATCACTATCATCATTTCTTAAATGTTGCGTTTAAAGATTTGTTGATACTAGAGAAAGATGCTCCAGAACATTATAAAATTTTTCAAGAAATTTTATATCGTAATTATGGGGAGTGGATAATATGACCCCTAGACAAGCACTTGATAAAATTATTAAAAACAATAAAAGATCTTGTAGATTAGAAAAAATAATTGCACAAGATCCAGAATCTTCTTTTCTTTATGCTTGTCATTTAAACGAAAGATTCGTTCAAGGAGAAGAAGCGATAATCATTAGTGTATATCATACTCATCACTATATTGAAGAAATAGTAAGGGCTCCTTTTCCAAAAGGAGAAAAGATTATTTCCACAGAACCATTTTATTCTTATCGTTATGCAAAAAATATATTAAAAAATGTATTTCATCTCGCTCATCCAGTTATTTTTAAATCTTCATTTAAAAATGATTATATAAATTTCTTAAAATCTATTAATTATGATCTTAATGAAATAGGAGAATGGTTAATATGACTCCTAAAGAAGCCTATATTAAATGTTATAATGAAAATCGTAGAATACCTGAATTAGAAAATATTATTGCTACTGATTCATATTATTCTTATCGTTATGCTAGTGATGTAATTAGAGGAAGATGGGAAAGCCGTGAAAAAAATATTGCTACACATTCAGAATATTCTTATTATTATGCTCATTATGTAATTAAAGGTCCATTCAATTTATGTCATCCAATTATTTTTAGTTCTATTTATAAAAACGATTATATAAACTTTTTAAAATCTATCAATTATGATCTTAATGAAATAGGAGAATGGTTAATATGACTATTTATAATTTTTATAAAAACATGAGGATTATTTAGTATAATGAATTATAAGATCAAAAAGATAAATAAAAAAATAATGTTAAATACTCCTTACTATTTAGAAATAACTTCTGATAGTCTTAATAAAATTGATAGTTTTATTTTATATGATTTCAATGAAAAACTTTGTTTTTTTGGAACATATGAAATTAAAAATTATTATGATAGTTTTGATGAATCTCAAAAAACAAAACAATATAAAATTCCAATTTCAAAAAGACTGTTTAATGATTTTTTAAAATTATCAATACATAATTTACGAGAAACTAATAAAAACATTTTTCTTGCTCTAAATGGATTAGAAGAGTGGATCATATGAGAAAATTGTTTATTGTAACAATTAATGATATGTATAAGAAAATTAGTCAAGATGAAAAATTTTTTAATGGCAATTTAATTCATACGATATATACATATGATGATTATAATATTAATGAAGTAGCATCTTATTTATCATTATCAATTGATTTTATTAAAAAGCATACAATCTTTATTGATGAAAATGTTTTTACTAAAATAAATACTTATGGAATTATGAAAAAACACCATATTAATATTAAGGATTTTTTTGAAAAAATATCTTTAGAAGAACACTTAATATGACTCCTAAAATAGCTTTTTTTATTTCTTCATACGAAAATAAGAGATCTCCTAAATTAGAAAATATTATTTCTACTGACGCTAATTATTCTTATCAGTATGCTCTTCACGTTGTTAAAGGTAAATGGAGAAAAGGAGAAAATATAATTATTACAAGTCCTTATTATTCTTACTTATATGCCCTTCATATTGTTAAAGGTAAATGGATAAAAGGAGAAGAAGTAATTTCTAATGATTCAGAGTGTTCTTATCATTATGCCAAAGATATAAAAATAGGAAGATTTAAAAAAGGAGAAAAAAGTATTATTAAAAATCCAAAATATTCTTACTGGTATATAAAGTACGTTGTCAAAAAACCATTGCCACAATTTAATAAAATAATTTTTAATTCTAAATTTTTACAAGACTATATACAATTTTTACAAAACAACAATTACAACATTAACAAATTTTCTGAATATATGATATAAGGAGATACAAATGGCTACAAGATCAACAATTTCAATTTTAAAAAAATATGGAACATTAAAATCAATCTATTGTCACTGGGATGGGTATTTAGAAGGAGTAGGAGAAACGTTAATTGTAAACTATAAAACGCCTCAACAAGTAGATGAACTTATTGAAAATGGCGATGTTTCTTGTTTAGGATCAACGATAAATGAAACAGATTTTTATCATGAAAAAGATAGTCGTATTGCTTATTTAGAATATAAAAGTTTAGATGAACCAGGATATTTTCATTCTTTACAAGATTATAATTACATTTATAAGGAACAAGAACAAAGATGGGAATATTTTCGTTGGTACGAAATAAATAAAATGACTTGTTTCTTACACCATTTGATTTAAAAAGATTTTTTAAAAGATTAACTAATTAGACTGTTTACTTTTTAGGTTTAAACACTTATTATAAATTGAATTATAATATAATATATAGGATAAAATAATATGAATAAATATAACTATAAATACGATCACATAATAAAAATTGATGACCAAATTTTAAAAGAAGATTTTTACGAAATTGTAAGAAAGCATAAAGTTAATAGAAAAAGAGATTTAAATTTAGAGGAAAGAATTTTAAAGAGTCAAAATCCTTTATTAGCTGTTTTCTATGCTAGAGAAGTTGTAATGGATAGATGGATAGAAGGCGAAGATATAATTTTTAACTTTCCTTCTGATCAATCTATTTATTTTTATTTAACTTTTTTGATAGAAAATAAAGTTAGAGATCTTGAAGATTTATTTCCAAAATTAGAAAAATGTATGGTAGAGTTTAAGGATTTTATGGCTATTAGATATTATATCTCTAGTGTAATTAAAAGAAGATGGAAAGAAGGTGAAGACGCTATTATTGAATGTAAATCTCTTAACGATATTAATTGGTATTCTAAATATTATATTAAAGGTAGATGGAAAGAGGGAGAACAAGTTTTTTTAGAAGAAATAACAAATATAAACTTTTCTAGCCATTTGCACTTCCACCTTGTTTACCAATTATCTTATTATATAGATAAAATCGCTAAATGTAAAATTGACGATATTGATAAAGAGATTATTAAAAATATGAAATATTTTTGCGAGAAATATCCTCATGTAAATATTTTTAGATATATAAATGGAGCACATCCAAAAGGTTGGGAAGAAGCAGAAGAGTTTATTGTTCTTGATGCTAACCTTAGTGTTATGTATGCAATGAAAATTATAAAAAGACCTTTTGTAAAAGCACATCAAAATATCTTTAGTTCTAAAACAGATAAAAGAATTATAAATCGCTATACAAATTTTCTCAATAAATTAAGTAAAAAGAAAACAGTAAACTTCTCAGAGTTCTTAATTTAAAAATGAAAACTTTATATTTATTAGAAAATAAAAAGATAAAAGAGAAATATAATAATTTTCTAATTAAAAATAATGTTTTTTATTCTTATCAATATTATCTTGGATCAGGAGATGAAGGAGACGCTTTTATGGTTTCTGATTCTGAAATAAGAGGAGTTATAAAATTAACAACTAGAAGATTAGAATATAAGATTTCTAAAAAATTAATTAAGAATCAATATCTTAATCTTTGTACAGTATATGATTGTAATATTTTAAGTCCTAATGAATTATATGTTATTTATAAAAAGTTTTATTTTGTTAATTCTATAACATCTGATTTAGTTGATTTTGCTTTAAAAAATAAAGATTTAAATAATTTTGGACTTATTGGTTTTGAATTAAAAAAGATTAAAAGTCAATTAAAAGAATTTGGATTAAGTGATGGAGGTGATTTATGGGGTGGTAATGTAGGATGGGATAAAAATAAATTAGTTCACTTTGATATAGATGAAACTGTTTATGGAACGTATAAAGAAAGTTTTTTAGAATAAACACTTTTATATTTTGTATATATATTATATATAAAGGAATATTAAATGACAAAAAAAGAAGCAACTAGAATTTTAAACATTAGATTAGAAGCTCTTAATGAAGCAATTAAAAGAAAGGCAATTAAAACTGATATTACTGGTAAAATAATTGATCAATCAGTTTTTGATTACCTTAATGAATTAGAGGAAAGAAGAAAAGCACCTCCAATAAATTGGATTAAAAGAAATGAATTTTAAAAGGATAAAAAAATAAATGGAAACAACAATAGAAAAACAAACAATAACTAAAAAAGAGGCATGTGATATTTTACAAATTAAAAAACACACATTAAATAATCTTATTAAAAGTAAAATAATATCTTCTTTTAACGAAGAAGTTATTTTTTCTTCTGTTTTTAAATATAAAAAAGAATTAGAAGAAAGAAGATCAATTAACAAACCAATGTGGATAAATAGAGGCGGATATGGTTGAATCTAAAAAAGAAACTTACTTATATATGGGAATATCGTTAGATAAATTTTCTAATGATCCAACAGATAAAATTTCCATGATAGACTTTTATAATTCTTTTAATCAACAAATATATTCTCATTGTTCTACAAGTTTTAAAAATAAAGAAAGATTCACGTTTCAAAAACTTGGAGATAACTTTACTTTTGAAGAATGGAGAACTGGACATGATATTATTATTCCTATTACAAAAGAAAAATTTGATATGATAAAACAGATTAACATTCTTAATCATAAAAGTTTAAAAAAGTTTTTAAGATCGTTTAGTTTTGAGGAGTACATTATATAAATGATAAAAATATTAATTGCTAATACACATTCTAAAATAGATTTTGAATCAGTCGATAAATCAGAAAAGAAAGAATTTATTAAAATGCTGAAAGAAAAATTTACAGTTAGAAATCCATCGCTAGAAAGAAACCCTATGGTAATAAGAGGACTAATGAGTGCTGATCATTGTTTTTACGACGTTGAAAACTCTATTCTTCCAACTGGTTTAGTTCCACATCTTAGAATTTATTCTAAACAAAATAATTTTCAAATTGAAATTAAAGACTTTAGAAAATTTCCAAAACAAAACCAAAACATATTAGATGGGATCAACGATAAACAAATTAAAATGGGAATTCACGAAGCAAGGGATTACCAAATAGATGCTCTAGCTGATTTAGTTAAATATCGTGGAGGAATAATGGAGGGAGGAACTGGAATGGGTAAATGTCTTGGTAAATCAACAGAGATTGAAATAGAAGTTGATGATGACTTTTATTCATTTCTAATAAAACATAATTTTATATGAAAAATCAATATACAATAGAATATGATAAGATGATTAAAAATTACCAAGTCAGTTGTGTAGGAAAATTTAACTTTAGTGCATCGCTAGGATATTTAAAAAATCTTGATAACCAAAGCATGTGGAAAGAAAAAAAATTAGAATATTATTTTGAACTTCTTGATTGGGTAGAAAAAGAACACCCAGAGTTATTAATATGAATGATTCAGAATGGGATGAAATGATTGCTTGGTGTCCAACACAATTAAGTAAAAGAGTTTATGTCGAAGGAATAGAGTTAATTCTTTATTTAAGATGGAGATGGAATGATCCGTTCACTTATAACATTTATATTGAAGAAGATAAAAAAGAATTAGAAGAACTTCTAAAAATAGGGATGTTTCATTATGATTTATTTAATAAGTATAATCGTTGGTATTCACAAAAAGATTTTGATAAAGATAAAATAGAAAGGGATGCAGAAGATATTTGGTATAACTTCGAGAAGTCAAGGATAGAAAAAATTTTAAAAGATAATCCGCATTTAATAATTTAAAGAATTTTTATTTTTAAATCATAAAAATAAATTATGAAATTTATTGAAAAATTAAATCTTCTTGTTGAAGGTATAGGTTCAACGATTAATTTTAATTCCACTCAAATTGGTCTTAATATAGGAAAAGATGATTCATTTTTAAATTTTATTGATAATGCTTATTTAATGAAACAGATAAAATTTTTTATTAACGAAGAGATAGATAGATTTAATAAAATTTTTCCTAACAATAAAAAACAAAAAATTAAAATTGAATTTAATCAAACGAAGGAAAAAAATGAATCGTTAGAAATGGTTGAAAAATTTATAGAAGACGATAAAAATGATAAAGCAGCGCTTCACAATTTTAAAATAAAATATATTAATCATATAGTAGAATGGTTTAAGGATGATAAAAATTTAAATAAAGATTATAAAAAGCATTTTGAAAAAGAATTACAAAATTCTAATTTTTGGGCCTTTTTTAAAAGTGAAAGAGGCGAACTTTATTTAAGCGATGTAACTACGCTTAATAATATCAATGCAGAAATAATTCATGATTTAGTTTTACATCTTTTTGCTAATCAAGAAGATATGTTTTATTTTTCAATAAGTGATAATGGATATGGATTTAATGATCCTAGCGGTTATTCACCAGAAAGTTTATTAAATGAACTATATGCTTTACAGTCTGATCATATGATTTTTTATTATAGTTATGAAGTTCAAAAACCTTTTATAGACGTTTTTTATAAAGATCTTTCTGAGATTCAATCAAAAAATCAATTAGAAACAGTTCTTAATTTCTTTAAAGATGAAAAAATAAAATATTTAATACAAAGACAGTTATTTAATGAAAAAGTTGTTTACGGAAAACTCTTAATTGATATTTTTTCAGTTGTTGAAAAACATAAACAATATTTTCAAAACTCATATTCTTTTTTACAAAAACATAAAGATTCTCAAGGTAAAATAGTTAATTTTAAAAGATATAGTTATCCATTTATTCAAAACGTTATTTCTTCAATTCAAAAACGTCAAAGTAAAATTCCAACGTGGAAAGATTTTAGAACATACTTTAACGATTACCCAGCAATACAAATATTATTTAAAAAAGATAAATATCTAGATGATAAAAAAATTAGTGATCATCCTGAACTTAATGATATTAATCAAATATTTTATAAAGCATTAGATTCTGGTCAAAGCTTAATGAAAACAAGTTCTACATCTGGTAATACTAAAAGAAAAGAAGAGATAGTAGAACTTCCTAATTTTTTAAAGAGGATGAGAGGTAAAAGTAAAAACGACATTGAAGCAGCTATGTTGAAAATACCAGATAAAGAAAAAAGAGAAAGATTATTTAAAAAATATATTCAATTTCAAAAATATACTAATCAATATGAAATAGGTCAAATAGGAAAACAATTAGTTGGTAAAAAAGAAGTTTATAATTTTCAAAATACAATAGATGTTATATTAGATAAAATTTTTAAATTAGTTAGAAGCAATAAATTTACTAATAATAAAATTTATTATGATATGATAGAGAAAAAAATAAAAATAGAAAAGGAAAATAATCCTTAATATTGTTTAAACATATAGTTATAGTTGAAATATAATTATATATGAAAAAGGTAAAAATTAAAATAGGTAAACTATTTGAAGCTATTGAAAAATATGAAAAACATAACTTTTATACAGATGAAGAATATTATCCAAAAACAGAAATTAAATTAAAAGATAAAAATGGTGATTTTCAAAAAGTTCCAGCACTAATAAAAAAACGAGATCAAATCTTAAAAATTGTATTACAAAATAAAGATCTTCTTAAGGTAGGTACAAATCATATTATTTGTACCCAAAATTGGGAAGAAAAAAAATGTAAAGATTTAAACCTAAAAGATAAACTCATTAAAAACAATGCAAGTCTAGTTGGCATAGAAAGCATAAAACTAGAAGATGAAGAAGATGTATTTGATCTTCAAATAGATAGTGAGGATCACTTATATTCTGATGCCAAAGGATATGTTCACCACAATACTTTTATTATGTCTATGGCGTGTAGTCTTTATAATACATCTAAAATTTTAGTTCTTTTTAATCGTACAGAACTTCTTTTTCAAACACGAGAAAAATTTGTTAAAGAGTATGGATTCAAAGAAGATGAAGTTGGTATAATTGGTGGCGGATCTTATGATGATTCGTGTAGAATAACACTTCTAACAACACAAAGTTATCAAAATATCTTTCATCTTTTTCCAGATATAAAAGTTATTATTACTGATGAGTGTCACGAAACTGGTAGAACGTCAACAGCAGAGAAGATTATTTATTCTTGTCAAAGCGCTTCTATTAAAATAGGTTTGTCAGCAACTGTATCAGTAATTGAAAATCCTTACGAAAAAATGAAATTACATGGTAACATAGGTCCAATCATACATAAGGTACCATACGATAAATTACGTGATATGGGAACACTAGCAACAGTATCAGTAACTATGTATAAAATAGGTGTTATAAATTCTATACCAATAATTGGATCTTGGAATGATGTTTATGAAACAATAAAAATTAAAAAACCAGAAGATATAGAGATTTATGAAAAATTAAATTATGAAATCGTTAAAGAAGGTAATAACATAAGTGCTAGAAAATTTATTTGTTATGGTGATGAAAGCAATTTATATATTTATAATTCCACTAGAAATGAACTCATTGCTAAAATAGCATCGCAAAAAGAAAGAGTTCTTATCCTATTCACTAAGTTAGCACATGGAAGAGAATTATTAAAACTTATTCCACATGGCATTTTAATTAGTGGTGATGATGATCGTTACGCTCGTGAACAAGCTAAACAAAAAATAAAAGATGATCTAAACACAGTAATTATTGCGAGTTCTATTTTTGATGTCGGAGTAGATATACCAGCAATTAAAACACTTATCCTAGCTGGTAGTTCTGTAAGTAATGTTAGAGTCATGCAAAAGATAGGTAGAGCAACTAGAAAAGATTTAAACACTCTTAAAGAAGACGCTGAAATAATTGATTTCATGCAATATGATAATCCTTTATCTTTAAAGCAAAGTAAAAAAAGAAAGAAGATATACGAAAATTTATTAAAGGTTCCTGTAACTTTAATATAAGGTTTAATTTTTGGGTTAATACATCTAATTAATTCTATATTACAATACTATTATAGAAATTTAATTAGGAGCAGATACTATGTTCGATACAAAAGAATATAAAAAACAATACTATGAAGAAAATAAGGATAACTTAAAAAAATATCAAAAACAATATTATAAAAAAAATAAAGAACAAAGTAAACAATACTATGAAGAAAATAAGGATAAGATTAAAAAATACTATGAAGAAAACAAGGATAAGATTAAAATTTTCTATGAAGAAAATAAGGATAACTTAAAAAAATATCAAAAACAATATCGTGAAGAAAATAAGGATAAAATA